TGACCACGGTTATCGATGAGTCCATGCTTAACAGCCGGGCCACTGCGCTGAAGACCGGTTACGCTCAGAAGTTCCTTGCCAAAGACATTGCGTCCATGGCACTTGGCATGCAGAACGCTGGCTTTGCCATGAACGACTACCGGATCGAGTCCCACAGCAGCATTGAGGGCACCTACAACGTTCACAGCATCCAGTTCCACCATGTCAACGGTGACCAGGTTACCATCCACCCTCGCTTCCCTGAAGTTGACAAGGACGGTAACTTTGTTATCGACAGTGTTAAACAACACTTCCAACTGCAACGCCGTGAAAAGGTGTTCCGCAAGATTTCGTCTTGGGAAGTTGCGCTGACCACGTACTACGATCGCAAGCTCATGATTACCCGTAGCCGCAAGGTGGTGGATGATCTTGAGAAGTTCATGGTCAAGCAGATCGCGCTGCAAAGCAAAGTCAAGAAGTATACCTTTGTTAAAGGAGGAACCTTCGACCGCAGCTACAAGGCACCACGGATCTACTCGATGCTTGCTAAGCAGTACAAGAACATCACGGTTGACGGGGTTGTCCTAGACTTTAACCTGGCTGGCTTGTTGGAGAAGCACCCTTCGTTCAAGAAGTACACCAAGCAGGATCGCTTCCTGATCGGGGTGGCGGGTGACGAACCCCTGACCATCGACGACTATGGTAACCTCTACCAAGGGGACACTGAGAAAGGGACCGTTGAAGCACTGTTGGGTATTGACCTGACAAAGGCACCGTTGGAACATGCCCTCATCAACATCAGTGGTTACCAGTTCCCGCTCGGTGTGGTGCTGTGTTACTACTTTGGTATTGACGAGTTGCTGAAGGTTATCAAGGCCACTGTTCGAACCGTTCCGATCGGAACCCGTCCTAAGTTGGAGGCGGATGAGTTCGCGATCAAGTTCAACGATCAGTACCTGATCCTGAGCCGTCGCGAGAAGCTGACCACAATGATCTTTGGTGGGATGCCAAAGCTGACTAACATCAGCAACTTCAGCATGTCGGACTTGAACAACAACTCCATCTGGACCGCGTTGATGGGCGACCCTCGGGTACGACCTGCGCAGTTCGGCGAGATGAAGAACTTGTACGACCTGTTCATCGACCCCATCTCTCGGGAACAGTTGAAGAAGGACGGGCTTCCTGAGTCGTTCCACTACCTGTTGATCGAAGCAGCCAAGGCCTTGGAAACTGACTACACCCGTCACGAGGTGGAGATCGAGGAACAGCGCCTTGTCGGCTACGAACGCTTCGCGGGCTTGTTCTACCGGGAGCTGTGTAAGGCCAACCGGCAGTTCAAGAACAAGGGCTTGTCTCGTCGTCACAAACTCGACTTTAACCCAGATGCGGTCATCATCGCGATTGGTGAAGACACCTCGGGGCAACAGGTTGAAGAAGTGGGTCCGGTTCATCAGGTCAAAGACCAGGAGGAAGTCACCTTTGGTGGTACAGGCGGTCGTAACGAGATCACTGTTGTTAAGCGTGCGCGTACCCAGCTCGACAGCTACATGGGCAAGATCAGTGAGGCAAACAAAGACAGCGGCAAGGTTGGCTTTGTAACCTACACTAGCTCTGACCCTGCTATCCTCGACTACCGCGGGAACATCGACCTGAACAAGCCACGGACGCCTTGTGGTGATGGTTCGGTCACGATGAACCTGATGTACGGCGGTCGTCACGATGATGCTAAGCGGGCCGTGTTTACGTCCACACAGTGGAGCCAGGCGATCAGTGCCAGTAATTATGGCATTGTGTCTCTCCGGACCGGGTACGAGAACGTACTCCCACACCGGACTTCTGAACTGTACAGCAAGGTGGCGAAAGCTAATGGTACAGTCACTGAAGTGAAGCCTGACGAACTGGTCATTACCTACGAGGATGGCAGCGTTGATCGCTATCCACTTGGTCTGTACATCGGTGAAGCCAGTGGTGAATACCACCAGCACAACCGGGTGACCGATATGAAGGTGGGTGACCCGTTCCGTAAAGGTGACGTGGTGGGTTGGAACAGCAACTGGTTTATGCGTGATCTCTTCTGCCCAGGACAAGTTGGGTTGAAGGGCGGGATCATGGTCCGGGTCGGGCTGTTTGAAGACCAGGATACCTATGAGGACTCCATTGCCATCAGCAGTCGTCTGGCAGGGGAAACCCTTATCCCGTACATCAAGCCTAGTCCTTTCACGATGAAGACGTCGGACAATCTGATTCTGAAGGTTAAGGTCGGGGATGACGTCGAGCAAGACTCGATTTTATGCGATATTGAAGAACCGCATCTCGTGGAGGGGAGCCATGACGCCTCGTTTGTTGCTGAAGTCAACAAGCTGGGTATTAAGCAGGTAAAGTCGACTCACCACGGTAAAGTTGTGGATATCCGGGTCCAGTACAACGGTGCTCTGGAAAACATGTCGGAGTCGGTCCGTCAGTTTGTTACGAAAACGAACAAGTTGACCAAGCGTAAGAACCAGATCATTGGCAGTGATGTTGAAACCAATGCCGTGTCTGGAATCTTTAACGTGAACCGTCCGACGATACAGCCCGATACCCTCTTGGTTATTTTCTTCGTGATGTCCCAAGACGGGCGTACCCGTGCTGACAAGTTTGTGTTTGGTAACCAGCTGAAGGCCACGGTAGGTCGTGTCATGACCAAGAAGATGTATACCGAGGACCGTCAAGAGATTGATGCCAAGACAAGCTTTAAAGCTCCCTTCAACCGAATGGTTATTTCCTTCCGCAACCGGCTGATAGTAAACGAGTGGTCTTTCCAATTCACGAAGCAAGCGATTGCTGCTTACTGGAGTTAACAGTTATGGACTTCCGTACGAAGAACGGTTTCAAGGACATTCAAGTTGTCCTTAAGGAACTGAAACTCTACGGCGGTGATATCGATGGCATCTGGGGCCGCGGGTCGGCCTCCGGTGTTGTCGGGCTCATGCGCGCGTACGCTACATTCATTGGTCGTGGTTTTTTCACCGCGGCCAGCATGCCAGAAAGGGCAACAGCCGACGGTCGCAACATCGTTGAGCAGCTCCAGCTCTACATGAAAGACATGGGTGTTTACCTGACGTCGGTAGACGGCCTGTGGGGTAAAGGGTCCTTGTCCGGGATTCAGTTGATGGCAGCCCACTACCGAGCCGCCAACCAGTTGGCCGCCTTTGACATGGCGTGGAGTCGGAACGTTTCCAAAGAGTTCCGAACGAAGATCATGGACTGGTGCAAACGTCAGGGCTTTGAACCGATCGTTGCCAGCTGGCTCATGGCCTGCATGCACTTCGAGTCGGGCGGGACGTTTAGCCCAAGCAAGCAGAACAACGGCGGTTCTAACTTCTTTGGGTTGATCCAGTTCGGGACGGCAGCGGCAGCCGACCTCGCGCAGTTCTACAAGACGGACATCACCCTTGAGAAATTGAAGAAGATGTCGCAGCTCGAGCAGCTCGACTGGGTCTTCAAGTATTTCGAGATGTGGGGTCGCCGTGGGAAGAAGTACACCCAACTGGAAGACTTCTACCTGACGATCTTCTACCCGGCTGCTGTAGGCAAGAAAGCGGACCAGGTCATGTTCCGTAACCGCACCGAACAGAACAAAGCACTGGTGGGTGACTTTGAAGCCAAAGCCTATGTCCAGAACCGGGGCTTTGATGCCGACAAAGATGGTGTCATCACCGTTGGTGAGATCTGCACCACTATTTACAACACCTATTACAAAGGCATGGATCCCGCCAATCGCCTGCTTCTTAACCAATAAGGACGTCTCCCATGACCCCTAGCCAAGCGAACAATGTCATCACCCTGGCGAACGCCATCCGTTTCATTCGCAAGACCATCGAAAAGGTCGGTCTCGAGTACATCGCTCCGCTGCCGGAATCCGAACAGTCCGAGCAGATCAGCAAAGCGTTGAACCACAAGGCCCAATCCTCCCTGATTAAGGACCCACAATAATGCTCAGTAAAGACGATCTGATCCTGGCCAGACTCATTGCCCAGGGCCTGCCCGAAGATGTCGAGCTGAACGCCTCCGGCATCATTGCGGGTCTCAACGAAGTCAGCCATGCTGTGACCCCTTACTCCGCCCAGGGCTTCGTGGAGCAGGCGGTTGAGGTCACCTCCAACCTGACCCCGCACTCTGAAGTCATGGAGCTCGCAACCACTGAAATGGCGAAAGCTGTTCGTGGTGCGTTCGACATGGTAAAGACCTACGGCATCCCGATGGCACTCGCGGTTGTTGAAGGGGTAAGTTGCCTGTACTCGATGGACTCGGTATTGCGCACGGTACGTTCGCAGCTGGACATCAAGTACATCAACATCGATGACCCGATGTTCAGCTTCGGTATCTACCCTGCCCAGGTTTCGAACAAGGTACTGTCGTTCGATTCGATCAACCTCGACGTGCTCAATCGCCTGAAGTTCAACATCGGTAGCGAAAGCGAAGTGATCGACTGGGTCGGCAGCAAGCACCCTGAAATCGTCGGTGTCCTCGACGACAAGTCCTCGAGTGTCTACACCGCACTGTACGCGTTGACGAACATGGACTCGATCCGTGAAACCTTCTCCTCCAACGGGAACGGCGGTATCAACTTCACCGTTGTGAAAAGCGTCGATCTTCCGTTGCTGATGAAGATGTTTGTCATCGCGTCGAAGATGTTCATGGTCGACAAGCCTGCGCCGTGGCTGGCAGATGGTTCGCTGGAAGACTACCGTGAATTCGTGGGTCTCATGTGGAACGGTCTCTCGAGCTACCTCATGGCCCTGAAGCACTTCGCGGTCATGTACCGTCCCCGTGAAATCGTGGTGACCGACGTCTCCCCAGTGCGTTACAAGGAGATCACTCCTAACGAGGCCCTGGGTGTCAAGGTCAACGTGGTCGAAGGCAAGGTCCTCGTCTTCTACACCGCGGCAATCATGCGGGCCATCACCGAAAGCCAAACCTCGATCAGCGATGTGGTGGTGGCGTACCTGTTCTCTCGGGTGAAGGGCCAAAGCTTTGCGCTGAAGGACCTGGCGAACAGCAAGCTGCGTGTTGCTGAGCTGATGACCCAGTACGTCGGCGAAGTCTCCCACGTCATCCACACCCGCGCGCAGGAAGTCTTCACCGAAAGCGCTACGATGGCCATCGTCAAGTTCATCGACTCGAACCAAGCAGCCCGTGAAGCGCTGGCTCAGATCCATGGTCAAACCGGCTCCTTGACGGGGACCATTGTCCGTGAACAGATGCGGGCAACGATCGAGCGTCTGTACAGCATCTACAGCAAGCGCGCTACCTCCGGTGACGACGAGCTCGCGCTGGAAGGTTCGGGTGACAGTGTATCCAACATCAGCGAGCGTAAGAAAGAGTGCCTGAACATCATTCTTTCGACCGACATCGTTCCGGTGTTCCTGAACCTGCTGGGTTGCAACATGGCAGCGGCAATCATCGCAGCCACCTACGTTACCCAGGAAGCGGCCTTTACCGCGGTGGACGAGCGTAAGCAACTGCACTGCGCGCTGATCAAGGTGCTGGCCGGTATCTCCCTGGAGTAAGGTATGGACGTTGGCTCTCTAAAGCGAGACAGGGCCAAGATCAAGAAAGCGTATACGGTTCAGGATGACGGTAGTGTTATTGTGAACCGTACCCTTGAGGTGCATATCCCCCGACGTTTCGTCGAAAACGGATTTACCACCCTTGATAACCACGTTTCAACAACGGTGGTATTGGGGTTGGTGATTCCAGGGGAGTGTTATACCCCAATGATCGCTTTGGCTGATCTGATCATGGCGCCGTCGGGACTTCGTGATGTCATCATCAATGGCGTGCCTTACGTCATCCTGGAGTTTGAAGAAGGTGATGTGTTGTTTGAGACCCTGCACTACATTCAGGATCCGAACAAGAACTACGCTTACTTCATGGAGTTTAACTTCTACGCTAAGCTCCCCTGGTATATGAACGACGACGACTTTACGTCCCTTTATGACCATGCTGCTCAACAGTCCGGAGCAGAGATGGGTGGGTCTCCTGAGCACATGCGTGTTTACGCGTCGCTGCAGATGCGAGACCCTGACAACCAGGATCGGCAATACCGTAACAGTAAAGCCATGCTGGAAGGACGCCCTGCGGTTATTGTAGGGCTTAACAACGGTGCCATGTTGATTGACGGTACTATTCCTAAACTGACCGGTGGTTATCTGCAAGACAACACCATTGCGGCGATTGTTAATCCGGACACCAAAGTCACTGACCTCGAGAAGATTCTCAAAGGAGTTCCGGGATGAGCAAGATCATTACGGTAGGCAACACGATTCTGAGTGGTGGTAAACGTGGGATGATCAAGCCCATCGATGACGGTTCTGGTTACTGGCGTATGCCAGGGGGTGGCTTCAATATCCCTAACCGGCACGGCATCACCTACACCTACAACGATTACTTGAAAGAGTGTCGTCGCGGTGGCAGTGACTTCGATCGTCGTATTTCCGAAGGTCAGATGTACTCCGAGCTGGATCACCCCCAGCCCTACTACAAGTTGGTCATCAACGGGCAAATCGTCCGTAAAGAGATCACCGAACTGTGGGAGTGGGTGAACCGCTTGAAGATGATCGACATGGACAACATCGCCGGTCACATCCGCAAGATCATCTGGAACCTGGAACGCGGTGAAAGTGGTCCTGTTCTGTGGGACGTGGAGATCTGCCCGTTCGGTGACAAGAAGTGGTTCCTCGAAGAAAGCCTGCCGAATCCAGACATCAACACGGCACTCAGCGTTCGTACCGTTACTGCCCCGCTGAAGATGGGTGATACGACACGCGAGGTCGAGTACTGGAGCACGGTTGACGTTGTTCCTGAGCAAGGTGTACTGCGTGCCTGCAAACACCTCAGTGCGGGCATGGAGAGCTTCCTCAGCACCTTCCGCCCTCACGACCCGACCCAGGATGCTTACGAGACCACGGTTGACGAGTTGATCTACGTCTGTGAGAAGAAGATAAACAACCCGGCGGTAAAGGAGCAGTACGCCGGTCAGGAATCGTTCACCCAGGTCGTGAAGATGGTGGAGCATTTCAAGAACACCGTAGGACGCAATAAGGCGCCCGCTGTGCTCGTTCAGACCAACAGCCTTGGTGCTTTCCGCTAAGTTACTGCACTCGCCTCCTAGAGCCGGTTGCCCGGCTCTAGGGGCTAAGTGTTCTTTTGCTGTAAATTCATTATATTGCGAATAACTACTTTTCTAAGGACACTTTTCATGATCAACAAGAAGCTCAACTTCATTTCGGCTGTCATGCGTCTGCGCACTGCCTTTCACGCGTTGAACACGGTAGCTGCACTGTACGACGTGTCGAAGAAGGAGTGGCTGCGTTGCATCAGCCCGGATGACGATTCGCACTACATCGCTGATTACCACCAAGACGGTCGTAAGGCAGACGCCATCATCAACTACACCACGACTCTCGCAGCGGTGTACATGAAGGCCAGCGGTGCACTGCCAGGGACCCTGTCGAAAGAAACCCTGGCAAGCGACAATGCCATCACGGTCGCGATCATGCGTCGCTTGGGCGGGATGGAAATCAAGACCAACGAAGAGATGTTCATGCAGACCGCCACGCGCCTGCTGGGCATCGACTCAGGTCTGATCAAAGCAGGTATCACCACTGACGAGGTTCGTTACTCACATCTGGTGACCTACCTGGTGGCTGCGCTGGGCGAAGAGTTCAGCGAAGACTCCATGAAGGTCCTGAGCGATTACATCATCCGCCTCGGTCGCTCCGATAACCTGAACGACAAATTCTTTACCGAACTCCTGCAAGCGGGTGATGTGTACTACGCTGAACACCCTGATTCCATCAGTGACGCGATCGACATCGTTGATCTGTTGGTCGACCAGCTGTTCGCGGCAAAGTCTTACGGTGATGATCGGATCGCCGAGCAAGGCTAAATATTTTCAGACCTATATAACTAGGGTGACCAAGATCGGAACCCAATCCGACAAGGGAATACACCAATCCCTTGCTTAGGTCATCCTAGGGTTCACAATTCACTGAACGGAATTCTCAAAGAAGAATAACCGTTGCCTTTACTTTATGGAGATTCACAATGTCGTCCAAGAAAAACCTGAACAAAGAATTCGGCGAGAGCATGCAGCAAGGCATCCAGAACCTCGTGGACAACCACAAGTACCACAAGGCCACGAACCACATCGAGTTCGACGCCAGCAAGCTGAGCATGCCCGAAGGCATCACCCTCGACTCCATCGCCACGCACAGCGACTACATCAACACCCTCGCTCTGCAAGCAGAAGCGGCCACGAGCCAGATCGGTCGCAAAGTCTACGGCGAAGACAAAAACATCAGCACCCTCGACAGCACCCTGAAGCTCGGCACCGCCCTGGACATCAACTCCACCCACCACCTGCGCCAGCAAGTCGGCGAAGAATACATCTACGGCGGTCAGACCACCGCGGTGGACTTCCACCACAGCCAGCTGCAGGCCGACTGGCTGAGCGAGAACCGCGCTGCTGATCAAGATCTGGCGGCGAAGCTGTTTAGCTAAGCACCGAAGCGTCCGGTAGTCAGGGTGACCTGACTACCCCCTATGCTGCATTTAATTTTTAGCATCTACCCGTCAGTAGATGAGGAATGGTTATGTCTCGAGTTATCGAATTCAACATGGCCCTGGATAACGCACCTGAAAAGGAACGTACCTGGGAGTACAAAGCGCTTTCTCTGAAGATCTCCAAGAAAGCCATTGCAAAGGGCAAGCGTCCCGTCTTCATCGTTGTTGAGAAAGGTGTTGGGATTACCCAGATGAGCGTCGAGCAAGATGCTTCGGGTACCCGCTTCATTCTTGCTGATCGCACCGAGTTCAGTCAGGCCGACTGCCAGCGTGCAATTGGGATCATTGGTTCCAAGATGTTCTCGATCATGCATGGCAACGGCGTGATCGACAAAGTTTCTTAATCCACGTTAACCCCTGAGGAAGTCACAATGTTCAAACACATCCCTTTCGAACAAGTCCTGGAACGTATCGCCGAAAAGAACGCCGAGTTCACCTTTGGTGTTCACGCCGGTGAGCTGGCCAAGCTGGTTCCTGACAACCAGGCTACGATCTTCTCCCAAGAGCACACCGAGAAGGTGATTTTCGCCCTGGAGAAAGCGGTCATGGGTTCGGTCCGTTCCCTGAACGAGACGTACGGCCTGCTACGCCAAGCCATCATGTACAGCTTCCTCTGGCGTGAACACCCGGTCTTCGGTATTCAGTTCTTCGTCTACCGTCGCACCAAGCAAAACAACGAGGGTCAACTGGCCCAACGCCTGAGCCTGGGTGCCGGCGGCCACTTCGAAATCGCGGACGTCTTCGTCCACGAAAATGAAGACGGCCGTACGGTGACCTCGATCATCGACCTCGCGGCTACCTGCAAGGAAAACTACGAGCGCGAGCGCGAAGAAGAGATCGACGGCGACGACCACGACATCACCCCTTACGGTGAAGCGTCGCTGCACGGTTTCGTGATGGACAGTCAGCCAGCGACGGGTTACGTCGGCAACATTCACTTCGGTGTACTGGCAGGTGTTCAGGTCATTGCCCCAGCGTACGAGCCGGCGATGAAAGAAGTCCACAACAAAGCTGAAGGCTGGTTCACTGCAGACGAGCTCCGTTCGATCGCCACTGGCGCGACTGAATTCGTCCGTAACGACCAGCAGGTCAACTTCGAACCCTGGTCTCAACTGATGATCGCCAAGATCGAAGAACTCGTGAGCACGCTCAAAGAAGCGGCCTGATTGCAATACTGTGGTGGACTTCGGTTCACCACACTTATTTTTTTTTGTAGCAATGGGGAAAGGAAAAATGTTGAAGGAACTGAACAGCCGTGCCAAAACTCCTAACGAAACCACGTATGACCTCTACGATGAGCTCATGCTGCTGGCCAATACACAGGAGCTGCCGCACGTCTATCCCGATAACTCTCTGGGACTGACGGTCGCAACCGTACACCGTCCTGTCACCCAGCACCACGACCTTCTCTTCTACCGGTTCGATCACTACGAGCTGCCGGTAGCGCGCATTACCCACAAGGGTGAACGTATGGAAATGCTTACGTACGGCATTGGTCACTCGAGTACCCGCTACACTATTTCTGAAACAGATGTTCAAGACAAGTTGAAGGTACTGTTGGAACAAGTTAAGAGCAAGCCTGTTGCTCAGGTTTAACACGAGGACACATCCATGGGTGATGTAAAGATCGATCCCGAATTGCTCAAGAGTCTGGGTACTGTACAGCAAGGGTTTCCTGAAGAACCGATTCCATATAACCCGCGCAATCCGAAACCGTTCTCTATTCAACGGGCGAATGAAGCCCCCCGGCATTTTGATTTCGGCATGGAACTCGACCTGCCGAAAAAGGACTAAGCTATGTTTGTAGCATTTGAAGGTATTGGGGGTAGTGGTAAGTCTTCTGTAGCCGGCAAGGTAGACTCATGGTTACGAGGCCAGGACCTTATCGAGTGGGTGGGTGTTCGTGAACCCGGCGGGACGCCTCATGCCGAGTACATTCGTCGCCTGGTTAACGAAGGGTTTCCTGGGCTGAACGATGCGCCTGCTCTGGATCCCATGAGCTACGCGTTGTTGTTCAACGCCTGCCGGTCAGACCTGACGAATAAGGTTATCCGACCCGCGTTGGCTGCTGGCAAGTTGGTAGTGACCGATCGGTACTGCGACACGACCTTTGCCTATCAGAGTGTATTCAACGGTATTCCCTTGGATACCCTTGTAAAGCTCCACGATGACGTTATCGGCATCTATCCTCAGTGGACCTACCTTCTGGACTGCCCAGGGGAGATCGCTACCGCACGGGTCTCCGAAGAAGAGAAGCGTCGTGATCAGTTCGATCGCGCAGGGGTTGAGAAGCAGGAACAAATGCGTCAAGCCTATCTGACTGTGGCGCGTCGTCATCCTGGGCGCTACGTGATCATCGACGCAACTCAGGACAAGGATGCCATTGCAGAGCAAGTCATCTCGCACCTGCGTGATTCCATTACCCTGTGGAAAGGTAGCGATCACTTCAGTTGAGTAACCTCGTAACTACCAGTACCTGCCCTTAGGGCAGGTACTGGGGTTATGTCTGCTTCTCTTTATTTTTCACTTAAGGATGTTCTCAAACCTATATCACTAGGGTGAATAAAGCACTCTGCTCTATTTACCACTAGGAGATTTAACATGCTTAAAGTTCTTGACGAAAGCGTAGAGCTAGCCAAGCGTTTCGAAAACGTACTGGCTACCGTAACCCGTTCGGTGGCTTTCCAGGAGTCCTGGAGAAGTTCGGTAGGTCCCGGTTATGACGGCGCAGTAAACCTCGACCTGAAGGTTGGTGAAGTGGCCAAAACGAAAGACCTCGACACAGGTGTTCGTATCCTGCTCATCGGTACCGACCTGGATACCGTAGTAGTTTATGAGCGGGTAACCGGTTCGAGCTTCTCGCTCTGCTACAACGCTAATGCCGCGCTGAAGTTTCTGCTGGGCGGTAGCTACTTGTCGATCGCTCAATTCAGCCTGGTCATCACTGACTTCGACATCAAAGAAAACATCGGGACGAGTCTGGCCGACCTCTACAACCGTATTGGTCGCAGCCGGATCCGTCACGGTCAAAAGGATAACGTTCGGGAACTCAACGTTATCCCAAAGTGAAACCCCAGGAAACTAGCTTGCTGGATAAGCTGTTTGCCTGGGGACGATAAACAACGGATACGCACCCCCTACAGGAGTTAGCAATGAAAACACTGGTATTGGCTGCAATCCTGGCTTTTGCAGCTATCATGCCTGCTGCATACGCCGAAGACGAAGTGGTTTTATTCTGCCGGTTGAATGTTCCTGGGGACACTGTACTTGTCCTTATGAATGATCCTGATACTGATCTCTGGACAGTTCAAGAACTTTCGGACATCGACCCAAAGAAAGAATCTCACCCCGCTGTTGATGTAGGCATCGCAGTGAGTGGTGTAGACCCTAATGATGCATCGATCGAACTGTACTTCCCGCGCGCTAAAGGCATGTTAGCAGTCACTGCTAGCAAGAAGGGGTGGGAACTCAGCGGTCACATTAAAGAGCTAGACCATGGTAAAGAAACAAACTATAGGGAATGTGTGCCGAACGGAATGCGTTTCTACATCAACCACAAAGCGTTACGGTCGGAAAATCTCACTCACGTTGACTGAGCGAAGTAGGGAGTGAGTAATCACTCCCTAACCCTCTTATTTTTTTTCGGAGTTTTGGTAATGAGTAGACCTCGAACGCTAAAGGACATCAAGGTCTATCAGGATATTCACAACATCTTGTCCGCTTATTTTCCGGAGCGGTTCATTGCGGTTGTGTATGACCACATGCGGGAGAATCCCTACAACAGCTTTGACCATGAATATTTGAGGAACAGTCTAAAGGTACTTGACCGATTAATCGATCAGACCAGCGGCCTTGAAAAAACCGATTGTAAACTGCTCTATGCGATCATGAGCTTGACTGAAACGGGCAGACCCTTTACCACCGAAAAGCCTTATGAGCTCTCCCCTGGGATCTCATGGCTGTTCCTAAAGATATACGCTCCCGAGATGTTTAGTCATGATGAGCTGTGTTTTATTAGCCGGTCCTGTAAGCCATTGATGCCCCAGTCGTTACGACCTTCCCCTCAGGTTAGGTTGCAATTGCTTGTGCACAACACTCGGCTACTAACGAACGTTGTTAATTTTAAGTATCAAGAACTGTACGATATCTTCAGAGGAGGTGTACAACAAAAAGAGAGAGCTGATAAAGATCTTCAGGAGTTTTTAGATTACTACGGACCGCAAGGTAATCTGTGGCCGGCTATTTCAGGATCTGCGAAAAGGACGTTCAGTTATGAAGTGGCTAAATTCAAACGTGAAGTAACAACTGCTGTAACCCGTAACCGCTAGGAGAAAGACTCATGTACGAGAGTTTAATTGACATCGCCATGAACCTTATCTTTTTAGTCGTGTACGCCACCCTAGGTTTCGTACTCTTTTACAGGTTTCTCGTCTCGAGGGAGATGAACTACGAACTTGTAAAGGTGTGTAGTGGCTACGTCTTTAGCTTTCGGCTAGGTATCTTTGCAGGAAAGCTCCGGCTGAAAAGACAAAAGAACTGCCCAGCCCCCTACTTTGTTAAACGCTTGGAAGGCTGGGACATTATCTTTCCTTCGTTCTATACCGACGGACAGATAAACGAGTTCATCATGCGCAATGATCCACCGGGAAGCCGCAAAGCGTCGCACAGCAGGGACCTCGACGTCTATCGGGAAGTGGTGATCAAGCGGAACGAGAAACTGTATTGCTCGGCGGGCAAAATCTGCAACTGGCCGTGAGGCATACATAACCCCCTCCAGCCTTGTGGGCTGGAGGGGGTTAGACCTGCGGTTATTACTTAGCCGAGGTAGCCGACTTCGTCCGCGGAGATCGCGCCAGGGTAGTCCGCCGTGCTGGCCGGTTCCTTGGAGACTTTGATCTTCTCGGAGTCCATCTGCTTGAGGGTACCGCCCGCTGCCCCATCGACCGTTGCAGTCGGGTTGAGGAAAGCGCTAGGTGCTGCCACGGCATCCGGGTTGTACAACGGCAGACGCTTGAGGAAGCCACGGGCGATTTGTTTCACCGCCAAGGTGTCCCACTCGAGCAGGCCGGTGAACTCCATCTGAATGGTACGCATCTCCCGCTCGGACGTCTTGTCGCGCTTGATCTCGATCGGGACCAAGGACTTCGGCATCATTCCGATGTTCAGAGCCGCGTGAGCAACGTCGCGCAGGTTCCGAGTCGGAGTGAAGTAGATGTTCGTGCAGGACTGGTCATCCAGCAGCAGGGGACCTGGATCATCGAGAATGATGATCTTGGCGTTTTGCAGCTCAGGATCCATGATCAGCCAGCGACCCCAGACATCGAACAGCTTGGTGAAGACTTCGCCCTCGACATCGATCGCGGTGTGGGTTACAGAACCCTGGCTACGGGTAGCCCCGGACGGAATGGACATGATGTGACCCGTCCACTCCACCGACTGGAAGCTGAAGTCGACCTGCAGGCGCAGACCGTCGAAGCTCTGCGAGCGGTTCTCGAAGAACGCTTTGCAGAGCGATGCGAAGGTCTTACCGGCGGGCAGACGAGCGAAGGCAGCGGGACCGGTCAGTTGGAAGCACCAGCCCATCTGTTCCAGGTGGGGTTGCTGGTTCAGGTAGTCGAAGACCAAGCCTGCCCAGCCGTAAACACCGTGGAGTTCGCCCTTGATAACCGGGCGGTTCTCCAGACCCAGCGCTGTGACAAACTCGTCACTCGCCGAGTACAGCGTGTCCGCATTACGATGCGGATAGTTGGTTGTGTTCGCCATTTATCAGTCCTCAGTTCGAACTGTTCAGTTCGTTGCTGTTGTGGGCGTAGAGGTCGAATTCCATCATGTACTTCGCCTTGTTGAAGTAGCCGTGAACGACCACATTCAAGATGGCGAGGTCACCTTCCTGACCGGTGTCGTAGGACGTTTCCGCCACGATACCTGCCACGGCACCACCGAGCGACGTACGGCACTCTTCCTCGATGGAATCCTTCATGATGGCTTCGTACGAACCTTGGTCCAGGCTGCGGTCACCCACTACGCGTTTCCACTGGTCAGCCGAGATCTTCTCGATGCAGATGCAGTTGAAGACGTTGATCTCGTCCTTGAGGACAGAGTCAGGGCTGGTGTGAACGGTCGGGAGACCTGGGCGGTAGACCTGGTCGTTCCAGTCCCACGGGATGAGCGTGGTGTGGCCCTTGGCGAAACCGTCTGCCTGGATTTCAGGCGTCTCGAACACGATGGTCGAGTCGTAACCGATGGTCACCTTGCGGTTGTTACCGGTATCAGGGGCTTTCGACACGTTCAGCACACCACCGTCAGCACCGGCGTAGCCAGCGTACTTGTGCGCCTTGTCGATGTTCGCCGAGAAGTACCAGCCAGTCGGTTCACCGGTGAGACGGATCTCAGCCTTGTTCACCGCCGCACGGCACGCCGGGGTACCCCACTTCTCCGACTCAGGCGTCATTTGCAGGTTGGTACTGCACATGTCCGCGCGGCCGTAGACTTCTTCCAGTGGGTTCGCAGCACCTGGGGTCCAGATGGTCGCGTCCTGCTGGACAAAGATGTCCTTACGGGCACCGAGGTAACGATCGGCCACTTCTTTGACTTCCTGGTAGAAGCCAACGTCCCACCAGATCGACTGACGGTTACGCGTCACGTCTTTCTGCGCCGAGCTTTCCACGTAGGTGGTCAGGTCGGAAACCATGAGCCGGTTGGTGATGTCCCAGCCCTGCTTGACGGTGATCGGCAGCTCGATGTCTTTCAACAGACCGAACGGATCCGGAATGTTCTCGGCGATGGTGCCTTCCGGCAGCTTGCCTTCGGCGGTGTAGAACGGCGAGATCCCACCCGACACTTTGACGGAACCGGTGAGGTCCCACTTCATTACGCCCGAGCTGGAGATCGCGTAGTACGGAGCACCGGTGTGGTCCAGGCAGGTGAACGGGTTCATCTGCTTGTACTGCTCGCCCGGCTTGCCGGACTCAACGAGGTTGTCGTTGACGGGCTTTTCGATGAAGTACATCAGCTGGCAGAGCGCGGTGATGTTGTCCTGGTAGACGATGGTGCCGTTGATCGGCGCCGGGATCGCGCGCTGAGGACGGTTGATGTTCGTACCGGTGAAGGTACGGAACGCGGTGTCCAGGCCGTACTTGACCTTGTTATGGGTCACGTCGAACAGGGTGGCCGGAACCACTTCGTTGCTCGTGGCAGGCGCCTTCGAGAAGGTACGGGTACCAGTCTTGGAGTCGGTGAACTCTTTCAGCTGGAACGGGAACACACCGGTCTTGCGAACGAAGTCAGACACCGAACGCCAGGAGTTGTTGGTGTTCTGCACGCCGAACTGGAAACCGTTGCGGTTGTACTCGTCACCCACACCGGCCATGGCCTCGAACAGTGGGTAAACCACGGTCTCTGGGGTGTCGCCCGCTGCAGCGATGGTACGAACTTCCAGCTCACCGGGTTTCTTGCCGGTGATGTCTTCCAGCTTGATCTGGATGTTCAGACCCGGGATCTTTTCACCCACCACTGGAATACGCGCGCCTTGGGCGTCGTACTTGAAACGACCGGAGGCGTCACGGGTGTACTGCTGCTGGTCAACCTTGGAGACGAAGGCTGCCACCGCCGCACGGGCTTTGACGTTGTTCGCCGCCATGCGACGGAAACCGATGGTACCCTGACCGCCGGCAGCGAGTGCGGAGATCAGACGACCGATGGGGCCGTAGTACGGAGTTTCAGGATCGAGGATGTTGCCGAAGGTCTTGGCGAAGTCTTTCAGTGGAACCCACTGGGTACCCACTTCCGAGGCCAAACCTCCGATAGGAGACATACCGCAAATAACGGGAAGATGCAACGGTGCCTTGGCGATGGTGACGTCATACTCCGGGACGGAGACATCATTCATCCCGTTGTTGATCACCTGCCCAGGGACGATCTGGTTGAAAATACTCATATCGAGTCAGCCTCGTGATGAAATTGGTGGGTGAAGCAATCGTATGCACCCAATTTTTAGGCTCTTACTGTGTCATTTGCACTTAACACATAACATGTTATTTAAGGAATTACCGCCCATGCTCATCAATGCCTATGATTCCACCGCTGGTCGAGTGCTTCGATCGCTGCATCGGGTAGACGAGACGATCAAGCTTTTGCACATGAAGCAGAACTTGACCCCTACCAGCAAGAAAGATGTTTTCGTTCTGACCTTTGCTAACAACGTTCCTTTCTCGGCGTTGGCGTTTCCCATCACCCTGCAGACCCACACCCGGGAAACCATCACGGTTTACGACGAGCGCCCCTACCGCGACACCCAAAACCGTCCGACAAACACGAACGACATCCAGATCATGAAGCTTTGCGCGTTCCTCCAGCAGGACGCGGCAAACATGAAGCTTAGTACCTTGAAGACCATGCGTCCGATGACCGCTCGTGGGTTTGCCGAGGGCTTCGCTTCCCGTATCAGCAGTCGGGCTACACTCAACACTGACGAGACCAAAGTCTTAAAGGTCTTGCTGGTCTACTACGTGGTTTGCCTTATGGAACAAGAAGGCACTGACCTCACGCTCGTAGGGCAAAACGTCGTTCGTACCGTCTACAACTGGCAAGCTGACTTTACCCTCGGGGTTATCGAAGACGTCGGTCACCTGCGGAACCTGGAAGACCTGCTGAAAGCGGTGCAGAAGAACCCTGTTCTCTACAAGCTGAAAGGGGTAGACCTGAAAGACTTTATGGCCCTGGCCTCGTCGATTGTCTTTACCGCGTTGAAAGGTCCAGTAGTTGGTGCAGCGGTTGAAGCCCCTTGCCTGCTGTCGGCTTTTGCGTACGGCGCGTCTCGTTTCAAGTTGCTGAACAAAACCCCTATGGGTATGGCGTTCGATCCCAAGTACGCAGGCCAAGCTGCTCTGGAAGCGTACTGGAGGAACATTGATTACACCTATGACCTGAACCGGTAACCGCCTATGAGCATTGTTGCGTTTGACTCCAACAATCCGTTGTTGGACTTCGCCCTCAAGAATCTGTGGGGGAATCCCGAAGAGAACCGCCAACACCAGGTCAAGATGGCTCGACTGTCTGACTACTACGGTAACGTTGACAACTTTGGTTATATGGAGGCGTGGCGGGATTTGCCAAAGAAAGGCAAACTGTTCCACGTCTTTACCCTAGGTGGTCTTGACCCAGGCTTCTGGAACTTCAAGACCAACCGCATCCGTCGTAACCCGCTGGACCGTTGGGTAAACCTGGCCGACCTCTGTGCCCTTCGGGGTGTGATGGTTAAGGTGCACAACACCTTTGGTTATTCCTACAGCACGGCTCATGCCTGGGTCATGTGCACTTATGACGGGTTGACCTTTATTGCACTTGAAAAGTTGAAGACGTTTCCAGTTCCCATCGAGATGGAGATGTTCTTTCGGGTCTACACCCCAACAGTTCCTGTGTCCCGCAATGAAGAAGCCCTGGTGCCGGCCAACAACCCGTTCGCTTACGAGAGCATGCTGTACGAGTTCCCTAATGAGCTGTCAACCTTTACGGCACGTTACAACGCCTACAAGAAGCAGCCCGGCTTTACTTTTGTCTACCACAACGGGGTCTACTTCCACGGGGCTCCTAACCAGATTCCTGGGCTCGTGCTTGGTGACGTGGTGGAGATCGCTCACGATCCAACGGTGATCCGAACGGAGCTGTACCGCTACAACCAACTCCCTGGTTACTACAGTGAGTTGGATAACGTCCGCAAGCTCATCATCCATCCGCCAAAAGTGGCTGATGACTTCTCGTTCCGTTACTTTGACGACAACGACTATTTTGTCTTGGGTCCAAAGAACTTCGGGTTGTATTTCCATCGGAACAGTGAACGGTCGATCCGTCAGTTGACCCATGCGGACGTGGCGATCTCGGACTACGATCTTCAGATTGCCAGCGGACAACACCCTGACCTGAAAACCTTGGCCAATGACCGGATCCTTGTCCTGGTGCGTAAAACCGACTGGGCGTACCAGTGGCCGTGGGAAGCCAACCGGGTTCGTTACCTGTACCGCTTGCCTGATGCGGATATCCTCCGCGCCATGACCGGTGCTCGGGCAACGGTTCCTGAATGGGCAGCTTCAAACCTTGAACAAGGGTCAGCCATGACCTTTACTCGGGAACAGTTCCGTGGACTCGACCGGGAGAAGGCAACGAAAGCCCTGGGGTACAACGCTTCGGCGTTGGTGGTGAGTAACACCCCTGTAAAGGTGGATTACGTGCCGGGTACCTTGGGCATTGAAATCCCTGTCTCCTATCGGACCGCATGCAGTGCGTGGGAGTACGACGCTGACGGCAAGCTACTGGGCTGGTGGAACATGACCAATCGCTTGTACTTTGTTCCAAAGTACGCGAAGTGCAAGATGGTCGAGTTTACCCTTGGGACCGCTGGACGGAACGTCGACTACAAAGTGGTGAACGGGTCTACCCCCGTCGATCCATTGGTAAATGTTCGGGTCTATGTGTCCAATTGGAGCATTGTTAACCAGGCACTTGCGGGTGAGATGGTGGACGTGACCGGTGACAGTTCGGTGTACACCATTGAGAACGGCACACTGCTCTGGAAGAAACTGGATGCGGTTAACCAGCGTGGGGTGTTGCTGTTCAACACCAAGTGTTTGGGTTACACGTTTGAGCTGGATCACATCGACCACAGCTTGAGCTTTGCCCAGACGCACATCTACGACGGCGGTGGTCTCATCTTCCCAACGGCCTTTGCCAACTATTCGCTGTGGTTGAACGGTCATCCGTTGATCGACAATGTGGACTGGTTCTTTGAGGATGGTTATTTCTACATCATCAACAAACAGTTCATCAAAGAGGGTGCTCAGCAGATCACCTTCCGTGCCGATCAGTTTGGTCCTGACCAGAAGCTTCCGGTACGTAAGACCGAGCTGGGCTTTGTTGACGGTGGTGTTATCGGGCGTTTCGAACGGTACAACCTGCGGGATGATCGCGTGACCCGTACGGTTATTGGTGGGCGACTGTTCCTGACCAGTGATGTGCCATGTGCGGAAAAGACCTCTCCAAGCAATCTGTTCGATACCTTGAACGGCTTGCCGTACATGGTGAAGCACACCTACACCCCTGTATGGTATGCAGAGGGTTACGACAACTTTGCAGGTTACGATGATGCTCAGGTAAGTGACAAGCGCATCGGCGATTACATGACCTTGTACGCTACCAAGCCAAACAAGAATGCGGTCGTTCCAAACCAGCAGGACAAGTACCGACTCTTTAGTCCGTTCTTGAGTGTGGTTGTTAACGCCATCCTTAACCGGTTGCTCATTATCCCGAAACTGAAAACGTTGGAAGAAGGGTACAGTGACCAGTACGTCAGGGAGCAAATCAAAGCCTACCTCTGGTGGCTGAAGTACGACCCGATTCCCCGCAAGTTTGATTTGCGTTACTTTGCTGTCTTGCCTTACGCCAACTACGGGATCCAAACCGTGACGTCTGATGAACTGGTCTTTATCCGTCAGGTCAACCGATTGTTCCTGGATTCCGTGTGTCATATTGAAGGTCACTTCCAAGTGAACGATAACATCCGCTAACGGCGTTATCTGAGGAAAACATTATGTACGGTGATTCTCCCAGTACTTCTGCCGAACGTGCCGTGGGGGCGACTGACCTCGCCCTGGCCAACGTCGGTGAACGCTTCCAACCGTTTATGCTCCACATCCAGGACATCTACGATCCTGACATTCACCCGGTCGAAGATATCAAACGTTACGTCGTCCCGAAAGAGAACTGGCTCGTGCACGACGTTCCCAACGGGGTGATCCTGCGGGTAGCCCACGTTGATATTGAAGCCACGAACAAGTCCACGCTTGTCCCCTGGAACATGATCAACGGCGATGCCTCCCAGACCACTGAGCAGGATTGGATCTTTGGTCTGAAGGGTGGTCCGATGTTGGGTGAAGCCCTGCTCTCGATCGACTACACCCAGCGTCCCAATGTTGCCAAAGTTGACAGCACCATCATGCGTCCCGGTGCGGCGTACGCCAAAGTCTACAAAGGTAACCGGGCTGAAGAAAGTGAGCTGATCAGCGTTCAGTACAACCCGCAGATGGTCATTACCAGCAAGACGGTTCCGTGTAAGCTGGCAGAGATCGTGGACCGTACAAACGTCAGCATCATGACGACGGGTTCCTTCTCGGTGACTGAAAACGAAGAAGCCCTGCCGAATGGTTCCCGTTGCTACCTGGTCTTCTTTGACGAGGGTGATAACTTCATTCCTCCGGCGCAACTGCTGCGGGTGCAGCATTCGTCCTACATGAAGGACCACCAGCTCGGCGTGAAGATGATCGATGACATCGAACTCGTCACCCCATGGTTCACGAACACCACTGATCCTGAACTGTTGGTAGTTCCGATCAACGTGGTGATCCCCGCGGTGGAACTTCGTGCCATTGCGCACTACTCGGATGGTAGCTCCTCTGAAGCCATGCCGGTTAACGCTCCGCCGTTCAACCTCATTGGTCTGTCGGAATACCGTCCTACCTGGCCAGGTCAATCGGGCGAGATCATTCTGACCCGCGCTCTCGGTGCAAACGAACAGCACTCCATTGCTGAAGCCGGTAACCCCAACTTCAAGAAACGGACCTACCGGATCGAAGCAGGACCGGTTAAAGGGGCTTGGTCGCCAAAACTGTACAGTTTCCCGGTCTGGGATCCTGTCATCAGTGGTTATAGCCTGAAGCATTGGCTCTATGACCTGGACCGTCGCTACGCCATTGACGTTACAGAGTTCGTGACGTTCAACCAGCAAAGCCAGCCTTGGCGTCCCACAGCGTATGGGATCTCCCAGATGCTGATCTTCAACCTGAACCTGCGGGACGTCTCTGTCTTGAACGCGTCGATTACGTTCAAGCAGTACACCTCGATTGTGCTCAGGGCACCGATCACGGGCAGTGGCAAGCGCTGGGAAGTGTCCTTTACTCAAAACGCTCCGATGTTTGGCGACAAGTTTGCCCAGGTAACGAACGCGGGTATCAATACCAAGTTCAACCTGACGAACGGCTTTGCCAACAAGGCGGCGTGGCTGGAAGGGATGTACCGCGGGGTCTCCCCAAGTTACAACCGCTTCGACGAGGACAAGGCCCCAGACCCAACGCACTTCTACATGACCCACCCAACCGACGGTCGCAAATGGTTGTTCTCGGTGGATCAGTGGAACCAGACCAACGGCATCGGTATCGAACTGCAACACGGTCAAACCTGGCTGGTACAGTGGGTGAGCCGTAACGCAGCGGGCGTTGAACTGCAGCTGGCTTGCTCGGCAGTAACGATCAACGCAGCGTGATGTGAATTTTATGTCAAACTAACCCTCTGCCCTAAGGGCAGAGGGTTAGGATACCTTTTAGAGGGATTCAGATTATGTCAACCGCTACTGATACCGTAGAAGACTACGCGCGTACGCTGGAATTTGCTGAAAAGTTAAAGAAATACTTAGGTGTCACAAACCTGACCAAAAAGCTTCAGGATGACAAGCGTCTCCGGATTGACTCTGAGAAACGTACTGAAGAAGAAACCCTCATGGCCCACTACAAGGAAGATAGCTTGTGGGGGATCAGGACTGCACGTTTTCTGAAAGACTTCCACCTGTACAAAGCCGCCCCAGATATGGACACGAAAAACGAGTCCTTTCTTCGAACGGCTGAGGTCTTCCGCCTCCAGGGGATCAAGAACTACTACTTCATTCTGCAGCTGAACAACCCCCTGCTGAAGGGTGTGGACCCCCATGCCCCAGACCTGACCGATCTGCAAAAGACAATGATCGCCAAAGAGTCCCGGGAAAACTTCTGGTACTTCCTGCGTGAAGTCTGTCGGATCAAGAGTGGTCTGCCGTTTCTTGCCAACCGTGGCAACATCAGTTTCATGTGGTCCTACCTGAACCACGTGACTACGCACATGATCATGCCGCGTCAGCAGGGCAAGCCGCAGCCGAACCGCAGTATGGTCCGAGTGCTCCCTAAAGAGACACCGGGCAAGATGACCCGGCCCAAGGATCACTGGAAACGGATTGGAGATCTGAACGTCGGGGATAAGGTCATTGACCAACAGGGTCAAGAAGCCAGCGTGATCGGGGTTCACCCTCAAGGTCCCATGCGGATTTATCGGGTCACCGGGAGCGATGGTCGTTGCACCGATGCTGGTCCTCAGCACCTGTGGACAATGAAGAACTCCCTTGACACGATCAACGAGCGTAACCTGTGGAGTGAATACACCACGGCGGATTTGATCCAGCTGCTGAAACAAAAGGCCGTGTTGCAATTCCCCTTGATCGAACCTGAGGAAGGGGTAAAACAGAACCACCTCATTGACCCCTATGTCATGGGGATTATGGCCACGGCCCGCAACGTACCTGGCGGTCTGCAGTTCGATGTCTTGAACGACGCCCAGGCTCGTTACATCGAAGATCACCTGCCCATGCAGACAACGGTTGATCGGAACAGGGAGCAGTGGACCTTTAAACGCGACGGCGGTCAAGCCATTACCTTCGATAAGGAAGTGGGTCTCCCCGCGACCTATCTGGAAGGTGCCTTGGAAGATCGCATAAGCCTCTTACAAGCGTTTTGTGATAGCAGGGGTATCGTAGGCGACAGCAAGGTCTACATCGCTACAAATCGCGCTATTGGAACCCAGCTGAAATACCTGGTGCGTGGGTTGGGCGGTACAGCGGCCAGCAAGGGCAACGGAATCGAGATTACCCTTCCGGAGTCCATCCCTTACTTCAAGACACGGGAACAGGAACGTCCGGTAAATGAAGTGAACGCGTTGTTTGTTCGTTCGATCAAGTACTTGTGGGAAGAGGATGCCACCTGCATCGAGATCGATTCGTCTGAGCACCTGTACGTGACTGATGATTTCATGGTAACGCACAACACGGTGTCGGTTCAGGTCATCAACTTCTGGTTAACCTACATCATGGGTCGAGGGTACACGTCTCACCTCATCACCCTGAAGAGTGATAACCGGGCTCAGTTTGTCAACGCCATTAAGACGATCCGAAGTAGCATTCCCAAGTTCCTCGTTAACTCGACGTACAAGGACAAGGATGCGGGGACCTCGTTAACCTACAAGGCCTTTGGTGACGATCGAGTCAATACCCTCTACATCAACGTTCCGCAACAGGGCGCTGACGCAGCAGGCGACTTGGCACGGGGTCTCACGGTAGGGTCTGGTTGGTACGACGAGTCTGCGTACATCAAGTACATCGACCTGATCATTGACGGCTCCGGTCCTTCGATGTTGACGGAGATGGCGGTGTGCCGGTCTAAAGGGATCCCACACGGGATCAGTCATATCACAACCCCGAACACCACACTGCACCCGAGCGGGGAGTTCATGTTCAAGCGGTTGATGGATTCGACCGAATGGCGTGAGAAGTTCTTTGACTGCTACAGTGAGAGCGATCTCTACGACAAGCTGATCAAAGCCTCGCCAGTAGAGACCACCTCGCCGAAACTGGCCATGGTGTACAACTACATGCAGTTGGGTAAAGACAAGGACTGGGTGAAGTGGGTTATTGACGACTTGAACTTGAGTAAAGCCAAGGCCAAAATCGACTTGCTGTTGATGTGGGTTGAGGACGGTGAAAACCGGCTGTTTGATGACCAGACCCGTGAAGCCATCAACAACATGAAGCGTGATGTGGTGTGGAGCAAGGAGTACAAAGACTTCAACCTCTACATGGACTTCTTTGTGACCCAAGCGGAACTGGGTGAGATGTGCAAGAAGGAATACAACGACTTCTTCCTCATCGGCTGTGACACCTCGTCGGCTATCAACAAGGACGCCTGCACCATTGTTATCCGCAGCATGAAGACCGGGAAGGTTGTTGGGGTGGGTCGTTACGCCCTGACGTACCTGGACCACGTGGCAAGTATTCTTGTGGACCTGCTGGAGTGTATCAGCAACAGCCTGCTGATCCCTGAGCGCAACTACGCTCACCACATGATCGATACCCTGCTGATTACCCTTCCGGCTAAAGGCATGGACCCCTTCACTCGGATCTACAACACGGTCTACCAGGACACCGTTAACAACGAGAAAGAATACGAGGAGGTTAAACGCACGGGCTTTGCTACCCGCAGTAAGAACTTCTACCTGAAGTTTAAGCAGCACTTTGGGTTCTTGACCACCGGGTCGTCCCGTAAGACACTTTACGGCTTGATCATTGAAGCGGTGGGAAACACTGGGTATGGCTTGGCGTACGGTAAGTTGGCGGATGAACTCATTAACCTGCGCCTGAAAGCAGACCGGATCGACCACGATTCAAAGCAACACGATGACTTGGTTATCTCGTGGCTGCTAAGCTACTGGTTCATTAAGTTGGGGATGAACAAATCGCTGTACGGGATTCCTCCTGGGTTGGCCTTGACCGAAACCCGTAACCTGATGAACGAAGCTGCTGGAGTGAAGACGCCTGAAACTGAACCGCACATCATCCACCTGCTGCAAAAGGTACGGAGCAAGATCAACAACCTTACGGATGAGCTGTTGACAACAAACGATAACCTGCTGGCTTTGCGTCTGGAAGCAGAGATTCGTAAGCTGACCCGTTACCTCCCACCAGATCAAGCACGTTCTATGACGATCGACAAAGTCATCGACGATGCTCGACTGGACCGCAACAAACGCATTATGGATCAACGTCGAGTTGCATAAATAACCCTTATCCTCCAGAGCCCCGTCAAGGGCTCTGGAGGTATAGGTCTTCTACGTGCTACTTGGAACTACGAGCGAGATGCTGGGCGATGGCGTCGTAGGTACGGCCCGAGAGGTTGTCGAGCGACTTGCGGCCGGCCATACGGTCCTGGAAGCCGTAACCCGCCACCATTTCGGAGGTGTAGTAACCTGGTTTCTTCAGATCACTTGGCTCGAGGAGCTTCAGCGGCTGAATGGCGTGATGCGCGGTATCCACTTCACCGACGACGTGGACCAGGTGGAGCTTCTTGTTTGCCAGGACTTCGGTCAGACCACGGATGAAGGTAGAACCGCTATCAGAGCGGTCGACGTTCAGGACCAGGACCTTGCCGTCTTCGAAATGACCGGCGCTTTCGGCATCTTCGAAGAAGTCGACCATGCTGTTGTGGTTGCGTGCATGGCAGACGAGGATCGCATGCTGGTGGGTGCAGTCCGTGGTCTGGATCTTCTTCACACAGTACTCGGCCATCTCACGGGTAACGAAGTAGACTTCGCCACCACTACGAGTGAGCACCGAAGGTACCCGTTTGTCTTCGGCGTAGCTCCCGGTGACCATGTCCTTGCTGACCAGGGCGGCAAAGGTCTTACGAGCGCCGTCGCTGTCGATGTAAAAGCCATCGAGAATCACGAAATTGCCGTGTTCGGTTCGTTCACCGTTCTTGAAGTACATCACGCCTGCCGAAGGTTCCGAGGCCGGGGAGAACTCCAGGTCTTGGTTCAGGGGGTGCTCGCGCAGGGCGTCGATGAAGACTTGGTCGTTTTCTTTGCTGCGACCGGCGGCGAGTTCAGCAGCGGAGGAGGTGCGTTGGCCCATGTTCATGATTCTGTCCTTATTCCGTGTCGATTGGATAAATGGGGTACATAGGAATTATCTCGGCCCTGACGTCGGAGGGAAAGGCCGGAAAACAGTTACGAGGTTCAACATCGAAAGGCTTAAAATAATCAATCATTTCTTGCGCAGTACGACCATCAAATTCTGCTGCGATTTCAGAAATCAGAACGTCACGGCGTTCTGACTCCAGGCAACACGCAATCATGCTTTGCATCGAAGTGAAGTAGCGTTCGTCCTCACTGCGATTAACGGATACGCTATCGAGTGATGCGACAGGATACGTTACCGACATGTGTTCAGCCGGGGTGAGAACAAACGCCTGATAACGCTTGGGGTTCGCCTCAGGGTGAGGTGTCTTGTACGTCGCTACAGCCAACAGGTAGCGTTTGAAGTCAAGACACCAGTCCTCTTGCAGGTGAACCCAGGGATTGCCCGCTAAAGCTAGCGGGACATTCCACTCGAGATCAAACGCTTCGTGGGGACAGCGGGGATGAAGCATGCTGGATTACCTCGGTGTAGAATCGAACGCCAATAACTTTAGGCTCCCCCACCAGATCCAGCAGGCTTGCCACTTCTGGAGTCAACCTTCGGGGAACCACAGTGGCGCCCGAGATCAGGTTTTTCAGGGAGGTGATCGCGATACCGGCTTCGGCTACCTTTAGGCTACCCATCTGACGGTTAAACCGCGCTTCGATCGCCAGGCTGAACTGGAGATCGTACCCGACGGATCGGAAGGTAGAGGACAATGCGCCTCCCATAACCTCTCCGGTAAGGGTCATGAACGAACTACTAGCCGATAGCGCGGGAAACGACATTTCAAGTTTTAGATCACCCGACCCATCTGGCGTTGGAAAGAATTTATTCAGGTGGTGGCCACCCGGGTAAACGACCGCCACAATATCCCGTCCCATGAAAGGGATAGCGATCGCAATCTGGCAGAGTTGCAAGGAATGGGGAAAGATTTCGTCGTTAGGCCCCCAGCACTTCTGACCCTCGACTTTGCACAGTCCTAGGTAGTTAGGAACGTCTACCGGGACAGCCAGGAATTGGGTCTGGTGAGAATCCCGCTTGTAGGGGTCGTTCTCGTTGTAATCCACCACCGCTGGCGGGATCAGTTCAGAGGGAGCGTAGAACTGTAGGTACTGGGGATGGTAGACTGGAAATGCTGGGGCCATGATTAATACCTATTCAAAGAGTTCTTTGGTAATCACCCTGATTACCATGTAGAGGGAGAACGCTGTCCGGGTAGTCAACACCCACTGGGGGGTTTTGCGACCAGTAATCCCGATCACAATCTTGTCCCCCAGTTCCCGAATGATCTTTACCTGATCATTGTTGCTTCGGGAAGCACCGTACGCTCCTCGCATCTTCACGAGGACATCGTACACATTACTCCGCTTAATACCATTGGCGTGCAAGTATTCAAACATATGCAAAACCACGGTTTCAGCAAAGAGTTTGTACTCGGGGTACTTAGGATTGTTGTAGCGCTTGGCATACTCCTGGATGGTAAACTGCAGCATTTCCATTCGTACGTTGTCCAAGACACCGGCAGCGTATTCCATCAACTCCTCTTTGTAGAACGAACTCTCCTCGGTCAAGATCCGGTCGAGGTAGAGGAGGTGTTGGTTCACCTCTTTTGCTACACTCTTGATGCTCAGCTCATCCTTCAGCTGGACCTTAGCCGATTCGACCTTGACGATGTTCGTCTTGTTCTTGACATCGTGGAAGACCTTGTTGATATCGTTGATCGCGCGACGCAGGCGATTCTGAATATCCCCGACCATGTACACGATCTTCTTATCGTTATCCATTTTCGACCAGGCGTCGTAGTGGATACCGGTCTTCGGGTTGATGATGTACTCAGCCCGTGCCTCGATAAGTGCCTTCCAGCTACCGTAACGCTTGATGTCGTACTTCAGGCTCAGGCGGTTGTAGGTCTCGTACACCACTTCCTTTCGTGCCTGGAACGGGTAGTCGTTGTGGACAATACTCGTCAAGCACTTGTAGTGGTACATCGAGACCACGTCGATCATGGCCTGGTGTTTGTCGTCAGGCCGTAGGGAGCTCTTGTTGATGCGGTAGAGTAGGTAGGGGATGGTCATGTTGAACGCATCACCCACTACCGCCCATTCGCTCTTAATGGCGCTGCAAGCGTGCAGGTTCTCGCGCAGCTCATCCTCGTCCGTGTCAAAGATCTCGTTAAACCACTCGTTGCGGTCCGCGGTGGTAAAGGTGATCTTTTCCAAGCCAAGGTACGGTGCACCAAAGAACGCCATGTGGTCATGCATCCCAACTTTGCGGGTGATGAAGTTGTAGACGTACTTCTTCAGGGTCAATGCCCACTTCGGGGTGATGTCAAGGTACTCGCCCATCCGTTCGAACACTTGAAGGATTGCATTGCTGCTTTCGAAGTTAACGCCCTTGAGGAGTGCTTCAAGACCCCCCACGTCATCAAAGCCTGCTTCTTCGATCGATAGGTAGGTATGGTCGTCCAATCCATCAAAGAAATTGAAGGTAGGTTCGAACAGGTTTCTCAGGCGTTCCTGGTATTCGAGCTCACTGCCTTCTGCACCGTGATCACTGCTCAGGTCACTGGGGTTATACTGAGCAGGGACATTACTGAAATCAAATTGAGACATGAGATGCTCCTTACATCCGACGGGCAACGCCCATGCGTTGGGCATCGTGTACGTTCTTCTTGTCGCTCCAGGTCATGCAAGGGGTCCAGACCTTCTGGAAGTATTCCTTGTAATTGGTCCAGGCGTCTTTGTACTCGGCGATATCATCACGGATATCCTGCAAGGCTACACCGGCACGAACTGCGGCCTCATTGACCGGGCCTTTGAGCTTACGGTAGAGGTGGGCTTTAACGGCGTACTCCACCAGCTCAGCAAACTGGGGGTAGTGACGGGAGTGAATGCTGCTCAACCCCTCATCGTACTCCATAATCACCTTTGCGCTCATGTTGAACGTGCCCATGTTCAAACCGTAGATAACAAAGACGTTGTTACCGGTCATGTGACAGTCGGTGTAGGTCTGGGGCATCTGCCGGTTACCGGCCATGTTGTTGATCATGTTGCCCATCATTTCACCGACGGACCCAATGCCGCAGTCGGCGGTGTTACCCAGGCCAAGGCCCAGCGCCCCGACACCCGAGTTCATGGAACCCAGGTAGGCTTCAGTAACGGAAATGATCTTGGCACCACGGGTAGCTGCTTCAGGGACTTTGAACTCAACGCAGCCGTTACCAATGCTGCGCATCTCGGAACCACCCAAGTCGATGTTCTCTGTCTTACCACCGGCTACGTTACAGTCTTTCAAAACAAGTTGGTGAATGACCTTTTCACGGATGCCTTGTTCAACGGTGGTCTCGTTGACCATGTTGTACCAGTTCCCCATGACGTTAGCGTTGGGGTTAGCAAAGGCCAGTTCAAAAAGGTATTCACTGATATCAGAGTTCAGGACTCTGGAGATAGCGTAATCAACAGGATTGCCCATAATCTACGTCCTATGGTTGGGTGGGGCTAAACATAACATTTCTTCTTGTTGTTTTGTCAGATGAGATTCATTGTATGTCTTACCAATTCTTTTTAGTTTTTTCTAAGGAGGGGGTAAGAGTAATACTTATGTAGTGGAGTAGCCCTACGGGATACGGAACGGAATAAGGATTACTCGGGGGTGGATTGACTAGACTGTCTTCTGCTACGCTCTTGCTCTTGATCTACCTAGGGCCGAAGGCCCTATTACACAATTGTTTTACAACTGAAAGTATTATATAACACTTTAAATCTGTTTTAATTACCCATTCCTGTCAAGGGAGTGGGGGTAGGGGGTCATTATGCAAATTAATCTTAAACCTACATTACTAGAGTGAATAAACACCCGTAGATCAATTATAAGCTACCCTTAACCCTCCCTTTTCCATCCTCCAGAGTAGGAAGTTAGACATTATGACGATTGTTGTGTACGACGGGAAAAAGATGATTGCCGATAGCCTCGCTACCATGCATGAGGAAATCAAGATGCCAGGGGCTATCAAGAAGATTATCGAACCTGAGACGGATGAGTATTGGGAGATCAATGGGGTCAAGGTACTGGCGTTTGGATTTAGCGGGATGCTAGCAGCTGTTCCCTACGTACGGGAATTGTTGCAGCAGGGGATCAGTTACCGCTCCGTTATTAAGCCGGAACACGACCTGTACTTCGAGGTACTCTGTATTCTCGAGACGGGTGACTGCTATGTGCTCAACGCGTTTAAAGATCGGGATAAGGAACCTGGGCACCACAATCTGCTGGTGCACCCGATCACCCCGCCGGCGGCTGTGGGTTGCGGTAGTGTCTTTGCGTTGGCGGTGATGGGTCCGAAGGAAAAGAACCAGGCGGAGAAAGGCGTAGAAGCTGCTATCCGCATGAGTCCTTACTGCGGGGGTGAGGTATTTACTTGGACACTGCCTCCCGTACCGGAAGTACCCAGTAAGCGACCGTTCCTGACGGTTAGCGAAATCCTGAATCAGGATGACGACAAGCCGATCAAAGACTTTAGCGTAGGCCAGTTGAAAGAAGTGGTGGGCGAACTGGTTCAAGAACTTACCAGGAAAGCTACCCAACCCACTAAGGAGAAAGCCTGATGGCTAAATTCTACCGCCACAGGGATGGGGTAAAGATCATGGAGGGGACCGAGGCATGGGAACTCTACCAGAACCCTCCCAAACAACGAACCGACGGGGTTAAAGTTAAAACCCTCGACGATCACATGAAAACACTGGATGACGCCTGGCGTAAAGCTGAGGGTCGTAAACCTCTGAAAGACCTTAGCGAACTCGAGCTGATGTTGGAAGGTCGCATCCAGTGGGACCCCGTCCGACTGAAGGAACTGGACCGTACTGAATGAGTAAAGATCCTGACCAAATGGTAACGGTCTTACTTCCTCGTGGTCGGCACGACACGATTGAGTCGATCGAGAGCAAACGTCCTCCAGAGTACCCCCGAGGACTCTACGACCTGCTACTTAACGACGAGCCGGGCCGTATGCTCATTGACTTTACCCAGTTCGAATACACCGAAGAAAACGAACACCACCTGATAGCTACCATTCGAGCGGCCTTGGCCAGACACCATAGGAAACCTTTAAATGACAACGATTGCGTTTGATGGCAAGCAACTGGTAGCGGATACCCGCAGCACTATTGGGAAGATGAATACCCTTAGTGCAGCTGAAAAGATCATGCTCCCAGGTGTAGGCTCAACCTGGAAAGTACGTGGCGAACCAGTACTGGCAGTGGGCATTGCCGGTAACTCGATGGCGCGCTACCTCTTTGCAGACATGCTTGTCGAAGACCTGAGCCACCGGACCCCCACGCCACGGGGCATCGGTAGCTTCAGTGCAATCATCGTCACGGGCAAGAACCGCGCGTACCGCTTTAGCTACAGCCCCAAAGGCGAAGAAGGTCCAGGTATTCAGATTTCACCAATGGACCACAAGGGGTCGATCGGTTCAGGGGGAACTCTGGCCAACGCAGTAATGAGCATCGACCTGGATGCGGTCATGGCTGTTCGAGCAGCGAGTAACATCGACCCACACACCGGTGGCGACCTCCGGGTCTGGTCAGTTGATGAACCCCACATTATTTCAACAGTTAGCAAGGAAACTTGGGAGAAGGTATGACGTGCGTATGTTGGGACGGTAACACCCTTGCAGCGGACACCTTGTATGTTGCGGGTAGCCGCAAGATGCAGGGTCACTACGAAAAGATCCATTTCCCCACGACTAAGCCGTGGAGCGTAGAAGGTAGGAAGGTTGTAGCGTTTGGGTTTTCGGGTGGGATTGGGATCATCCAGAAAATCAAAGCACTGCTGGAGGCCGGTATCACGGCTGAAACAGTGATCGACAACAAGGACACTTCGTTCAACATTCTCATGGTCACTGAGAACCGGGAGGTCTACAACTGGACGGTTGGGTTGACCGCTCAGAATGAGCAGGTAAATGACCTGTTCGTAACCAGCGGTAACTTCTCCATTGGTAGCGGTGGTATCTATGGCCTGGCGGTCATGGCTATCAAGGGTAGCGCTATTGATGGTGTTCGAGCCGCCATGAAAGTGGACGTTCACTCAGGCGGTTACATTGACGTGTGGTCGTTTGATGACCCTACAAAGCTTCACCGGGTCGACCCTAACCCCATCCTTGAGGCAGACGCTCAAAAGCACATCGAGAACGGCGGCGCTATCTTATGCGCCCCAGGCGGTTGATTGAGCCATCGTTCTCCATCGTTGTCCGTGGTGGGTTATGGGAGGTTAGACACCACACCCCCTCGTTTACCGGTTATTCTCTATCTGGCCGGTGAGGGTTGCCTAAAAAACCTCCCCCCTCTCCCCTGCTCCTTCGGGAGTGGGGGTTAGGGGGTTATATTTATTTTTTAGTTACTGCGGTTAGATACTATGTCCCCGTGTACTGATTAGTTCAACTCATGGCTCTCGTCAGAATGCCGGGATCGTTGTTTGATCTCCCCACACTCCAGTTGGAGGCCTGGTAGCGTCCTATGTGGCGTAGTTCGTTACCAGGTTCTTTTTTTTTGCAAAACGGTCTAAAAACTTTTGGATCTATATTACTAGGATGTAAAGCAGATAGAGAAAGCTTTATAGTCTATTTTGTAACGTTAACTAAGCGAGTGATTAATAATGGCTGAATCTGTCGATCTGAAAATCTGGGCTTGTGGTGGTACTGGTATCAACGTTTCGGCTGAAGCCAAAGCTGACCCGCTCACCCAAGCAATCAAAGACGCCGTCGTCATCGGTCTGGACAGCTCCGACGCCAACGATGGCTCGGACCTCTTCCAGATCCACCGCATCGAAGGCCTGCAGGGCGCTGGTAAAGATGCCAGCAAGATCATGGACAAAGTGCGTCCGTTCGTGAAGTCGATCGTGGCCAGCGAGAAACCCGGCGAGCACAACATCGTCGTCGTCAACATCTCCGGCGGTACTGGTCGTGCTATGGCCTTCTGCCTCGTGCGGGAACTGCTGCAGAAAGAAGCGGTCGTCATCCTGGCGCTCATCTCCGACTTCAGCTCTGTCGCCGAGAAAGAAAACTCGATCAAACAACGCACGGCGTTCAACAACGTCGTCAACCAGGTCGGTCGTCCGATCTGCTTCATGGAGTTCAACGAAGATCCATCCCGTACCCGCGGCGAGGTCAATGCCGACATCATCCACGGCATCAGCCTGGCCTCGGTGTTCCTCAGCAAGCACAAGACCGAAATGGAAGTGTCGGACCTGGGCAACCTGTTCAACTACTCCTACGACAACAAGGTTCCACCGGCGCTCAGCCGCATCCAGTTCTACGATGACGTCACGTCGAAAGAATACAAAGGCCAGACCCCGGTGGCTGTGGGCAGCCTGTTCATCGACAACGCTTCGGTCCGCCAGGTGTTCCCGGGCACGGTCTACCGTACTACCGGTATCCTGAGCAAGAAGAACAACCCGCCAGGCGGCCTGAAAGAACTGCACCTGACGCTCGACCACGGCGAAGCTCAAGCGGCGTTGGAAGAAGAGATCAATGCGCTGGCCGACGACAAAGCTCAACTGGCTGCACGCTTCGTTCGTGCGAAAGACATGAGCCAAGGCGCGGCCGACGACGGCTTCTGCTAATAGGCCGTCAGTGATAACCTTAGTTAGGAGCGCGAGCTCCTAACTAAGGGTCTATTATGCAATACTGTATTTTTACTGGCCTTCCATTCTTATAGTGGGCCAAACATTCCTATAGAGGGTCTAGAACATGTCTAAAAGCTTCTGTATTGATCTTAACCATTACAAGCTGACTCGGACCATGGGGAAGGACGGAAACGTTCTCAGAGGCCCCATTGATCGTTCAGACCTTATCAACTGTCTGGAGGGTCTCGGCTACACCCGCATCAACGAGATCTCGTTTGGCAATAATCGGTTCGGAACTATCCCTGATTTCGAGAACGCCTTGATCCGTCAAACGTTGGGCGTTCCGACGTGTGCAGCAGTAGAAGTTAACCAAGTGGGTAATGAAGGGAACTTCTTCTACCTCAAGTTCACCTATTGAGACATAAGCAATGATTCTTTTTAACGTGTTTGATTTGGCCAAAAACCTTTTCTTCGAAGAAAAGGTGGATATACCAGTGCGCATGGTACTGGCTAAGGACCTGGTTGATTCAGCCGTAGAGATTTTCAATTACCCCGGTTGCAAGAACAGCCGCATCTGCGAACTGCTCGAGGAGTGGGAGCACTCCTACGGGGTGATGAATATCGAAAGGGTCATGAGCGGACTGATTAAAACCATCCAGCGGGATACCAAACGGTCTGGATGGGACCCCCGTTGCTTGGCAAAGGCAGAGTACCAGGGCGACGGTCGATCATTTCTCATGGCCAGGGTGATTATGGACCTGGACGAAACAATGGCAAAGCTGTACGAGGGTCTCGGTGCTCCGGTTATTGATTCTGTAGCAGAAGTTGTTTCAGATAACCCTGGGCCGGACATGATCAATGAACTTACGAAAACCACTGAAAACCAGACCGCTCGGAATCTACAGGTACTATCAGGTCGATCTGGGGTCAATATACAGTCTCCTGAGAAACGAGGTTGGCGGACTGTGCATCGGAAAGATACAGGGAACTGGGGCGTATAACGAAGTCGCCCAGGGGACTTTCCAATTGGCCCTTGATAAGTTCGCACTCCACAACAAAGGGGTAGAACAGGGGGACTTCGGGTTCTCGGTTGACAAAGCCCGTTTCCATCTCCGAGGTGATGACCTCACCGACCTTGTAACAGAAGGTTGTAGCGACATTAGCAAAAGTGTTTACGGACTAACGGAAGTGACCCAGTTTAGCCGTCCCTTCTTGTATTGGTTGTTTCCTAATTGTCACCTAGTGGTGGCAATCAACACGCGGGATTTAAGATGAGTAAAGTAATCACCATCGACACCGCTACTGTCCACCGGCGCTTCAACGATAGCGGCTATACGAACGAGGAGCTCTGTTGCATCCTCACAGGCCTGGTTTCGATCTGGCGCTGCAATGAACATATCCCAGACATTACGCGAGAAGCCGTGATGTCTGAGCTGGAGGAAGACGACCTTAACGCTGCCTTTCTCTGGAACAACGTGGGCATTGACTTAGTGGAAGTGGGCGAGCGAGTCAGAGCGCTTTCCCTGCAGCACCTTATTGTGCGTTGGTCAGTTGTTCCCTTTGCGATTATGCTGGAGTATGAAGATGGACACAAAACCAGTTAAAATGGTTAACCTCTTGGTGGTACTGGGTGCGTTGGCGGATACCCAGTTTGTTCTGAACTCGTACGCGGCATTGTTTACCGCGCTGCAGATCCCGAACAATATTGTGACGGTACCGGCGGCTGGTCCTGCTCACCCGATCGAGGAAGAGGCCGCCCGTATCAACTCAGCATTCTTTAGAGACATGCAAACCCTTAAACAGATAACCATTGGCAAGGTAAATGTCCATGTGGTCAGTGCCAAAATCAATGGCGGAAACCTGCACTTCATGATTGGGTATCACGAACCTCACTAAGGTCCACTTCCATGACACAACGGATCCTAAAGATAAACTACACACAAGTAGCGGCCCATCTGGGTGAACGCCTTGAGCTTGCGCAGGATCCAGACACACCCCCTCACCAACTCACGTTTGAGTGTGTTCATGGAATCCTTCACAGGCTACTCGATCACTACGAACAGGCCCTCCATTTCCCCTTTGAGAAGCAGCATCTTACTGAACAGCCAGAACCAGGTCCGGTTGATGAAGGAAAGGCTCTTACCGAGATTCTGTTTGCAGATCTGGGCAAGGACACTTTCGAAGATGTCGCTATCAGTAATCTGCCAGGGGTAGTGGCGTGGTACAAAGAGAACCCAGTCATAATGCCCCTGGTGATCATTAAAGTAAGCTAAGGGGTGAGGAATGGCTACCATTAAACCATTGTTGAATGACATCGTTGATTTCAAGTACGTCCAGGCGGGAATCATCGGTGACGAAGAACGGGGGTGCACGATCATTGCTCCGGAACTGACCTTCCAGGGCGCTCGTGCATTGTCCCCTGAGATTGTTGTAAAGCACGCTTCACTGTTCCCCTATTTTGCAAGCAAGGTTAACCAGAATAACGACCCTGGTGCGTACAGTTATTTCATGATCCGTCGTCCGAACGACAGCATCGAGGTGATCGGTTACCCCTGGGTAAACGAAGACACCTTCAAGGCCATCCTTGGTCGGACCCGGATCTACAACCTCAGCAACTTCAACGAGAAGATGGCCGGTCCCATTGCCAAGCTTCTCAATGACCTGGGGGCGACCTACACGTTTAACGACGTGGACAAAAAGTAACGAGTTTTCCAAAACCACACCTCCTATTTAGTTAGGGGGTGTGGATGACTTTTTATTTGTTTCCATGTTTTTTTTTTTTAACGACTACCACGCACGAGAGTAACGGATTATGGGTGTACCGGCTAAAGTAGACAACGGTGTTACCGTTGCTGTATCGCCCTTCCTTGACAAGAATTACAAGACCAACCGTAATTTCCTGAAGCCTTATCATTACCAAGCTGCAAACTTCCTTTCGATCGTTTACAACTACGATTACGACCACCTTCTCGATATCATGCGAGAAGTCTTTGTACCAAACGAGAACGGCTTCAAAGAAGTCAAGTTTAAGATCTTCAAAAAGAACAAGCACGGCGACCGGGTTCCTGAGGTCATCTATACCCGTGAATTCTTCAACCTTGTTCGACAAAAGAATTACCACCTCTCCCCGTCGCTGGTCGCTTATACCCACACTGACGAGGAACAAGCGGTCAACTCGATCGCTACTGAAACCTTTATTGATTTCCGTCGTTTCTACAAAGGTAAGAAAAGCGAAGCCGAAGCCATTGGTGACGACGAGGCAAAGAAGGCGTTCCATGAGATCCAGAACGCCCTCAAGATCTTTAACAACGCCCAGTCGGGCGCCATGTCGTCTTCGGGTACTCCGCTGTTTAACCACTCAGGACACACTACCCTGACGAGCATCTGCCGCTCCTTGACGTCGACCGCCAACCTGATCAACGAACGTCTGATCACCGGTAACCGGTTGCTGTTGAGTTACAACAAGACCATTGAAGGTTTCCTGGCCCAGTTGCAGTTCTCTGACCACGCCCTTATCGAGGAAGTGATCAAAGAGAACAACATGAAGTACGCCAGTGTTGAGCAAGTGATGGATATGGTTCGTCGTTGCGCTAACTACTACTTCAGCAGCAAGACCAAGCTGCAAAAGATCCACGACTTTGTGTCGCTGTTGAGTGGCCTTGAGCGGACCATTCTGTTGTGTGTAATGGACATTCGCGGTCTCTACACCACGAACCCAAAACTCATGACGCAGTTCTTTAACGAGTGGTGTGCGGTTCCAGAGATCCCGGAAGGGGCCAACGAGGACGATTTCCTTAAGCCAAGCAACGGAGACTACAAGATCCTCTGCTTGACCAAGCTCGGTAAGAACCCTAGCAAGCTGGCAATGAACCACCTGAACGAATACCATGTAGGTCTGGAAACCAAATGGTCGAAGTTCATTAAGGCATTCTTCCGTTCTCGGATTCCGCCGACTGGGATCTACGACGTCAAAGAGATTGTTCGTGAAAGTGTGATGACCTCGGACACCGACTCGGTGATCTACAGTGTCGACATGATCATTGACAAGTTCGCGAAGGATGAAGACACCGAGATTAAGTTCAACGGTGTGTTGACCTACTTCATCCGTTGCATTGCAGTGGATCAGCACGCTAAGCTTAGTATCAACATGAACGTGGCGACAAAGTTCCAGCACCGTCTCCACATGAAGAACGAGTTCCTGTATACTTCGTACTTCACGACCAACATGTCGAAGCACTACTTCATGCTTGAGCTGATGTGTGAAGGGGTGATGCACGATGCAGCTAAGTTGGAAATGAAAGGGGTTCACTTGAAAGGCGTGAAGATTGCGGAGCTGGTCCGTAACTTTACGAAGAAGGTCATGCGTCAGGCATTGGATACGCTGTACAACAAGCAGAAGCTGTCTGCAGCGCACCTGCTGAAAGAGGTGGCTGACATTGAACGAGCATTGATCGACAATATCAGCAGTGGTGGTTGGCTGTGGTTGCGGAAGGACAACATCAAGCACGAATCGGTGTACACCAGTCCGGAATCGAGCATCTACTACTACCACAAAATGTGGAGCGACCTCTTGGCACCGAAATACGGTGAACCGCCTCAGCTTCCTTACAAGGCGTACAAGGTCAACCTCCAGCTGGACGGCAAGAAGAAGATGGCTGCTTTCATTGACAGCCTGGAAGACGAAAACTTCAAGGCAATGGCGACTTCTTTCTTCCAAGACCGTGACAGCTTGACCTCGCTCTATGTTCCAACTGACATGATTGAAGCGATCGGCGGTATCCCGAAAGAGTTTTTGCCGTTTGTAGACATTCGGCAGGTGATCCAACAGAACTTGAAATCGGTGTATGCTATCCTTGAATCGTTCGGGCTCTTTATCCTGAACTCCAAAACCACCCGTTTGGTATCGGACGAGCATTGATGACTGGATTCAGCCGCAATGAAACCCAGGACTCTGGGCCTTGCACAGTGTACACTCATGTGCCGACCGGGCTGAAGTTTACCAACAGTGACGACCTGGGAGGAGCTGATGAGAGCGTTTTCACTCGTCACCCTCTCGGGGCTCGACTGATGGTAGCCAAGCACGCATGGGTAGAAGCTTACACCAACGGACTACCCGCTAACTACCACACCGAACGATTGGAAGACATTCCTAAGTTACTGGAACTGGTTAGTGAGATCACGGGTAACGGCTCGACCATGATTTCCAAAGAACTGAGCAAGTCGATATTTGAGGTGAAAGGCAATGAGTGAGTTTAACAAACGCGAAACCGTCACTGTGTTCAACGGCGCCTGCCAGCGTGACGGTATTGGTGCGATCTACATCCACCGCCCTACGGGGCTTGTGGTGGGTCTTGAAGAAGACAAAGACCTCCTTGACGGTCCCTGGATCCAGCTGCGTACTCGGCCGGAGATGAACATCCTCAAACACGTCTGGGTGGAAGTCTGGTTCGACGGTGAGACGACGTCGTACTGGGTCGAGGATATCGATGACATCATGCGCCTGAAAGAACTCCTTGAGGAGACCGATGCGACCTCGGTAAAGGTTGCGGTGTCCGCGGACTTCATCGAAGCAGCCCTCGTTGATCTGTAATCCTTTTTAGACCTATATCACCAGGGTAGCTAAGACTCACTATCTTGTTACCCTTGGAGGTTGTTATGGCTAAAGTTGCTTTTATTCGTCCTGACGTTCGTTCCCACTTTATCGAACAGATTGCAATGGACGGTAAGGATCTTAAGGTGCGGCATGGTGAAATCATCGAAGAGGTGGATAACCTCAGCCGGTTGTTTGAAGAACTCACCCGGGCCGATCATGAAACCGCTATGTCGATGGGCTTGGCTTACCTTGGCTCAGAGGAACGGAACCGCGCAAAAGTGGCGGTCCAAGTCAATCTGAACCAACGGGAAGCACTTCTCTTGGAAGCCAAGGCGTTGCGAGACGCCATGAAAGAGAAATGGGCGTGGCTAGAAGAAACCTTTAACTAACTTACAGGAGAGTGGGCTCGCGCCCACTCTCCCTATTTATGCACTTTATTTTTTGCCAAGGTTTTCTTTGTTCAGTTCAAAGACCAATTCAGCCAATTCAAAGAACCAACCCTTGAAGTAGGCTTCAGGAACCCGACCAATGTTCTGTACGCGCTGGCGGTGAGTCAAGGCAATCATGGTGTTGACATCCCCTGCCTTATAACCACCTTTGTTGCAAAAGGTCAGGTAGATCGCCAGGAGTTTCAGGATAGCCGGTTCCCACGCCCACATGGTCTGAACAAAGACCGCGTTGTTTCCTGCCCTGACGTAGTTGAAGTAGGGTTCCGAGTAAATGCTGACAATGGCCTTTAGGAAGTGTTCGAAGTTAACCAGCCGACGGTTCCCATAAAAGGAGACCAGGTGCTGAACAAGCTCCACGTAGAAACGACGGTCGTTAGCGGTCGTAAACACTACGTTTTCAGTTTCCACTAATTCTTCACAGGGGACACCATTAATAACGTGCTCATACAACACGTTAATGATGCTCAGCTGATTATGCATCAATTGGGCATGTACCATGGGGTACTGAGCAACGTACGCTCCAGGGCCTGTGTCGCGTTCACGATTAAGTTTTTGATAAGCCCACCATCCTACTGCCAACTCTACGAGATCTACACCAATCACTGCCAGGTCGCCAATCGAGGACCGGATGTAGTTGACCGGCTTGGAGACGTTGTGCAGGTAGCCGTGTTTGGTGATCGTGGAGCACAAGGGAACCAGTGGTCTTAGCTTGTCCAAGTTCAAGTCGCTTTCGACGTAGTCCTTGGTGTTTTCGATAAGGCACCAGTGCTCTCGGGTATTATCTCGGTAGAACCCGTCACTGATGGCCTGACCCACTCGGTTGATGGAGGTAATCTTGAACTGAGTGCATAATGAGTATGCGCGTAGCCGTGTGTACTCGACCACGTACTTCAAGTCCCAGTCTTTGTCGATACTGAGCTGGTGAAGGAGCCCTACCAGGATGTGATCGTTCTCAACGTTAAACGGTTGATTGGCGGTCCACTTGAGAAAGGCGTCCCGATTGAAGTCGGTTTGACGACGCATGTTTCCTATTTCAGGAAAGCGGAGTAGTGGGTAGATAGCGTGGGATACAGGAAACGATAAGGTTCTCATAACTGGTTATTTCCATGTGTCGTTCTATTCTATACACACACTATTATTCCGGGCGAAATCCTGGAGAGTCCAGAGTGCGTTTAGTAAATTTGGGCTTGAGATTCAAAGCTGCTATAGCATTCCAGCCGGTTTGTAAGGGAAAGTTAAAGTATCTAAATAATTTCAGGTCTATATTACTAGTCTGAATCGTGGATAGAAATGTGTGTAGGCATACACTTGGCGATTCCGCTAGCGAAATAACCTTTCTTAAGAAAAGATGGAGTTCTACATTATGGCCGTTCAAAGTAACCGCAAAGGCAACAACGCTGGTGGTTGGGACAACAACGATGGGCACGCTCTGGAACTGAACCTGCTCAACGACCTCTTCCACACCCCTTCGATGTCCTCCGACAACCGTCAGCTCCCCGAAGTCGACGAAGTCCTGGAGCTGCTCAAGAAGGGCTATACCGCCATGGGCGAGTCGACCATCCAGCCGGCCCAGCGCGCGATCATCCCAACCGTCGACAAAGTTTCGCCGGTCATCAGCTCCACCCTGCCCGGCCTGGTTCTGCACCGTTTCGTCGGTGACAGCGTCTGGGTCATGCTCGTCCTGTTCTCGAACAAGGACAACGCCATCGCCACCGAGACCGTCCAGGTCCTGCAACCGATGGGCATGCCGCACAAGACCTCGGTCCTGCTGACCCCGACCAACTACTTCACCAACGAGCTGGTCGACAACCTGCGCAAGCACTTCAAGCAGCTGCTCGAGCAGAACGGCATGAAGGGCGAGCCGGAAATCATCAACCTGATGACCGAAGACCTGGAAATGCTGCAACACTCCCAGGCCGGCGATCTGAAAGAGCGTCCGCAGCGCATCGCCAACTACCTGAAAGGGCAGTGGGAAACTGCGGTGTTCGTCAAGATCTGCTCCGAGATGCCGAAGCGCAAAGCTCGTCTGCCTTCCGCGTTCAAGGATCCAAGCGCGCCGTACGGCAAAGACGGCTGGGCCGAAGCTCGGGTTACCGCTGTCGAGAACAAGGTCTCCAAGGCCGGCACCCTCATGGCGTCGAACATGGAACTGGTGATCTCGACCACCAACAACCCGAACAACAACAACGGCAACAACAACAACCCGAACTCGAAAGGGATCGTGCGGGCGCTGGCGACCGTGCAACTGTCGGCCATCAGCTACCAGATGCACATGCAGAACATCGCAGCCATCTCGCAAGCCGGCGGTCAAGCCGATGCCATCCAGGCCTTCCTGGGTATCAACGGCGGCATGTACGCGAACGGCTACCGTCCGCTGCATCCGGTCATCACCCTCGACTCGGCAATCGCCGAAGAGATGATGAACTTCAACAACGGCCTGCACCCGTACTACTACTCGCTGTTCGCTCTGATGTGCACCAACACCGACTACATCTTCGCAGAACCCCTGCGTCGTGCCAACGTCGGTTCGCGTGGTAACCTGAGCGCGTTCGAACCTCGCATCGAGCAGCTGATCGCCCAGGTCTACTCCGGTGCCCGTCCTCAGATGGACGACAAGACCATCCTGGACACCGAAGCCGTCAACAAGTGGATGCACCAGAACATCTCGCCGAATGCTCTGTTCCGCAGCAACGTGATCCTCGGCGGCCTCGACTCCCCGGTGAACAAACACCTGGAAGTTCTGTCGGATCCTGTTCTGGCCAACCGTCAGTCGGCGGTACAAGCCATGATCGCGGTAATGGACTCCATGTCCAACGGCCGTTTCTCGGAGATCGTTGCCGAGAACGTGGCCAGCGGCAAGGGCTGGAAACCAGGCGACGTCGCGCTGCACCGCACGAAGATGATCGCGGTGAACGGTCTCGCGAAGAACCCACAAGGTCGCGAGCTGAACACCCTGGAAGTCGACGAGATGTACCTGGGTACGCACAAGGGCAAGGCTGGTCTCCAGCAGTCCATGAACTACCTGAGCATCCTCTACGGCACCACCAACGAGGAAGTGCGTTCGCGCTGCCAGAAGCTGAAGATCGAGATGAGCACCAGTCTGTTCGATGGTCATCTGCACGTCAACAACTTCGGCTTCTCCTGCGTCTGGGATCCGCACCTGATGGCCGTCATCGGCAAGGCACTGTCGGAGATGGGTACTCTGACCGTGGCCAACACCTACGCGTCGATGCGTCCGAACAACATGGCATTCATGCCGATGGCTGGTCTGCAAACCGTTACCTCGGTGGGCACCTCCAATGGCATGAACCTGCTGGGTGGCTTCGGCAACGGCGGCATCTGGGGCTAAGCGGTAGCAGTAATTGATTAGTGGGTTAGGGGGCTTCGGTCCCCTAACCCCTATTCTTCTTTTTAAATTTCAGGAGTTAGCTTTATGTTTGTCCCCAACTTAACTCCCAGTAACGAATTGGCGATTCGTTGTTTGACCCGGTATAGCGAAGGCAACCTCGATCCCATGCCGTGGTTCGAACGCTTTGCACGAGGGGTTAACTCCTCGCTGGAAGACGACCCCCAATTCTCGATGCCGTTGTATCCGGACTTCCCTGACTACAACCACATGCACGATACCAGCCGGTTGAAGCATGTCTACCTGAACGACTTCGACTTTAACCTCGAAGAAGATCGGGAACGGTTGGCCAGGATCACCCGGATGGAGTTTGAGGAGAACTCCTTTGAAACGGTAGCCCGTTGTCAGTACGGTTGTACCAAAGGTAACTACCTGCTTAACAGTGGGCGGATCTGTAAGAAATGTAACACCCCGGTCGAGATCTTTTTGAACGAAGGTGAAGACACCCGCGTCTGGTTGAAATGTCCAGAGGGCGTAGAGAAGTTTATCAACATCGGCTTCTTTAATACGTTCTTCAACAACGTCTTGATTGCCAACCCTAGTCCAGCCATCTCGGTTCCTCGGTTCTTTGTTGACCCGATCTATCGAGCAGAGCAAAAGAAGAAGCGTAACGGCTCCAACATTGCGCTGAACCAATTGCTGCAAGACCTGAAGATCACCCAGGTCAACCTGAACTCGTTTTACCAGAACTGTGATCAGATCATGGAATACGTCCTTGTCGGCAAGGGGAGTCGCTACTCCAAGCTGAAGAAGGAAGGTGCAGAAGCCTTGGCGATGTATTACAAGTTCAAGGAGATTGCGTTCTGTGACTACATCAAGGTGCCTGCGCGTTACTGCGTTGTACTGGAAAAGACGGGTAAGGAAGTCCTGAGCTACAAGCACCACCCGGAAACTGCAAAGCTCTACCATGCCATTGCAGACACCGCGAAAAGCAATGCCTTGGCAAAGCTGACCCAACGTGACCTGTTAAAGAACGTGGACATTGTTGGCAAGAACCTGGTGGCGCTGAGTGATCAGTACCGCGAAACGAACAACCCGAAAGGGATCTTTAACAAACCCGGGATCAACCGTAAGCACGTCTGTGCTGGTCCAGTCCCCGTAACCGGTCGGTCGGTGATCACCTCGCAAACCGGGATCATCAACGCGGACGAAATCATTTGTCCGTGGAAGGTGGGTGTTCAGATGTATGAGACGCCTATCCTGAGTTACCTGTACCGCAGAGGCTATACCCCGGTGAAAGCAAAAGTGCTGCACCGCCGGGCGTCGTACGAGATTGTACCAGAAGTCGACGAGTTCTTCCGTGATGCTGAAGAGAACCGCAAGCTCATCATGCTCGCTGGTCGTAACCCTTCGATTGAATATTTGAGTCGTAAGGCTTACTTCCCCCGCTTCAACCGGGACCTTACGGACGAAAGTGCGAAGATCCCAATCACAGGCACCCGAGAGTTCAACGCGGACTTCGACGGTGACCAGATGTACCTTATCGGACTGTGCGACAACGAGTCCAAGGCAAAGGCTTACGGTGCATGGGGACACCACCAGGTCCTTGATCGCAACGTGCCATTTAAAGTCAGTCGTTATGCAGGTCAGACGGTTACTACGCAGATGAACTTGAACACCATGCTCATGCAGACGCCGTTGATGACCAGTTTGCCGGAGGGACAAGTCTTTGAACAGCGCTGACGCGTTTAGCTTTTCAATCTCGGGCAGTCATACCGAGAATTCCATTAACCGCTACGCCGATTACCTGAACCGTGCTAACCAGGCCTTGGGTCGGTTTGGTGGTTGGTTGGGTGATCAAGCTGCAAAGAACATGGAGTCATTTGACAACTTCCTCAACTCCCGTGCGTGGGAAATGGGTAAGCGACTCCTGAACAAAGAAGATGGTGAGTACGTTAGCCGTTATTCGATAGGGTACCTGGGTAGTCTGAATGCACAGCAACAAGCTGAAGGCTACATGCGTGATATCATCATGGCCAACCCACTCGTCCAGCAGCTGTACCTGGACGGGGAGATCGAAGGCTATGGTGGTGAGTTCAGTCACTTCTGTAAGGGGATCGGTGAAGACAACTTGATCTGGCGACGCATGTTTGACGGCGTTGTCAACCTTACCCGTGAAGACGAGGTTAACCACCTCCGACGGACGTCTTACAGTGACTCGGTAGCTGGCAAGTACAGCTACCGTGACAAGGTCTATGCGCACAAGACCCACGCTGCCAGTAACCACCACATCGCGACCACTGAGTTCGACATCACGTCGAGTGCAGGTGAGCGCCGTCTGCAGTTCCGTGACAAAACAGAAGAGTAACCTTTGAAAGGACAGGTGAGGGGGAGACCCCTCACCCGTTCACTTCTTTTTTTTTTTACTTTCTTATAGAGGGTTTCTTTTTTATTGAGGACAAGATAATGGGTCGGTTCTGCATTGGCACGATGGACACCCGCTATGGCTGGGAAACAGAGTCACCGTTAAACGCAATCGCTCTCCATACTACCTACTTCTTTGCAGCACGTGAAAACCAGGACAAGCTCATCAGCAATGTCCCGAACTTCTACGGCCTCTGGCAGAAGTACGGTGAGACACCTGAGCGGTTGAGGGAAAACCTTAAGACCCAGTTTCTTGAGTACATGAAGGAACAGTTTGACGAAGTCCTGATCGAGGTGATCAAGCAAAATATCACTGGGCAGGCAAACAATTACAGGCTAATTTTGACCGGTAAGGTTGTGGTCGATGGCTCTGATTACGACTTGGCAGAAACCATTCTGGTGACTGGCGAGCAATACAAAGTACTTACCAACGAGAGACTGAAACGATGAACAAACGGGAACGCGACCAGATCATCGAAAACGACCTGGGCTGGGCACGTGACATCACGGTCACTGACTACGACGGTCGACTGATGATGGGGAACAAAGGTGACGAGAACCTCCCCTACAACATCGCCCACGTCATGAAGGAAGAGGAGTTCGTCCGTAAATGGATGCTCGCCTTTGCGGTGGGTAACGGCCTGGGTGTGAACTACTTCAACCAGGGCGAGTGGTTCAGCTTCTCCTACGGCGGTACACGCGCAGTCCTCATCGTTGCAAAGAACGAGGAAACTGGCGCCTACGATCCTGTCATGGTGATCCCTCCGCTGACCACCGTTAACCTCACGAAAGAAGACCGTGAGAAACTTCGTCTGGTGGCAGGGATGATGCACGCCAACAGCGAAGATGCGTCGAAGAAAAACGATATCAACGCCAACCTGTCCATTGCCAACACGCTGATGGACGAGCGCATCGGCCTTGAAGCCAAACCGATGAGCATGAGCGATCTGGTTAAGCCAGAGTTCTTTGCCAAGTATGACATCGAGCCTGAAGTAGAGCGCGGCGTCTACTACATCCGTGACGTCCTTCGTCGTGGTCAAAAGACCGAGATCGAAGACCTCAACCGTGCCCGAATGATCCTCTCCCGTGACCACAAGGGTCGGCAGGTTACAAAGGACGAGTACAAGTTCCTCTCCGAACTGAGCCTGGGCAACTTCAACATGGAAGGCAAGGAAGGTGTCGACGTTATCACCGACGGCGGTGAGACCTCGGCGACCGCGATCAATAAAGAAACACAGCAGGTACAATCTAAGGCACCAACTGCTCCGGATTCACCTTTCGAGTGTTAAGCAATTAGGGATAGGGGATTACCGATGCGTATTCTGGCAAGTTCTGACCATCACACGTTGCACCAGACAACTCCGACTCACCATGTGTTGGGCAATTTGTCACAATTCTTCTACAAAGATAACGACCTCGCAAATGTTGATCTCGTACTCTTTGGCGGAGACTTGATGGATAAGCTGGTTGAGTCCCCTAACCCTGACCTGTTTAAGGTCAAGGAGTGGTTTAAGGAGTTTACTGATTATTGCAACGCACGTAACACTGCGGTGCTCTATTTGGAAGGGACCTTTTACCATGAATGGGGGCAACCACGTCACCTGGTCACCGTTGCTCCAACCGGGTTTGACTTCCGTTACGTCGACACGATTCAAGTCCAACGTTATCCTGAGCTGGATGACTTAACGATTCTTTGCATTCCAGATAACCTGAAGGCCATGACGCCGAATGATATCTGGGAAGCGGCGCTGGATGTGTTAAAGGCCAACAAGCTTGACAAGGTGGACATTGTACTGTTCCACCAAGCCTTTCATGATCAGTTACCGACAAAGATGCGACACACCACACACGATCAGTCGCGGTGGGAATCCATCTGTACGTACATTATTCTTTCCGGTCACATCCACACCCCCGGCATTGTTGGCAAACGTCACTGCATGGGGTCGTTTGACCGGATCAGTCATGGCGAGGAACATCCAAAGGGTGCCTACATCATTGACCTTGATAAGAAGAAGGAAACGTACAATGTCACCTTTTGGGAAAACAAGCGAGCCCTTCCTTATGTGACCCTGACGGTGACTGAGGACATTTCAACGGAAGCCCTTGTTAAGCAACTGCGTGAGTTTATCAACAGCAAGAAACTTCCCCCATTCTCGCAGATCCGAGTCAAGGGTGGTCCTGCTGATATTGTCACTCCGGTGATCAAGATCTTTGAAAAGGAGTTTACCCAGTACGGCTTCAAGGCCAAGAACATCAAGGCCGAAGAAGAGTTGGTAGAAGAAGAGGTGTATTCAGAAAGCACGTACTGTGGAGTATCGATTACCAAAGATAACATCTCCACCTTACTCGCTAAAGAAGCAGCCAGCGATTTCGCAGATAAAGGAATTGACATGGCTGATGCATTGGCGGTTCTTGGAGAGTTTATTAAATGAGAAACCTAGGTGCATTGGGGATGAGCATTGGCACGTCCCTCGCCATCGAACAACCCGAAGCGGCAGCACAGATCCGAGCGTCAGACGTGATTCTTTTCAATCTGCTGACGCTTATTCGTAATGCCCATGACGCGTACGAGACAAAAGAAGAACGTACTGCACTGACCGCTCAGCAACTTATGGACGATACCATTGCTGACTTGAAAATGATGAGTCGGTGGTTGGAAGAAGTTCGTAAGACCAAGCCGTTAAAGTTGATTGTTTATTTTCCGTCGTACTTTTCGTTAAAGTTTAAGTTTCCGCTGGCTGATCTAAAAGTTCCCGAGACCGAACTGCAAAAGAGTTACGACAAGATTTCAAGCAAGGCGGCTGATCTTATCTATGATAAGTACCAGAAGCTTATTGAGCGTACCGATGTAGGGATGCCGTCCTTTAAGGGACGAGGCGTGGCGATGACCCACCGCGTTGTAGACTTAGCCGTCCATGACCATGTGGCCCGCCTTACGCTGATGGAATCCTACACAGGGAAGCTTAAACCGTATACCCAGTGGTACACCAAACTCACGGGCGGAAAAGAGTTGTACTTCCTGCCCTTTAACAAGCTTACCATTCAGGTCTTTGGGGATAAGTCGACTGACTTCATGTCTTCATCGAAAGGGATTAAGGAGCTCGTTAAGAAGCTGGCTAAAGATTCTAACTGGACACCTGCTACCACGGCGAGTCGTTGCCGATTGAACATCAACATGCTCCCAGATGGTATTGATAAAGCAGCCTTACTGAAAATGCTTTAATAATACTACTGATCCCATCTTCATGTAACGAATTAAGGAAATCCCCATGTCCCAGCCGAACAGCAACGCCCGCCGCAAGACCATTTTCGATGACTGGAAACAACCACAAGCCTCGACCATTGATCCGGTCCAAGGCGGGAAGTACCCGGCGACCTGGATCATCCAGCAGAAGTCGAACGGCAAGATCGTGATGAAAATCAACGATGGCATCTACGACCCGAACTCGAAGTCGAACCATCGTGAAGTCGAGATGAACTGGTCCGACCGTAACGCACTGATGGAAGGCATCCTCGAAGCGTGCATGGACGCTGGCTTCGAAAGCCGCCAGATGGTCATCCGCAAAAAGGACTTCATCAAGTCCGGCGGTCAGAGCAAGATCTCCGACAACCCGATCGTCAAAGCGATGTTCACCATCGACCGTTCGAAAGACGGCGTGATCAGCGTGACCTACCGCAAGGGCGAGTACTCGGCGAAGATCGTCTTCCGCGGCGCAAACGACACCGTGCTGTACATGAAGAACGCCGAAGGTCAAAAGGTCGAAGACCACGGTACCCTGTCCCGCTGGGCCGCTCGCGCCTGGGTCAAGTGGCACCAAGAGCCGGTGAACACCATGGAGCGCGACATGTACGAGCCGCCTGCTCCGAAAGAAGGCGCTTTCGCTCAGAAGTCTCCGGGCCGTAGCAACAACAGCAACAGCGACTTCGACTCCTCGTACGACGACGACGCTGACTTCTAAGCCTCGAGAAAAGATAAAGGGAGGGAGGGCGACCTCCCTCCCCCTCTTTTTGCATTTGGTAGATTTTCTCAAACCTATATTACCAGTGTGTTAGGTAATCCCTGGAGTTGCTGATGTTAACGATTGAAGTTATTCGAAAATCCATGAAAGGGATGAAGGCTATCGTTGTAGCCCTCAACGATCACTCCCTACGGTTCACTGGCGACAACTCCATCAAGCTGGAGAAGTCAAACAAGGGCAATATCAAAGCGCAAGAGGGCAAATTGTTCGATGCGTTCAACGACTACGTTGAGCGGTACTACACCTCCGAGGAACGTTTGGAGTTGTTCAAGCTGTACGAGCGTGCACACCGTATCTGCGAGAACCCCACCTACCGGGATTATAAGAAAGAGTTGCCAGAGGTCAAACCGATCACTGATGCAATCCTTGACTATATCCAGCCGGCTCGGTTCATGGACTTTATCCATAACTCCCGGCACCTGGTGATCCCACCTGAACTGAACCAGGCGGCGAGCAAAGGGTATTACCCTGAGCAGACCACCATTACCGAAGACCACTACGTCAGCATTGTGAAGATGACCTTGCTGATCCGAACCATCTACCCGATCATCTTCTCTCTGACCTACCGCTACGCCGGGTTCATGAGCATGAACTTTGCAGAGTTCGTCTGTGGGGACCTGATCAAGAACAATCCGCACATTGTCAATACCGACGGCTGGCGCAAGCTGCTGCTTTACGTGGACTTCTCCTTTAAGAAGCGTGGTGAGCCGCTTAAAGTAGACGGCGTGGGCAGCATGGAGTACTTTGTAGAACATGTGTTGTACAACATGGTCTTCAGTCGTCTCTGCTGTGCCATCATTCCGGAAACGGAGGAAGGCAAGAACCTCGCCACTGCGATCAACGCGGCGGTACGCCAACACGAGTCCAGCGGCAGCAAGTGGCGCAAGAAGGACGATGGTTACGAAGGCGAGGAAGAGAAGCGCTCGCTGTACGAACGTTACCAGGCAAAGGAAGCGGTTAAGTCCACTGACGAAGAAGTTGAAGCTGAGTTCTTCTCGATGGGACTGATGGATGAAATGGATCGGGAGCGACACACTGATCGATTCACGGTTCCTTGCATGGCACTTGGTATCAAGCAGCCTGAACTGGTTGAAAAGATCTTTGATAACATTCCCCCTAACTGGGAATTCGAGCTGGCACCCCACAACCTTAAGCTCCTGCAAATGGTCTTTAAGGGTGACATCTCAATCATGATTTACTGGGCAGCCAATTATACTCAGCTGATGGCAGCTATTGCATTGGCACAGGTTCGGTTGGCGGAATGGGGTTACGAATACCTCCCTTCGCTGGTGGGTGCAATTCACGACCCTAATGGCATGCGCTCGATTGCGGATGTTTTGAAGTTGACCTCGGTTGACAAAGATTACCTGGAAAGCATCTGTGACGTCCAAAGTAGAAACGATGAAGGTCGTTCCTTTAACGAGGCTATTGAAGACGCTACTGATTTCCTCGAAGGTTTGGCAGCGGGTCAGTGGAAGTCCAACCTGGAATACGGTGTTCTGAACGAGCGTGAGATCTACGATCGTGTAGAACGTGGTGCCTTGTTTGAACTTGAGATTGAACCCAAAATACGTGACGAGTTTATGCGCTTGGTTAGGCAAATCAGCGAATAAACTATTTTTGATAGATGATGGAGAGTAACAATGGCTGAGATCACAACTGTACTGCAACAGGCTTTCTTTGGTATTGGCACGAGTCAGCACCACCACGTTCACCGCCACACCACACTGAGCCTGGACAACCTGGAGATCGACCGACTCCGTCATGAGCAAGAATCCGGCGGGATCCTTCCGAAGACCCTGCACGACGTTGCCATGGGTTCCGGTCAGCTCTGCGCTCAGCCTCAAGGGTTCGTCTCCGTCGAAGAAGGGATGAACATGCGCCGAGGGATCTGCCTGCTGAAGTTCCAGGTCCACTCGAACGCCACTGAGAGCTCAGACATGTCGGTGGTGTGCTTCCTCGTGGGCGGTAATAGCAACGCTGAGAACGGCCTTGACGGTGCCACGCGATTGCAACCGGTACGCTGCTGGAGCACGCTCACGACGCAGTCGCATGACGGCCAGGGTTACCCAACGACCAAGCAAGTCGTTGACAGTACCCATCAGTTCCTCCTGGGTGACCCCTTCGGTAAGAAGGACATGGCCGCAGTGCGTCCTTATGACGTAGCGAGTGCTGCACTGGGTTACGCGGTAACTGACGGTGACGGGACTTCACAAAACTATTGTGGGGTGGCGAACTCCGACTTGACCAATCAGTTGCTCATGTCGAAGACCCAGAACCTGAACCCAACGCACTACTCGAAAGAGCTGCTGAAGTTGGCTGTAACAACCGCTGATCATGCCTCTGGGAACGATGGCAATCTGGCGTGGGCGATTGGTGAGTACATGACCACCGCCACCCTTAACGAGATCTCTCCTCACGACAACCCCTTCATGCAGACAATGATGAGTGTACTGAGCGTTCATAGCCTTGGCACATTCCGTGGGTGGTCGGTTGACGAGATGGTGGAAGTCTGGCCAAACTTCATCGACGTCCTGAACCTGGACAACATGGATGTCAGCAAGTTTGCGGCTGACGATACCCAGCTGCTGACCCAGGACTATGGCCGTGTTAACCAGCACGAGATCATTGCCTCCGAAGCAGCGATGATGTGTGTCCACCTGCTGCTCTCCTGCGGCTTGATGTCGTACAACTTCAGCTGCACCAACAACCCTACTGACTTCGACGGCGTCAGCGGCGATGAAGGCGGTGGTGGTGTAGCGTTCTCTCCGGCACAGTCCATGTCGGTGCTGGACAACGACCTCAACCTGCACGGGCGGGTAGAAACCTTTAACCGCCAGTTCACCGATGCATTCTTCGCCAAGTACACCGGTCCCTACGCTCACCTGCGTACCCTTATCAACCTGCATATGGAATGCCACATGTTTGGTGAAACCCGTGTCACGATCTCGTTCGGCACGGATTACAACAACAGCAAAACCTTTAGCAACGCCACCTACTACATCAACCACTCGAGTTCTCTGATCTCCGGGACTGAAATCGGTCTGTCGGAATCGAAGAACTACCTGAGTAACATCAAAGAATACTTCTAAGGTGATCAGTGATGAATGAACTGAACAAGCTGTACAAGGACATGCTCATGTCCTGGAACACGGTCGTCAAGACGGACGGCAAGATCCTGCTGGACCTCGACGGGAAAGAATACCCGATCACCATCGACGGGATGAACCTCTACCTGCCAACGACTGACGTGCTCGACGAAGTGGCAGTCGGCAAGGTCTTCTTCCACCCTGCGTGCGAAGACATCACCTCGAAAGAAACCGAAGTGTTCAAAGTGGTCCGCAAGGTAACCTCCCTGCGCCTGCTGAACGCCTTCCGTTCGATCCCACCGGTCCTCTTTCCAGTCGCCGGCAACAAGCCAAAGAACTCCTGGAGCCAGCGCGTTCTGGATCTACTGGAACCCCTCAAGGGCGCCAAGGGTCCGGTCATTCGCGAAGTCCAAGACCTCTTCGGTCGGCTGCATGTGGAAGTCGAAGAGAACGGCCTGGACAACCGCTTCGTGCACTTCAAGACGAACAAGTCCAGCGGCAAGCTGTCGAAGACCTCGGGCGACAAGGTCTACTACACGACGAAGCCGGAGTTCCCGTTCTATAACGAACTGGTTCGCCGTATCGCCCGTACCGAAGGCAAGACCGACAACCAGCAGATCGAGATCAACAACCACAGCGTCTCCCGCGCCGCGGTCAAGTTGGCTATCCACCTGTTCCAGTACATCGTCCCAGCCGTGCTGTCACCTGACGACCATGTGCATGAAGCGAACAGTCCGATCGCTGCACGTCTGATCTCGTACCTCAACTGCTACGCCGACGTGGCCGAGCAGATCAACAAGATCCAGAGCACCTTCCGGAGCGAGTTCGCGAAAGCGGGCATCTACCCGGTCAACCTGAACTGGACCGAAGATCTGGAAAACCTGCCCGAGTGGTACAAGCAGGTTCCAAAGATGGACTACAACACCCACAACACCCACGACGAAACGATCCACCAGGCGGCTGGTCGTCAGGACTTCGCTGGGTTGATGTCGGTGAGCAGCAACGTCCATCAGGCGCCGTCGCACGCCGCACCGGGGTCGTCGACTCAGCCGTCGGGTCAGAACATCGATCCGAACACCGGCTTTGTTATCACCCCACCACCACAAGTACTCCATACGGACCGCCTGACCCGTTACGAGTGCAACTTCCACCAGGGCCGCGTCACTCACTACGGGATCGATACCCTCACGAACCTGCCGGTCATGTACATCTGTACTCGCCAGGGTTCGTTCCTCGAACGTCAAACCCCTAACCCGAACGCCGGTGCAGCCATGTACGGTGGCATGAACATGGGCTTTGGCGGCATGGGGAACATGGCCGGCATGGGTGGCATGAACGGGATGATGGGCATGGGCGGTCAGCCGATCCAGCTGCCTAACGGACTGATCCAGCTGCCTAACGGCCAGATCATCCATCCGTCCCAGCTCCAGCAGATGATGCCAACTCCGGTCATGCCAACCGGGACCCCAAGCGTGACGAACTTGGACAACGGTGGCAACAGCGGTTTTGGTAACAGCCCTTCCTGGGGTTAACAGGTAGCATTAATAACCAGCAGGGGGCGACCCTGCTGGTTATTATTTTTTGTCCTTTCCCACTATTTTTATGCTCTGGATGTATTATTACGTGCAATGCGCGCGTTTAATGCATCTTCGCTTACCTGGTAGATCAGGGTCAAGCCACTGATGTCTTCAAAGGGATCAGTAATTCCATTGATGTAGGCGGTTGTCCACCACAGATAGGAAGGAACCCCCAACGAACGCAACAAGCGATAGAAGTCATTCTTGTACGCTTGCTGTACAGCGGGAATCACGTTGGGAAAATACGAAGCCTCCTTGCGAATCAACTCCAGCTCCGAACGAACCAGTGTTTTGTATCGTTCGGTATAGAAGACGTCCTTACCGTTGCTAAAGTCATTGTTGGCAATGGGCATAAGTAACCTTTCAGTAGGGTCAAGATAATTTAAACCTATATTATCTTTCTGAACCTATACCCTGATGTCTAAGAGGTCTTTAATGAATGAGTTCGAATTTAACTTAACGGGTATTGCAGATGGTGTTCGTTACAAGTACGAATGCGGTGAGAACCAACTGCACCCAGCGCTGATTGGTGTTAGTAGTAACTTGATTGTTTTCCCCATGTGCAGCTCGGCTGGTCGTATGTACATGGCCGGTAACATGATTCCCAAGTCTGTACCGACCGAAGGTGCGGATGTTCGTTGGCTCATGAGTGGTAACGAACGGAAGTACGGCAAGACATCACGCAAGGTGGTCGCTCCCAGCAACATGATCGTTGAGGAACTCTTCTACATCCAGAGCTTGGATTCGGAAAAGAACAGCGACGATTGGCAACCGACCTACATCATTTACAAGAACGATGAGAAGAACGCGTACGACCTTCTCGAACTTCCCACCTACCACACCCAGAACACAAGCGTGGGCTGGGAGTACGTCTATGACAAAGACGTCCTGCGCAAGCTTAAGCAAGGCGCTTGGTTGCCGAAAGGCACTATCTTTGCCCAGAGCCCACGGATCGACGAAGACGGCATCTGGCGCTTCTCCATGCCGACACGGGTAGCCGCTTATTCCGACCACCGGACGGAAGAGGACGGCATCGTTATCACCGAGTCGTTTGCTGAGCGATGTGCGTGCATGTTTAAACACACCCGCGCCTTCAACTGGAACGAAGACGAGTACATTCCATTGATGCTGTACGGCACCGATGAGAACCCATCCCCCTTCCCAGCACCAGGTGAACCGATTCGTTCAGACGGTATCGTGATGGGCTTCCGGAAACGGATCAAGGAGAACGCACTGGTCAGTCTTACCAAGAAGGCCTTGCGTGAACCTGACCCCACCTACGATCACTTGCTCTATGCGCCACGGGACTGTGAAGTTAAAGCGGTTCATGTGGACTCGGATCGGAGCAAGAACAAAGCCAACAACCGCAACACCACCTACATCCCCCAGCGTCACAACCAGATGCTGGACCGTTACGAGCGTCGGCGTAACGAGATGTGGAACGCGGTCCTGCAGTGGTACGAAGGTAAGGTTCGCTTGAGTCGTGACGGCAAGATTGCCATGACCCACAAGCTCAACACCTTTATCCGTGAAGCCTACGGTAACTACACCAATCGCTCCGGTCGCACCAACCCACTGTATCGTTCGATCAAGCGGGAGAAGTACAAGGACTGGAACGTCACCATTGAACTCAAGCAGCGCATGACCGGTCGGGTCAAGTGGAAACTGTCAGGGTTGAACGGTGACAAGGGTGTGGTCATTCAGATCATTCCGGATAGCCACGCACCGCGTTATGCGGATGGAACAACTGCCGAGGTGATCCTTAACAACATTCCGGCCTTCCGTCGTCAGATCTACGCATTGTTGCTGGAGTTGAGTATCAACTTCCTGACCATGCACATCCACCGTGAAGTGCAGCACCTGCGCAAGCAAGGCGACTATCGCACGGCACACCGGAAGTTGATGGAGTACTTTGATCAGGGCTTCCCTGAGTTCGCCGAGATGTTTAAATTGGCGACTGAGGAAGAAGAGGACATGATCGAGTACATTGACAACGTCAGCAAGAAGAACATTTCCATCCACGTTCTCAGTAACTCGAAGTTGTTTGGCGTCAACCTTATTAACAAGCTACGCGAGCGTTACAAGTACCAGCCCCAGAAAGCAACCTGGGTCAACTCCTTGGGTGAACTGCAAGAGACAGCCAACCCCATCATGATCAGCGTGCAGGACCTCATCCTCTTGGATAAGTTCGGTAGCGACATGAGTGCGCAGTGCATGCCAAAGTCTAACCTCTTTGGTATGGCGGCGAAGATGAGTGACTCGGACCGTTATGGGTTGCCGATGAACGACAAGAACAACAAGAACACCGCCGAGACCGAGGGTCGCTGGGTAACCAGTCAGTCGGGTGGTCAAGAGGTGGTGAAACTGTTGTCGCTTGCGTATTCGCCTGAGAACCGCATCAGTGCAGTTCGACGCTGGGTAAGGGCTAACGACCCATTGAATATCCCTCAGATTATTAAGCCGGAGGAATATGTGAATAACCGCGCATTGAACATGTCCGTCAGCATGATGAAAGACTCGGGGCTATCGTTGCGGCATGAACGACCGAGTGACCGTGTCAGCTACGAACATCTCCAAGGCTACAATGAGAGCCGATTGGGTGGTCTCCTGTCTGAGCTGAGTGCCAAGGAAGCCGAACTTAAAAAGAATCAACCTGAGGACACTCCTTCATGATGCAGGTCAGTCTTCGCGAATGGGCCAATCTGCCTGAAGAAGTGATGCTGCGTTGGCGAGGCTACCGCTGCCCGGTAACGGTGACCGACGATGAGGGCGTAAGTGTTGATTCTGACACCTACGTCCTGATGTTGACCTGGTTGGGGTTGATCATTCACCGTCACTATGACCACATCCCTTATTCGGTCAAGGAGCTGATCCCGTCGAATAAGGTAGAAGCCAACAAAGGCAAGATGATTACCTACGACGATGACGTCCAGGCGATCCCTATCAACTACATGCTGGCGAAGCTGCTCCCTGGGATTAGGAACCTCAAGGAGATCGATGACATCAAGCGTCTGATTCACATCTGGCAAAATAAGTTACATAACCAGTCTGTAGTAATGGGCGAAGGTTCCTCGTTGTCGGCCTCGGCTGAATCCGTCGGTGACCTCATGGCGGATGAAGGGGTCATGGAGATCCGTGACGAGATCCTCAACAAGAAGATCTCGATTGATGAAGGCGAAGAGAAGTTTAACGCCCACATCAAGTCGGCCGAGAGTCTTGACCATAACGTCATGGCGATGCTTGCCAGGACCGGTGGCGTGAGTGTCAACCAGGCGTATCAGTTGTCTGTGATGCGGGGTGGCGTGTTTAGCTTGAACAACACGATTCACCCTAACGCTGTGTCGGTACCTTATGCACACGGCATCACCAACCTGGCGGACTCCCTGGGTGAGAAAAACGCCTCGGGTAAAGCCCTGACCAACAACGGTAAAGCGTTGAAGGATTCAGAGTTATTCCACCGCAAGACCCATATCTTGACCGCAGTTGTGCGTGGCATGCAATTCGGTTGGGATTGTGGAACAAGGATCTGTGTTCCTATCAAGATCGCCAACATGAACGTGGCCATGGGCCTCAGAGGTAAATGGCGTGAGATGCCAGCAGGTAACCTCGAGCTCATTGACAACGAGAATGTCTGGGATATCAAGGTAGGGGAAACGGTCTACGTTCGTTCGATTGCGTTCTGTAACTCTCGTGATAGCGGGGTTCCTTGTGGAACATGTTACGGGATGATGGCAACGTCGATCCCGTTTAACCAGATGATGGACAAGATTGCTAACGTGGGTATGTGGTCGGCTACCTCTATCTGTAACCCAATGGGTCAGGGGATGCTCTCCACTAAACACTTCATCAGGAATGCGATCACACGGCAGTTCGTTCCGCACAAGCGGGACACGAATATCATCTCCAGTAATGGCGATGAGATCTTCTTGAATCCCGAGGTCATCGAACCTGGTTGTGACATGGTCTTGGGAGCAGACATTGTTAACGTCCTATCGGACATCCGTTCCTTGGGTGATCTGAGCGCCGTGAGTCTGGAGAAGCTGCCTTACTTTGCTGAAGTGACCTTCCGTTATGCGGTTGAAGATATCATGATGGGCGGTAAAACGATCCAGCAACACGCTGCCCATACATCGATCTCCTCTCGTAAAGCACGGTTCTCTTTGGAATTCCTCCGGTATGTGTTGGAACACGGCTGGGATACCCTTGGGAAGAAGCATATCAAGATCGACCTGAGTCACTGGAATGTACTGGAGCCTGTGTTTAGCCTTCCGTTCATCCGCGAAGACTTGGATGCTCACCGTGCTCGTGTAGAGAGTTTCATCACCTTTAGCAAGCGTAACTCCACGTGGAAAAATCAGGTGGTTACACCAAAGGTCTTTGGCGAGGTACTGACCGAGTACTGGTCACTTATCGCGCAAGAGATCAAGGGGATCAACATCGTGCACCCGGAGGTCATGTTGTACTGCTGTTTGACAGCAACTCCAGGCGGTATCGACGCTTCCATTCCACCCGGCGATGTACCCAAGTACTTCTCGAGCTTTGAGGAGTGCGTAGTGGGCCGTGGTATTGGTCACCTGATGATCTACGAGCGACAGCAGAACGTGCTGAACAAGATGAAAACCTTCCGTATGGTCAACCGTCAAGGTAGCCCGTTGGAAAGTTTCTTTAGTCTAGGTGTTGGATAACCTTTCAGTTTAGCGGCTGCTTAAACCGGATGGAGCTCTCGAAAGGGGGCTCCTCCCACCGACTTAAGAGGTCGTTATGCGTAAGACAGTCACGATTAGTAAAGGGTATCACTACCTAAGGATCTTTGATTACCATCCGGAATTTGTTACAAACGTTATAAAACCGTTTTGCCGGATTCACATGTACCAGATGGGAATGCGTCCTAACGGCCAGACCCGTCAGATGGAACGTGTCATTGATCATGTCTTTGCCCGTTCTAACCACGACAAGACCGAGTACCGTTTCTCTTCAAGTCTGTTGAACCAGTTCTTGGAGTTTGCTGTTTACCGAGGTTATGACCGTGGTCGTATGACCATTGTTGAAGAACCCATCATTGAACCTGTTAAGGTAGACTTTACCTTCCAGGACGGTTTCGATGTCCCCCGGCCTAACCAGGTTGAGTGGACAGATTACATGTTGACTGATGGCTACCTGAAGATCAACAACGATAACACAGGGGGTGGTAAGGGTTACATGTCGATCTATGCGATGGCTAAACGTGGCTATCGTACCGTGATCACCATGGCCCCGCGGTACATCCCCATCTGGCGAGGGGAGCTCAACAAGTTCCTTAAGCTGGAACCTGGTGATTTGTTAGTGTGGGAACACCCCTTGCCAAAGTTGGTCGATGCCTTTAACAACGGCACGGTGAACCCAAAGATCGTGATCCTGCCCATGTCTCGGATTGAACCCTTCCTCCGGAAGAAGGAGATCCCAGAGCCACTGGACTTGGATGACGTCTTTAGAGCGATTCGACCAGGTACCCGCATTATTGAAGAAGGTCACGAGGCTATCCACCAAGTGTTCTCTTCACTGATGTACGGCAACCTGAAGATGACCTACGTCTTGTCTGCCACACTGAGATCAGATGATGCCTTTGTTAACCGGGTCTACGAGTGGCTGTATCCAGTCGCTACACGCCTCAGGGAAGCGAATGCGCAACATTACATCGACACCATAGCCTACCTCTACAAGATCAACCTGCGCAAGCACAAGGTCAAGTGGGAGCGTTATGGGGCCTATGATGACAAGGTCTTTGAGGAAAGCATTCTCGCCTCGAAGGAATTGACTGATTTCTTCTTTGAACTCTGGTACAAGGCGTTTGAAGAGTGGTACGTCCCAATCCGGGAGGAGGGAACGAAAGCCCTGTTCTTCTTCTCTCGTAAGCAGATGTGCAAAGAGATGCAAAAACGTTTCCTTAAGAAATATCCAGGATGGGATATGGAAACGTTCCTGGCCAGTGAAGAGAAGGACAAGGAGAAGTACAAGAAGCACGAAATACTCTTCACGACGCAGGGTAGCTGCGGTACCGGTAAAGACATTCCGGGACTGGTACGTGTATTCTGTAGCCATACGGTGTTTTCAACACAAACCAACCGTCAGATGATCGGTCGTCTGCGTGAACTGCTCAAGCTGTTTGATGGGAGGATTACTCCTGCCTTCATCTTTGGGGTCTGCGTAGACATTGATAAACACCTGGCGTGTATGGACAAACGTAAAACTGCTTTTGCGGCCAAGTCCAAGTCGTTCAAGCGGATGAACCTGGACTGCGCTCTGGAGTAATCTGGAGCGTTTCCTCTTTTTGTGGGTGATCTAACATGCTACCTAATTTGACCAGTGAATTCCTGGTAGTGTTAAGAACCGAGTGCAATGGCACGAACAGTGCACTCGGTGAGATTGGCGTGATTAAATGTTTGGATGATTTCTTTCGCTTTAGCAAGTCCGAGAAAAGTGCCTTTACTTTGGGCACTGAGGAATTGCAGTGGCACGAGCCAGAGTTTGTTGAAGCTTTTGTGGAAGACCACCTGTTCGACAAGAACGGGTTGCCGGCCATTACCTCAAGCGAAGACGAGTACTGGGCCGTGTTAGCCAACCCAGGTGACTCACGCCTCGGCTACGAGCTTGAAATCTTCGAATCGATCGAGGGGATCATGGAGGCCAACCGAACAGTGCTGGACAATATCGCCACTAATTACAGCATTGAGCGGTGGGATGTAGTGCGTAACCTCCCTGGTTTCATGGTGCTTTCTATCAAAGGAGTTAAATGCTGATGGGTACTCAACGTTATGACCCCGAAACGAAAACCAATGTAAAGGTCCTTATCATCCGACTTCCAGGTTCGCCAACGGAAAACTCAGATAAGACCTTTATCCTCAGGATCATGGTGGTTGAAAAGATCCGTGCCTTCATGGACAACCTCGACTTCAAGCAGATGCGGACCGAGTTACTCCAGAAGCATATTAAGGTACCACCTTTCTACGATACCGAGGTGTTGCAGCGCGATTACTTCGAGTCCGAGGCGATGGAGCTGAACAGCCTCTACGATCGTATTGAGCTGGATCCTTTGTTCAAAGAAGATTTCTTTGCTCTCAAACCCTACCAAGGCCATAAGTGGGAACTGCGTTCCGCCACTGAACATGCCATCATGCTGACTGTCGAGGTTTAAAGTGGAGTTCATTATCGTTAAGCTGGACCCGGATACCCGCGAAGAACTGTACGCGGACATCAACCCCCATCTGGTGGACTTCATTCTTCTCGAAGCCATTACCCTGGCGGGCAAGGAGATGATCAACAACCCGGACGCCATGATCGAAGCAAGTGGCGACGACTACTACCACATGAACGACCCCGAACTGGACATGGATAGCGCTATCCGTAGCGTTCTCGATGTCATGGAACAGGTCGACAAAGAAGCCGGCGTGGACACGACTGCCGAAGACTACGACGTCGAAGACAAGTACCAGTTCATCTCCGACAAGCTCGTCCTCGCCCTGTCGTCGATCACCTTCGCGAACAAAGTCGGTGAAGTCCTGCTGTTCCACAAGCTCGTGACTGATCCGAAGTTCTCTACCGGCGTCAATGTCAAGGGCAACCACCTCGGCAACGTGGCTACCCTCAGCCTCAGTCCCCTGGTCGAGCAAGACAGTGCCAACCGCCTCATCGAGTCGGCGCGCAACATCATCGCTGAAGAAGTTCCACCGATGTCGGACGAAGAAGCGAGCGAAGTACAAGCCCACCAAGCGTACCTCAAGCACCTCGATCCTCTGTCGCGCGAAGCCTACGTCGAACGGCTCCAGCAAAACGTTCGCAACGCCTGGCCGGTCAAGTAACCCGTTGTCCTTCTTAATGCCCTCCTAGCCCCGTCAAGGGCTAGGAGGGTAATAGGTCTCTATTGGAGTTTTATGAAGAAGAAGAAATCTAAGCACGGTGTTAGTCCTAAGGGGGCTATTGTCCTTCGTGAGCGTGAACAGAAGAGAAGAGATAGTCTGATCAAAGAACGGAGAGAACGCGTCGAGCACACCGCTACTAAGACGGCTAATCCACTGGTAACCCTACTGGGAGAATTCCCCGTCTCTGCCGTACTGGGAAAGGAACATGACACTGAGCTGGTCTGTGACGTGGTTAAATCCGTATTTCCCTATTGTCCTAAAAACCGGTAACCCAGCAAGAGTTAGCTTATGAACCTGCTTTTCATTGACGATTTGTTCAACACCCCTGAGTCATTGGAAGCCTATAGGCTGACTTCCTTCCCCTTTAACCTAGGGTTGGTTAAACAACGTCTCGATGAACGATTGAAGTTAGACCCCGAGTACGAAGTATTCCTCCCCGTAGTTTACTACCAACATGAACTCCGGACCAAAAATAAGCTCGGTCAAGCCGCGATCCAGCCCTTCGGATGGTTCATATCTAACAAGGGCAACATTTACTCAAAAAGGATAGGTAAGCTTGTAACCCCCACGCTCAACCAAAGCGGCTATCTTCAGATCGTTGTTGGAATGGATGGGGAGCAAAAGAATATGGTTGTCCATCGCATGGTAGCCTGTGCTTTCATTCCCCTAAAGGAGCATCACGATCGAATGGGGCTGCACCCAAAGGATTTGGAGGTAAACCATACCAAGGGAGATAAGAGCAAAAACAATTACTTGGATTTAGAGTGGTCTACCAAATCAGAAAACGAAGTACATGCCTATAGAACCGGGTTAAAAGTTTCTGGTAAGAACCACCCTAAGACTAAACCTCTAAAGGGCAGGATTATTAGAGGGGACTACATTGGTTACGAATTTGTAGTTTTTGGAGGTTATCACTTAGAGCTTTATGGGTTTGATCAGGCAGCAACTAGTAACGCGGCTAACGGCATTCTCAAGTCACATGGGAACTGTAAGTGGTCGTTTGCGACAGAAGAAGAACAGTCTGTCCTTCCAAAGACGATTCCTGATGATATTCTTAAGGATATCCAAGAAACTTGCCCTATCGCTAAATATCGAACTGTTGGAACTAATATCCTTACAGGAGAAACAGTTACCTTCATTGGGAAGAAGAAGTGCAAGGAGCTAGGATTCAATCCAGAAGCTATCGGGAACATGATCGCCGGAAGAACCGCTAGTCATAAGGGTCACACCTGGAAGTATGAGTTACTAGAGACCGAGTCATAAGACTAACCCTCCCTACCAGACGGTAGGGAGGGCTGTTGACTGTTTTTTTTTTATTTGAGAGCGATATCGAGATCAAGCACGGAAGTCTTAGATCCCGCAACGTGAGCCGCTTTCATACGGGCCAGCATCATGCGAGTCGGGATCAACACAATCTCAGAGCTCAGTCGTTCCCCATAAGCACCGAGACCAATACCACAACAGGTCTGGCAGTACTCGCCGTCTGGAAGGACGCAACGATTACTCGTTCTAACCTCCGTAGGCTTCCCTACAAGACTATCCACGTTGTCCTTGGTGATAAGGGTAACCTTCTTGCCAATCACCGCGTAGACGCCAATCCAGTACTTCTTATTGGACTTCGCGATCAGTACAGTTTCAGTCGAAGGAGAACCGCAATCAGGGGTGGTCATCGAGACAACTGCACGACCGATCAGACGCAGGGTTTCCTTAACCTGAGAACCACCTTCACCCGTCGCCATGGAACGGCTGTACGAGCCTGCCACAGCGGTATTGATGTAAGCCGAGAGGTACTGCGGATCCCAGCCTTCAGCCAGCGATTGCTTCAGGGCAACCCAGCCCGTCCCAGTATCGTTCGGTTCAATACCAAACGCAATAAACATCCGCTTACGACTGTTGTCGATAAACTTCTTGTTGATAAAGAACTTCTTGCTCGGACCTTCCAACATCTTCTTCATGTCCAGGGCTACAACCTGGTCAATGATGTTGGTAAAGACTACTGGGTCGTCAAGTTCGTGCTCGTGCTCTTTAAAGAGACGGTCACGGAGTTCCAAGACCTCACGATCAACCGTCAGTGCATCGAGTCCACCCGGTTTGATGTAGTGACTTCCCAAACCTTCCAGGAAGTTACAGTTATGGGTAAACATGAGGCACTCGTCTACAGACGCCTTGCCTGCCGGAACCGACTCCCCAGGTTTCGGGTTGTCCACCATGATCTCGCGGAAGAGGTCTTCAAAGAACCCTTTGGTGAACTCACGGTTAACGTAGTCAACGGTTCCTTTAAAGGGCTCCCAGATAAGGATGGTGTTAAACAGGAACAGGCCAAAGGTAGTCTTGATCGGTTTGCCTTTCAGCAACGGATGGAAATCACCCGGTAGCTCAAGCAATTCGTCCATGTAGAAGAGGGGTTCATTAACGTCACCCCCCTCGACACGGACTGGTTGGCCATCGATCAACGTCCAGTGCTGGCCCTTTTCAATGTAGACAGCACAGGGCTCCTGCTTGAACAGTTCAGACGAGTCCGGGTCCTCGAACTGAATGGTAATCAGCGACTGGATACTGCCCTTGTTGTCGTAACCGTCGTTGTCGATAAAGTGTTTGAGGTATTCAAGCTTGTTCACGGATAACCACCCCCTCGATCATTTGCTCGAAACGTGTAATCGCTGTAATGTCTTCAATAACCGAATAGAGATACTCGGTGGCCTTTTCTTTCAGCCAGTGGTCGTTAATGTCGGAGATGAGGTAGAAAGCAACCACTTCTTTCGCAAAGACCAGCAAGTCCTCTGACTTACCTGATTCCAGGAGTTCTTCCAGGTAGGGTTTAAAGAAGTTCAGGTAGGTTGGCATCCCACCTCCCGCTTGACCGTTGTTGATCAAGTGTTCGTACGCCCGAGTCCCTTCCATAAACGCCTTGTTATCCATTACCCGGTTAACAATGTTATCTGGAGTGTTCGCCATCTCTTCAGGACTAAACAGGGTGTCCTTAATGGCCTTCAACGTCACTTCGGAGACGTCCACAAGAAGAACTTCGAATACCGACAGGTCTTCATCCTCACCCCAGTACATTTCCATCGCACGCAGGAGACGGTTCACCGGTGGAATGTCCATGCATTCTAAAAGAGACTTGAGACCGATGAGGTCTTCGTACTCTTGCAGACTCAAGAAGAAGTCCAGGAGCTTTGCCAGGTCCTTGATGTATTCTTCGCCTGCTACATCTTGATTAAGGGAAATCCCCATTTCGGTCAGCAGGCTAATTATATTGACTGTTAGCAATACGTAGACGGTTTGCTTCTTAACAGACAATTCCAAGTCAGTGTTGGCGAGAACGTCAGCGATCTGGTGAGGAACTACCGAGTCTTCATCCGAGAGGATAATTAAATTAAACGCATTATCCAATACTGTAGCCTGTAAGGGCGGGATAGCGCTGCGAAAGGTAATCCACATTCCACCGACCATGTTGTCTGCGAGATTACCCTCTTCATTCAAGTTGACTGTTTCTTCGACATCGATAAGCATCGATTAACCCTCTGTTCAATTCAAGGAAGCTATAGCATCATGGCCACCAAACAACAAACCATGAAAGCCAAAAAGATCGCCCGTTCCAAGAGCAAGGCCAAGGCCCGTGTAAAGGCTGCCAACCAGTCGACCTCGAGTCAAGGTGCCAGCCGTGGCTTCTACGACAAGAACGCCAGCGTCTATGACCTCATCAACGATGTGAAGTCAGGTGCCACGAAGATCAAATCGAAGCTGGCCAAGGGCGAAGTTCCGGAAATCGGTATCAACCGTGTCGACTTCCTCCGCGGTATCCAGGAAACCATGGAGCAGGTCATCAAGCTCCATGGCGGCATCGCGATCTACACCATCCTCGCCGAAGACGAAGGTCGCTTCCAGATCACCCCTGAAAATGCGATGACGATCGAGGTCTACGAGCGTTCCATCGTGCGCTTCGTGGAAAACGTCGACGCCATCATCATGCTCGACCAGGCGCAAAAGCTGCCGGAAGACTACGTCGAGCTCGTCATGGACATGGTCGACGTCATGCGTGATCTGATGATCATCTACCACATGCCCACCTACGAAATGCTCAAGAAGAAAGAGCACGAGATCAACCGCTACGTTACCGAGCACCTCCCGTCGGGCATGCCAGTACTCGAGTACAGCCGTCAGCTGCACGAGGAACGGATCAAGAAGGTTGGTCCTCTGTACGTCACCACCGAAGGCGTCTCGGCAAAAGAGATCGCTGAGATGGTCCTGATGACCCAGACCCTGCTCGACGAGAACGAAGCGGGTGAAGTGGTTCCCCCAGCGGACACCGAAAACCTGGTACCGGATGACTTCCCTGAGGTGGAACCGGTAAAGGACATTCCGCAAGACCCTATTACCGAAGAACGTAACAAGGACGCGCAATGATGTCTGATGATCCAACCGTAAACAATCCAGCAGAACATTCTCCTCTGGCCAACGCGGTGAGCGAGGCGATTCCACAGCCACCAAAGCCGTTCGGGTACACCGACACCCACACACCAGAAAACACACCGTTGAAGAAACAGGTAGATTCCCTGCCTGAATCGAAAGGCCAGGCAGAAGACACCGACGAGAGCCGGCGTCAAGGGTTTACCCCGATCTACCTCGGGAACAGCAAAGCGGACTACGATGCAGTCCAGGAGCTGGTGTCGATCTGGGTGTCGCTCAGCAGCATCCGTGAAGTCGCCCGTAAAGGTCAGATCCACAAGAGCATGGTCAATGCGACCCTGGCCGAATGGCACCAGTACTGCGACCAGAAGTTCCCTGGTGTCTCGTACGACGACATGGAGATCAAAGCCGCGGACATGTACCGCTTCCTCCAGAACACGTCTGACCCCATCATGGTTAAGACAAGGATGATGCGGGAAGAAGCCCGTAACGTGTACAAGGCCTCTGACTCTATTGTCATGCCTGACATCACCGGACTCATCCCGAGCGCCACCGCTCGCCCGAACAGCCTATCGGAGCAAATGGAACGCGCTGCTTCGCGGGGTAACTCCAGTCCGTACCTGTACGCGATCAACCTGCGCAACAGCTTCTGCAAGTTCCAGCTGGCCCGGGGTCACAAGACTGACGCTGCAATGCTCATCAACGAGATCAACGCGACCATTCGTGGTTACGTTCGTACCGTCGGTGGCAACTCGCTGGTCCTGTCCACGATTGCAGGTTACCGCGCGGTGTGGAACTGGATGGTTCCGTACATCACCAACTGCAGCATCGATGGCATCGCGGACTTCCGCGACCTGGCTCAGGTTATCCGCTTCCGGGACATGGAAGTTATCCTGGCTGCACTGCTGGCCTCGTTCGAAGACGACGAAGCCAACATGGACCTGCGTTGCTTCTCGCCGTCCTGTGACTGGAGCTCCTACGAGAAGATCAACCCGGCGCTGCTCGTCCGCCATCGCCCAAGTGCCCACACCGATGAAGAGATGGCCATCCTTGGCAACATCTTTAACGGTACTGCACGCTACAGCATGGCGCAGGTACTCGAGTTCATCGAGAAGTCCAAGTACGGGGTGGAAGAGAACTACATCTACAATGCCAACCAGTCGGTCCGTCTGACCGTTGGCAACACCTCGTTGGCGGAAGCGTTTGCTGCGCTGGACTACATGGTCACCCAGGTGGATCCTCAGATCGCCAACGCCCGAAACAACATCACCGACCAGGAAGCCCTCGAGGCCCAGATCGCTGTGATTCTCAAGGGTGTCGGTGGTTGCGAATTCCTGCACTGGGTCACCGAGTACTCGCTGATGCCGCAGCCAGGGAGCGATGAACCGCCGGTTGTGATCAAGCGCCGTGAATCAGACCAGCTCGAGTTCAACAAGGGCCTGCGCGGCGCGCTGAAGGACAGCTACCTGGACAACCAGCTGACCCGCTTCGTGTACACCGCTGGACCGTACATGACGCGTACCTTCATCGGTCTGCGCAATACCCCTTGCCCGAAATGCAAGAAGGGCGCGGATGAGGTCAATGGCCATGCTCGCAACCTGGGGTACACCCCGATCGACATGTTCATGACTTTTTTTACCCATACCCAGTTCATGTTGGTTCGGATGGCGGAAACCAAGCAGCGGGTCGAGCTCGAAGCCCGCTCGTAATCGGTGGTCCGGTTTTTCCCAACGATCAGTATCGGCAAGCATTTGCAAACGTAGGAAAGATCGACGAAAGCCTGTTCACGGAAGAACAGCTTGCCTTTAACAGAGACCTGCTCTACGACCTGAAGATGGGGTACATCGACGTCAAGCGCTTGAGGCCTGGCCAAGGTGCACTCTACTACGAGGGTGAAAACGAGTTTCGTCATCCCTGGGCCATGGAGGTGATTATGGAGGAATTCCATTTCCATCGTCTCCATGAGTTCATGACGTTGACGGAATACTTGAACACACCCATGTTCCTAGTAAAGAAAATCCTTAAGGGAAGTGCGAAAGGTAAAGCCGATCGTGCTAAGTGGGATGAAGAGAAACGTAAAGAAGCTGAACGGCTAAAGTCCAATCGGTTGAAAGACACCTCTAATCCAAATATGCCCCCTGAGGATCCCCATCTCACGGAAGTCCTCCGAGCAGCAAGCGCTGAACTGGCGGGTAAGGCACTTTGATGTAACAAATATACTAGACCTCTTCCGAAAGGGAGGGGTCTAGGTATTTTATGGTGAACACCTAAGTAGTACCTTTATTTTTTCATTCAGAAAGGGGCCCCTTTCATGAGCAAGAAAGACACTAAAGAGGAGATCGAGTACGATGCTCCTGAAGTTCAAACGCTGGGCACTGAAAGCCCGGCGGTAGAGGTGGTTGATACTGCCCCTGCCGAAGTCAACCGCACCAGCCTGCCAGGCACGGTGATCCCTGAAAGCATCGGGATCTCGCGCATGCTGAAGATCAACGGCAACGAGGTTACCGATGTACTCGTCGCTCGCATCGCCCAGCACCTGGAGTTTACTGTAGGTGACAAAGGTCTGGCTGACCGCGAGGAACGCGCCAACGAACAAGGTGGTTTCATCAACACCGTTCTGGCAAGTCTCGAACTGGACTTCGAGAAGTACGTGGTCTTTACCGACTACCTGCTGACCCAACTGCGCGCCAATGCCGAAGCCATTCGCTCTGGCAAGCTGCTGCGGCACATGGGCGGGCTGTCGGAATCGTACGACAAGGAGAAGGTTCGTAAGTACACCGTCTATATCTCCTTCCTGACTCGCGTCGCCTTGAACTGGAACATCCGTTACAAGTTGGACAGTTTGATCGACGTCAACCTTTTCGTGTCGAACTTCAGCGAGAAGGGCGGCGTCAACATCTCCACCTATTTCCACAATCTCCAGAACACGTAAGGAAAAGACCATGAGTCAGGAAAACGCAATGCAAGACGACATCATCCTCGACGACAACGAAGAGTTCGTGGCACCCGAAACCGGTCACGTTGGCCTGGTCTTCACTGCCCTGAGCGACACTGTCAACGCCATCGCCGGTACCGAAAGCCTCACCACCGCCCAGATCTACCTGCACGGCGTGCTGAGCGCTTCGGGTGGCCTGAGCTACGCTGAATCGGTTTCCGGTGCTGAGAGCTTCTTCAGCAACGTCAAGGCCGGCGCCAGCAAGGCGATCGAGTACATCAAGAAGATGTTCAAGAGCATCTGGGGCTTCTTCTTCAAGAAGCAGGGTCCTGAAGAAAGCAAGGCGGTCGCTGCCAGCATCACCGAAACCGTGAAAGAACTGCAGGAACCTGAAAAGGTCAAGGCAGGTCTGAAGCGCGCGGCCAGCGAGTCGAAAGAACTCGTCCAGAAGATCAGCGATGCCACCAGCCTGGCAGAACTGACCACCCTCTCGAAAGAAGTGGGTAAGTCGAACGACAAAGCTCAAAAGGCGATGGTCGTGAAGATCGCTCAACTCGTCGAGTCGCTGGAAGGCGAAGTGAAGCTCGCTGCTGAGGTCGAAACCGAAGCCAAGAAAAGCGGCGACAGCACCTACGTGGCCTGGGCCTCCGGTGTCAAAGGTGGCGTGTCGGGCACCCAGTCCCTCATCAACACCCTGAAAGGCATTCGCGAACTGGCTGACATCAAGGCGGCTGAAGCGACCCTCGGTTCGCTGAAAGACCACGTGAAGATCATCGACCGTGCACTCGAAGCCTCCGGCGCCACCGAATCCCGCGTCCAGGGTATGATCGACAACCTGTCGAAGCTCGACGGCAACGGTTCGGCCAGCGACGAGCAGAAGAAAGCCGGCGAGGAAAACCTCAAGGCCCTCCAGCTGTTCGTGAAATCCGCCGCGCGTTATTCGGGCCTCCTGAAGCGCACCCTCACCCACATGAAGTCGGTCAGCACGTCTGTCGGCAAAGTCTACGGTATCTAAGGAACCCTCGCGATGAATGAAGAAATGTTCGAAGACGATCTGGACACGGGGATTCCTGAGCCGGAGCACGTCAGTGAAATCCTGGACGGGATGAGCGATTCCCTGAACCAGGTTGCGGGGACCGAAAGCCTGACCTCTGCCCAGGTGTACCTCGGCTCGGTGCTGGTTGCCAACGGTTACGTTCGTCGTAACCAAGTCGGTCAGGAAGGCTTCATGGGTAAGGTCGGTGATGGTTTCAAGGCCGCCATTGCCTACATCAAGAAGATGTTCACCTCGATCTGGGACTTCTTCCTCAAGCGTGACGCGCCCAAGCTGCTCACCGAAGCGAAGGAAGAAGTGAAAGAAGCTGCTGAAGTTCTGAAGGTCATCGAAACCGGTGGTAGCACCGAACAGGAAACCACTAAAGCGCTGACGAACCTGCGCAAAGTGGCCCTGGCGCTGACCCATGAACCCGACGTGAACAAGTCCGCTCTCGATCAGATCCTGAAAGAAGCTGACGAAGCCATGAAGGCCAGCCAGCCCGAGAAGAAGAAAGCCGTTCTGATGATCGGGCGCGAACTGCCCAAGCTGAACAAGCGTTCGCAAAACACCTTCAAGAAGAAGCTCGGTGACGTTACCAAGCACCTGGAACTGATGTCGCGCGCCTACGGCACCATTCTGGAAGCTTCGCAGAGTCATCCAGGTGACGAGCTCCACCAAGCTCTGGCCTCGGACGCCAAGCGTTTCCGTGCTGAAGTCGATACGTTGGCTTCTCGGTTCCGTAACGCGAAAGACAGCGGCTCGGTAGCCGACATGAAGGACTGCTACACCTTGGTCAACCAGAACCTCGACATGACCGAGGACAGCTACAAGGACCTCGTAGCGCTCAAAGGGCATCTGGATAAAGCACTGAAGCAGATCGAGTCCGGTGACGATGCGGAAGCCAAGAAAGGTATCCCGCCATTGAAACACGGCCTTACCTGCATCGGCGCCCTGGCCCGGGTCAGCAAAGAACTGATCGCTGCGTGCAAATCGCTGTTGAAAGCTGGTAACAAAGCCTTTGGCTACTAAGTAGCAAACCTGTACCCCTACCCCAGCCTTGCGGGCTGGGGTAGGGGTTATGGCTGTTAAGCAGCTTCGTTAAAGAACTCTTTGTTGCTAAAGGTCTTACGAGGTTTCTTGCCGGATTGGATCTCTTGCAGCAGTTCTTCTTTACCCTGCTCTTTCAGGATACGTTCAAAGGTCTCTTTCAGTTTATCGGCTTCCGGGAAGTTGAACAGTGAGTGACACAGTCCAATAGCGTTGGCCTCTGCGCTGCTGGCAAAGTTAACACCAATCTCCCTGAACTTGTTAGCATCAGCACCCTGGATCTGGAGAGTTTCCAACTGGGTGGTGCGGTTACTAACGTTACCTGCTAAACCACCGTGAGGATACGCGCCCTCTACGTCAATGTCGTCGTTCATCCGCCGACCCTGACTGTACACGTCAGAGAGCCCTTCAAAGAGTGTATAACCCACGGTTGCGTTCTTCTCAGTGTCGAGGAGCGCAATCCAGTTCTTAAGGCTCTGCATCTGCTCAGTAAAGCTGGTATCCCGCTTACGAGGAGTACTGCCCCATGCAAAGCCATTATCCCGGGCTACAAAGCTGATCGTGTCCGAGATAACCTTAGGCTGCGATGCATAGTTAAAGAACTCCGAATACTTCAACAACATCCCCAACGACAGGGTCAAGTCATTTGTCTTATCGTTAATGTACTCAATAACCCAGTTGTCACAGATGCAATAACTGGAGTACAAGTAGGGATACTTCTTCTGCATGTAACGGTGCCACTGAGGTGTTCCTGGGAGCAGGTGAGCACCCTCTTCAGTGTAGAGCTTACCGCTTACCCCTACTGCCTTAGCACAACCTTCCAGAGACGTGTCAGGCTGCTTGCCGTCGACAGGCTGACGCTTAATGCAGAAGAAGGACATGTAGTCAACCCACTTCCACTTGGCCATACAGCGCACCGTCGGCCACTTCTCTTGAGGGTCCAACGGACTGCTGCTACCGTCCTCCTTGATCTTGTGAGTCCGACCGAGGTCAAGCTTGTAGAAACGAAACTCCTGAGGAATACTTGGGTCGCAGTAGACGTCATCAAGGTTGTACCCCTCTGCATCCAGCGCCCGTTCCATGGCTTTCATGTCGTACTCGGCGTTCCAGCTCGTGACCCAGTCAGGTCCCCAGTGGTGGAACATGTCAAGCATGGCTTTCGCAACCTGACCCGGTGTATCAAAGAGCTCATACACAATGTTGTGAGCATTACGCTCGACCTTGTGTTTTGCAAGGTACTTGTCTTCTGACTCTTTTAGTCGACGAATGATTTCTTCATCACTCGGTTGACGACCGTTCTCCTCCTTGTAGAACTTACGGACCCCTGCAAAGTACGCTTTGTCCTTCATGGTCAATGCGGCCATGATCATTGGACGGGTGGCGTCGTCTTCCCATTCCATGTCGGCTTCAACGTCAAACGAGGCGACCGAGTACGGTTCCTTTTCCTGGTACTCCCCGTACTTCTTGAAGAAGGCGTACTTGATGTGGACCGGTGGTGTCTGGTCCAAACCAAAGACATATTGGTTGTTAACAATGTCCTGTATCTTCGCTCCGTGATCAAGTGCACCAAAGAGCTGCTTCTTGACCATGAACGGGATCTGACACCGAGGAAGACGGTACTCCCGAACCGCCGACATCTCAATGTAGTCTTTATGTTGTTCGAATAACCGACGCTCGGGTTTAACTAACCAAACAGGTTGCTTGTAGTTCTTGATGGCAATAAACGAATCACTGCGGGTCTGGTCTTCATGAATATTGGTGATCTTAACAGCGGTCAGGTCTTCTTTACCCAACTTGCTCATCGAATACGTGGCGTTTTTACAGACCTTGGCAATGATAGGCGATGTGTTTTCAGTAACCGGATATAAGAGTGCTGCAGTGCTTTGAGTCATTTCCTAGTTCCGCATTTTATGCCTACTTGGACGCTATATTAATAGCAATCTGAGTCACTTTTTACTCTGGAGCGTCTTCATGATTGACATGAACTTTCTTGTTCAAAAGGAGCAAGTAGCTGGTTTGGAGTTTATGCAGTTCCAGAACGACAGCTTTTACGTAACATTGGTCAGCGTTATCAAGGAGCACATGAGTTACGCGACCAAGACTCCCGTATTGCAGAAAACCGTTCTGGATCCTCTTCTTAAAGTCATCAAAGATTACACGGGTTTTGAAAACATCAACGTGAATTTCATGGAAGATGGCAACCTGTACATGGACACAGGTTACTTCGCTCCAGGTCATGTGCTGAACAGTAAGGGTGTAGAGTATTGGCTCGACAGTACCGAAACGACTATTTACCGTTGGTTCGCTCAGAACAAAGACAAGATCTTTAAGGGTTCGGTCAACTACAGCACCGGACGTGTCGGTGGATCGTTCAAGACGATACCGCTCGAGCTTGGCATTAACGTAAGGATCACCGACTACTTTGGGGAGAGTGCCACCAAGCGTTGGAACACCACCCCCGAGGAATTGTTGGCGGCAGGTATTACCCATGAGCTCGGGCATGCCTTCTCGGGTTGCATGATGATGCTGACCTGCTTCCAGGACAACGTGGTGGCCCAGGCTTCCATCGCGGCCTACCGCAACTGCCGTCGTGATGAAGAACGTGTGGTGGTTCTGAAAGACGCTGCGACCTTGCTGGGGTTGAAGACACCAAAGGCTGACGAGCTCATGGAGTTCGCCAAGCAGGCCAACGATGAATCCTTCCTCATGTACTACACAAAGATGACCGCTCAGCGTAACAGCCAGCGTGCACTCTCGGTAGGGGTTCCCGAGATGACCTCTGAGGTCGTGGCAGACATGTACGCGATCCGCATGGGTTGCGGTAAGGCCATGGTAGCGGCTATCGGTGTTCTCACCACTCACGGCGTTGTTTCCAGCTTCCTGAGCAATATTGCAGTGAGCTGCATGGCTGGACTCTATGCCGGGTACGTCGTCATGATTCCTGTCTGGTTGACCGGGACTGCTGTCAGCCTGCCCCTCCTGCTCGGTGCAATGGTAGCGGCAGGAGCCATCACCTCGCTCATGTACTACTTCAGTCCTGCTTTCTCGGGGGTGTACAACTCAGACATCCGCCGCATGGAAGATGCCGTTCGGCAGATGATCGCCAAGATCAAGGAGTGCAAAGGTCTCCCTGCGACAGAACGCAGCAAACTGGTCAATGACGTTGCCGAGATGCTGAAGATTCTGGAAAGTAGCCACAAGTGGTACGAGAACACCTTTGTCTATCGCGCCATGGGCTGGGTCTTCTCTGGGAGCGACTTCAAGTTCCGTGAGATCGAGCATTTTACCCAAGCCCTCAACAACAACGAAATGACTGTTTTGGCTGAACGCCTGAAAGGAGTGTAACCTCATGTCCCATCTCAAACACGTTGTCGACTACATCAGCTTCCTGGGTGATCAGGGGGTTACCTGCAATGCCAAGCAGACCACGGCCGTGCAAGAAGCCTTCATCCGCGCGCTGGTGATGTACAACTGCAAGATCAACAACACCTTCCATTTCTCGACGGTCACCGAAGAGACCATCTGGGAACAGATGGACACCTGGAACTCGGTGTTCCCGATCAACGCTCGCTTCATCTTCGAGTCGGCCCGTAGCCGCCTGGCCACCCTCCATAAGGAGCTGTCGAACAGCGGCGTGGTGTCGCCGGCAAGTACCTACGAACTCGTCTTCGATGTCGAGACCCACGACACCGAGGGCCAGGTAGTGCATGCGAAGTTTGTTGCCACGGACAACGAACTGTTCAGCGTGCTTCTGAACTACCTCTACAAAGAAGTGGTGGCTCACCATGAGTAGTCCACTGAGCGCGTACCTGCAAAAGAGCGATCCGGTCAACCAGTGGCAACCTGGGGAAAGCGGTCAGCTGGTAGACCTCGACGAGCTCTACGTTGAAACCGAGCAGGGTAAAGCCGACCATATGGTGCAAGGCCTGGAGTCGCTCTCCCTCAACCGTCTCGATCGCAAGCTGGCTGCCGTTCTCGGGGTCGAGTCCTATACCCAAATGGACTCGTACCCGTCTGAGCGCAACGCCGTCCTTGGTGCGGAAGGTTTCTTTGCCACGGTCTATGAAGGTTTCCAGACCTTTATCGAGAACATCATCAAGTACATCCGCATGGCCATTGATTGGGTGGCCAGTACAGTCAAAGGGATCTTTGGATTCCGTAAGAGCGAGCGGATCGAAAAGGTGGTTGATAGCAAGCTCGACAACCTGAAGACCGAGTTCGAACAGGTCCTCAATGGTCTTGGGTTCCCGGGGAAAGATTACCGACTGGAACACTTCATCGGCAAGTTACCAAACGGTGTGGATCGTCTGGGTCAACTCTCGGTAATGAAGACCAAGTTCGAAACGGACAAGGAAGCCATTGAGGGACTCGGCCTGGCCTTGCCGTTGTTCCAACAGACCATTGGTGAACTGACGAAGTCTTCGAACAAAGCCGTCCGTGCATTTGCCAACCTCAAGAAGGCAATCGGCGAGGAGTTCCAGAAGACCCGTGTACGCCGGGCGAACAACGAAACCTTGAACTGGACGTCGTCTCCTGAAGTGATTCGTATCCTGAAGGAATGCGCGGAAGCTACCACCTCGGTTACCGCCTCGAGCGTTGTTCCGCTGGTGGCAGACCTCTTGTCGAAGCTGTACAAGGTGAGCTTTAGCAATGACGAGCTGACCAATGGCTTTGCGAAGGTGCGTAAGGAACTGGATACCGTGGTTGTCCAGCACAGCGTCCAGCTAAGCAAGAGCAACGTTGCCGATCTCATGACGAGTATTCAGGGCCTGAACGCACGAGCGGCTACGATCTCGGACAACACCGTTGACATGTCGGGGATCAACTTCCGTCAACTCGGTACCGCTATCGAGAAGTCGGATGCGGACAAGGTAAAGGCCATCGGTGATCACTACGGTGCACCTACCCTTGTGGCGGAATACCAGGCAGTTGCAGTAGCGGTGCGCAACTACACCCAGTTCTGCCAGGTGGTGACCCGTCAGCTCTCCCTTGTGGGTCGTCAGATCGACAACCTCGTGCGCTGGCATGTCCGCGGTCATCTGTGGTTCTACCATGCTCTGCTCGACGACCTCGAAACCCTGCGCAAGCTGAACCTCGAGGCAGCGGCTCACGGGGCTAACCCGATGATGGCTCCCGACGGGTCTCCGACCGTACAGTTCGAGTTTATCGACGATGCGGACGCCAAGACCTTTATGGAGAAGTTTGGGGTCACCTCGAAGGAGATCCTTGACAAGGACATCGGTAACCTGAAGTCGGTGTACAACAACTTCGTTAAAGACACTGGGATGGGTAGGACGATATGACTCCTGAAATTCGTCAGTTCAAAGCCAACGCACTCAAGGAACTCCAAGACCTCAAGTCTGTCAGTGACGGGATTATGGAGCGCCTGCAAAAGAGCTGTCCTATCTCGGTGGCTTACGAGATCGTCGACAACCTCTGGACCCCTGCCGAGGCGATGCGGATCAAGACGGAACTCTCCACCGAGTTTCCCGAGCGTAACGGTAACGTCATCCTCAACACCCCGTTCACCGGCAAGGTGTCGATGCTGATGTCGATTCCACAAACGCTCGAGTTCTTCGAGAAGGCGTTTCCGGAAATCATCGAAAAGGTAACAACGATCTATAAGCAGATCAACGATATGGGCCTGAACGACCCGGAAGCAATCGAGAAGTACAATGCGTTCCGTAAGGAGCCTGCGCGCTTTGCTGATTACGTCCGTGACCTGTTCTGGTACCCTGACTCGGAAGCGCTGCAGAAAGGTCAGATCAAGTCGTGGAAAGACGTCACCGAAGAAAGCGTAAGTGTGGAAAACGGTGACTACCTGTTGCTCGTGGACTACGGTGAGTTTATTCGTAAGTCACAAGCCAAGTTGAAGGAGTCGCTGCTGGATTCCCTCAACAACAGTGACATGCGTCTGGGCTTCGTGAACTACAAGGCCAGTCAACTGGTTGGAATGGTCCAGCTGGTTGGCCTGTTCTCGGATTACCTCGACGACTTCGAGCCTGCATAAGCGTCAGTAACTACCCTACCCAGCCTTGCGGGCTGGGTAGGGTAGGCTAACGTTTAAACGGTTGCGCGCATGCGTACATCGTGAGGCATAAAGATCGTTTCAACCGACTCCTTGATCCCCAGCAACCCATCACTGCTCAACTCGAGACGCTTACGGATACTGAACCCCGTCAGGTCATCCAAGTTACTGATGACGTCAACGGTACTGTCTCCGGAAACAGCACTGAGTTTTACAGCAATCACTTCTTCGCTCGTGTTCGCCGAACTGACCTGCTTTGTCAGCATCTCCGTAGAGATTGTAGTCTTGTTCAGTAAGCCCAAGTTCAGTTGTTTAGGGTCACTGGCTGCCAAGGCTGTTTTCAGGGCCTGGTTACGCATCCCAGATTCACTGAGGTAATACGTCACAACAAAGGAGAGGTCTTGACGCAGCACCCCTTCATAGTTGCTGTTGATCACCACCCGTTGGAAACCAAGTTTGCTTTTCGGTTGGAAGAACAACTTAGTCAGGTCAAGGGTTTCAGCCGACAGTCGTTCCATGTCACCGGTAATGGTCTCCGCAAAGTAACGCTTCGTGTCCCGTGCAAACTCCAGATCGTAATCATCCTTGCTGAAGAAGTAGTTACCATCAAAGGCCACAAAGTCCCAATGGTACTTCTTCTTACGCGGCTCCAACTCAACAGGCTTACCGTTCTCCATCACGATATCGATACCCGCCCGGTACTTCAAGGTAGGGGTGACTCCATCTTTCTCGTAGATGATGTCGCCAGCCCGGTACTCGACCACCGCTTTACCTTTGCTGTCAAAGACGACCTCACCGTTGACACGCTTGTACTTCGTGGTGTCATAGGTAGCCGGAACATCCACGTCATAGCGCTTGTACTGGGCTTCACCAATCAGGGGACGAATACGGCTGTACATGTTTGCCAGACGTTTACCAAAGGTCACGCTGTACGTCGTTTCAAGGATCCCTACCATTTCCTCGCGGAAGAGACTTTCGTCAATCTTGGGATCAAGCAACGACTGCGTGCTGTCCTGGTCACCTTCAACACAGAAGATAAAGGTCAACTCGGTACTGAGCGAGCAACGAACCTGATCCTGCTTCGACCCGAACTGGTTAAAGCTGTTGAAGTAGATGAGGTCGTTCAAGTCCACATCGAAACGGCTGTCGAGGTAGAACTCCCAGTTACGTTCACCGTCACCGGTGACCGAGACAAGTTTACCCGCAAGGTTCGCAGTCTGACTGGTTTCGGGTGGGGTGATCGACAACTGGATGCCCAACTGCTCGTTGATGAGCTGCTTGTAGGCATTGTCCGACTTTGTGGTCAGGTAGATGGTGTAACCGTCTTCCCGATGTTCAATAGCCAAACTGCCCACACCCACCCCAAGGCCCAACGCTGGGTTGTTACGTATATAACGCTGGACGTTAACCGTTGGAGTGTCCAGGTTGTAGGTTCGCAGCGAAGCCTGGTTGTCGGTCACATCCACAACGTAATAGAACGGTGTGTAGACAAGGGTGGTGTTTCCCAACAAGTCCACCTTCTGCTCTGGAGTCATCTGGAGATAGCGTGACTTGTTGTAGCTGTTGACCAATTGCGACGTAGGGTTAGAGATGTCAAAGAGTACGTTGTTTGGGATCGTGATGCGATCGCCGTTGTCTTTGGCCACCCCACTGCCAAGCATGTCTTCAATCGACGACAGGTGACTTCCGACGTAACAGCTCATCGGTGCGAGGAAGTCTTTGTTCGACTGGTAAGGCAGTTCCCCGCTCAGCGCGTACTGTCGACCGGTCACGTAGTCGATCACCAGAACCGAGCCGTAACCATTGTTCAGTGCGATCCCTTCCACGTTCTTTTCAGTGATCGGTAACGTACGGATCTGCCGACCGTCAATGACCCGCTGCTTCATCTCGATAAACGATGTAGGGTTACGACCCCCTCGAACCCCCTCAGCGGCTTGCCACACCACATTACTGGCATTGCGCAGTGGCGCAGAGTATTCGTTCAGGTTTCCCATCCCGTAACGGTAATCCTGGTAGTTCGGAACAATCGAACCCGCCGAGATGTCCATCAGGTCCTTTACCAGGGCACCCTTGGTGGTGTAGGTGTAGATCCGAACACTGCCAACACCCAGGCCGTTGGCGATGTAGACGTCAGGGATCTCGTAGTCCACCCGCTTGTTAACGGTGTCCAGATCACAGGCCAGAGTTACTCGCAGTGGATCAAACACTGCCCGGTTGTAGCTGACCTCAATCTCCTTCATTCCTGTGCTTGTAACAAGGAAGGCTCGGATGCCGTACAGGTGGTCCGTGTAGTTGTACGAACCAGAGCACCCCGACGCCGAGTTCGAGGTAATGTTCTCGATACCCTTGCAGCTCATCTGCAACACAGGGATGTAGACCATCAGGTATTCGACATCATTAGCAAGCTTGAACTCGTAACGCAGCAGGTTTGTCGTGATCTCACGGAGCGGGTTGTTCGTGTCCGCATCGTAGATCACGTTCCAGCCGCTGCGCTCGTTATACATGATCTTGATCCCGTTCATGATGGCAAAGTCATAACCATTGATTGGGATGATCGTGTCTTTCGGAATCAGCATCTCTTTGTAGGTCACCGACAGGTTGCCCTGTTGTTCTACCCGATCACGGGCCAGACCTTTAAAGGTTTCCAGTGAGAGCGCAAAGAGCAGCATGCTGTTCGCAGGATCAGCGTACAGGCCGTAAAGTTCCTGGCTGCTGGTGTTACGGCTTAGCTGGTTCATGTTGCGAGCGTGCTTTGGATGGAGCTCACTCGTCGCATCTGCCAAGCGGTTAAAGAAACTGTTCGTGGTCCCAAGGATCAAGCTGATAGCCAACACCGCAGGGTGGGCTTTGCTGTTGATCTGTTTCTGGCCGTTGAAGTAGGTATCCTCAATCCCGTTAACCACGAGGTTGATGCCCCGCATCGGGTTAGCGGCCAACCGTTCCAATTCTTCTTGAGTAAGGTTCATCGACTTCCCCAGTATTCCAGTTCCATAGTCTGTAGGTTGATCCAAGGATACATCCCAAAGCTGGAGGCCATGTATTCCCTGAACGAAAGCTTGCGGTAGTACCGATCCCTGACCTGTGGATGCATGTTGGGGTTGCGGTACAAGGTGTTGTCGTTAAACGCCTTTGCAATCGAGATGTTGTTGAAGCGGAAACCTTGGCAGGTAAACGTCACTTCAAACTCATCCTGACCCTGTCCACGAAGACTGTTCTGGGTCCGGTCGATTGTGCTATAGGCTCCTGATGGGAAGGTTGTCGGCCAACCCCCACCCGTACAAAAAATCCACTCGATGTTGCGCATGTTTTTGTTCATGATCAAGTGGTAGATACGACAGGTAAAGTCGTAGTAGTTCCCGGCCAGGGCTTTCCAGTACGGCTCCATCCCTTCGTCACCTAGGGTCACTGCTTCAATGTAGTGAACCCAGGTGTTAAACAGCGCAGGGATAATCCCCGGCTTCACGTTGTAAAAGCTCTGATGGATCTCGTAGTCGTAGTTGACCTTCAGGATACCTTCGACGTAGGCGTAGACTTCGCCCCGGAAACCAGAGGTGCTTTTGCCGGTCCCTAAACTCAAGTCAGGAAACCCCGAACTGACCTTTAGGTAGTTTGTCAGTGCTGGTATCCAAGGGGTCAACGGATCGTAGATACTGTTCAATCCGCTGTTGGCTGAGCCCCACTTTGGGTCGAGCATTCCCTTGATGTAAGCTGCTGGAGAATTCGGTCGAGGATTGATCAAATTGACCAGTTGGCTGTGCAGCTGGACATTCGCATCCGACAGGTTTAAAGAGGGCCGGGTACAGAACATTAATCCTATGTTGTCATCGGGGATGCCTGCCATTGCGTGGCCAGGACCAAGAACCCGAATACCCCTCAAACTGTTCAATAAAGCAGAATCGTACCCAGGTCCGCCATTTTCGGAAAGGACAGTATTCAGCCATTCGCGGTAGTTGCTGTCGTTTAGTTGTTCCCCAGGTGCATTCAACCCGGGGGTCTTATTGAAGAAATCCTGGGAATCATTCGTTTCATCAGCCATTTCAATACCCAATGATTAAAGGTGAAGACCCATGAAAGCGCAAAACCACATGGTTGGAGATATCCTGAACGTCGGTTCTTTCTTTTTGGATATCATGAAAAAGTTGTATCCAGACAATAAAGACATCGCTGGCGCCACCAACGTTGCCGACACGCTGAGACAGACATACGATGTGGTTTCTACCACCTCGATCGGGCAGAATGCTCGCCGTACCTTGCTGTCCCCGATGGTTGTTGTTCAGGGTAACCTTCTCCACCAGGAATACATGGCTGATCTGATCACGGTTATCAACATCCGTGACATCGTCGCAACCCTTTCCCACTTCGCCATTCGCAACGCCGAGCAGATTGGTGTGAACATCTCCACCTACCTCGGTCGCGTTAACCCGAACCGTGCCGGTCTGCAGTCGATGATTGCGGGCATCGAGTCCTACGCGTCGGGCAACATCGACCCTGCTCGCCCCAAGGCTGGTGAAGGCTCCTTCACGGTCAACGGCAAGACGGTCCAGGAGCTGCAGGAATACGTTCCGCTGTCCATTGGTCGCGTGGTCAACGCCACCGTGTTTGGTAAGGACGGTGCGTCGGTTGACCTGCCACTGACCTTCCGTCAGATCATCGTTCCGGCCTCCACCGATTCGCTGGAAAACACCTTTGGCGTGGCCAAGATCGAAGACGGCTACAAAATGCGTTGGATCATGAAGAACAACGGTGAGATCACCAACCCTGAGTGGTTCGACGGTGAAGACATCATCCGCGATCGCTTCAGGGCCATGCGCAACGACGACACGCGGTACTACACCGAGGCCCAGGCCCGTGACGTCCGCAACAAGGTCGAAGCCATCCGCACCGGTGTGATCAGCCTGAACACCATGGCGAACACGTTCATCATCGACGAAGACGAGAAGCAACAGATCGAGCTGAACATCGGCAAGAGCTTCTCCAATCCTTCCAGCCGTAAGGACATCTTCAAAACGGTCAAGGCCAACACCATCGTTGTCGTCAACGAAGGTAGCGGTATCTTCACCTTCTACACCAACGGTCAAATGATGCCTGAGATCTACGCACGTCGTGACCTGGCAATCAAGACGAAGAAAGAACCGGCTGTCAACAGCCTCGAAGGTCTGGTCAAACTGCTCAACGGGGGCATCTGATGAAAATCACGGAATACGTTGGGAACGTTCAAACGTTCAAGAAAAGCGAACTGTCGCAACTCGTCACAGTACTTCAAGTCACAGCGTCGGACCTCCTGGGTAACCTGGAGCGTATGCAGACGAACAAGATCACCCTCGACACCCAGATCGCTCAGTGGGCGGTTACCAAGAGCATCGTCTCGGGCCTGAACGACAACGGCCTGCGTGGGGTTGGTCTCACCAAGTGCATCGAGTCAGCCCTGCAAACCGTTGTGGCGCTGTCGACTGAGCTGGAGCGTCTGATCGCCAAGGACAAGGACAGCGTGTGGGACGGCAAGTTGCTGAACCTGCGTCAAGCCAACATCCTCATCTCGATCGAACAGATCGACCATTGGCTGAAGTACACGAGTATCGTGTATGACGTGCTCATCAGCCTCAACAACAAGGCCAACCAGCACGTCGACAACACGGCCACCAAGCTCGACCTGCGTTTCCTCACCCAGACCCTCGAGTACTACAAAGGTACCTTCGTCTGGCTGATGAAGGGTCACAAGGCGATTCTCGCCGACCTGAACAACATCCCGGAAGTGGACGTGACTGAATCGTCTATCGGGGTCATGGAAGGCAGCGGGATGCGCACCCTGCTGACCTCGCAAAGCCTCGGCGTGCATCACTTCAACCCGCGGTACTGGTGGAAGCTGAACCGCATGAAGAACCACGTCAACGAGATCGAGCAGATCCGTCTGGCCAACGAACGCTTCGCGATGAAGATCAGCCAGGCGGTGAACCAGAAGAACGGTACGAACGACGCTGAGCTCGACGAGCGCATCGAAGACTACCAGGACCGCATCCTCAAAGGGACCGCGCGGATCGCCGAGATCGACAACATGTACCGGAGCGCTCATGGCTAATTATCGTCAGTTTGGTAACGGCTTTGTAAGTGACCAGTTGAGCGACACCGACCTGGACAACATTTTCAAGAACTTTGCCCTCATGCGCCGTGATGGGGTCTTGGACTTTGCGCTGGTAATCGAAGGGGATCTCTCCATCGAAACCATGCGCGAAGCCAAGCGACTGATGGGTGGGAGTTTCCGTCAGTTCATGGAGGCCAACTACTACGGTGGTTCTGGTCCCCTGTCGACGCTTGTCAAAGACGTGGTTCATTTCCTTAACGGCAAGATCAGTGCGGTTCCCCTGGTTACCTGCATCAACTTCGAAGAGAACAAGGCTAAGGCAGCGGTCAAGAACCGAGCAGCTACGTACTCTCCTCAGAAGCGCACGTCAGGTAACCTGTCCTTGCTGGAAGACGGTTATGTGGTTCATGACATGGACCTCTTCAACCTGATGGCGGGTATTGGTCCGGCTCAAGTTATTCGTTTCCTTCAACTCTTCGGTGGTGGTAGCTACTATGGATAATTCCAACGATTCGCTGGCTGCTCAAATGGCAGCGATCAATACCGCTAAGTCGGTAGAACTTTTCGATGCACTGCGCAGCTCCATTCACCTGAACGAAGTCCAGACCGCACTCGACAGTTCGGCTGACCGCGTCCTCGAAGCCCAGAAGCTTCTGGAAAGCGTCGAGCCGTACGAGGTCACCCCAGCACTCGTGGAAATGGTCGATGACCGCCTGAACCGTGCCGGTGTCACGATTCCGCTGGAAACTGGCTTTGCTGAAGTACAAGGCGCTGAAGCACTCGGTCACACCCTGCTACCAAAGAACTTCCTGCTCACCCGTTACGCCGGTTGCGAGAACTTCCTCACCGACTTCTTCAAGGCGTCGCGTGATGTGGCCGTTCAAATCAGCAGTTCCTTCCGTGATGCCTGGGTGATCTTTACCCAATCCGAAGACGACCTGAACAAGGCCCTGGATCTGCTGGAGCAAAAGGTTACCAGCTACCCGGACTTCATGAGCACGAACTCGTTCATTCTCGAGCATCGTCTGTTCAACCTGTTCAAGGTGAACGGCAAGGTAAACGCTGACTGGACGGGTAACCTGAACAAGCTCAGCGGGACGATCTCGGCGCTCAGCGGCGGCTACTACCTGAACAACAAGCAGACCCTGCAGGCGTTGATGAGCTACTTCGGTGGCTTCACGTCGTTGAGCCAGGAAGGTGCCATGGAGCGTCTGCGGATGATGCCGATGAGCATTCCGAACATTCCTTTCAAGGAGTGCAGCTACCCGAACAAAGCGCACGAAAGTGTACTGGTTTCGGCGAAGCAGTCGGTTGAGCTCATGGGCGGTGCGTACTTCTTCGACACCCGTTTGAAGAACCCACCAAAGACCTGTGAGACCCTCGACATGCTCGCTGAGTACGTCGACCTCCACGTCAAGAACGACCGCACTGCGTTCGAGAACAGTGCTCCGGTGGTGGTTGATCAGGTGGGTACCGAAATCAAGGCGCTCTCCAGCCGTGAGATCAAAGCGATCGTCAAGGCGCTTCGCGGTCTGCTGAAAGACTGGACGAGCATGTTCGAGAAAGGCGAGAAGTTCAAGTTGGCAGACGCCGACTACAACGACATCATCAAAGGTATCGTTGACGCCGACATCGACGAGACCACCCGTCTCTACATCGCCAAGTGGTTCAGTGCCCTGGTCCGCCATAACCAGATGGAACTGCTCTCCATCCGGGTAACGGTTGCCAACTACCTGACCCTTATCATCAACGGTTTGATCCAGATCTGCGACAATTCGATCCAGGTCAATGCTGAATAAGGGAGGCGGTTATGAGTTCAGGTAACAAGACTCAATTGGCGGTTTGCCTTGAGCAACACCTGGAACTCTCTCAGTCGACTGACCATTTGATGAGGATGGGCAGTTGCTTGTCCTCTGTGGCAGGTACCGAGGATTTCCAGAACGTTCGCAACAATGCTATTGGTGCCATGGGTGCGGTTGGCCGCGGTCTCTTCAGTGCGGGTAAGTGGGTTGGCGGCAAGACCCTCGACATCGCGCTGAAGGGCTTCACTGCAGCTGGCAACCAGCTCAGCCGGTCATTCTCTGAGAATGGCTCGCTTATCAAGAACATCGAGCGCGACATCGCCAAGGTGGCTGATAAGGAACTCAAGATCACTGCACCAAAGGTTGCCTTGATCACAGCGGGTGGCGATGCAAGCCATATCCTCTCTGACATGGAAACCCTGGTAAAGACCCTTGAGGCCTGGGTGGCTCACGACAAGGAGGTCATGAACTTCCTCGACAAAGAGCTCGTTACCCTGAAGAAGTTGAAGTCGGCCCAAAAGGCAGAACAGATCCATGCAGTTATCGAGGAGTTCGAGGGGTTGAAGTACCCTGAGTTCAAACTGGGTACAGCTATGGGTAAGGCTGTCAAATCGCCGGTACTCCCTGGAGGCCGTGTCTTTATCTTCAGTAATGAAGGTTCGCCTAAGTACTCTATGGGTGGTGATGCTTCTTCAGGAGAGGCTAAAACCTTGACCTTGTCGAAGAGTGAAATCTCCGACATCCTCAACAAACTGGATAAGGTTAACGACCTCCATTTGAAGGTTAAGGAATCCTATGACGGCTACACGGCTTTCATCAAGTCGTGGGCTGATATGGTAAAGGGTGTCGATGGCAACCTCAGCCAGTTGGACAAAGTAAGTAAGACGATCCTTGGTGAGTGTGAAAAGCTCATGAGCGGTAACCAAGGGGCTCTCGCATTTTATAGCGGATTCACCCCACGTGTTGTCGGCTACGTCGACAAGTACATTCATGGTGTACTTGGGGTATTCGCGTAATTGTTTATAAACAACCCTATCTTTCGTTAACGAAAAAGGATGCACTCAATGTCCCGTTCCCATCTGGAATACCTGTCCATGGTCTCTGGTATCGAAAGCCTGCAAGGCGGTGATACCGGTGGCGAGAACAACGTCGGTGACGACAACAACTCCAACCTCGGCGCCGGTGGCGATCTGGAAGCCGCTGTCGAAGAAGCGCGCGCTGATACCGCCGAAGCCCAAGTCGTCGTCGAGCAGGCTGCTCAAGCGACCGAACAAGCCGTCGCCGTGCTGGAAAGCCACGAAGAACTGCTGGAAGAACTGGCCGAAGAAGTCGCCGGTGTCGAATCCATGATCTCGGGTGCCACCCCGTTCAACGGCGTTGCCTTCGCCGATCGCTACAACCGCTGCGCCAAGCTGAACGTCGCCCTGGGCGGCCGTGACTTCAACCGCTGCGGCGCCGAAAGCCTGAACGACCGTGCCACTGCCCAGCTGTTCGCAGTCGCCGGCCAAGAAGGCTTCATGGACACCCTGAAGCAAGGCGCCTCGAAGGTGATCGAGTTCATCAAGGGCATCTTCAACAGCATGATCAACTTCTTCGTTGGTCTGAAGTCCACCGCCGACGGCCTCGAGCGTCAAGCCAAGACCCTCAGCGCGACCATCTCCGCCAAGGAACCGAAGTCCCGTGTCAAGCTGGGCTCCTGGAACATCGGCTGCGACTACGCCAACGCCGGCCTGAAAGGCATCGACGGCATTCTGCACGCCGGTGTGTTCGACCTGGTCTCCAGCTCCCTGCCAGCCTTCATGGACCTGAGCAAGAAGCTGGACGGCATCGACATGGCCAGCTTCCGCTCGGCCTACAAGAAGGTCACCGACGACATCAAAGAAGTCGCCAAAGCCGCTGGCAAGCCGAACGTCTCCCAGACCTCGGACAAGACCACCGTGCTGATGGTTCACGCCGGCTTCCGCATCTTCGCGGCCTTCAACGAGAAGTTCGAGACCGAAGCAGAAGCGGTATCGGCTGCTCGCTCCGTGAAGCTGTCCTTCGGCAAGACCGACGACGCCAGCAAGTTCACCAAGGGCGACACCGAGATCAAGGCTTCCAAGGCTCAGCTGGAAAGCACCCTGAAGGGCGTTCACGACTACGTCGGCGAACTGCGTGCTAGCAAAGTCGCTGCCAAGTTCTCCAAAGCCGAGCGTGACCGTGTGGTCGGCACCCTGAGCGTTCAGATCAAGAACGACCACGGCACCGACAACGCCAAGCGCGAAAGCGCGAAGAAGGCCATCGACCTGTGCAAAGCGATCTACGTCTCGGCGTCCTCGCTGACCTCGTCCGTCGACCGTCTGTACATCTACCTGGCCAACCAGATCCTGGGCGCTGTTCGCGCGCACTTCTGATCCAGTAGCCGTACGTTGAACCTTAGCCTACCTGCCGGTTCGCCGGCAGGTAGGTTGAGTGTTCTTTCTATTTGCATTTTGATGCTATGTACTAATTGCCTACTCAACAGGTAACCTCCATGACTCAGCCAAGTGCTACGCCTTTACGGTACGTTGTGTCCCCTACCCTGAAAGATATCTCGGATCAGGATAAGGAAGAATTCGACGTTATTGAAGAACAGGATACCCTCACGAAACTCTCGGACGAAAACGATCGAGTCAGTGGGACCGAACGCTTCTACAACTACATCCTTCACTCGAAAGCGGCCGTCGCTACCTCGTTGAGCCAGGTCTCCGGTAGCGAAGGTTTGCTGGACATGGCCAAGGATGGTGTGAAGAAAGTTATCCAGATGGTCCGTGACTTCTTCAAGTGGATCTGGAGCTTCTTCTCGGCAAAAGAAAAGAAGATCGACCACAAGCTGGTATCGATCGACATCCATCTGAAAGACAAAGGTGTCAAGCCGGGTGAACACGAATACCCACAAAGCACCTTTTTCATCTACCCGCGACCTGGTAAGCCGGTTGCTGATCTGGGCTGGGTTGCTGAAACCAACCGCCGTGTCAGCAAAGGTATTACCAACGTAGGGACCTACATCAAAGACCTGACGGATTTGCTGAACTCGATGGAACGTCAAGCGAAAGCCGGCGGACCCATCAAGGTGGGTGATGGTATCGTCGAGTTCTACGGCAAGGTCAGAAAGATCTTTGGGACTTCAGGTCGGGATAAGGGAACGTTTATCACCACTGACGATTTCCGTTTCGGTCCGACAAAGATCCAGTACCACCCCAGCGCGAATACCCGCAAGGACTTCCGGGGTCCTAAGTTCACCACAACTCAAACCGCGGTGGAAGGTATCCGTAAGGACAGCAAGGCTAACCTCGTCCAGCTGAAAGCTCTGACGGTTGATGTGCAAAAGCTTGAGAAGGTCATGATCGATACCTTGAGCGTCTTGTCCACCAGCAAAGAAGCCAGTGCTCCTGTGCGCAAGCTCTTTACCTCGGTGGTCCGTAACGCCATGGACGATATCCGACTGTTCGAAAACGTCTTGTACCGTGCCCTGGTTACCATTACTGACCTCTGTGTGGTTGCCATTCACTAAGGAGTTGCCCTCATGCAGCTTAATCTGGTAACACTTCCCTCTTTGATAGCGGCAGGGCTTTCCAGTATCTCCTGTGGAAGCTTTAATCCCAAGTTTGGTAACGTGGTAGCCGTCAACGAAGATCTCTTCAAATACGTGATCTCCGGGCCTCCTAAAGAGTCCTTTATGTTCCAGCGTATTTCCCTCAACGAGTTGTTTGAGGGGATCCCGCAGTCGATTGTTGGGATCAAACGCCAGGACTGGACACCATCCGCCGCTGTTGAAGTCCTCGGTACCCTGGAAACCGATCTGGTCACCGGGGAACCTGTCGTTGTTGAAACTGTTGTCACCGACGCTGACGAGCAGACAAACCAGTTCCACCTGTGGACGCAGTTCATTGGCCTGGGCGCATTGCCCCGCGGTGACGTAGAACTTTCGAGTACGGACGGCTGGCTTCATGTTGACGCTCGTTACTCCCCTGTCTTTAAAGGGACAGTTTCTATTCAAGTGCAGGAGACAGTATGAACATCTATCAAAAACTCGGTCTTCTGGGACTACTGATCAACAGCCTTGGCAAGACCTCCTTTTGCAAGGACGACAACGCTCACCTGTTGAAGTACTTCGAAGACCTGGGGATTCCCGCCATTGACCGTGAAACCCTTGTCAGGCAACTGAACGAGACGGTCAACATCATTGGTGACCACTTCGAGTACTTTGATGGTGGTGAGATGGCCACGAATGAACCGCTCTCGAAGTACCTGTCGAGCCTCAGTGCCGAGATCGCCAAAGGGGTGTTCCCAAGTCGTCGTGAGGTCTCCCTGGCAATTATCCGTTACGGCAACCTGCAGGGTACCGCCGACAACCGCAATGGGGCGGATGAGCTCATTGCACAGGCACGTCGTGTTCTGGATCCCTATGAGGCGCTGGACGGCGACGAGGTACCTGACCACTCGGATGAACGCTACAAAGCCGATAGCGCACTGTTGGAATACCTGGACAGTGTCTTGACTCTTGTGGACGTTTTCAGCACGGCTCGCTTTGGCATGCTTGCTGGGATAGAAGAGTTTGCACCCCTTGACTACAACGAGGTCAATCCACTCGACTTCGATGTAGCTGGCATTGAGTGTGGCGGTACTGACGCGTGCAAGTGCGGTTGTACAGCAGACCACTCGTTGAAAATGCTGCAAGGCATCGAAGACTATCTTGGGGGGAAAGAAAACACCCCGGACTTCTTCTACTTTGAAGGGGTAACACGGGCCAACGGGATGGTGGTTGAAAACATCTCGGGCAGTGAAGGTCCTGTTTTCGACGCGGTGAAGAACCTTGGCAAAGTGGCTTACAAGGCAGCTCAGGAAACCTGGGAAAACGTCCTGAAGCTTTTCGAAAGTGATGAGGATGAGCAGGACACAAACATCACTAACGATGCGGATGACAACAAGAAAGCTATCCAGTCGATGAAGGACAAAGCAGCGGCGATCAACGACAAGGCCAAAGCAGGCATTACGGCAATGGCCAGTAAGCTGGATCCCTCTGGCGCCATGAGCAAGATCGTGGCACGGCTGGAAGGTCCCGGTTCAGCTGGTGGGGTGATCGACGGCCTGCTGGGCCTGCTGGGAACTAACAGCGAGTTGACCAAATCCATCGATACCGAAAAGAAAGCGGCTGAAACGGCATTGGCGGATCTGAAGAAAAGCGCTGAAAGCGTTAGCGGTGACGACAGCAATAAAGACGGCGCCGCTGCTGCCAAGGCACTGATCAACGAAAAGATCTCGAAGGCCAAGGAAACGGTAGCAAGTGTCAAGAAAAAGGCCCAAGGTCACAGCAAGGTCACGAAGGGTATCCGTCGGGCTATTCGCGGGATCACCCCTCACATCTTTGTGAGTAAGGAACCGGCAAGTAAGGAAGAGGACAAGAAATGAAGCTCTTGCACCCTAGTCTTATCAATACCCTGCTCGCTCAGATACCCGGAGCAACCGAGATTGTTGGGGTAGAACAGGGAAGTGCAGGCTCCTTTGTCCTGGCGACGCTAGTTGATGGCAAAGAAGAACAGATCGAAATTCCCAAAGCTGATCTGGGGGGTCGACTGAAAGCCTCCCGTGTGGACCTTCGGGTTCCAAAGGAAGCAACGGTTTCGGATGTTCTTCAAAAGCTCAGCGATAACTATGGCCTGTACTGGGTCAGGGGGATCGACTACGTGGCCAGTGATGAACCGGCTCCGGAGATCCTGACCGTTGAAGTCCCCCCTTCGAGCTATGTGTGGAGCGGGTCTGTGATCGTCATGGTCCACAAGGTCACCAAGCGTTGCAAAGACCCTGTCCGTGTTCCCCTGGATACTGCCCGTGTCCAACTGCTGCTCAGTCAAAAGGTGTTCGTCTCCGAGGCTTCGCTGTTTACAGCCAAAGGGAATCTTACACAGAAAGCAGCAGACGAGATCGTGGCTTACCTGGAAAGCTACGGGAACAAAACGCTCAGTGCCAAAGAGCTGTCTGGTTGCAAAGTCCAGCTCACCTTCACGGACATGTTTACAAACGTCGCCGTGTTGAGTGTCAAGGGTAAAGGTAATTTCCTTATCCGGTTTACCGTGGATAAGGATGACACCAGCGAACCGACCGACCGTTAGCCATACCCAACGGCGGAGGTATCCCCTCCGTCGTTGAGTTAAGGAGTGGTTATGTTACACACAACTGTGCCGGCCGAAGAGAACTACGACAGCTTTCTTCGTCCCGCTATTTACGATTCGATGATTGCAGTGTTGGATTTCTATGGACTGCGCTCGGCTACGAACATCTATTTCAACGGTCAAGCTGACGTTGTGAAGTTGATCGGGACTAACCAAGGTGACGGTATGGGAGCTGACCGTTACACAGACGGTACGTTCCGCAACAAGATCTTTATCTCTGCCGATGTTGAGGACAGCGAGTTCTGGGACCTGCGTCGAGAGATGACTGAGCGCCCAGTATTCCTGAACAAGGAACTTCCCCTGATTATCTGTCCTTCCTTTGAAGGCAAACAGATTCGGGTAAAGGTGGTCTCTCGTTTCAACACCGAAGCCTCTGCAAAGGCATTTGTAACAAAGATCAACCGTCAGCGTAAGAACCAGGTGGTGGACTTCAACTTTACCCCTACGGTGCACATGCTGTTCAACAAGGGGGTCATTCGTTTCATTGAAACCCTGTATGACATGTTGAAACGCAACGAACCTGACCTCCCTGGGTTTCAGGACTGGTTTGGTCAGTACGCCCAGTTCAACTTTGTCGAGATCACAAACGTTGCAGGCGAGCTTCCGCAAATCGTGGTACCTCTACGCCCAAACAACATCGGGATTAGCTTTACTGATCCGTTTGTCGCGAAGGTCCAGAAAGGCCAGTCGTATGGGCAGTTCGAAGTTGAGTTCAGTTACACCTTCTTTTTCAACCAGTTTGCGGGTTGGGAAATCGACTACCCGCTAAACGTCTACCAGGAACAAATTCCTGAAGGCTATATCCCCCGTCCTCAAGATGGTTTTACGAAGTACGCCGGAGTCGCCTCCGGTCCTGAGATCACCTCGGGTCGAGAGATCAACCCGCCGATGGACTTTGTACAGAGTCCGTACTTCCTAAAGCTGCCCGCACACGACCCTTGGACCGCGCCCTACCAGTGGTGGATCCAGCCGGTGGTGCAGGCTCAGCTGGCGTTGCAGGATGAGGAGACCCAGGTGCTTGGTAACGTCTTTGAGTTGCCTGAGTTCAAGTGGCGACCTGGTGCAGTGAATTACATCAAGCGCCGACATGAAGTGGCCTTCCGTCACCACGAGACCCCGTTCCTGTTCCAACTGTTTGAAGGAAACCAGCTTGTTCCTTCGAAGTTCTTGAAGATGGATGAAGACGGTACGGTAACACTGTTGAAACGCCCCAAGTTAAAGTTGACCTACCACCTCGTGGTGAATATTGACTACGCCATTCGGGACTACAGTAAACAACTGTGGGACGACGTAGGTGACGATGATGACGGGTACTGGGGGGTGATCCGAACGATCTTTAACTGGATCGACTTTAACAAGTTCCCAAAACCGTGGATGGCCAATATCCCTACGATCCTCCACAACATCGATCTTGGACACGGGCGGGTGGGCTTCCGCTTCAATATCTACCAGGGACTGTTTGGTATCGTGGCCCACAACGTTAGAGGATAAACATCATGGCATGGTCTATTAAGCCGCTGGGTGAGAAAACACCGCCGGCTCCAGAAGCACCAAAGATCTTTAGCGACAACTACCGACACTCGATCGTCCAGAGCACCTACCAGCCGGAACGTGCGTTGCTCTCCCAGGACAGTGGTACTCCACGGGTTGCCTTGTACTACCGGCAGTTTCTCAATGCTCAAGAGGAACCAAAGTCGTTTACACCTGATGGGGTAGGAACGTACCAACCCTACGTGCGGATTGAAAACCTGCCACTGTTGTTGAACGACGGTAACGGCTCGTTTAGCTTCAACCCTCAGACCGGTGAGTCGGAAAAGAAGTTTACCGCTCGGGTCATCCTTGACGAACCGCCTATCCTGCACGATGTCTTTGTTATCGACATTGGCGATGGTAACGCTGGACTCTTCGCGATCACTGAACAACCAGAGATCCGTGAGGTAACCGCAAACAAGGTCTACGAGTTCCAGTTCGCTTTCCTGCAGATCATGAGCGAGCGGTTGGACGTCCTGTTAGAGTCTCGTGTGGTCAAGCGGCGGGTCTACTACCGGGACTCTGCATTGCACGGTGGCAAGACCCTTATCAGTTCGGAGCTGGAGAAAACTGCCAAGACCCTGTTTGGTTGGAAGTCGACGATTGTGGAATACATCCTCTCGGAGTTCTTCTGGAACCCAGAGAACACGATTGTCTATGATCGGCCTGAAGGGATCCCAGGAAAGAGCGAAAAGATCTACGACCCCTACCTGGTAAACTTCCTGACCGCAATGATCACCCCAGACCTGCGAAGGACGTACCCGGTCATCAACCAGTTCTCCCTGCAATACGGTGGACTGGAAAAGAACCGCTATGGCCCGATCAACATCTGGACGTTCCTCTTGCGCTGTGACATGAACATCTTGCCGCTGTGTAAGCGTCAGGCAAAGATTATTGATGTGAACCGCCTAGAAGCCACCCGACTCTACGGCAACCTGCGGTCGAGTCGCATCCGTTGGTTTGTCACCACGAACCCTGAAGACTTTAAGACCTACCCGTCGATCAACATCCTCTCGGGGTATCCGGTTGTTCGTCCTAGTCCAGAGCAAGACATCTCCTACATGTTCTCTGAGGGTTTCTATAAGGGACACCCTGAAGGTGAATTCGAAGGACTGGTCTACAGCTCCTACCGAGACCAGCAGATCGACCATGAACGTTTACTGAAGTACGTTAGCGGCTATTTCGACTTGACGCCGATGGAACGCCTCTACCACGGAGCCATCCTCCTGCGCTTGATCGAGTTCTCTCGGAAAATTCAAGGATCTTTCTAAATGCTCGACCTTAAACGGTATAACTACATAAGGGAAGAGATCTTCAGACTGTACAACATCCTGAACAACCGCCTCTACCCTGTGCGGGTTACGCCGGCCATGATGATGACAGTTGAGGAACTCCGTAATCGCGAAATCTTTACCCGCGACGATGTCATTGGGGACCCCACCCGTTACGAGGAGTATCAAGAGGTCCAGATGGAGTGTCATCGGATCGTCAAGATTCTCCCGAATCTGGCAAAGGAACGAGACCTAGGGTTCTCTCGGCCCAACGATCACATTGTCGAGATCTTTGAGGCAGCGCAAAGTTACATCCGGCTGTGGGTGGAACTGGTGACAAACGCCACTGAATTCCGCCCACCGCCGCTGGATGAACTTCGGGACATTGAGAGCTTGGCGTACTGCCTCTACCCGGAGTACAAAAAGATCAAGCAATACCTAAAGGTCTGCGACACGTTCCTTACAAAGGAAGAACAGGCGAAACACGTCGAGGACAGCTTCATGAGCCTGGCTGCCCTGTTTGGCATGACCTCCTTGGAAATGGACAAAAAGGACGACCTGGACTTTATCAGCTACCTGGAAGGACTGGGTATCGATACTGGACGCTCTACCGTGACCCAGGAAGACCTCTCCATGCTGAACTCGCTTACTCCGAGTGAGGCTATCAGTGATGGTTTGTTTAGCCCTCAAGTAGAAACCTCACTGCCAGACTGGTCCTTTAGGGGTAACAGCTGATGGAGATGCCTCGCGCGTTAGCTAACATCATCGAGTTTGCGCGAAAGGTTAACACCTACCAGACCTACTCGATGTCTACCTTAACCGCCATGATCATTACCCCAGACAATGGGCAGTTCGAGCTGCTGATGCCTGGGGGGATGTCACGGTTTAGCATGTACGCCCTGAACCGCTCCGATGACTTGCGCATCCGAGGGCAGATCCAACCCGGCGTGTACATGAATAAGGTATTGAAAAATAAGGATAATCTGTTTATTGAGGTCACCGAACGACAAGGATTGACTCAGGTGACCCAACGTTACCGTGCGATTCCAATGGGGGACGCTAACCCCCAGATGGAAAGCAACAGTGTCAAGCTTGCCAACATGGAAGCAAAGGACCACCTGAACCTCATTGAAGTCCAGTTCCAGATGATGGAGCCTGGCTATGCTTTGTTGAAGAACGTGATCATCTCCGACAAGCACCTGATGGAAACGGTGCAGGACGCATTGCTGTTCCAGCTGATCAAGTACGGTAAGCAGCTGAACCTTATTGGGCAGGATGCCTGGAAGGGTGTCGATATCGAGCCTCTGGTGGACAATCAGAAGATCTACCCGATCATTGACATCTCGCCACCGGTCCCCCTAAAGGACCTTGGGGACTGGCTGCAGAACAATGATCAGTTCGGCTTCTACTCGAAAGGGTTCGGGATGTATTACCGCAAGGGCATGTGGTATATCTTCCCCTTGTTCAAGATGAACCGTTATGAGACCGCCCGTAAGGTCTTAAATATCTACCGCTTGCCGTCCGACGTCTTTCCTACCCTGGAGGTGACCCACTTCACGGAAGGAAAGGTAACGACCATTCTCTCCACAGGGAATGCCAAGCACATCGATGGACGGGATATCGTCAAGCAGAACAAGGGCACTGGTAAACGGATCATCAGCCCCGATGCCATCATGGGTGAAACAGGGTCGCACTATAACAAGGGCATTCACCTGAGTACCCGTGCTGACACCGTGAGCGAGTACGCTACCTCGCAACGGGCCAGTGGTGAGGAGATGTCACCGTTTACTGACCAGCCCACAAACAACCTTGCCAAGCACTTGTCTGAAAATGCTTTCAGTGAAGGGACGCTTGAGACCATTCAGTGGATGAACTCGGACCACAGCAAGCTTGAGCCAGGAATGCCGGTCAGGTTCTTCTACATGACCGGGGACGTACTGTCCTACAAGGAGGGAACGCTTATCGGTGCACGCACGGAGCATAACCGAGACCAGCAAACACCAAAGGACCTGAAGTTTAGGCAGAGCACTGCACTGTCTCTGTTCCTGAACAACCAGATCGTAGAAGTGACGTAAGTAACTTTTAAGTAGCGTGCTGTTACTATACGGTTCTAGGTAGTTGGCTGGGGAAAGGGGATTATTTTCTATAAATAATAGGGTACTAGCCGTTAGGCTAGTACCCCTTCCTTCTATGCTTTTGATCTTTATTTTTAAACCCAGGGTTCTTTTTATTGTTAGCAAACCCATAAACCAGAAAAAGTGAAGAAGAAAATGGCCCAAGACGTAAATACTCTTTATGTTTCGACTGAACATGAAGCTATTCTTTTGAACTTCCAGCTGCAACGGCAGGGGGTATTCGGGGTTCATGTGGTGGTTAACCTGGATGAGTTAGCCAAGGTGACCCAGGCCCTATTAACCAACCCCAATACCAATGGCCTACGAGAGGCATTCACCAAGGCATGCCAAGGTCCTAGTATTCCGGACAAAGCCCCTGTAGGGCTAAGCCGTACTGAGATGGACCCCATTAAGGAGCATACCCCAAACCTCCTTAAGGAGATCTTGGACGAGCTGCGGGGGATCAAGGAGTGCGTGAAGCCTAAGGACGTCAGCATTGGCTTCGAGACCATGGAGATCCTCTCCAAAGAAAACCAGCAGGCGTTTGGAGACGCTATTGAGGAGGCACTCCGGTCCCGTGGGTGGTTCGAGAAGAACGGCTTGGCCTACCGTAAAAGAATCTCGGTCGCAGCCAGTAATTTCGACTTCTTGGGTGGGTTACTGAATGCACTCTCAGGACCACTGCACGAAGACAGTGTGGTTGAGCTGACTCACTTGCACAAACTGTCTGAGCCGACCAAAGGGCTCCTGATGGCCATTTTGAAATTTGTGCTATCGACTTCCAAAGCGACCGAAGAAGAACGCAAAAACTTCTTCACCTTTGGGGCCCAGGGTAAGGAGGGTGCTAGTGGTTCTATTCACTTTGGCAACGGTAACCGATTTGGCCAACATACGGTAACCCTTCAATCGAACGGTTCGTTGCTCGTGGTTACTACGGCTAAAGGTGGTAATTCGATCTGTCATTACATCACGCCGGAAGGCGCATCGATCGACCTGGATTTCGGGACTGACGTGCCAATTGGAAAATAAGTAAAAAATTACTGTAACGATTATAGTAGTACTCCCAACCGTTGAACCCTCCTCCTAGCCCAACGGCTAGGAGGAGGTTATACTTAAGGTTTGCCGTTTTTCAAACCTACATTATCCGTGTAGTAAAGCAACAGATAACGTTTCTGAGACGTTTAGTTTCTCAGACACACAAAGCTTGGTGTTATCCAGTTAAACGGCACAATGCGCCTTACAGCGCGTTCTAGCCTATATCTCATTTGTCCTTAAGGAATCTATCATGCAATTCATTAATGGCACTGTTGAAACTTTCTGCAACGTGTTTGGTAATCATGGCCTGCAATACGTCTTCAATGTTGAAAGACGTTACCCGGGGAAAACCTTGCATATCGTCTTTGCCAAGAAAGGGGACTTCCCTGAGATTGACAATGCGCCGGTTCAAGCGTTTGTTTCTCACCTGGACTTGGAGACCCTGAAGGTCAGCTACAACAAAGAGGACCCGCTGTCCGTGGTAATCTACCCGGAGAACATGAAAGGTCAATACAAGGACCATGAAGGAATCTGTGAAGAGTTCATGAACATCGGCACGCTGATTCACGAGATGACGCACGTTAAGCAGGTATGGGACGGTCGTATGGAATCGATCGCATTCATGGAGATGCGTTGGGAAGGTGAATACCACAAGATCGAGATACAGGGCTACCTGACTCAACCGTGGGAGAAAGAAGCTTGTATGGCTCAGCTCCAGTGGATCACTAAAGGCGATGTAGCTCTGGCGATGGCCACCTATGACGCAATGGTCCGTGAGTCCTACGGGATAAAGCTCTAAAGCAGACATAGTTACCCTACCAGCCCTCAGGGCTGGTAGGGTACTAAACTATGTTTCTTTTTTCTTCGATTACATCATGTCGGAGTCGTTCTCTAAGCCACGTTCGGTAATGCGTTGTTGCAGGCTGCGTCGGAACATGGGTTTGCCCATAATGTCATGGAGTAACCCAAACTTCGGATCAAGCTTGTAGAAGAAGAACCGATCAGGTGGAGGGGCACCTTCACCCCGCATCTTCCCAAGCATGCAGCACCAGTAGCTGGCTTGCTGACCGCGAGCTACGTGAATCCCCAATACACAATCCACTTCGTTAGTGATCTTTGTCGACGTTTCAGTCATCGACTGTCCAGCGGTCTCACGAATGAAGTACACCTCACTCTCGTCATCCATCTCTTTCAACGAACGCTTAGCATCCGGGTTAAGCTGGTGAGGAGTGATGAAGCAGATACCGCGGTTGATCATGAACGAACGAACACGACGGTACAACAACTGCAGTTTGTCAGACTTGCTGTCGCCTGGGATCTTGTCGTAGTTCATCAAGGCCAGGTAGTCGTAACCGTAGAGGATAATCTCGTGACCTTTGAGCTCCAAGGTACGAACACGATCCATCAAGCGGTTCATGTCCTCTTTGTTCGATTCGATCTGGTTGATGACGAGGAACCAACCGTTCTCTTTAAACGACTTGGCGATCTCATCAGCAATAGAGATCGAATCATCGCTCAAGAAGTTAGCGTCCATGTCCAACGACGCTGCACAGCTCAGCTTGTACATCCGCTCGAGTACCAAGCCCATCGTGTCTTCCGATGAGTCGAAGCAGATAGTAGGGATCTTCGAAGGGTCACGAAGGAACGGCTTGTTGTACTTCGCAATACCCCACAGGAGATGACCCATGGTCAATGACTTACCCCGGTTGGTCAGGGCTTCGATCATGTACGTCTTGTTACGGTTAAACCCACCGTCAGGGTACATTGCAATGTTCAGACCTTGGAGCGGACTGATCAAGATACCTTCGGGACTCTTCTCCCGCTTGGCCAATTCGATGACCGCCAACATGCTCGCTGGGTCATTGGTGTTGACCGACACCACTACTTCGGATTGACGTTCGTTAAACGAGTCGTTAACCCTTTCTTGGATAAGGTCCAGCAAAGCACCCCAGTCTTCACGTTTCATCTCGTGGAGATCTTTGTACGCAAAGTCACGGATCTTTTGACGGAACTTCTTCTGGAAGGCTTCTTCCTGAGCGTTCTTACGAATGTCCTTGATCTGTCTAAAGATCAACCGACGAACCATTTCTTCCGATTCAAAGTCTTCCATGCCATCAGCCACAACCTTCTTGATTGTGTCATCGCCTTTGCTAAATACGGCGATACGCTGTTGCAACAGAGATTTTATAAGCGGATCTCCATCCTCCTGTTCGAGGGTCCAGAAGATTGCGGCTCGAATCCCTTCCCGAAGCGCCTTGTCTTGCGTCAAAATGTCGGGAGGAGGTGCCGGCAGTTCTTCCAGAATTTCAGTTAGTTCGGTGGTCAGGTTTTTGTCTTTAAGCTTTTTTGCCTGATACACCGAGGTCAGTATTTTGACCAACACCAGCAAATCGTTCATTCCTAACTCCTAGGAGCAAAATACCAATGATCTTCAAATATCCGAACGGAGATCCGTTCCATGTAATCTTCTTGACCAGCGACCTCTTGGAGGCCGTTCAGGTCAGCAAGATCCAACTGATGGATCTGCACAAAATTCATTCATACCATGACAAGTTGACGTTTCACCAGGTAGCGGCTTACATTGCTGTACAGCAAGAAGCGGCCAGACTTCTGGGTGTAGACATGCCCGAATTGACGACGCTCTTTGGTGACGGTTACAACGGCGGTATGGTTGAGCAAGCATTCAATGAGATCGACAGTAATTCGTTACGCGAACACCTGTTGCGCTCTACGCACTTCAAATCGATTTCTGTGGGTCAGACGATCCTCCTGGTTATCGAACCGGAAGACCGTGTTTCCACCGCTGGATGGGAGTCGTTGAAAGGTCGTACGCTCTCTCTGGCATTGCAGCAAACACTTTATGAGCAAGTAGGTTATCTGAAAGTTCATAACGGTAAGGTAATACGTCCCGCTGTAGGGGTGTTTTCCATGGCAAACGTTTACGCCTTTGTGAACCGGCAGAACCCCTGACAAAGCGGTATAGTATTTTATGTGCAGTTTAATACCGCATTAACTTGCATAACAACTTTCTCGACAGGAATGTATCATGGCTAACGATCTGAAACTGAAAAGCGTCAAAGCGGGTGTCGACAAGTCCCCGAACCTCTTCCACGCCGCCAAGCAGGCCCTCGCTTCCGGCAACCTGGCCTCGGTGAATGGCAGCGAAAGCTACCAGGAATTCCAGAGCGCCCTGAGCTCGGTCAGCGGTAGCGAATCGCTGCAGGTCAAGAAAATGTTCGACGGCTTCAAGCCGAACAACTTCGACGCGATCAAAAGCGCCTGGGCCCAAGACATCAAAGGCCGCGCCAGCGACCTCATCGAAAGCTTCAACTCCAGCGGCCAGAACTTCGCCGCTGTCGCAGGTCAGGAAGGTTTCTCGCTGCAGAACTTCAAGGGCGACGAGCAGTCGATCCGCGCGGCCAACCTGGTGCTGAACGCCCAGTCCCACCTGCAGACCAAAGGCGCTGACGCCCTGTACGCTCCGATCTCGATCGGCTACCGCGAAGAAGGCGTCGAAATGTCCGTCCGTGCCGCTGGCCTGGGTACCTACACCTACGGCGCTACCGCCTTCCAGTCGGCTTCCGATCTGCGTCCGGTCTTCGGCCTGCTGCGTTCCGGCGACATGTTCAAAGAAGAAGTCCTGGCCGTGTACCCGGTCTGGCCTGCTGACGACGGCGCCGACACCCGTCGCTTCTTCGCCGGCTCGGACATCTCGGCACCGACCAAGATCAAGTACATGCCGGGCGACGCCTACGGCCGTCAGGAACACCTGACCCAGGACCTGGCTGTTCCGGTCAGCATCCCGAACTTCCTGGCCCTGACCCAGACCCCTGGTCAACAGCCGTGGGGCAACACCGATGAGCTGGAGTCCAACTCCATCGCCATCAAACGCATCGGCGTCAAGCTGACCGTCGGCTCCAAAGAGCACGTCGTGTTCATCAACACCGCTGCCATGTCGAACAACACCTTCGGCGTCGGCGGTCAGATCCAGAGCTCCGACGAGCGTACCCTGAACCTGAAGATCCAGCAGTACCCAGGTTTCTCGGTCCAGGACAAAGACGGGAACAACATCGGCGAAACCATCTTTGCCGAATTCCTGGCTGCCGGCTACGAGCCTCGCCTCCAGCTGCAACTGACCGGTACCTACCAGCGTCAGCGCGGTGACCTGACCCTGCTGGCCGGCTCCGTTGGCATCTCCGAGCTGTACGACATCAACACCAAGGCTGTTGTGAAGTACGGCAATGCTGCCAGCCCGCAACAGGCGCTGTTCAACACCCTGAAGCAAGGCACCGTCGTGTCGACCCGTACCGGTCAGAACGTCAACAACACCAACCGCGGCAACTTCGGCTACCGCGTGGAAGTGTTCGATGCGTACAAGCACCTGTCGGTTCAGCGCCGTTCGCCGATCTCGGTCCAGTACCCGGTCAGCGACAAAGACGTCTACCAGGAATCCCTGGACTTCGCTCTGAAGCAGATGTCGATCATCATCAACAACCAGTGCTCCAAGACTGCGTTCGTTGAAGCGCGCAAGCACATCGAGTACATCAAGCAGATCGACGGTTCGGCGGTTGTTGCCAACAGCCAAGGCTCCGAAGTTCTGGCTGGTCAGCACTTCCTGACCCCGACCTGCGTCGACCGCAAGCTGAAGCTGAGCGACGTGGTTTCGGCGAACGGCTCGTACGACGTGTGGAACGCTACCTCCGCTGCCATCACCAACGAGATCGCCGACATCATCGCTGCGCTGAACACCCGTTCGGGCCTGGCGGCTGTTGCCGAGTACACCTCGGGTGACATGAGCGGTCGCTGGTCGATCGTGGCTCACCAGAACATCAGCCGCTTCATCTTCCGTTCGGGTGACGCTCGTACCATCGGCCCGGTCGAGAAGACCGACGTCATCGAAACCAACTTCGATTCGGAAATCGGCTACGTCACCATCGTGCCGAAGAACGACTCGTCGTCGGAAGTCATCGATCCGCTGGCCGGTATCGGTGTCGTCGTTACCAAAGAGAACATCGTTGTGCAAGGCAACGTGACTCGTGGTAACAAGGACTTCGGTGTTGTCATGACCCTGCCGACCTACAAGCACTGGGGTCTGAACGTGGTCGTGGGTCGCCTCTTCATCGAAGACGCGCACCTGTTCCTGACCGACGGTGGTCTGATCAACGACCTGGCAGTCAAAGCTGTTCGCCTGGCCAACGCTGGCGACATCAAGCTGCAGCCGGTGACTGACCCAAACGCGTAATCATCCCGCCTACGAACTACGGTCAGTTGCTATACCCGTACCGTCGTTTGTGAGTTGGATCCTGTCCTGAAAGTAATACCCCTCCCTGGCCTGCAATGGGCCAGGGAGGGGTATTTATGCAACTTTAAAATTTGCTATCCAATTTCAAACCTACATTATCCAAGCGTGAGTGTATTTAAGGTAGCCTCGTGCACAGAGGTTATAACAAGACTAGAGGACTTGGCTCGATGGACAAGAGTATTTCTAGTTTTAAACTAGAATATCAGATATCTAATTACAGTAACGCCGAGCTTATTGTTAAAACCCAAGGTGGGTTGAACTACATAATCCGCGCTCAAGAACGGATGATTTCACATAACTACGCCAGACGAGAAGTCCAGATAAAGGTTAGCGGTGTTAAGGCCGACAACTTCTGGATCGACCACCGGCTAGCCCAGACCCCTTTCGATAGAGAGTTCCTGAAGAAGTTAGAGGATACAGTTGCCCAGCACAGGGAAACAAACCGTTTGCTGAGTGACGCTTATTCGACCGACTTTTATGTGAAGATCTTTTTGACCGGCGATTTGTCGGACGAGAACGAAGTGATCCATAGCAACATCTTGGGCATTTCGTTATTCAACTCGATGGAGGCAGCTAACATCGCCCCGCTCAACAGTTATGGGTTTGTACTCCAGGAACTGTTTGAGATGGCCAGTGAATGTGCTCAGCGAAACCCAAAAGGGGGGTTGCACTATTTCATTTATTTGAATGACCCCTTGAGCAAACTAAACCCGATTTATACGAACGTGATGGGTAAAGCCGTTCGGGTTCCAGTCGTGCAAGACCCTAGCAGACCTGCTGGGCTGTACGTCGGACTGCATTATGGCAGCATTGAACCCCAGGAAATTTACCTAGCGCTCGACGACCTCACCAAGGCTTCCCTTGGCGAACACGGGTTATTCGAAACCATGGAAGAATGCTCGATGGGTGGTAACACTGAGCGGGCTTTAATCGCTGAAAAGAAACTGAGTGACAATTCTAAAGCTATGAGCGGTTTGCTGAAAGACAAATCAGCGCTGGAAGACTCCTTGGATAAAGCCCAAGCAGAGGTTGTGAAGTTGGCGGAAGAATTGCGCCAGACAACTAGCAATCATCGTAACGAGACCGACCGGTTAAAGGCTCAGCATTCGATGGCGTTGTATATCCGTGATATCAACACCTCGGCTACTTCAGCTCAGAATCAGATAAAAGACACAGTGATAAAAGCTAGCCAGGACATCGACAAGAAACGTAACAGTGCAAACAGTTGGGGGGAGATCGCAAAGGCTGTGGCCGCGGTATCAACATGCGCTGTGACGGTTTACAAACTGTACACTTCCTAGGGACTAGAGGATGAACCGTAAGCTGCTCGACATGATGGACGCAAAGATGCCTGATTTTAACCCAGTCTTAACGGAGGGGTTTCATGAGAAAGAGTTCGAGAATGGGCATGTATGGTTCGACAGGGCATTAAGAAGTATCCTTAAGAACGTAGAGAACAAGGGGGTCTTCTTTCGGAAATGCGAAGTCGCGGATCCAAAGGAGTTCATTGATTATCTGATTGGTAGCAGTCGGAAGATCTTTGATGCCCACAAGGAATCCCTTTACCCTGTGTCGATCAACATCGATTACAAGGACAAGGGCGGGCAGATCATCTCCTATAAAGCGTACACCATGCTGCCGTACACGAATGAGTACGGTGACGTGTTCTTGCGCGATGCGTTCTATAGCACGCAGTTTGTGCTGGCAGAGCGAGGCCTTCCGGTAACAAAGGAGAACTCGATCTTTGTCAAGGTACTGGGTTACAAGTTCAAGATTGGGGTAGAACCGTTCAACATCACGCAGGTCTTTAGTGAAACAGGGGTCTTGACGACGCGCAGCTACGATACCAACTTGGCTGCTAACCGTTTCTACAGTCCCACTGAAGCACGAAAGATCAAAGACACAAAGACCCCTACGCCACTCCTGGCATGGTACATGTTTGCCAAGATGGGGTTTAGTGAAGCCATGCGTGAGTATGGTGAATGTGACTACCGGCTCGGTCCGCTGGACGCGCTGGTTCAAGAGTGCCGCCCAGAAGACCGTTGGGAAATCTTCTCGCGCAGTAACTCGGGGACGAACAAGAAGTCCTTGGGTGATTTCGTGAGCCTGGACACCGCCATTGCAGTCCGCAACTTGAACGCGGGCCGTAAGTCCTTGAGCGCTATGGCACTGCAGTACATGAGTGCCCTGATGTTTGTGGTGGATTGCTGTTCGTCGTACTTCGACATTGATCGGATCGACGAAGCCAGTTACTGGAAGTTGATCATTGGTCGTTGCTCTGTGAAAGCAGGCGACACGGACGAGTACATCCTCCGTCTGATCGATCAGCACTTTGAAACCATTAACGAGTACCTGGACGAAGACTCCATTAAGCGGTTTGCGGGACAGTCGATTGTTGTAAGCAATATGTTCGACCTGTTCAACTACATCATCGCTAACCGGAGTGAGATCGTACAGACCACCAACCGCGCGTCGGCGTTCCACAAGGAACTGGCCAGTCTGGAGTTTATCCTGGACAGCCTGCTTACCGCGGCAAACAACTTTAAATATGACATCAAGAACAACTCAGAGATCAACCAGAAAAAGGTTGCCAAGTTCTTGAGTGATCACTTTCACGTTAAGGAGATCGACAATGCGCGTAACGCCAACCTTATCCAGGAAGCCACTCCTACGGACAATCCGTTCATCGATTACGTCCTAGGCTGCATGCCGCAACACAAAGTCTATACCGGTATGGGGAAACAGAAGAAAGGTGACTTCGACGTCAACGACAGTGCGACGTTCACTGATGCTTCTCAACCTTTCGTACACAGCTACTTCAGGGTGAATAAACCTAACCCTGATAGCCGGGGTTACTTAAACCCCTGTCTGTATCTGATTGACGGTAAAACGACTGGGATCGATCCAGAGTTCAAGGATCTTTACGGTCGAACAGATCACAGATTACGTTATAGAGAGCCATGGCCATGAGTGGTAACAACTTTTATAGACCTAGCAACCAGCAACCAGGGCGGACGATCGATACGTCGACCGCACCCACTGGAACTGGTAGTCCGCAGAACCCTTACAACCGGGTGGATCCGCTCGCCAACCTTCGTGGGTTGATGGACGGCAACAACATGGGCCAGGCTGGATTGGGTGGCCAAGGTTCAGGTATTCGTTGGGATGCCTTAGGAAGCTCCCGCTACGAAGACGATGGTTTACGTGCACTTGCTGGGAATAGCACTGCGGAAGAGTTGTTGAACCAGGAATACGTGCAAAAGTATTCCGAGGCTGCCATGCAGTTCTTCAACTCGTTGGTGCGCCGCCACGGCGGCTTCTACGCTGAGTATCGGGCTGTACTGGAACACTTTCGCTGTAACAAAACGACCGGTGCTGTGTGCAATATCCGTAACGCGTTTGTGGATACGATCAACCAGCATCAGGAATTTATGGTGTTTATTGCCAAAGCAGGGGTTCCTGTATTCGGTCAGATCTTGATCGATATGGCAAAGAGTTCTCAATCGGGCAACTTGGGCGAGGGGGAATATCGTAGAGCCGTGCAAATGGCGTCCAGCATGGTGTTGACCATGGAGCTTATCTCCTGGTTGGCTAAATCCCCCGCAGGGCGCGAGAAAACGTATTACCTGACTCCAGAAATCAAGAAGATGCTTGGTGACCTTGAACGATTCAAGGATACGTTTACCCATGCGTGTACCACCTTTGGAGTCAGCAACCCGTACGCTAACCTGGTGTTCGAAACCCATACCCCAACCCGTGCCGACAACAGCATGATCGTTGAAGCGGAACGTGCCCTGCAAGGCATGATTGGGTTTGGGACGAACGCCTACATGGGGTCCTACCCGCAGCAAGACGCCTCTCCGTTGGTCGAGCAGGTAATGCGCACTGCGCACGAAGCTAAGAACCGTCATGTTCCACCTGATCCTAGCCTTTCCAACAATGGCTTTGAGACGGTGGATTGGGAAACTAAACAGGTAGACTTTACTCAGATCACCGAAGAAAACAAGAACCGCTACGATTATCGTCGGCTGTTCCAGTGGATTGGAAAAGATAACTGGTACTTTATCCCGGAATCTGATTGGAAGAAGGTTCAGCATGCCTTTAAGCGTCACCCCGATCAGCCAGAGCAGGAAGACTCTGTTCTTAATGGTAGCTTCCGGGTTGTAAAGATTGATTTGGAAAACGACGACGGGTGGTTTAGTACCGTTGTCCCTGCAGAGGGATTGGACATGGCAGCAGGGTTTACTGATCCGAAGAAATTGTTGCCGCTTCTGGAAGGCATTGACGGGAGCACCGAAACAAAGATTGCCGCTACACCAGCCGAGAAACTGTTGGGTAAAGCAAAGACCCCAAGTATCCCGCCTGCCGTCTGTGAGAAGCTGGAAGGTATTCCAGTGGTAACCCTCAACGAGACCGTAGCGAACCAATCCTCTGGTGCGATCCTGTCCGCCATTGACGCAACAAACAAAGCCCTGACAGTTAACATGACGGGGACTAACGCAACGTCCTTTAACACGCGTGTTTGGGACTTCTACACCTGCAACTCCGAAGCTGACCGCGCCGCGATCATCAAGAACCTGCCGTTCCTGTTCAAAGATGCGGAAGACACCAACCTGTCCTTCTTCATGCGCATGAAGCGGATGGTCAACTTCTTCGACACCGCGCATATCGATGACGAGATCGCCGGCTACATCGACCAGCGCTTGACCCTGATGGTCAACGATTGGCTGATCAGTTCTCTGGGGTATCATAACTCCAAGGACCACGTCAACTACCTGGCGATTGAGTCGATCTTTGAAGACTACAACGAGCTTGACCAGCACTTCAAAGAGACGGACGAAGAAGCCTTCCGCTGTTTCAACGCAGAAGGTAGCCCAGCAAACTTCCTGACTGAGCAAATGAAGATCTTTGTATCTGAAAGTGTTCACAACCAGGTTGAAGAAGACGACAGCATTGTGGACAAGATCCAGAAGACGCTGCGTCTCGTCACTGAGCGCCCTATCCACTTCACGCTGGTGAACAAACGGCTGGCTCCATCGGGCGTCGAGCAGGGCAACGCTCCACTTCTTATTCGTCGCAGTAAGTTCCCAGAGTTCTTCGACCTTGTCGAGAACGGGTTCCCGCTGTCCATGGGTGATGACGCAAACATTCAAGTCGTTGACAAGATCTTGCGCTTTACCCAAGACGATTCGATGTGGTTGTTCTCTTACAGCTCGCTGGACGTCAACATGGCAACCATGCGACGCGTTACGACGTACCGCAGCCTATTGATGATGGCACTGATCTAGTGCGCTAGGATTTAACCTGCTCCTGGGTAACACCGGGAGCAGGCTTTCTTTTCTTCACCCACCCCACCTTTAGGGATTTCTTTATGCTTAACAATACCAACAGTACCGCTGCACAGTCTCCTTCGAGGACTCCTATGTTTGTTGATCCTTATGACAAAGCCCGCTTCCAGATCATTACCGCATTTTCCCCTCACTGGGCATTGAACGACCGGGGGCACCGTCAGGAGCACTTCGAGTCGGTGTACCAGTGTGCCCGCTTCATCAATGAACGTCTCGAGCTCGGTCATGGCGAAATGAACATGCTCTTTGCGGCTTATTTCCACGACTTGTTTGCCTGGTCTCGTGTTAACCACCACCAGCTGGCATACGAGTACTTCATGGGTGCTGACCACCCGGTGATCGTCGAACACTTCGGTAACGAACGCGGTCGCGCAGCGGGTAATGACCGTGCCGGTGTAGCCTACGCGTGCCTGCAACACCGTGCTTCGTATAAGGGTGCTTTCGTTAACCAGTTCGCGGAGTTGATCAACTCTGCTGACCGTGGCTTCCCAGGAGACGCTAAGGCACTGTTCCAACGCGTCCTGACTCATCATACCGACATTAACCCAGACAAGTCCAAAGACGAGGTGATGGCGATCTCGCTGCGCTTCATCAAGGACAAAGCGGGGACTGGCGGTTACGCACGTTATCCAGAACTGTACCTGCGTGTCTTCGGGGAAACCTTGAAAGAACAGCAAGCCGCTATTGACAACCTCTAAGGAACCTGAAATGAGCGTAGATATCGCAGTAGCACGCCAATCCATCATTACTGCTTTTGGCAAGGCCTATGAACTGAACGACCTGGCCCATCGGGAAGACCATTTCGAAGAGGTCAACCAAACGGCGCTCTTTATCAACAACGAGCTGGACATGCAGTTCGATGAAGTCGAGATCCTATTTGCTGCCTACTTCCATGACCTGTTCGCATGGAGTCGCAATAACCACCATGAGTTGAGTCATCACTGGATCTCCACAACAGATCATCCGTTGATTGTGGAGTACCTCGGCGAGCGTCCGTGGGAACGTGAGCGGGTGGCGCTGGCGTGCCTGGAGCACCGTGCTTCCTACGAGGAGGAGTTCTCTACTGAGTTCTCTGCGCTCATCAACGCAGCGGACCGTGGCATGCCTTGTGCACCCGAGATCCTCCTGCGCCGCGCGATCAAGTACCGGGAGTTCCATTTCCCGAACCAGACCGAAGACCAGCGCATCGCTGAGTCGATCAAACACATCAAAGAGAAGTTTGGAAAGGGTGGCTATGCTCGTTACCCCGATGTCTACCGTCGTGCATTCGTTGGCGCTCTGGAAGCACAACAGGAAGCAATCGCCAAGCTCTAAATAGTTTCACCCCCATATCACCCCGATGTAACACCCCCCCCCATAGTTCTTGAGCATCCTGCTCTTTTTCTACCTAGGAGAAACACCATGGAACGCGCACTTCGCAATATTCACACTGCGGCTGCCACCCCAAGCAATTCCGGTTCGGGCTATCCTCGCCTGACCAATTACCAGCTGGCTGAAGAGATTCAGAAGTTTGCTGGGTACAACCACTTGTCCAACAGTGCGGCAGGTCTGTTCGAGGAGGTCATTCGCAGACTGATGGCCCCTTCCCCGAGCGGAGCGCCTTACCAGCATCCCCTTCAGCCCCCAGTTAACAGGGAGTCCCCTTACCCACAACCTGGGCTGTACGGTACCGTCAGTCATCCTGGGTCAGGTCCAGACTCTCCTGTATCCCTTGGTTCCATCTTTACTCACAGGGATCTTGACAACGCGCGTGCTTCGGTCCATCTGAACCTGAAAGAGGTGTTGCCTAAGAATCGCTTCAAGGCAATCAAGGAGCGGTTGACCCAGCGCTTGTCTGGTGCGGAAGCAGATGAACTGATCCTCGAGTTCAAGAAGGTCTACAACCTTAGCAGCATTATCATGCAGGGTGGAGAAGCGGATGACATCTTGGGGATCTATTGGATGACCCCTCGTGCTGCTGCGGGGATCACCAGCAAGAACAATGTCTTCTGGCGTTGGGAACCGATGATCGAGTTGACTGACCCTTCCCGTTTGGCTGAGGATAAAAATTAAGTTGCAGTTTAGTTCAGATCTATATTCTTAGGGTGAATAATAGACGTGGCAGTCTTTGCCTTTGTCCTTTTTAAAGTATCCTTTGGAGTATAGATGATGACTACTGAAACTGTTCGTGGTAACCGTGACGCCGCTATGAAGACCTCCCACTACGTTGGTGCTGCTGCAGGCGTTCTCACTGCAGCGGCTAACTACCGTCAAGGCAGCACTGTTGCCGGTGCTCTGGTGGGCGGTGCTGTGGGTGGTGCAATCGGGTACGCAATCGGTGATGTCTTCGGGATCACTGATCAGTTCGGCTCGACTGCCCGTATCCTCAACGGTGCAATGGCCGGCGTTGGCGGCATGGCTTTCAGCGGCATGGCCACCGGTCTGGTGGACGCACTCCTGAGAGAACCTCAGGAATAACCTCAATACCTAGGAGGGCCTTCGGGCTCTCCTGGGCTAACCTTTTATTTTTACTACCTACCCCATAACTGTAAGACTTCTGGAAGGACGATACCATGAACCATAACGCTTTCCGCAATGACACGAACGTAAACATGATGGGTGTACCGGTCAAACCAACAACTGACGAGGAGTTGCTCAACTCGCTCGAGTCGGTCATCTCCTTTTCTTCACTGACCCCGGCAGCCGTGATGATCCTCCGGGACCTCCAGCAACGAGCCGCACGAGCCTTTGCCCGAAAGGATGAACTCTCCCCTGATCTACTAGGTGACGGTCACCTCTACACGACAATTCGCCGCACCGATCGTAACGATCACTTCATTATCGAAACGGACGAGGACAAGTCTAAAGTCGATCAGATCCTGGAGAATCACCGTCACAGGGATACTGAAAAATGGACGAATGATGAAGAACGCCGCCAAAGCCTCTTCGGTGAATTGGTCAAGCTGGGGGAGATTCTGAAAATGATCTCTACTGACCCGTACGGTAACCAACTGGGGAGAGAAACCGCCAAGGTATCGTTCTCGCAACTGGTGCTTCCAAACTTCCCCATGTACCGCCTGGGGCCTCCTCCCAAAGGCCTTCCTCGACTGGTGATCACGTACCCTATAGGTATCTGCAATCCTCCGTTCAACAGTGAAGTCGCCAAGGTGTTGGAAACCGAAGTTCTCGAGGCGGTAAGACTGTCGCCAAAGCTCTCGAGTGAGGATGTGGTCTTGATCAAGAACTACCTCTCTCATAATGCAGTCTTCCAGGTCTACTTGGAAGATTTGGAGAAGCGGCTGATGAAAGCCAGTGTCGGGATGATAGGTCAGCGCTACACGTCTGCTGATCCGATGAGTCGAATTCAAGTCCATGTATTCCCTAGGGGGAACGAAGAATTGATTATCTGCACGGACAACCTCCCCGATAACAATGAAGGGTTCGTCTCGCGAGAGCAATACCCGGAACTGTTCCATAACCAGGCGACAGCTTACAGTTCCCATACCCTACTGCACACCAGAGGTGTCTGGGGCTGATCGGGTTAACTGCTAACCAATAAGAGAGGTCTTCCCACCTCTCTTATTTTTTTTTTGTCATATTACTAAGGATTGCTTCATGACTATCCCCGAAGAAAAGAAAGACTACGGCCATCTCGAAGATGAGCAAATCATCAAGCTGTTAGGCAAATGCCGGCTGATGAACTTCGAGAACTTCCCAGAGGAGTTTAATGGCATTGTGGTCCCCCACGGCAACGATCTCATGGAAGAGGTCATTCGTCGCTTGCGCTTAGGTCAATATGCGTGGGACCGACTCGAAAGCTTTGGGTGTTTACCCAATGCAGATGATGAGCAGTTGAAGGGATTGATTAAATAAAACGTAGACCAGATCCTATGTAAACTACCCCAACCTGAACTCTATGGAGTTTCCAATGTCTCGATCCAATCGCAATACCGGTAACCGTCAAGCAACCGAAACCCAGGCGGCTCCCAAGGCCACTGATGAAAAAATCGAACAACTCGATGGTGGTGCATCCAACGTCGGGACTGACCAGGGCAGTGAAGGAACCCTCTCCTTGACCGTTCCTGAAACCCTCAACGAAGGTGTGGAACAAGTCATCGACTGGCTCCGTACCAGCTTCCAGGGGCAGGACGTCGACGCTGCTCTGGCAGAACGCTTCGCTCCGGCGCCAATCGAAGGGACCCTCGAGTCCGCCACCCCGAGCTTCGAGATCGCCTTCCCGCTGGACGTACTGGCTGAGAACATCGCCGAAGGTCTGGCCGCGGTACAATCCGCGCTGAACGAACGCCGTGCACCAGAGGGTACCGTGTTCCCGGATCACCTGGTCGGTTTCGAGTTCCAAGAGACCGTTCTCGACCGCTACATCCGTGGTGCGATCTACATGAACGCAAACCTCCAGGAAACTGAACTGGTCTTCGCGGATCCTGAAGTGGACACCACCCTGAAAGCCATCAACTTCCAGCGCATGCTCCAGGGCCTGCCGACGTCGTTCTTCTACCTGCGTTTCGTATAAGCATAGGCATAGTACCTACCTCCAGCCCTGAGGGCTGGAGGTAGGTACTATGTTTTTTTTTGCTTCTAGTTAAAGCTTGAACGGTTGGAAGTTAGGATCGTTCTTGGAGGGATCGAGTCCGTCATCACCACCCTTGTCGTCCTTACCCGCGTTCTCATCGTCAGTTTCTGGAGTGTCCTCTTCTTCCTCCGGCTCCTCTTCTTCGTTGGTGTCAGTTTCTTCCAGATTGCTATCCGTGTTAGTCAGCTCATCCTCTTCATCCGGCGTAGCGTTGTCGTCAGATGGAGTCTCGCCGTCATTCGTCAGGCTCTGGTCAGGTTCTGCTTGACCCTCAATCCTTTCCTTAGCGTTCTCCAAGTCAGCCGTTGCTTTCTCGATCTTCTTCCAGTGCTTCTTCAGGACTTCTGCGTCAGCCTGGTTGAGACCGATCATCATAGCTGCCAGGAACTCACCGGTGTTCTGGTGTTGTTGAACAACATCATTCACCAACGATGCCAGACCACCACCTTCACCACCCGCCAATACGTCATCAAACGGCATTGGAAGATTGTACTTGAGGTAGGCCTGCTTGAGGAATACCGCCTTAATCTGACCCTTGATCTTGGCCAGGCTTTTCGGATCAACATCCTCTTCTGGATTGGAGTCATCGCCCTTGATGAAGCCAAGGAGTTTACCAACATGGAACAGGGTTCCGTTACCGCCGGCCATGTCCATCCAGTTAGTAACCAGATCATTAACCACCTGAAGGCTGTCTTTGATCTTCGACGTCGTCTCAATACTGGTGGGCGTAGGAAGCTTGCAAACAATGTTGCTGATAAAGTCTGCAAGAATGATGTTGACCTTTTGGGCATCAGTACCCTCGAGTTCTTCACCACTGTCCGGTTTCCAGAGCTTCTTCATCTCGCGGATCTTCGCAATCATCTCCTTCAGCAGCGGTGCGTTGACGTAGGCATGCTTGCGCTCGAAGTCAGCAATAAAGGAACCAAGCTCAGCCTGATAACTTACCACCTGATTCAAGAGCATCTGGTGCTCAGCCAGTGCTTCGATCTGGAAGTTGTTCTGATCATCAGCAATGTCCAACCAGCTCTTTTGAAGCTGTAGGTAACTGGCGATCTTGTTCAACAGTTCCGCTCGAGTTCCTGCATCGATACTTGGGAAGTTGTTACGGTCCATGTGATCAATGGTAACATCGTGCTGTGGGAAGAACGGGTTCTCACCCGGATCGACCTTAACCGTAAGCGACGCCTCACGTAGGGCACTGATCATGTCAGGAATCGACAGCTGTTGCTGCATCATCATGTTGTGGACAGTGGGGTTAGCCTCAAAGAACGTGTTCCGAGCGTTAGCAATGTCTGCCATAGGCTCTGGAGCATTCGCGTTAAGACGAACGGTCATCATCGAGTGCGGGGTAGCCTTTTCCAGGTTGGACAAGGTGTCCGCCAGGTCAAGCATTGCCAGACGCGTGATGTGGTCCTTTGCCATGTTGACGAGCGACTGACCAATCCCCATACGGTTAAAGTTCAGGGCCATGTAGGTAATGGCTTCACCCGGGATGTACAGGCAGCGCACCCCTTGACCGCGGAACATGCGCTGGAGGAAGATCTTGTTGACCTCCTCGTCGATCTCGATGCTGATGTTGTCGCCCTGACCGCTCAAGATAGACGCGCTGAATGCACGGATCAAGTTAGCCTTGGAGACCTCAGCAAATTCACGCATGTCAAAGTCACACTCCTTACCCTCCTGAACTTTACGCAGGTTTTGGATAAGGCTGTTCATCGTCCCGCTCTTTGGACGGTTCTGGTTGTTTTCCTTGTTAGCACCGGTCGACTGATAGAACTCAAAGTCATTGGTGTTCTTCAGGAAGCTACCTACGTCAGTATCAAGCAAAGCGATGTAGTCGGGCGCGGTCCGTCCGTTACCACCGTTGAAGTGAATCGGGATCAAGCACTCACTTGGCAGGTGGAAGGTTAAGCCTCGACCGTAAGGAGCGGTATCGAGAGCCCCGTTAGGCTTAACATACTGGATGAACTGAGTGGCAATGTTCCGGCTACTGAACATTTGCGCACTAGCCTGCTGGATCTGTTCCTCGGTAAAGTTCTTTGTCTGAGGACTAGCATTGGCCTTTGGCGAGCGCTTGTCTTTCTTTTTCCCAGGAGTAGATTCTTCCTTTTCAGGATTGTCCTTGAACGAGTCGTCGATCAACAGGTCAAGACTCTCAAACCCAGAAACCTGTTTGACTCGGTCTTCACGGCGACCTGCACTGATCTTTTGCAAGAAGAGAGCGGCTGGGTTATCCGTAAAGGTAATGTTGATGAGGTGTTCAGGGTCTTCTGTATCACTGAACAAGCGGAACTCATCCCCCGCGTAGTCAGGGCCTTTACCAAAGACACTTTCAATACCAGAGACCGATTGGTACTTCTGGTGTGGGTTCTTAATGAAAGCACCCTTGTTCTTCATCAGGACCCTTTTATCGGGGGTGATGGTAAACTCCCGGTTAAAATCTTCCTGAGCCTGAGCAATAAACGATTCGACACCTGCTACCCCTGCGTTCTTTAACTGGCTACCGTTGATCAGGTAGTCCAGCCCAGGACGACTGAGGTTAAAGAGTGCGTAACTCCCGGTATTAATGAGGAGATCGCTGACGATTTTCTTCAAATCCCCCTCGATCTTATAGCCGTTAGTGTAGTAATTGTCCCAGATGGACAAGAGCTCACTATGCAACTTTGCGTTCTTGTACGGAGACGACTGGGTCTCATACGTCAAGATCTTTGGCTGACGACCGTTGGGGTACAGCAGCATGGTCTGCCAGATGGTCTCAGCCTTACCGATGTAGGGCGTAATCACACGCAGGTCAGACGCGGCGTTAATGTTGTTGCTGATGATACTGCTGAGCTTTTCCAGTTTGAACTGACTGATGCCCTTGTCTGTTTTACCAGTCAGTTCGTCCCGTTCAGGGGCTCTTGCGTTTTTAGGAACAGCCCGTGCCAGGGTAGAAGCCAATGCGGGGTTTACGGACTTAAGGTCAGAACGCACCTTGGACATGTCAATGTTACCATTGCCAATCGTCAACTCTCTTGAATGTTTCACGACATAACCCCTTCGAGTCCAATTATGGAAAATATTGAATTTGATGAATACGTAAGGGACACGCTTAGCCTGGCTCGGACCTTGGTCATCAAGATCGAGGCTGTAGCCCTTAGGGAGAACAGTGTCCTAGAAGCAGCCGGGTTCCCAGTCCTCGAGGATCGGAAGACCTGGCGGTATTACATGAACCTCAATGGGGACTATCACCCCACTGATGAAGAAATGTGGATCAACTCTATCGATACCGGTGAGGCGATCATTTTCAACAAGGAAAACCTGGCGTTTCACATCGCCACCCTCAGGGAATACTCCAAAGGTGGGTATTGGTTTAATCGCCTAGCCGACACCTATCCAGGGCAGGCTGAGTTGATCAAAGGGATATTGAGACCGATCCCGTATGAGACAACCCTTACGGCTGAGAACTATAAAATCCTGAGCTACAACAAAAAGCTCGTACTGTGGAACGAGGACCAGTTAATACCAGGTCTGCAACGTTTCATCACTGGGTTTGTTCCGCAGCTGTTTAACCACGAATATATCCATACCGATAATCTCATGTTGCCGGTCACTGGGGTGATGACCCTTTACCAGGGTGTGATCATGGCCATTTCAACAATGCGCCATGAGGCCATTGGGACCCGTCATGCTCACGACTTCTACATCTGGGCAAGGATCGACTCCTACGGCGACTTCTCTAAGTACAAGGAGAGTTTGAGCCAAGAACAAACAATGTGGCTGTACAACAACATTGCTTGGCTTGACAACAACCCGGGCGCACAGTACACCTTTGAGCTCATGCTGGAGAACTTGCTAACAAAGGCAAGTATTCCACTGGCCCGCTACGACCTGGTAAACAATACCGAAACGCAGCTGGAGGACCTCACCCCTACACCCCTGTACCGTAAGCTGAACCTGAACCTCCAGGATAGCTACGGGTTGACCCCGGACTACATCAACACCCAGCAGTTGATCCTCAAGGAACAAACGCTGGCAAAAGACAACTACGTCCAGTCGGCTATCTGGCATGACCACGCGTTGAGGAAGGGTACGTACAGTCTCTACTCCGAGCTTCCAACAAAAGTGTTGGAGTCAAAGATGATGGACTACACGAACCGTCACTTGCACACCAAGATGTCGGTGACCTTTAACAACTGGATCTACCTGGCAGGTAAGGGGTATTACAACGGCAAGATTCTTGTCCGTGATCCCAAGAGCGGTAAGGACATCCGGCTTGCAGTAGGGGATGCCTACTACCTCTGGCGTCACCTGATGGACATTGCCCGTGGCCGGCCTCAGACCTACATCGCTCCGGCGTACTACCAGCACGTCCTAAAGGCGACTCCACCTTCGCTTGACCAGCTTATCCGGATCGGTGGAAAGTTGTATATCCCAGGTTACATGGCCTTTGACATCCGTTCGTTGTGGATCCCTCGGCAGTCCTTTGTTGCCCCTGAGTTCCTTATGGAGCAGTCGGAAGAAATCTACGAGATCATGTGGAAACACACAAAGATCTACAGTCAGTTCTACGACCTCAACAAACGCGCCAGGGTGAAAAACACGACCGAGATGATGTACGAGTCAGGGTTTGTTACTTTGACCACTGCAACGACCTACAACGACCTGATTGACCGCTATGAGCTGGACTTTGCCGAGCACTCGCCCGAGGAAGCCCAGTACTTTGCGTGGGAGATCTTTAAACGCGCGACAGGATGGGACACCAGTTCTAACCCTTCGCTGCGGGTCCGTCAGAATGCACTGATCGACATCATGATGCAGTTGTCCTCCTACACGATTCAAACCGTGCGGGAAATGGATGACGGTCAAGACGTCACCGAACTGCCAAACGAGATCTTTGTAGGCGACAGTCGCTTAACGGGTCCAGGCAATGCATCTGATGGTGACTACCGAAACGTTGGTCTCAATGGTCAGAGCTTTATCGACAGCTACTGCTCCCTCGAGACTGTTATCCCGATCGCTATTTCTGAAGAGTTCAGCACCAATGCCGATTCCACTACCTGCGTCGCAATCATCACTCAGGAAGACCTTGTCCCGGTCGATCTTGACCCTGATTTGGGTCACTATGCTGTTCGCATCCAAGACACCTCCTATATCCGTCTCATGCCCGACCCTAACCCGGATGTACCGCCGACCGATTATGGTCGTCTGGTCTGGCCTGGTCGTGGACCGATGATTGATCTCCCGGCCGATGACATTGGTCGTTTGGTTTGGCCCAAAGCCCAGGAGTAACCATGAGCAAGGTACTTGAGTGGGTAAGGCGAGATTTCTGTCGTCTGCACAATGGCGGTCTGGATGCTCGGCTGGAAGTAACTCCCTGTGGTAGAGACCGTAACAATGACTTCCAGTTCGTGGTGAATGGCCCTGGATTCCCAATGGTGGAATTTACCCTTGAACGGGTAAGTCTTAAACCCTATTCGGATTACGCGTCGTTAACCCTTGACCGTGAGTGGAAGGACAAACCGGCCTTGCTCACGAAAGAGACGATTGCACGCTGGTTTAACAGCAAGACCGGATTGGGGTTGCAGCCCGAGGACATTGGCAGTTTTATCCAGTATCCTGACCGTGTAAGCGTTATTAGTTCAGCAAATTCTATGCGCTTTAAGCATACCTTTTCCATGCGATTCAAATAAGGAACTCTTTCCATGGCACTTACCGCTAATGACTCCGCGGACCTGAACCGTTCTGAGGTTCCTGCTCAAACCGTCACGAACACCTCCATTGGTCACGTCCTGAACAAATGTATCGTCACGAACCAGCCCTTCGTTGTTCCCCAGTGGACCACCCTCAACGAGGTCTACAAGATCCTTGCCGCCGAAAGCCTTGGTCAGAAGCCGAGCCGTAACTTCGAACTGAAGTACTTTGGCGTGGGTGTTCGCGGTTCGAACCACGTCGGGACCGACTCCCGGGGTGTATCGAAGTTCCAGGTCAACCAGCACCAGCCCATCGACGCGAACCTGTTCACGGCGATTCCGTTCATTGCACGTCCTCTGAGCGAAGACCTGGACAGTCTCAACCGTGCAAAGTACCGCATGCGTACGGTGGAAGAACGCAACGGTGTCATGTACGCCTTCTACTGGCTGAAGCTCATTGACTTCTCCAAGTACAACCCGCGTGAAGTCCTCGTGACCCGTGACCCGATCACCGGCGACGAAAAGACCAACCCGTACATCCATACCGAAGACAACCTGAAGAATCCGCAGCCGGTTCCGCTGACCAGCCAGGGTACGATTCCGACACCAGACGAATATGTCAACGGTTCGGCGATCCTTAATGCAACGTTGTACCAGGCTGATCTACGTGAGATGTCACTGGCGTGCAAAATCTATTATAACGATGCAAGTTATGCGTCGGTCAACGAAGTGGGTGTAGCTTACGGGATTGACGTTCAGCACCGTGGAGCTATCTCGGGGAACGGCTCGATCCAGTACACCGAAGTGGCCAGCGCGATCTTTGCCCATTATATCACTGAGCGTGATGGGCGGAACGCGTTGACGAACACCCAGATCAACATGGCCCTCGACCACGGCGCCAGTGCACCGATGCTCCTGCACTCGATCGCGAACTCCTCGGCTGCCGGCCAAGGTAACTGATCATGGTGATTCCTGCCATCTTAAAAGGAACCCCGCACCTCCCCCTGACTGAACGGATGACCCTGGCACAAGCCCTGCCAGTGATCAACATGTTCTACCAGACCCGTTATGAAGAAGCAGACTTTGCGGAGTCTCAAGCTTTTCGTGACGAAGCAGGGGACCTGGTGCTTGAAGCCCGTGATCCAGCCACGGGAGACGTCCTGATTCGTTTCGTCAACAAGTGCGAAAACAATCAGGTGACAGTGGAAGGGAGCTCGGTCATGAAACTGAGTAACCCCTTTGTCAATGAAGACCTGTGGATGGGACCTCCAATCACGGTCGACGATCCTGCTGAGCTCTCTTTCCTGGATGAGTTGGGTTCGGGCAATACCTACCCCACCAACCACAACAACGAGCTCGCCTGGAAGCTCTGCGTCCTTCTGAACGAGTACAACGCAGTGGGCCACTGGAAAGCCAGTAGCCTTGCGACGTACAGTACAGCTGGATTTGAGCTTGTGTTCAAAGGTCCCAGTGAAGACGCCCCCAGCGAGTACCTGGTTGGGGATTCTGAAATGGTCGCTATCTTGAGGTTCCATCATGGTACCAAAAAAGGAATGCTTTGCTTGAAGTGCTAAAATCCCCCGAATGTGCACGGGTCATCTCAATGGACCAATCGACTTCGTGCATGGGGGTGAGTGTCTTCGATGTCAACCTCGTCAGGCCGGAGCCGTTTAAACTCCTGTACATGAACACGATTCATGGCGATAAGTTGCTCTATGACATTCCCGTGCAGTTCGATGATTTGGCAAGCACCAAAGTATTTGCGCGCAGCTGGGCCATGGCACGTTCTATTGCCATGTTGATTGAAGTCTTCGAACCTGATATGGGCATCGGAGAGGACAACTTCCTCGGTCGGTCGCCAGGTACCTTTAAGCAGTTGATTCAGTTAACAGAGATTATTCGGAAACCCTTTGTTGATAATGACGTGCATCTCTCTCTGGTACTCCCCCGATTGGCCAAAGCAGTAGTGGGGGCTGATTTCAAGGGAAGTGACAAGAAGGATGTGCATATTGGTCTCATGAAGTACCCGTACCTGGATGCCAATGGTATCGATATCTCCGTCGTCGACGAACACAGTGCAGACAGCGGCGCTATTGGACTGTGGCGGTGCGAGAAACTGGCACGAGACCACGGTGTGTTTATTGGGGATGTACATCATGGAAAATGGTAAGCCAATTGAGGAGGGGGATGATGTCCAGATGCCCCCTCCTCCGGCGGGTGGTATCGAACGGGAAGTTCTCGGTAAGTGGACGGTTCTCCTTCGTAACCTGGGCGGTATTCTTTCGGTTGTTGTAGTGTGCCTCATGGGGTTGTTCAACTCGTATTCCATCTGGGTCTCGGTCAGTCAGTACAACCTCTGGCCCAGCGAGATGTCGATGTTTATCATGGTGGTAGGTCCGGTGGTTGTTAGTTGGCAGTTCATGAACGTCAGCAAGACCCTTACGGCAATTTTTAGTGGTGCTGACAGTCTTTCGAGACTTCGTACCAAGGCGGCAAAGATCATTGCTCCAAGCCCCGAAAAGGGTTAACTTACATACAGGACTTACCCTACAGGAGCCCCAAGGCTCCTGTAGGGTAGTTGTCTGCTTCTCTGCTTATCTATCACTGAGTGCTTGGCAATGTTTCAATCAGCTCGTTGATAGTCTGAACCAATTGCGCGACCTTACGCTGCCCAACGTAAAGGGTCGTATTGGTTTCATCCAATCTTCGAGTGGTGTTGATCAACAAGACACGAATGACCCGGTAGCAGGCGTCCTTAGAGGGTTGGCTTAACTGCGGGTCCGTGCAGTCGTAACTGTCGAGGTAAGCAGCGAGCTTACTGAGCAGAATGGGCGGTGGCTCTGTGGCCGTTGTCAGCAACTCGGGAGGAACCTCGGTCAGTCGAGCCTGCAAGCTTAGCATTTGCTTCCGGTACGCCTCGACCTCGACCTGCTTCCCCTTCACCTCGAGGTAAGTCGATCCCTCCGTTACCTTGGGACTGCTGGAGCACGCTGTTAACGTACTCGCTAAAAGGATCGTTAGGATCAAGACCATAACGACCCAGCAGTTGTAGATGCAGCGCATTGATTTCATTACGACTCCCCTTTGCTTGGGCCAGCAGAACCTCGTTCAGTTCCGTGGTGGATTTGGACACCCGTTCCCAGTTGGCGGCGGATTGCTTCATGCTATCTGCCATTTTGTTGATACTTTCCATGCTCTCTGCGGAGAGCGTGGTTTGTCGTGGCCACACTGTGTTCAACAGCATGAGGGCCAAGACAGCGATCAGCATCCCCATGATGAGCGTTATCTTGCTACCTTCTTTCATTGGAACCGCTCCTGTACTACCCGTTACCATTATTAGGACTCTTGTATTACGCTTCTGATCGAGAGCAGATAGGCGTTGTTTAGTTTACTCGGTCTAAACCGATTCGTGTAACCATGATGGAGCTCACCTTCATTCCCAATGCCGGTGCCCCAGTTGAGGTAGAGCTTTTGATTGCCTAAGTCGGTGTTCAGAACCCTCCGGTTAATGATGCGAGTCGTAAAGTACTTTGGCAACATCCCGTCTGCGGTTAGCAGCGGCAGTGCCCGTGTCTCATGTGTTTCGTAGGTAAAGGGTGACTTGTACGCTTGAACCGGTTTCAGTGAAACGTACAGGTGCGGGTTGTCGCACACAATAAGGAACGTGGAAGGATGAGCGATCAAGGCCTTCCAAAACGCTTCAGTGGTAAAGAAGTCTTTGCCGACCACCTCACGCTCAGAATCAATGATCCCGTCCAAATCAATGAACCGTTTAGAATCAAAGATCCGGGTAAACCAATCTACCCGTTCAGTGCGAATGGCAAGCATCTTCTCACTTACCATGTGAACCACGTCGTTCAAATAGAGACGGCCACCAATGCTCATCCACACAGTCTTCTTCAACAGGGAGACCGGGGCCTTTAAGTGAACGAAGATATAGTCCTCGTTGTTCTCGTAGATCAGGTCCTCCTCTTTAAGGCTGTACGTCTGCAGCTTTGTCAAGGTATTCAGGTTGATGCAGCAGGCATGACAGTTGTCATTCACCCGGAAGTTCTTTCCTGCGTTCAACAGGTAGAGTCCCGTCTCGTCACCTACTGCGCGAACCATATGACCGTTAAACGTCCACAGGCAACGTTCAGCAAGACTCTTGTAGTCTACCGCAGAGCGATCAGTCTTATAGACACGAATGTCTGGAGCGTCCCCTACGTCGAGGTGCTCCTGCCGATCAATCGCCATCTTCGCATCACCAGGGTGCAGGGTAAACCACTGGTACTGGATATCGTGCAACGTTCCCCAACGGTACTCTGTGCCGGGCAAGGTATTGCTTGTCTTTAAGACCACCGATGCCTTACTGGTCAGCCATTGTTGGATAGTCCCTTTGAATGCAATGAACTCGTTGACGTAGTCCTGCATGTTGATCGCCACGTCCCGTTTATAGAGACTGTCGGTCACCACAATGATCAATTCAGTAAAGGTAATCGGGAGCGCTTTAGTCTGGAGGGTTGAAATGTCAACGATCTCTTGCCCTTCAGGGACCAGCTGGTTGATTCCAACAGCCCGTTTATACGTGTACATAAAGGACAAACTCCTGGATGATTCTATGAAATCCTGACCCCTATAGCTCCCTATAGGAACCTCTTATATGGGGTATTAGTCATAAAATACCTTTGATGTCTTTCTTTGGAGATAGTCCGATGGCCATGGTCACCTATGCATGGAACCCCTTTCAAGAGCGCGTGGATTGCATCGTCGCCAATGAGACGATCAAACCGTCGGCTGATGACGCCCGTCGGGAGTTCGCTCCTCGCTATGCACCGTTCTTTGCAAAAGACTTCAAACTCTACAAGCAGGGTAGTACGACACCCCTGAAGCCAGGTGTTGATTATGCCTTTGCTCACCCCTTTGCCGACTTCACGATCAAGTACAAACGCAACGTCTATGGTTCTGTTGTACTGTTGAAACCGATCGCCGCTATCTTGACGGCAACCTACTCCACAATCGGTTCACCCTTCGTCCTTAACGAGGTGGCCTTTGCGACTCTCGTGGCAAACATTGCCAACAGTCCGCGCCAAGCCTTCTGGGCAGACCTGGCCGATGTACCAAAGGACTGGCCCGCGCCGCCACACGACCACCCTGCCACGCTGACCTACGACTACCTCGAGATGATGTCGCGTCTTGAGAACCTCGTGCTTGTCATGACCGGCGCTGACACGGGGAACGGTGAGTTGAGTGTTAAGGAGCTCTTGGACCAACACATGGCCAAGGGACTCCCTGAAGCGCACAAAGGTGATAAGACGGCTATTGGTCTCGACCTTGCGGCAAACGTCCCTAAGGCCACGATTGAAGACCTGGCGGGCAACAGCGACAACAACGCGGTAAGTGTGAAGGTGCTTAAAGAAGCCTTCCGCTTGGCAGCTCAAGATAAACTGAACCTGAACTAAGAGGCCTGGCATGCAGACTCCAATCGTCCGGCAGTTCCGGGATGACATCCTGCACAAGAACATCGAGAACCAGATCCGCGGTGAACCGTTCGACACGGTAAAGCCCGGTGCCGGTACTCGAGTTATCGTTCCTCAACACTCCCCGTTCTTTATCAGCAGTTTGAGGCTGTACTTTGAGAACGGTCAGGAGATGACCGAGGAGGACTTCGAGATCTACCAGATCATGCCTGGATTGACAAACCTGGCAGCCCAGGGTGTAGCCTGCATGATCAACCTTAAGGACCCTGAGATTACCAAAGGGTTCCTTGACTACGACGTGGTGGGTGAGTTTACCTTGTTTGACACGTCACTGATGAACCTTATCATGGCAACGGCTGAAGACGATCGCATGATCGACTTTGACAACCTGCAAGGGAAACCTGTCGTCTTCCCGCCACGTATCCATGGTCACTCCTTGCTCTATGACGTGGTGGCGTTTCAAGACACCATTCGCGTACTGGGGCTGATCAGCGACCTGTCGTCGCGCAAGGGCAAACCGCTGATCCAAACAAAGATCCAGCGTTACTTCGACAACTTTACCCATTACCTGGCGTTGTACAAGCAGGAGCTGTTGACTTACCTGAAAGACCACGTGGGGTCGTATAACTCCCACGGTATCCTGAGTTCTCAGGTGGGCTTAGGAAACGTCGATAACTTTGCTACGGCATCTGGTGTGGGTGAATTGATGTCGGGTCGTCGGGATCTCCATCTGACAGTGGACGGTCTGAAAACGATCCTTGAGTTGACGGGGGTAGACGCCAACGAGTTTCTTGGTAAAGACACCCTTCCCATCAGCCAGTTTGGTAACACCAACTTTATCCCCCCTTCGATCGATGGTTCCTTTGAAGGGCTGGGTGGCTTGAGTGAAACCGCGGGGATTACCATGGAGCCGGATGGTTCGGTGGTGTTCCTGGAGAACCGTTTTGACGGACGTGTAGACGGTCTGTACTTCTCGGTGATCGAAGACTTCTACTCGTCGAACAAGAGTCGGGTCTACACAGGCTACCGGTACACCCACCAGCGGATTGAAAACGACGGAGCTACGGTTAACCGAATCGCAGCAGGCAGTGGCGATGAAGTGATCCTTGTGGCTGATGCGGACAAGAACCTCTTCTACGTCGGGTTGACCAACGGTTCCCTGGACCCGGCTAAGCATGTCTTGTCTCGTGTGGACCTCAGTGAGTTGATGACTGAGCTTCCTACCGGACAAAAGGCAAGTGATCACATCGCCTGGATGCAGGTAATGCTTGCAGGGAACTGGATCTACATCAGCATTGGACATACCTACAACAACAGGTCCCTGGTCAGTGCTGCGGTGGGTGACTCGGAGAAACGGTTCCGTTACTACTACCGGGTTCCAAAGGCTGACGTGGCTGCTCAGCTCCCAGTGAAGGCCACCCTTCAACGGTTGACCTATACGGACCCTGATGGGGTTAAGCGCACCAACGCCGAGTACTTCAGGTTTTACACACCGGTTGGGACGTGGCCTAACTGGACGCGCTGCTGGTTCCCTATTCGGCAGACCTCAGGAACGGTGATCTACGGTAACTGTTACTCCCAGCATTGCCTTACCACCCCTATCCCGGATAAGCCAGGAAAGGTCCTGATGAAAATCATTGGGTCGTTCCTTGGTAGTTATGCGTCCGGGTCGATCAGTTCGCAGGTGCAGATTGCGGTCGAAGCCACCTATGAGTTCGATCCAGAGACTGGGGTGATGGACTTGCTTCACAAGACCCCGCAACCTTTGCTGGACTTCACGAACCCATTCATCGACTGGCTGAACTCTCCTATCACCTGGCGTTCGCTTTACCACGTGGCCTATGGTTGGGACAGGCAGGGGATGGCGGTGCTTCCTGATGGGACGCTTATCGTTTCCACTGGTGACTACGCTTCCTTCCCACGGGGTATGTGGTACCTGAAAGCAAACAACGCCAAGGGTCGTTACGACATCCTCTCGCGGCAATGGAACACCGCGCTGGGCCCTGCAGAAGAGAAGAAGGTGCTTGAACCGGTGGTTTCTCCTCTGACGTCCGGGATCAAACCCAAATCGTTCCTGCTCGGGAATGGTGGTGATTTCTATACGGCTGACTGCGGTAAGGTACTGGCCAGGAACAAACTTTACTACCGGGAAGCGAAAGGTGGATTAGCGGCGCGTTCGAACATCCAGAACAAAATGGTTAGCAATGTCCGGGCTCGTCCGCTTAGTAACAAGGTGTGGGAAGTGCGGGGGGAAGCAAAGATCGGCGGCGCTACTGTCACGGTTCCAAGCAGCCAGCTTGCAAACTATGACACCGACCTGGGCGACTTCCGATTCTGTGTAGGGACCTCGCGTCGTTACCTGGATCTCCCAGATCAATCTGCAGAGTGGATTCAGCCTGCAGACCTGGACAGCATCAAGGTGATCAGTGCTCACACCACTCGGATCAACGCCAAGGGCCTTCTGGAAATCGTCCCTACCGCCACCATCACCTACCCAGCCGCTATTGTTGCGGAGTTGAAACGGGAAGTGGACTCGGTGACCGAGATGCTTAAAGCACCTGACGTCATCGTGGTGATCTGTGACCCAACCGGGCCGTTGACAGATAAGTTTGGTTGGTTGCCGGTCCTGGTCTGGATCAGTTGGGGTCGTTTGGGAACAACTGAACGCCGTGACACCATGATGGTCATTGAACCGACCTACTCGGGCGTCTTGCACAAAACGGTGACGGATTACAAGGTCCTGAACCGGATCCACCAGACGATCCCAACGGGGGCAGTTTCGGTAACAAGCAAAGGCTGGGATGGTTACATTGCCGGTGACAGCAACTACCCAGCTCATGGCTCGATGCGGGTGGGGTACTACTTGAATGGGAATACCCTGTCTGGGTTCTTTGACAGTGGGGTCTCCGCGGCTGGTCAGGGCGATACCTTGCAGTTGTACGGCCAGTTCAAGTACTACAGCCGAGGGACCAAGCGCTGGTCAACCACGGGGACCGATACCTACATCGCTGTGGGTAACGGCGGCGGTAACGCCCACCGAGCAGTAGTCCCTGATCTGGGGGTCGTGGAAATGATCATGCACCCACAGGCGGCAGGCGGCGCCGCAACGATCTTTAAGGGAACCACATGGAACCCCATGCTCGGATCGGTATACCCGGAGACAGGCTGGCTTATCTTCTTCCAAACGGAGAGCAAGGCGGTCTTTAACGGCAAGGCTTACACCATGGCACCTGGCTTCGTCGATCTACGGGATGCGGATCCTGATCCTCGAAACAAGACCTTCTATATCTACGCATTGTTGAACAACGGTGTGCCTGAGTACGAGATCTCTCAGGAGAAACGATTGGAAAGTCCGTTCCAGGTGTGGGTGGCTAAAGTCGTTACTGGGGATAGCCAGATCCTCACCGTTGAGCGGTTCAACGTGTTCACTATTAACGGGAACCGCATTTCTGAGATCAAACGAGGGAACTCCATTCCTGCTTCTTCTGGCTTGGTCAACGTAGAAGGACAGATCCCTTGGTTGCGGTCGACTGAAATGCTGCCTTAACAACCGAATAGGTACGGGGCTGACCACCCCGTACGCTTTAAAGGCTGAAACTATGGACAAGCTGCAAGCGGTTAAGTTTGATGTACGTGGTACCCGTGTTGAAAACCGGGTACTGCGGGAAAAGGTACCGATCAAAGACAAGGAGTGTCCGTGGATTGTTCCGAACGGCACGCCGTTCTTTGCTGAAGAAAAGTTGGTTACAGTTTATAACGCAGCAGGTGGTATTCTCAAGCTCGGTACCGACTATTGGTTTGAGGGGAAGTTTCTGCCCTTCTGTGAGATCACCGGTCGAGACATCTCTTCCTTTATCCAGTTGTCAGAAAAGGTACGAAACGAGAACGCTTTTGTTTCGGTTACCTACCAGAGCATTGGTGCCTGGTTTGTTCCTCGCAACAGCATTGACGACTGGCTCCGTCAGATGTACAACGGCAAGCTTCCGATTCCCTGGTCGAAGGTCTTTAACGTTCCGCCAACGCTACCGGCCAGTATGCACTCGCACTCGATCAAGACTGAGATCGGTGACTGGTACGAGCTGACCTTCTTCTTCAACTACATCGCGAACTATTACAGTACGCGTGACCCCGGTGTTCAGTCTGGGGCGGACAAAGTGATTGACGAGAGCTTTGCTCAGTTGAAGGCGGTTAAGGCTGCGCAGTTGAAGCGCTTGGTCGATCACGACAAGAACTACGGCAATGCCCACCGGATCACTAAGGCCCATTTGGACCTGGGGAACCTCGACAACAACCCAACGGCAACGCTGGATGAGGAACTGGCCGGGGTAGCCTCTAACCGTTTCAGTACGCCAGGTGGTGTTCTTGCACTGTCCGAGGATTACGGTCGTGACAGCGACCTGGTCATGCGCAACGGGGTACTTCCCTTCAGTTACTACGGGGGCGGGAGTTATATCCCTCCGCAGATCTCGGGCTCCTTTGAAGGCATGGGTTCGCTTGTACCGTGTTCGGCGATGTGCATGGAGCGTAATGGCATCTTCATGATGCTGACCAACCACAACGACGGACGTAACGAAGGACTGTACTACTCGCAGATGCCCGGGTTCCATACGAGCAACGCGCGGATTACCTACACCGGTTACAAGTACCAGCCACCAAGCCTGCAAGCGATCGGGTTTAACCCCACCGTAGTGGTAGCGGGCAGTAACCACCGGATCATGATGGTGGGTAACCCTGGACTGGCACGTTGCTTCCTGACCCTGACCAACGGTACCCTTGACGGGTCGGTTCACTCGTACTACGAACTCGACATGTCAGCGGTTGCTGGAAAGATGACTTCGGCCTATCGGGCTGATGTTAACCGGTTCTCGATTCATGTGATTGGTGAATACGCAGTCTTGGTGGTCAGTGTCAGCGGTACACGCAACGACAACTACATGTTCTTCCGCATTCCGTTGAGCGACCTTAAAGGCCCAAAGAAAAAGCTGAAGTTCGAACACGTCCCTGTGACGTTTAAAGACTACGAAGGCCAACAGTTTACCAACGCTGATGCCTTTGCACCGTTCAAGGCCACTGCTTCCCCTAGCGGCGGTTATTCCAAATACGGTCCGTTCACCTTCCGCCAACCTGCCACCAACATCTACAAGGTAGGTCGGGGTCTGGTCTTGAGTTGTGCTAAACCAGGGGTACTGGATTCGGGGTACATGTTTATCTCGGGGTTAGTTCAATGTGAACGTTCCGTCTCAGGGCAACCATTGATTCGGACCCAGCCCAAGACTGGCCTGAACTTGGAGTTCAACCCTAAAACTGGTGTGATTACAATGGTCTTTAATCCACCGACCTTGGACATCGGGTTTACTGACAACACCCTCGCTGAACGTAACAACTACGCATCTGCTTTCTTCAACCCCTTCTACTACGGGATGGGGACGACTGGTGCGGGTTCTTGGGTGATCCTGGAGACAGGTGAGATCGCGATTGCCACGATCAACGGTGGTAACATCTTCCCTGCCTTTGTCTACAAGATCAAGATCAGGGGGCGAACCAGTGCAGCCGATGTTCTCTCTCAGCCAATGGACGGGACCAGCGGCGTTTACGAATACCTGCGCATGAGTAACCAGGTGGTGAACTCACCGCTGCTGAGCGGTACTGCAGCCGGGTCGATGACTTACGAGGATGACGGCGAACTCTACAGTGCAGTCGACCAACTGACAAACAACCGTAAGACCTACTTCCGCAAGGTAACCGGTCCGTACGCGGTACGCCCTGAGGTAACAAACCTCAGTGTGGAAAACGTCATGTCGAGACCCCTGAGCAACGCCATCTACACCTCCAACCTAAAGGCCACAGAAGTTCCTATCTGTATCTCGGGGTCGGATGCTGAGTTAAAGGCAGCAGGGACTGAGATGGGAACTACCGCGTTCTCTGCTATGGGGTACACTGGGATTACTGGCGGTCGCTTCCCACAGCTGGCTGAGTTTGCAGCGCCTTCGGTTAACAACGTGGTAACGAGCTGCCCAAGAACCTTCGGGAAGACGTTTGACGAGCCGAACAAAACCGTGACCTACAAGGCCCTGAGTTTCTACGGTGCTCGTAAACCGGTGATGGACAAGTTCCTGGCGCTTATCCCAAGTGAGTATACGGATCCCGCTCCCTGGAGCATCAGTCTCTACCTCATGCAGGATGCGGCAGGTGGAACCTTTAAAGGACTGAACCTCGGGATTGCCATTCTGGCGTTCCATGATCCAGTCCGTGGCTTTGCAAGGCAGATCACGGTTCTCTTCACCCCAACCTTCGAAGCGCCTAACGCAGACCATCCTGACGTTTACCTGCTGACCGATTTCACGGTGTTGGATCAATCGATCGCTTACCGTGCGGTGATCGGGATTACTCAGCCGGAGATGCGGGTGTCGGGTCTGGAAAACGACCGGTGCAAAGGCGGGCTGTACCTGTACCGTGACGGGAACAAGCTGGCGGTGTATTCCTTCAGCCCATATTCGACGATTTCGGCGGGTCGTTCGCGGATGATCATGTACTTCGACATTGACCTCTCTACCAAGAAGTTCGAGTCGGTGTACTGTCAAACCGCAGGCTGGAGCCAGGTGGATTTGACGGCCCCTATTCCCCGTGTTGGGATGGCGGATGTTCGGCTGTCTGGGGACAGTGCTGAAAACGTGGCAATCCAACCCTACCCTCCACAGGTCTACGATTACACCGGAGGCGCGGCACGGCTGTTCCACAAGACAGATCCAGCCACTGGCGACGTCCAATGGTTTATTGGCCCAACGGTCTACCCGGAAACCATCTGGTCCCTGTTCTTCCAGGACAGTGTTCCGGTAATGATCAACGGAACGATGTACGAGGTCGAAGGGGGCTCCATTGACCTCCGTGATATTGACCCGGATCCTCGAAACAAGAAGTTTTACATTTACGTAACAATCGAGGGAAGCAAGCCGAAATACATCTTGTCGACCTTAGAGTTGCGCACTGGGCACTCGATGCTCCATGTTGCAACGGTGACCACTAACCTGACCCAGATCCTTTTGATTGAGCGGGCTCAGCCGTTTATGGTAGGGGATTATGAACTGAGTTATGTGCGGAAAGGCGGGATCATTCCGGTGAGTTCAGGTCTCCCTCAGGATGACGGAACCTTTGCTTTCTTGAAGACCAGCGAACTGTTGCCTTAAATACCAGGGGAGGTAACCCCTCCCCTCACCTTATTGGAGTCGTCTATGATTATTCATGGTGGGGAACCGCCGTTTGTCGAGAACCCAGAACCACGGTTCGGTGAAGTACTCCTTAAACTGGACGAGATGACCTATGCCGTAGAGCAAAAGATTTCGAGTTTTAACGGAGGGACGAAAGATTCGCTTCTTCTCTTCAGTCAAAACCTGGCCAAGTTCATTACTGACGTTGTGGTCCCGATCGACGAGCACCTGAACAAAGTCGGACCGGTGCACGGTGAGAACAAGGGGAGCGTAGGACTTGGTCTGAAAGACAACTACCGTACGGCGACGCTGGCTGAACAAACCAACCTTTCGCCTGTCAGTGCGTATGTAACACCTCAAGGGGCCAAGCAAGCGTTTATTACTCGAAATGCTAACAACCCCCTGGTAGAGACCGACTACCAGTTGAACGACGTGTTGCAGGTCGCCTCGTACTACTACGTCAACGAGTTCCCAACGTTGGTCCCCACAGTTGTTCAAGGTGTACGCTACTTCAACTCGGGGCTTCCTGTGGCCATGGCCTTTAGTGGGGATCGGGTCATCTATTCCCCGCAGTCTGACCGTGGGACGTACCAGACCGATACGGCGTTTCTCAGTGGGCCTGCTAAAGCCCGTAAAGCGTCGCGTTTAGCAGAGATCCCAAACCTGCAGTCTCGACTACTGGCCGGTGGTTGGAACAACGTAGGTGGGGTAACGTCTGACAATAAGGTCTCCTTGTTCAAGCCCCTTGCGGAGAAAAAGATCTTTGTCTACAAGGATGCCCTTGGGAACCCAGCCGGTCCTCGTAACTTCCTCCTGTACAACAGCTTTGTGGGGACCGCTTACAAGGGCTTGTCGGTACTTGGGCGCATTGACGACAACTTCAACTTTACCTTGTTGCACAAGTTCTTCAAGGTAGACGCGTTTGAGACTGACCCTACGCTGACGGACGCGGTGACGAGTGCTTACCAGGCCCTCTACACCAAGATCGGGCAAGCGCCTTACCAGGCGTCTCTGCAGGGCGGTCACGGGTACGACATTCGCAAGTTCATTACCCTGGCATCGGGACAGTCGATCAAGATCGGCAGTCAGTATGGTTCCCCTCAGGTAAATGTCTCGTTGATGTGGGCCTCGGAGAACTACGAGATCCGGATGTACGTCACGGTTCCAGTGATCGTGACCGGTGGTGGGGTAACGAACTACCTGACCATTGGCTTTATGGTTTCTATCGTTCCCGGTACGTTGCTCTCTGGCGGAACGGCAACCGTTACCCAACTAGGGACCCGTAACCCAGTCGCTTTGGACAGTGCGCTCGCCCCACCTGCTAATGCCGAGTACGTCACGGTAGCTGACATCTGGGACTTCAATGCCCCGGGTAACCTGCCAGGTGTTGTTCTTGATACGGGCGATATCCTGCGTGCAGTGTCAGTGCGTAACGGGATCCGGGTCAAGCGTTACCGTTCCGAGTACACCGGCCTCCAATCGTGGTTGGAGGCGAACCGTCGTCGTATTGAGGCCAAAGCGGTGAGAACCGAACTTTATGCCCCAGCACGACACAGTCCGTTTGGTGCAGTGCCTGAACGCATCATCCCAATCACTAACCTCAACGAGACAACTAAGTATCTGGTATATGGACTTGACAGTGCGATGGGTGTGTACCGTTGGGCGGAGCTTACGTGGGATTCCGAGGATGTTGTTGGAAGCGTGGTGGGTTCACGTTTCGGGGTTAGACTTCCAACTAACGTGGTTCCATATCCGAAGTTGGACAATGTCCCTCAAGGACTCACCGTCTTTGCCTCGAAAAGCTCGGGTGGTTTCGGCTTTAATTCCCTGGTCTTCACAACTGAAAACGGGTACCGCGCCTATTCGACGTTCGGGTATGCCGAAGGGGTGGTCACACTGGGAGCGCAAGTAACCCTTGGTACAGCGACCCTTTCCCGTCTCCAGGGCTTGGTGAAAGACGTCATGACCAGGGCCAAGGCACGCAACCCTGCGGTTCCTGACGCCTTGCGGGATCCACAGATCCAGGTCTATGCCCTGAGCCTCAGTAAGGCTGTGGTTATCCTCACCGATGGTTACAGTTACGCTGAAGGTGGTGCGCTCTCGTACAACGTCAACAGCGGAACCTTTGACCTGAACTTTATTGGGTCTACCGGGATGACACTGGTAAGACTGACCGAGACAAGTAACGTCCCTGCTGGGACCAATCGCGCGTCGAAGTCGGAAGACGGGGTCTGGAACACCGGGAGTGACCTCTTTGCCTCGCAGATCGACTCCAGTGGCTATGATGTGGTGGTCAGTCGTCCGTTTGGCAAAGTCTACGGTGACCTGTCATTCCGGGTAAGTAACTTCGGTTATGACCTTCCCACGTTTACCCCAGGCGCTGTTAACCCTGCTCGCTTGTATTCGGGGACCTTGACCATTGATGCGGTGGACGAGCTACACCCACCCATCTTGCTCGCTAACAAAGGGGTGTACCAGGTCAAGCCAGGGAGCTCGGTCTATTCCACTGACATGCAGGAAGTCGGTGGAACCACTGTTGTCGATCCTTACAACATCAACGAGGAAGGCTGGGTTCGTATTCCAGCCGGTTCCAAAGTGGTCTTGCTGGGTCGGGTGTACCTGCTCGACAGGGAGTATGCGGTAAAGGTGAACCCCACCGGTACGTCGTATTGCTACCTGCGGCGCTTTGGTGACAACATCGAGGCCATTGCGTCTGATGTCCTGCGGGAAGTCAACAACGGTGAAGTGATGTTTGGGACCGCGGTCAATGGCGTGCTGACGGTTGACGAGTCGTATATCGTGATGGACAAGCACGTCCTTCGTCGTGGTCGTCGTGGTTCGGCCATTCCTGTGTTTGAGGACAATGGCGGACTGGGAACAAACAACTTCTTTACCAAGCGTGACATGAGTTAAGCATAATAGACCCTACCCCTACTCCGGACTCCGGAGTAGGGGTAGTAAGTCTCAAGGTGTGCTTTCAACCGGCTCTTGTGGAACTGGGACGGGTGGTCCCGAAGTATCCTTGCCGCGTTCGACAAAGGACGTGGTGTGAGTATCAAGGTCGGTCATGGCCGACTTGACCCCGCTAAGGCCCTGGATAACGCCAGTACTAACGGTATTGCCCTTCTGATGGGTACTGCCGGTGTGCTCCAACTCACCCTTCAATTTAACGTCACCTTCCCACTCGGTTTCAGTGATCTCGATCTTTGCCTTCTTCGCCTGGACGTTGATGTCGGTGCATTGAACGTTCAGGACTTTCGTGGAAACGCTGACACTTTCGGTAGCATCGAAGATAATCGAATCAGGTGCATGAATGGCCACCTTTTTCTTATCCACCCCAATAAGGGTACCTTCCTTGTTGGTGTAAATGAACTTGCTGTTGAAGTCATCCACTACCAATGCGCTTTGGTTCGTCCCAACTACCTCGACCCGACCTTCACCGCCATCAATGACCACTTCGAACCCTGACTTCTCCTCATTACTTTGGGAAGCACGGTACGCCATCTTTCCCCGACGAGTATCCAGGGTGATGGTATAGAAGTTATCGACGTTGAACTCGGTGTTTTCGTCAACCGCTGGGTTTGCTTGGAACCCCCAGACAATCGTTTCCAGGCGGTGGGTTTCAGCACTGAATCCATTGGTGGTCCAGTAGAGCGTGCTTTGACCCTGTACCTGGTAAAGGGAGACCTGGCTACCCTCCTTAACGTCAGGTGCTGTGAGACGGTTAGGTTCACCAAGGGAGTTCCACTTGGCGGGGCGGGTGTTACTGATAAGGGACGTGACCTTAACCGGTTCCCCGTTAGCGTTTACTGCTTCCTGTTCTTGGGTCTCAACTTGAGCTACTGTTCGTCCATCTGCTAGAGGAGAGTCCTTTGGCATATGAACCATGATTTCTTTTGTATCGGTCTGCTTGGTGGCAGCAACAATCCCCACACCAAGCCAATTAATTAAGTTCATACACAGACACCCATTATCTAGAGATGTACACTTTTTAGAAGACCTATACCATGCTGATTAAACTGATCCTCGAAAACTATATACCGCTGCAGAAAAACGGTATTACCTATGTTGAGCTGGACCTTGCGCACATGGTCAACTTGTTCGTGGCTCAGAACGGTGTAGGTAAAACCAGTATTCTTAAAGAGGTTAACCAACTCCCACCCGAAAGCGCTGATTTTGATACCGGCGGCCGTAAATACGGTGAGTGGAAGATCGAAGGTAAGCACTACATCTTCGATTCACGTACCGGCGTAGCCGATGGTCATTCGTTTAAACTGAACGGTGAAGAACTAAACAAAGGCGGGACCTTTATGGCTCAGAAAGAGCTGTGCTGGACCCACTTTAAACTGGACCGTCCTCGTGCACGGTTCCTGTCAGGGCTAAAGGTGTATGACCTCTTTAGCAACCTGACCCCTACCCGACGTAAAGAGATCTTGCTGTGGCTCTATCCCAACGATACGAGCATGGCGATGAATGTATTCAACCGCTTGAAAACTGAGCGTAACGAACTCAAAGCGGTGTTAAAGAACCAGGTCTCTCGTTATGCGGACGAAAGCGAAAAGCTGAAACGCATTACCGAATGTGGGGTTGAAGAACTTGAGAACCGTATCAAGTTCATTGATGAAGATCTGCGTAAGTCCCTGCTGCTCCGGGGTTCGTTGGAAGAGTACAAGATCAACCCCTTGCTTCGTCGCAAGATTGAAGAGTTCGAGATGCTTTCCACCGCGTTGACGGTAAACAAGGTCAGCGGGTTTATCAACACCGAAGACGAACTTGTTGAAGGCATTGAGATCACCGAGCGGTTGATCAGTAACTACGAAGAAAACATCTCGTCCCTTCAACACACCATTGGTGAACACGCCGGTCTGTTAGAAGGGGTTGAGGAATACATCCAAGATCCCCTCCTGTTCCAGAACCAAGCGGACCAATTGGAGACCGAGATCAACGAGTTGAAACAGTCGATCAAAGAACATACCACTGTTCTGGCTGACCAACCCGTGTTTGGTGAAGAAGGCTACGACTTCAAAGGACTGGAACTGGTTTACGATTCGTTTGTGGCTCAGCTCCACTGTGTTGTTAATGCAAACGACTCCTCGATCAACGGGGCGACGTACAAGCAGCTCGAAAACCAGTTGAACCAGGTCAACAACCGCATCCGGGAGTTTGAAGGAAAGATCTCTGCAGCCAACCACCAGCTTAAGCATTATGACAATGCTGAGTCGGTGGAGTGTCCAGACTGCAAGCGTAACTTCAAAGTAGGGGTAAACGATAAAGACGTGCTCTCTCTTCGCAAAGACGTAACTCTGTGGGGTGAAGCAATTCAACGAATGGAGAAGGAACGCGATGTATTGGCTGACCGCCTCGACAATGATCGGAGCTGGTACGAGTCAATGGTGGCCTTGCACCAGTTCTGTCGTCTGAGAAGCGATGTTCCTTGCCTGAGCTATCTGGTGAAGGAGTTCAACGTCGGCAAGAATGAGATATCCAACATCCTGAACGCCCTGAGAGCCTTTAAGGGACGTTTTGACGCTACACGGCGTATAGAGTCACTCCTGGAAGAGAAAGATCTCATAGAGACCCGTATAGGACTTATGAACCGCGACAATGTCTTGGACGTTGCAGCGTTCGTTGAGAACTGGGAGCGTGAACTTGTGGTGGATCAGAATCGGTTGAGGTTTTACAACCGTCGTTTGAAGACGTTTAACAACCGACTCTTGATCATCCGTAACTACGCAGCAGACCTCGCCAAGCTCGAGGCGCTAAAGGAGGAGATCTTCCAAAGTCTGCTCGATGAAGGGTACGTGAAGTTCCGTAAACAATTGGACGAACGTATCAGCATCTTGACTGAAGAGAAAGAAGACTACCTCCGTTCCATCATTAACAGTCGCTCGCTGTCCTCTGTTGTGGAGTCGATTCATGAGGAAGTTCAACGCTTACGTAAGCGCCTCATTATCGTCGAAACATGGATGGACCGCCTCTGCCCAAACAAGGGACTTATCGGCAAACTGTTGACTGACTTTATCAAGACCTTTTGCGGTAACGCAAACGCCATGATCCAAAGCGTTTGGAACACGCCACTTTATGTGAAACCTTGCAACAAAGCTAACGGTGACTTGACCTACAAGTTTCCGGTTGTTGTAGGTGACTCAAAGCCGGTTCCGGACATTTCTGATTGCAGTTTGGGTCAGACTGGTATCATTGATTTTGCGGTGCGTCTTACTGCGTTGATCTACCATGGGTACTTCCCGTTAGTTATGGATGAAGTGGGGACCAACCTCGACGAGGTTAAGCGAACTCGTTTCTTCAACTTTGTCCGAGAGTTGGCTCAAAAGAAAGACGCGCGGCAGATCTTCTGTGTTAGCCACTATCTTTCTAGTTTTGGTGTGTTCTCGAACCCGAATGTGGTCGCCATGAAACACGATGGCTTGACGCTACCAGCGGAACCCAACCGGAACAACACCATCAACTAATTTCAAACCTACATTATTAGCAGGATTCAGGCAATGGTATCCCAACAGTTTCATCCAGCAGTAATGGCCCCCAACGGGGGGTTGATGATCGTGCCTCAGCACGCAGGCGGCGAAGGCCAAGTCACCATCAACTTTGCACGGAGTCCGCAAAACGAATTGACCGCTATCATTGCGTTTGGCGGTCGTAACCAGGCATTGGTAACCTTTGATGCGTTCGGTACTGCTCCAGTGAGTTATTCGTTGTACGGCGTTGCGCAAGATATGTTTGTGGAACGCTCCGTGTGTAACATCATGCAGCAACTTAGCGGGTTGGTCCCATCAATGTAGGGTGACAATTATGGACAAGGCGGGAGTTATTGAACGTTACAGAGTACTGCTGAACGAACTCGACGAACCAGCCCAGAATGTGGTGTTGTCGTCGACGAGTGCACTGGTACTCTTAGGGGTACGGGAGACAACGGATGATCTGGATGCAGGTATTCCAGAAAACGTGTTTCGCTTGTATGAGCGGAGCAACAAATTCCGGGTCTCTCCCGCTGCTGCCGGCGTAGAAAAACTTCTGAAGTTCGATAAAGATGTAGAGTTGGGTGTTCTCAATACCGACTGTGGGGTTGTTTGTGTGGGCGGGGTCTGGTCGTACAGTCCAAGTGCCTTGCTCACGCAGAAACGCTACCTCTCGAAGGTAATGGAACGCGATGAAAGTCAACGGGTTGCTGATCTTGCAGACATCGACGCGTTGGAAAAGTTAGTAAAAGAGCGGCAGCACGTAGCTCGCATAATGGCATAAGCAAATGACTCTTAAAGCAGAAAACATTGCAGTACTTTTGGGAACCGTCTGTGCTACCGAAGAGATTCCCCATGAGGCGTTTGTGGTGGGTAGTTCTTCGGCGTTGGTTTTACAGGGACTCCGTGACTCTTGCCCGGTTTTAAGTGTATGGCTGGAAAAGCGCCATTTCGAAGCTCTCTGTGAGACCCATGCGGTCACCAACCATCCCATGACGGATACGCTGGTGGTCCTTAGCAAAGATTCCCAACGCGTTGAGGTTCGTGAGTTCAACCCGTACTTCGAGTTCAACACCGTCCAATACCCGGACGTGGGCTACCCAGTGCGCGTGTTCAACAACCTCACGCTCTTGATCCAGAAGCGGTTCGAGTTCTCACAATTGACCGCTGCGTCGGCCTCTGAGGAAGAGGTTAAGCAAGTGATACAAGACATTCGTGTCTTGAACGATTACCACGCTGCAAAGAACAAGGTGAAGGAAGTCGCCTAACAGGTGTCAGGGGGCAACCCCTGGCCCCTACCCCTATAGTGCAACGGAGAAATTTCAATGGCTAAGAATTCCCCTATTGAACGCATGAAACTGCTGGATCAAGCCCTTCGGCATCACAGCTGGCTGTATCATGTCAAACAGGAACCCGAGCTGTCGAACGAAGAATTCGATAACCTGGAGCGAGAATTTCGGGGGCTGTGTGATCAGTATCCAGCACTGGGTCACCAGTTCGAAACCCACGTCAGTAACCCCGTCCCGATCGAGATCCCCAATGCAGGACCTCTGAACGTGATCCGCTTCACGGAGCCGATGCTAAGCGTCCGCAAGGTCTACAGCGAAGAAGAAGTCGAGGCGTTTCGTGGCAAGTTCCCTGAGGGCACTGAGTTCATCTACGAAGCGAAGCTCGAGGGCATCGGTCTCCGCTTGATCTACACCAAAGGTCTCCTCACCGGCATGGCCACCGGCGGTGCTGGATTGGTTGGGGAAGAAGTTGTACATGCCCATCCCCTGTTTGTTAAAGGTGTTATTCCCATCCAGATCGACACCATGCTGGACACGGTTGAGATCCGTGGTGAAGCCTGGATCGGGATCCATGACTTCGAGACCTATAACGAATCCCTGAGTGAGAAAAAGAGAGACCCGCGCAGTGCCGTGAGTGGCTGGGTACGTGCTCACCCAGAACACCTGGACCAACGTATCCTGAATACCCTGCAGTTCTCTGCACATTGGTCAAGTGAGCCTTTCGGGGCCACCACGTACCAGGGACTGAAAGAAAAGCTGCGAGAGTTCAAGTTTGATACCCCGCCAGAGGTGTCGGCTAGCTACATCTCGAAAAACATGCGCAGTGACCTGGTCCCTTCGAACGGGATTATGGTGAAGCTGAACAGCCTCGCCTTGCAGCAAGAGGTTGGGGTCAGCAACCTGCATCCCCGCTGGAGCGTGGCGTACATGTTCCCCCCAGCGGAAGGTACTCCCGTATTAAAGGACGTCGAGTGGAGTACCTCTGGTTATGGACGTGTGATCCCGAAGGCGATCTTTACCCCCGTTGAAATCGGTGGCGTGCTGTACTCGAGTGTTACGCTCGATAACTACGGGAACTTCATGGAACTCGGCTTGGGGGCAGGTGACGTTGTTTCGATCTCGCGTACCAACCGAACCACCCCCGTACTCAGCGGTATTCTTGAGTCGGGAGATGCACAGCCTCTGGAAGCCCCTGGCGAGTGCCCTAGCTGTTCTTCTATCCTCGAGACAAGGATCGGTAAGACCAGCGCAGAACTCGTCTGTAACAACGTCTCTGCGTGCCCTGCGCAGTTGATCCACCGCACGATCCTGATGGGTGACAAGTTTGGTCTTGACATCCAAGGGTTGGGTCCCGTGGTAGTGGCAGACCTGGTCCACCGCGGCTACCTCACCAAGCCGGCAGATCTGTTCAGCCTGAATACAGGGGCATTGAACCTTATCTCGACGGATCTGAAAGAACGTATCGACGGGGCGCGTATTCAGACGCTTGACCGCTTTATCAAGGCCCTCTGCTTCCCGGATGTTGGGGTGGTCCTCTCGAAACGCATTGCCGATGCCCTGGCCAGTAATGTGTACTTTGTTGCCGATTTCAGTATTGGCAAGGATGAGCGCATTGCGTTGCTCGAGCATCTGTTTACAAACGTGCGGTTCCTGACCGAGGTTAAGGGGATCTCTAACGGCATTGCCATGGCAGTTGTGAACACGATGGCGAATCCAACGTTCCATGAGAACTTTGAGGCCTTGGCTCGAGAAATCGAACTGACCCTCCCTCCAGCAGACACTACAGGCTTCAAGGTGTCGATTACGGGCTCGTTTGATCAGACCCATGATGAACTGGTGGGGTACTTTGCAGAACGCGGTATAGAGCTCTCTGATAAGCTTACCGTCGATTGCAAATACCTGGTGATCAGTGACCGTGCTAGCAAGAGCAAACTGTTAAAAGCAACCCAGTACTCTATTCCTACGTTGGACGTCAACAAGTATGCGAGTATTGAATCCCTCATCAAGTACATCAAGGAGCACTAAGGCATGGCCGATAAGAAGGTTGTAAAGGACACCAAGGAACCAAAAGAGGAGCCGCAGGTTGCCGAGGCTCAAGCAATCGCCAAAGACATCGTCCTGCAGTTCGACGAACTGGGTATGAAGCCCAGAGGTCGCCTGGGAAAGGTGATCGAGTCAGCTCAACGCTATGGCGGTAAGACAGAAGCCCTCCTTCCCGGAAAGGGACCTACTGTCGTTATTGCAGGGACTCGCATTGGTCCCGTGGCCACCGGGCTGAAACCCACTGGTCCAGGGGGCGAGGTCTACGTTTACGAAGACCAGCACTTCCAGCTACCCCACCAGGTGCTCTATAACGAGTACACCCGGACGCAGTCCACTAATGCCCCATGGGAAGACCCCACCAATTTTGACTTCCCTGAGATGTCGTTGTTTATCTTCAGCTTTAGTGGAGTCAAATACCACTTGCTGATGGACGACCGTTCCTCGTTTGTCTTGAGCGATGACTTCTACTTCCGCACGGCTCGTGGCGGTAACCTCATCATGATCAACGCGGCCAGCATGGATAACCATTTCCTTGGCGATTGCTCGTTGGTCAACGTGGCGGTGAAGAACACCGTTCTCAACAAGAGCCACCTCGTGATTGTTTCGGGGGATGTAGGGGCCAGTAACGGCTGGGGTCCTAGTGGTCCTCACCGCCCGGGGATCAGCAAACGCCAGGAATACGACAACCTCTACCTGCTGGCCTGTTCGGTCGTCGACTCGATCCTGTCAGGCGGTCGCTATAGCAACTCCCATATCACCAAGTCGACCGTTGGGGGGTTGAAGCCAAGTAACCCCAGTCCGGTAAAGGTAACCAACAGTTACCTGACCCAGTGCGTGATTAACGGGGGTAAGGTTAGTGTCAGCAAACTGACGGCAGAGAAGTTTGTTGCTGAGACGGAGAAGGATATCCTGATCCGTGGCGTCGGTGGGTTGAATGGCCAGCACTGGCGCGTTCCAAGTATTCACGTCACTAACCGTTTCGCCTTTACTCAGCTCGACTACCTGAGCCGGCACGATCGTGCACTGATGATGATCAGAACTTCCCCAACTGAAGTGTATCTCACCACGGATCGATGGTCTCTGCCCGCGGAAAAGAAACCACTCCCTATCGATTCACCTCGGCATGTCATCGAGGAGCAGCTCCAGGAATTGCTCGGTGAGAAAGGTAAGGGGGTATTGAAACCGTTTGGTCTGATCCCAGGACCGGGTCCGGGTCCTCTCGGCTATACCCCGCCATGGGAGCGACCAGGGTTCCCTGGTTACGGAGGTCACCAGGGAACCGAAACGGTTAAGGGGCAGATCCTCCAATACCTGGTCGACCAAGTTGTTTCTCGATTGAAGATGATCGTCCTCTTGGATGAAGTTGAGGACGTGGCCGAAGAGATGGGGATCTCATCGGAAGGGGAAAGTTCCTCGTTCTTCGAATAATTAACCGGTGTACTGAGTAACCCCTTGTGGGGTTACTCAGCTTTGTTGAAAGGTGGAAAAGATGACGAAGAAGACTGAAGCAAAGACTGTTAGCAAAGAAGTTGCTGTTGTTGAGGAAACTCCAATCATTGGTCAGCCTGGCGTGATTGCGGTCAATGGTGAGATCTTAACCGCTATCGGTGAAGCGGAACTGGTTGATGGGTGGTGGAGTCATAACGGATTTCCGTTGATCCGATGCGTTCCAGGTATAGGACCTAAGGGAGCTTACCCTGTTCTAAAGGTATACCGGTACCTGCACGATATCGAGCAACGAAACGGGCTCCGTGCACCCCTCCATTACATCCTGGCTGACGAAAGCTCGTCTCTGGATCTGTCAGGGCTCTCCAGTTATACTCCGTACGGAACAAAAGACCCCCTGGTGGTTATTTGCCTGATCGACTCCCATAGCAAGTCTGATTACTTTGCTGGTCGGTCAGTCTTGATGGGGATTGACAGTACAGAAAATGCGTGGGACGAGTCGATCGTGCGCAATGGCTTTTATGGCGTGGTGCGCCGTCCCGAAGGTCGTCTGTCGCTGAGTGGAGTAGATGCGGATACGCTAAACTTCCAGGGGACTAGTCTTCCTTCGGGGTATTACTGCGATTCTCTTATCGAGCATTGTAGTTTCGTTCGCGGGGTCGTTCCTGACAGTTTCGTCACTGTTAACAACTCTGACCTTCGACACTGTAACTTCAGAGAGGGGAAGATTGACATTGAGGATTCCAGACTGATCGGCTGTGGGTTCTTCTTGACAGGTAATGTGACCCTCAAAGGAATTAGGTTCAATTCCCAAAACTTCCGTCAAGACTGCCCGGGCATCTACTTGACGAGCCGTTATGACTTCACAGTTATCAATATCGGCGCGCCACGTCCTGCTCACCTGGTACGGGTCGACGAGAATAACGTGGCTCTGTTCGTTCCGAAAGAAAGCGCCAATGTTTTCGACCAGCAGTATACCGTTCTCTTTACCATGTCGTTCCGTAACCCTGATTCCCGTCGGTCGATTCGCCGTAAGGCTTGCCAGGCCTTCTTTGGTGATGTTGAACCCAGTGCAGTCGAAGAGAGCCTTGTTGACTACCTGGTCGACTCGATTACCTCCCGTTGCAGCATGATCAACCTGCTGGATACCGCTCGACGGTTGATCAACAATGAACTGCTAACGGTCAAATACCCACCTAAGGAGAGAGAAGACCTTATGCTCTCCACGAGCCCAAAGGGTAATGCGCACCTGAGCTATCCGGATAAAAGTGCGTTTGATTATCTAGCAAATGAAAACGAGCAGACCATCTATATTGACGGAGCAACTTTCTAGCACGAGGTTTAAATGTCCAAAGCCAAGCAAGACCATTATGTAATCTATACGGATGGTGCTTGTAAGGGCAACCCAGGTCCTGGTGGTTATGGCATCTTTGCTCAACTCGGTGATACGGTGACCGAGTTGAGTAAGGGCTACCATTATACAACCAATAATCGAATGGAGATGTTGGCAGTAATCACAGCACTGGAAGAGTTCGGTCCTAACATCAAGGTCGATATCTACACTGACTCGGATTACACCATCAAAGCCGCGACGAAGTGGATCAGGGGTTGGGCCAGGAACAACTGGCTAACTTACAACACGGGGCAACCGGTCAAGAACCGGGACCTCTGCATCGTCCTTAACGAGTTGCTGAAAGAGAACAAGGTTAAGTTTCACTGGGTGAGGGGTCACTCGGGCGTTCTCGGCAACGAACGTGCAGACAAACTGGCTTCAGATGCCTGCGCTAAACCAGAATTACAAGATACAGAGTATTTGCGGATGATAGGGGCGATATAAGCCCCTTTTCTATAAGAATAGGAGCGCTGTAATGGACCAAGTAGTAGTTACTGGCAACACCCGCTTGAAGGACCTCTACGGGCGTATCGTGGGGGTCGCTATTAACCGTGAACACTTTACGGTTAACCGGAAGTACGCGGTAGGGATTTTGCGTGAGCGCGAGGAGATCCTGGTCTACAACTACAGCATTGCAGAGATGCCTATTGCGGTTGTTCGTGGAGCCGGTGAAGAGGTCCTCTTGCGTCTGGGAACTAAGGTTGGTCACCTTGTAAAGATCCTGGACGCGCTTTTTCCCATTATGCAAACGTTAGTCCTTCGTCACGGTCGGCAGCAGCCTTCGGTTATACCCCAGCTGCTCCCGCCACCAATACCAGCCGACGACATCCGTAGCACCCTTGGCCTCAATAAAGACGGGCAGGTGGTGCTGCAGCAACTGGCTCGATCGTCTGGTTCCAATACCCGCGTTTTTGGCGGGGTGGTGTCATGAAACCTTGTTTTTAATTTTGTGAATGGTGCTGTTTGAACATCCTTTACACGAAGTAAATTAAAAAAGTAATACAAGGAGATTGCCTGTGACTGTTCCTGAAAACCTTCCGCTGGCCCTGCACCCTGTCGATTCCACCTGGGTCAACCAACGTGCCAGGGAGCTGGCTGATAACCGTGGTCTCAAGCGTCCTGATGTCAAAGGCGCCCTGAGTGAGATCGTTGACAAGTTTGTCGAACAGGCTGGTGACAACCTGGACGAGTCCCGTGATCTGGCGCTCTACCAGCCATCGACTGACACGGATCCGTACATCGTTGCGGTTCCTCTGGTTATTGCGGAAAAACCGGAAACCCTGGATACAGTAGCACCCGCAGTAGTGGCTGATGTACTCCCGACACCTGGTCGCCCCCACGAAGCACCAACTACCATCCAGGAAGAGTTCGAAAACGTCCTCTTCGAGTCAGATGTAGGGGCTAGCCCTATGGAGCTCGAAAAAGACGCCAATGGCCGTTATATCAACAGCCGTATCCGTCTGCTCTGGTTTGGGTTCAACCTCTACCACCAGAAGATGACCCAGGCCCGCCGTGCTGACTTCCGTGAGCCGTATCACAAGCCCCTCGGCAGTTACATCATCGGTAAGGTCTTTGAGAACGGAGCCACCGTCTTTACCCGTTCACCCACCCGCCTGAAGACGAAGGCCCTGGCCTTTGAAGAAGCGCACCGCCTCCGTGAAGAGAACGGCGAGGCCTGGGGTGTGTGGCGTTGCATTGACATCATTGGTGCTTCTGATGCCCCGGAGAACCGCGAGCAGGACGATGCCGATGCATGAGCACAAGAATGTTTGCATTTACCACGCAAACTGCTTGGACGGCATCGCAGCAGCTTGGGTGGTTTGGAAGTACTTTGACGGAAATGTGAAACTTATCTCCGCCCAGTACAAGAGCAAACTCCCAGAGGGTCTTGAAGGGAAGAATGTCTTTGTTGTGGACTTCAGCTACCCCCTTCCTGAAATGGTTGAATTGGCAAGTATGTGTCACCTGGTGGTTCTTGATCACCACGACACTGCTGAGCGAGTCTGTGCTGACCTGCGGACGCACTTGGATCCGAGCAGTGAATACGAAACGAACGTTATCTTTGATATGAAGCGTTCGGGCGCTGGCATGGCTTGGGATTACTTCTACCCGCTTGTGAAACCTCCTCTCGGTATTGAGTTGGTACAGGATCGGGATTTGTGGAAGTTCAAAAATCCCTTGACCAAGAGCTGGACTGCCGCTGCTTTTAGTTACCCGCTGACTGTTGAAAGTATTGACACCTTGATGGCAACAGATCCCTATACCGTAAAGCAAATCGGTGACGCGCTCTTACGGAAACAGGAACTAGAGGTTGCCAAGATTGCTAAGACCTTTCACTTGCTGGATATTGATGGTGTTACGTTTGCTGCCGTTAACGCGAACTACTGTTTTGCATCCGATCTTGGGGATGCACTGAAACACCACGGTTACCCAGTAGCGGTTTATGCAAATGGTCGAGACAGTCGTTATTATTCGTTGCGTTCGGATGCTTATCCGGTAAATGTTATTGCTGAACGGTTCGGAGGTGGCGGTCATGTACAGGCTGCTGCGTTTACCCTCCCCTACAACGATTCCCGGTTTACCGCGTCCCACAAGAAGCTGAGGTCCAAAGGATTTTATTGGAACAAGGTCCTCAACCTCTTTAAGCGCGGTCGCCAGGAGCCAGAATGGCCAGTGATACAGGTTACGTCCAGGTCCTCCTCCAGGATCCGGAAAGAAGTGAAATCCTAGGCTTGTTGGTGCAAGCCGGCTTTGCAATGCCCAAGTACCCGTTACACTGTACGTTGATGTATGACGAACGAGATCTCTCGGCGCCGCTGTGCTCTGTAAACGCTAACAAGGTTTATGAGGGCACTATCCAGAACGTTGAAGTCCTGGGTACAGGCCTGGTGTTTCACCTGATCTCGCCAGGCCTGGTAGAAGAACACCAACGTCTGAAAGAACGAGGTTATGTACCGGTTTATCCGGAGTATCTCCCCCATATGTCCTTGACCTATGAGTTTGATAAGTACGCCGTCCTAAAAGCAGATTTCCTATTTGCTAATTGGGCGGGACGGCGCCTAACCTTTAGCGAAGAACAGTTTGGTAATCCATAGAGACGCACTACCCACCTCCTACGGGAGGTGGGTAGGGTCTATTATGCATTTTATTTTTTAAGTTGCAGATAAGTTCAGACCTGTATTACTCGGGTGAATAAACAATGCAATGTTTTACTTCATTGACTGTTAACCGTATTGGAGAATTGTTATGACCGCTACCAAGGCAACCAGCACTCTGAATGAATCGCTGGAAGTGGTGAAAGCACGCATCAAGGAGATGCAAGACGAGAAGAGTTCCCGTGCGGCAATCCTGGTCGAGCTCAATGGCTTTATCCAGGACACCTCACTCTTCTCGCAGAAGCAACGGGCCATCGTCGTTCGGGAAGTGAACAAGGTGTTCAAGCTGAACACGACCATGAGCGAAATCAAGCGGGCCATCAAAACGGTGAACACCGCACCGGCCGAGAAAGCGACTCCTGTCGATTCTCTCAGCGGCAGCGCCAAGCTCGAGGTTCAAGAGCCTGCCCCTGCCGAAGCTCAAGCACCTGCTCCAGAAGCGCCGGCAGAACAGCCGGAAGAAACTCAACCCACTGCTACCGTTCCCTCTACCATTCAGGAAGCCACCGTCATGCCAAACGTCAAAGAAACCCTGGAAACCGTCTCCGAGCGCATCAACGTCGAAGCACCGAAAGCCCCGGCAGCGAAAACCGAAGACGTTTTCGCAAGCCACGTCCAGGAAGTCCAGGACATCCTCGCCAAGCTCGGCGCTGACAGCGAAGAGACGCGGGCCAAGATCGTCGACGGCTTTATCGCCAACTACCCAAGCATCGTTCCTACCTGGAACCTGATGAAGGGCTACCCCAACGGCGGTCACGGGATCGCTGGTACCCTCGCAATGTTCCTCAACATGAATCTGGAGAATCGCAAAATGTTCGAAGCCTTCGTTACCCCCGTTCTGAACCAAGTCCAATCCGCCCAAGCCACCGTCTCCCCGGTCGGCGACCTCGGCACTGTCAAACCCGAACTGGCAGTCGACGTCCAAGTTCAAACCCCTGGCCTGAGCGAGCGCATCATGACCACCGTTCGAGGCAAGCGTGACAGCGGCTTCTCCAGCGCCTTTGTCGCTGCTGCTGCAGCCGTTGTCGGCGGTGGTCTGGAAATGGTTTCCCGTGGCAGCGTCAGCCTCGGTGCCGGTGTCGGTACTGCGGTCGGTGCTACTGGTGCCTACTTCCTCGGCGGTGCTACCGAGAACCTGATGGAAAGCGAAACCGGTCGTTACCTGCTGGCCGGTGCCATCGGCGTTGCTGCAGGCGGCATCGGTAGCCGTGCTGGTCGTGCGGTACAGGAAGAGTACAACAACCCATCCGCCGAGACCATCGCCCTCATCGAGAAGATCCCGGGCGTTTCGGTTCCTCAGCAAGACGTCCCATCGGTCGGTAACTCCGCTGCACTGCTCTCCGCACTCGGCCTGTAATCCAAGCTTTCCAATCCCCTGTTCAGGGAACCTCCGGGTTCCCTTATTTTTTGTCTAAGAGGTTTATTATGATTCAGTCTTTTTCGGTTGTACAGGTTCGTGTAAAGAACAGCAAAGGTGAGCAACGGTTATTTGTCACACTGGAAGAGGGAATGTCGATTGCTGCCTCTCAAATACTCGACTTGACACCTGAACTCTGGCTAGCTTCTCGGTTCAAAAGTCCACGGGCGATTTGCAATACGGTCACGAACGCGATTCTCCACGAAGGCAGCAGTGAGTTCCGGAACGATCTGTTTGCCCGTCATCATTGCAACGAGCAGGTGCAGTTCATCCAGGTGGTTGCAGTCAGCATCGAGACAGATGACCTGGAAGTCTCGGTTGTCGAAGAAACACCGGGGCCACTGATCTGCATGGAAAAGCTTCCTGCAAAGGATCAGTTCAAAATCATCATCGCTGACTTTGCTTGACTGGAAGTTTGGATAAGGGATAACACCAACCTCCAATGATCCTAGCCTACCTGGGGATTACCCCAGGTAGGCGTTCTCTAAATTACTTATTTTTTCTGAAACCTATATTACCATTGTGTAACCACGCATATTGTTTATCTACAGGGCTTCACTATGATCGATAGTTACAAGACAACTCCTTCTGAACACCTTCCCGACTCACACACTTACATCGCGCCAGGAGAGCTGGTTGGTCCTATCGCGTTCAAGCTGTTGTGGCAGTCGATTTACACCTTTATCCGCGATACCAACAACCTCCCGATGTTTGAGGGTAAGACTAAGACACCTGACCCGGCAACCGGTGAGCGGAGCATCATGATGTATCCTTACCCAGGGTTCTGGAAATCCCGTGAGGACAATATCGAGTACTGCCTGCTGGCATTCAAAACGGGACCTGGGCCAACCGGCCCTAACTGCTTCAGTATCATGGCCCGAGAAGACGGTAAGGGTGAAACCATTATCATGCTCCATGAGGCGACTGACGTCATGGATGAGTACAAAATAGAGCTTGTTGAATACTGCATCAACTGGCTCAAACTCTTCATGCTTAGCGTCGAATCCCCCAACACTCATCAACTCAACTAGGAGTACCTCCCATGAACAAGCACATCATGGCCACTGACTGCAGCTCGTTTGATATCATCTGCTCGATCAAGACCGAGGACCTGCAGAGCAAAAAGACCACCTGGTCCGAAATGGTCGATAACGGCATTGTCCTGGCTGGGGAAACCTACGGCGAGAACGACAAGGCTGTAAACTACCAAACGGGTATGGCCAGGATGGGGCTGATGACTGGGCTTCTGGGGACTGCGTCACGTGAATTAAACCCTGACTTTGCCAAACTGTTCCTTCCAGAAGTAAACGGGACGATCAACGGCATTGGTGAATTTGCAGTAGTGGGGTACACGAAGGACAGCAAGGAACCTCACCCCTTGATGACCGTGGTCTTTGTACTGAAACAGGTTCCCGGAGAACCCATCAAGGTCTCCATGAATATTGGCGAGTACTTTGACGTCGAAGAGGGTATTCGGAGAAAGACTTCTAACCTCATGGTCCGGGACCTGTTCTATGGCCTGGAGTCTTACCATGCCAAGCATCGGGCGTTGCCCCTGGTGGAATTCAAAGACACAGTCGAACTTCCCAGCTACTTCAAGAAGAAGCGGTTCTCACCTTCACTGAGTCGCATTACCCGTGAAAACGGGGATCGTCTGGTGGTCATCCACGTGCGGGAACACACCCCCGAAACGGACGTGCTGGAGATCTCTCCACCTCACCTCTTTACTCTGAACGCGAGTGAGGAAGATGGAGGGGGTCTTGAAATCCGTTACGAAGGGCGAGACGAGCAGACACCTATGGAAAAGATGCTCGTTACCGAAGTTATCTTGGCCTTCCGTGATGTACTCTACGGTGAGAACGAAGGCCGTCCGACCACTGTCACGAACGTCTTGTACTAAGTTCCAACCTAGGGGGTCATTGTACGGACCCCCTTATCCTTAACCCTCTTGTCGAGTATACCCGCATGAAGCGGATGATCCTTCACCTCAAGCGTCTCTTCTCCCTGTACATCCTGCCTCCCGAAGCAGAGCCTCGTATTCCGAGTGGCTTTGTTGCTGTTCCTCGGGTGCATTACATCCCTGCTGTTGATGAACCGTCTGTGTTTGGCGCTGAGCCCCACGGCGTTAATACCCGCTGGTTAGCGTGGTTCCTGAAACGAAACATTACCCTCGGGTACCCAGCCGCCCTTAAGGCTGTGGACGATATCAAGAAGGGACTGGCCTTAGAACCACCACGTCACTACTGCAATGGTTATCTCCCTCCGGTATTGGTGGGTCCCAACAAGGTTATCTCTCTGGAGTGGGTTATCTGGTACAGCTACAGCTTTGGGGTTAGTTTCGAAGAAGCTCACCAAACTGCGGTGTGTATCACTCATCGAGAATAAGGAGTTCGTTATGGAAGAAGTATCTCCACTTAAGGGTACCCCGGAACCTGACTTGCGGGGCGACCGCCCGCTGTCGGTGGGTCTGAGTAAGGACTGGCTGGAGTGGTACCGGATCAACCATGACTGCGGTCTACGGGATGCCCTGGAAGAAGGTAAGCGCCGTCTCGAGGCTCGTTATCGAGCCGCGGTAAAGGGACAGGATCCCGATAAAGATCCTAAAGAACCCGAGGTCCTGAGTAACCTGAGCCGGTTCAACCCCTCACCCGCCTGGATCACGTGGTATCGCGAGAAGCACAAGGTTAGCCTTGCCGAAACCCTGTTGGTGGGTCGAGCAAAGGTTAAGAAGCGTTTAGCAGGAAATGCATAATAGACCCTACCTACCGCACCCCAGGGGTGCGGTAGGAGAGTTTCTTTTTAACCGGTGACTACACCGAACATACGGTTGATCATGTTGCTGATCTTGCGGATGTTCTCGCAGGTGGCGCGCAACTGGCGGATGGCGTTGGTGGTCAGCTTAAGGATCAGCTGGCAGGCCTTCAAGTCCTTGTTGAACTTGTCGCGGTTGGCATCGCGCAGGTCCTTCCGCTCAACCAGCTCTTGCAGCCTCTTGATCTGGTTGATTGCGTCGGCTTTGATCCCGCGGCTGATCGACGCGGATTCGCTTTCCAGTTCCTTGACCGCTTTGGCCAACGACTCCTGAGCACGCGCCGCATCGTTCAGAGTGCGCATGCCTTGAGGAATACGAACAAACTGGGCGATCTCATGACTGGCGTTGTGCTTCATCGCCGCATGGTAGATGTTGTACATGCCCAGGAAGGCGGTCCCAGCAAAGTGGGAACTGTTGTCAAAGGTCACCTGTTCCTGATAACGCTTGTACTCGTCCAACGCCTTTTGGCATTGATCGTCGAGTGCACGCTGCATCCGGGAGTTGATCTTGACGAAACGTTCAACGACTTCTTTGACAACGCGCTGTTGCTCAGGCGCTGGCAGGGCCTTGATGTCGTGAAGCTTGGCCTTCAGGTCTTCGGCTTCCTTACGTTCCGTCGTGGTCACGTTCGGCGCGGTCATGAAGGCATCGAGCTCGCTTTGCGAACGCACCACCTGACGCTTCAGTTGCTCACCGAAGTTCATTCGAGCACCCGTCAACGCAGCCAGGTTTTCCTGGTTGGCTTTCAAGATGGCATCGGTTTGTTCGGTAATACTCATCCCGGGTTCTTTCTTCTCACCGAGACCAAAGAAGTTCAGGATGCCGTTGAACATCTTCTTGATGTACGCCCATACCTTAGCGAGGCCGTCACCAACCTTCGAGAAGAAGCTTTCGTTACCGGCTACCCGCTGCTGGTAGGAGACGTCACCGTTGGCGTTCAGAACACTCCACATGTAGGTTTGCGCTTTCGTCAGACCTTCGGTACCGGCAACCTCATCGAGCGTATCGTCGAGGGCAGTAAACACTTCCTCGATGTGATCGTCCTCGTAAAGTTCAGTATTGTCGGAATCAGCTGCCATGTCCATGTAGTACCCCTAGTCTGTTGATGTGTTAATGGTTGACATAAAATATTACTTGCCGATTCATCTTTAAGGTCTGAGGAGCACATTTATGAAAAATTTTGAATTCAATCCCAACGCGGAAGCAGTAGAACAAGAACAGCAGGTCATCGCGTGGTTCCGGGACTACCCGCCAAAGAATGCCAAGAAACTCCTGGAGCGAGTCAGGCAGATCTATAGTCAGGTCCCCGACTTTATCCAGCGGTCGTTTTGCGATACCTTGCTGAACCCCAAGGTAAAGGACAAAATGAAAACGCTGGCACAGTTCATCTACGAACTGGACAATGTCCCCCAACTGATCCACCAGTTGAAAGCCGAGGGCAACCACGGCATGGTGATCTACAAACAACAGTTCTACGGCATCAGTTTGAAGACCATGCCATCCTGGCTGAACAAAAAGAAAACGGACATCTGGACCCCTGATCAGGAACGCGAAATCCTTGACCAGGCGATTGTCCAGTGGATGATCGAGAACCGAGTCAAGCACTTCAACGACAAGATTGTCTTGTTCTCAGAATTCGGGTTCTCTGGCGTCTCCATCAAGATGGACATTACGATGGACGAAGCTTCTTGGGAAGAAGTGAAAGACAAGAAAACCACCGATGAAATCAAACGACTAATGGCCCTGTAAGGAGAAAAGGTAATGAGTTGCCACGATGTAATTGGCTGGCCCTTTGTGGACCGAGAATTAGCCGTAACCGCAAGAATACACCCACCGGGTCCTAACCAGTGGATTGTAACGAAAGAATGCGACAAGCTAGTTCGGTTCTACATGGGGGAGGAGCGCGTTGGTTACATCTGGTACACTCCTATCAGGACCGTTATTAAACCTCAACGTAGTTTTGACTGGATTAAACCCTTGGAGCATTCGCTTTATGGACACTCCCTTAATTCCAGTTGGTAAGGATCACGAGGGCAGAGTTATTTACGCCTTTGTTCACTCCTTTGGGGTTGAGTATGGTGTGACGATCAATGGCGTGTTCTGGTTTTACTGGGACCTGTCTTTGGATTCTTATCTAGGGTAGGCGAGATGAGTGACTTACTAAACTCATTGGGGGTAGCTGCACTAAACCCCCATATGGCAGAACTCCCCTTCATTCGTTCCTTTATTGAAGGCGGGCCCTACGTCCCCCATGCATCTGAGCCTCCGCTGTTCAGCCGCAAAGAGGGGCATTACAACCGGATCTGGTGTGACTGGCTGGATTTCGTATTAAGGAACGGTCCTAGCAAGGGTGATGAGTTTCATCATCTCATCCACACAGCAGATGATACCTCATTGGGAAAGATCCAGCTGATCGCCCAGAAGCTAGGCGAGGCCATTACTGCAGATATTGCCGCGGACATTGCCCTTCCTCCAGAGCCCCCTTCGTTGTTTACCACCAATGGGCGGTATATCTCCCATGCGTGGGTACTTGACATCGCAAGGCGGGACAGTATGCCCATTCACGAAGCAGTAGCGCTGGGTTGTTCCATGCGACCTACTTAAGGACAAGTAATGACTAAATACACGAAACTTGCTTTTATCTACCTCCTTCTTGTGCTCTTTGTAGTCTATGGAACAGGGATGATAAGCAAGACGTTTCGCTCTTTTGCGGTTACCTGGTGCTGGGGAGTTTACGACACCTCCGCTTGCCATGCGAGATGGGAAGCAGAAAAGGCCGCTGCATTCGACCGAGACAAAGACCTGCGATAACCCTTACTACCTACCAGCCACTGGCTGGTAGGTAGCTATACGGCTTTATTTTTTGACACCCGACACAATCTATATCAGCGAGAAGAACGCAAAGGATTTAACTTCTATTCTTTTCTGAACCTACATCATTAGGGTGTATTTACCTTGCAATAATTTCTAATGAGGATTGTTTAATGGATTACCTTACAGAACGTGAAAAGAAAGTGGTGGTCTACAGTGACCGCAATTCGTTCCCACCTCGGGTCCTAAGTCCAGTGGAGGAGGAGATCGCTCGTCTCATACACATCTACAACTTTCAGACTGACGGAGCTACAGCTGAAAAGGTTCGCGGGGAAGAGATTCAGCATAGCCTTGCCCGGCTCGAGGAGCTAACCGCCAGTACGCGGCTCTCTGATAAGTTCAGGAAGGCGCTGGTTCATCCCACCTACTTCGAGGACGTCACCGAGGACTACCCCTACGCCAAGTACAGCGATATCATCAACGGGAAACACCGGCATTCGGCGATTGAGCGCTTGGCTATGGACCGGTTCAGCGCCGATGGGATCCGCACGCTAATAGGGTGGATAGTTTCTCTGGTGAAGTTGTTCGAGGAGGAGCTGCCCAAGGGGGTTACCAGATTTGTCTGGACGGACTACACTAAGTTCTTCCGAACGCGCTGGATTGCCCAACAGACCGGCGACGCTTCGTTCTACGGGATAAGTCTTCCCGAGGCGGTCCAGGACAAGGTCACGGCGCTCTTTGGCGAGTCACGGATAACGGATTACTGCGTTGGTAACCCTTCGTGGGCACTCGCGCACATCCGGCGTTATGGAATCCATAAGGATCAATACCTTCTTCCCCGTATGGCGTTTCCTGAGCTGGCGCTCAAACTCCACGGTGGGGATCTGTTCTTGGAATTCCACGAGGAGTTCGTGACAGGTTTGACGATTCACTACCTGGAACTGACCCAACCAAGCACCGCCACCAGCCTACGCTTTATTATCGAAGGTTAATGGGAATGAATACTAAAAAGGAACCCGTCTTCTTTCTTAAGAACGGCGAACCCAACCCGGAATGGCTGCGTTGGTACATGGACGCCAACAACTGCAGTACCAACCAAGCCCGTTACGATTGGTGGGCCAAGTTGAGGATGATGGAAGAACCCATCCGTGCAACCCCCTCAGGCGCGCCCAGTCCTATCTGGGTCTCCTGGTGGCGAGCGCACAAGGCCTGTAGTCGCAACATTGCAGTGGCGGTCTGTAAGGCCAAGATCAACGGGACGTACATGCCCAACAAAAAGATGACCGAGTGGCTGGCTCAAAAGAACGTCAGTGAGTTCTTGAGTGCCCGGCACTAACCCCCAGTAGTTGTCACAACCAACACCCTAACCTAAGAATGGATACCCTTATGAAAAAGCTGATTGTTGTAGTACTCTCCTCCGTATTCTCTATGGGCGCTCTGGCTAACAGCTTTGTCTGCCAGCAGTACACCGACAACGTTGTAGACATGGCAGCCAAGCATCCCGCTGACGTCTACAAGACTGACAACCCCATTCAGTCGGAAGAGAACAGGGTCAGCGTAACCGCGGGTGGGCTTACCGTGGAAAAGAGCAAAGCGTTCAACAAGGAACTGACGTTTACCAAGGCCGAGTATGACCTGGTAAACAACTTTGCTCAAAACGACCGTGGCATGATCTTCAAGAAACGGGACGGCAATGGCCAGCCCTTCTTTATGATCTTTACCACCTCGAAAGACGAAACGCCGGGCCAGAAGATCCAGGACAATCCAATCGATCGCGTGGTCACGCTGGGTCACTGCAAGGCCAGCTGATAAACCGGGGGAGGTCACACTCCCCCACCCTTTATTTTTTTTTGTGGAGGACTTATGACCATTACCTACCAACTGCTTGACAACGATGGACTGACACGCTGCCTGCTGTCCAAACACCTGGATCACGGCTTCTACCAGACCTTTCTTCTTGAAGCCAGGTTGCTTGGAAAGGATCCCCACAGCTTTGGCAAGGAGGAAATCGAGAAGCGTTGCGGTGACCTCACTGACATTACCCGTAGGTTTGTTATTGCACTGGATGGCGAGAAGTTGGCTGGGGTATTGGCGGTATCGCCAACTGATCCTCGAGAGATTCAAATGCTCTGGGTAGAAGAAACCTACCGCAAGGGTCACGTAGGAACTCGGCTCGTGGACATATTTGCCCGTTCGGTGCATTTCCCGTTAAAGGTAGAGTGCCTGCGGGGTAACGTGGATGCTCTGGAGTTCTACGGTAAACTGGGCTTTGAGTTCGTTGACAAAGCACGGTTCCCTACGAACCTGGTGGGCTACACCAAAGTTAAGTTCAAGTAGTTTTTAAGCCTATATCACTTGGGTAGATTAATACAAAGGAATTAATATGGCGCTTGACTTCAATGCTAATTTGAAGGGGAACGATCACCTGCTTCACGATACCCATGTGGTAAGCTGGGGTAAGCTCAAGCTTGTGGAGATTGCTAAAGGACTTAAACAAACCCTGGCCTACATGGACTACCTTGGTACCTTGCCGGCTGACGAGCGTAACACAGCGCTGTTGGTAGGCAGAGAAAATAAAGGATGCTTGTCATGACGATGGTAACGCTTAACATACTCATCTGCCTTTCCCCGCTTCCGGTACTGCTGATGTGCTTATGGATGCAGGTCAGTTGTTTGGACCGACTGCCTAAGCACGCATTCGAACTTAAGCGGGTCCATCTGCGCTGGGGTGTGGTCTTTCTGGCCCTCTTCCTCTTTACCCTGGCGTGGTCCACGTACGAATCGATTACTACACTGCAAGACTTCCACTTCACGAACAGGCACTAAGCATGGCTACTCTTTTTACCGAACGTCGGCTGATACACTCTTTTCGAAATCGTTCTGTTGTCTACAGCAATCGCGCTAACGTTGACAATGGAACCTTTATGACCCGGGTGGACCTGGAGTTTGGGTCCAGTGGGGCTATCGGGTTGAAGACCATTATCAACCTCCAGTCCCTGGCGCGACTGAAGGACAAGGCTATCTACGCTAAGGAGTATACCGCGGTTGTAGAAAAGCTTATGGGACATTACCGGGCAGTCAACGAGCACATCGCCGCGTTCGACGAGACTATTGAGTGGTTAAGGACCAGTGATCGATGGTTCCATGGGTCAACCATCGTTGGCCACAACCCGCTCTTTATTCATGGCAGCCGATCAGCCACCGAAGTTCGCATTGACATCTTTTCTCGTAACTCTTCAGGCTTAAACCTGGGGTTCGAGTTGACCAAACCGGATCATCTGAAATATGGAATCGCACGGCTCACCGAGCTTCGTGAGTGTCTTGTTGGATACCGTGACCAATTCATGGCGATCGACATTAACGACGCGGTTGCCATCATCTAGTTCTGCTTCTCATTTGCCTATAGGGGTATGTTTATGAAACTGTTCAGCCGTAGTGAATTGACTGGTCGTTCCAACGTGGTTCAATCCTCTGCCATCAAGTGCGGTAAAGGCAAGATTGCTGTTAGCGTGGGTGTCCGCCTTCAAGAGAAAGGTCGACTGTTCCGCACCAACGTGCTGACGTTTGATGGGACCGACATCAAATCCATCACCAGTTCCCTGGCGTTTCACGCTAACGAAGTACTCGAGCTGTGCAGCGCACTTACCGAAGCACGCGACTGGTGTGAGCGTCGCCGCAGCATCCACGTGCCAGTGGGCGAATCGGTGAGCAAGACCTGGGTGGTTGAACAGGAATGGCCCACCATGTTTTATGCCGTGCAGACAAACAACCGCCTCGAGATTCACATGTACGGTCGTAACCTGCTCGACGCATGCCTGGGCTTCCGTAAGGACCGTTCGGAAGGCTACCGGACCTGGGCCGAAGAAGTCGGCGGGATCATTGACAACTTCAAGACCCACTTGGACGAAGTGGCTAACCTGAAGATGACCGACCTGCTGGAAATTGCTGGTAACTGATCTGTAACCTATTTGCCTGAAAAGGATGATTCACATGAAGTTGATTTCTGCTGCATTTATCGTACTGTTCTCCCTTAACGTTCAAGCCGAAACCCTGATCTGTAAACAGTGGGGTTACGCGAACTCACCTGAGGTCTTCCACGACATTAAACTGGAGCCTCAGGAAAGCAAATTCTCGGTGGACGCTGAAGAGGTCTTGCAATACCCGCTCGGTCAGCGTTTCGCCAAAGTCAACCCTGAAGATGTGGGGTTGGGGGATGTAGAGGTTCAGACCTACCAGATGGGTCTGGAGTTGCTGTACATCTACAAAGAAAAAGGCGCTATCCAGGTGGGGATCAGTCACCTGGTTACCAATAGCGATGCTTTCTTCGGGGACAAAGAGCTGTTCTCCGATTGCAGTTTCGAGAAGCCAAAAGGGGGAAGCCAACATGTCGTTGCTTCCGAATCACTGTTTGCAGTTGAAGCCGGGGGAATACGCCGCAGTCAGCAAGTATACCGTTTTTAAGGTAAAGGCGGTGAGACCCTCCGGGGTTCTCATCGCCCACGGTACACTTTGTTTCTTTCTTCGTGGAGAACACACGGGGATAAGGAAAGGTGACACGCTGACGTGGTATACCGATTTGCTTGTGCCCAAGGAGCAACCGCTCTATAACTGAGGATTTTCCAATGAAGACGTTTGAAAAGTTCATTATTCCAGAAGGTAAGCCAGAAGCAGCACTCGCTCTGGGTGCTATGGTTTACGAAATCAACGAACATACCCAAGAGGGCTGGGTTGTTCTCCCCCTGTCGTCGTACTTCAAGCAGGACTCGGACAACGGCTGGAACCTGGCCGGCGCTGCGTTGATTGAAGCAAAGCGACTCTACCACACCTCGATGGACATGGGTCATCCGTCGGGTCTGATCGGGGTCATCCGTCGCTGGTTCCGGGACAACCCGCGGTACTACGACATCCTCGAGAAAGGGGAAGACGAGGTCTTTCTCATCATTCGTCCGGGTAACGAACACCTCATGGACGAGACCAAGACTGCCTACGGGAAGACCCTTGTTGCGCCCATATCCCGCTGGTCGTTACAGATTGTCTCGAAGGAAGAAAAGAACCGCAAGCTCCAGATCCCTTAACGAGATACAGCCATGAAGACTAACCGCTTAGTGTTCGAACTCAACAGCTTGTTTATCCAAGAGGCCAATAACGATACACTCTGGTATCAACTCTACCAGCGTTTCAAGTTTATTTCTTTTGTGGCAGGGTGGCCGGTCATTCAGCGCCCGGAACACCTGGTAGATGAGGTCAGGGCTTACGTGGAGCACAACAAGCTCTATGAGGTCATCCGCGAGGACAAAGACCTCTTCGAGCTGGTCCTTCAGGAGAGAACTGCCCATTCCACGCTGACGTGCGTGTTGGAACCACAATTGGCAGTGATGATTCCTAAACCATCGTGGTTCTTTCAGCGGTCGGTACGGCATGAGCAAAGGTTCTACCGGACCAGTGCCTCCTGGGGGTCCACCGAGATCCCTTATAACCGGTCCTTCTTTGCAATGCCCAACAGCAAAGGGGAACTGGTTACCTGGACATCTGAACTCCGGTCAGGGGGAGTCGGGATTGTTCAGAGGCTGGACTCCCTAGCCTAACCACCGCTAAAGCAGGCCTAACCGCCTGCTTTATTTTTTTTGTTTTCTATATTTCTTCAAACCTACATTATTAGGTTGAATAACCATCATTTGTTTTGAGGATTGTACTATGGGACTTTATGACGAAGTAACAGTAGACAGAGACAGCAAGGTAAAGATCATTCCACCAAAAGACTTTTACCAGAGCAATACGCTGGGTTGCACACTTGCGATCCTGAACATCGACAAGGATGGCTATATCCGTAAACCGGGTGATCCTGACCTTGTGATCAACGAACTGTGCTTTGAGCTCTACGGTGAAGATGAAACCGAGTACCACCGCCGCTACAAACTGGCGGTGGTAAATAACCGAATTATCTCGGTGGATGAAGAAAACGACCATGGCGAAATGACAAGTATCTACATGGACCCACGGGTGGCAGCCGCTACTAAACGGATGTTAGACAACATGCTCTCAGTTCACGCGTTTTACAAGAGACATGCTCCGTTTCCACCATCCAGTCCTCGGGAGAAATAAGCCATGAACTTCATGCACCCGGACACCTTTGAGCGGTTGGAATACCGCTACGACAAAGCCTCGATCTTTCTCGAAGACCGATCCCAGTTTGATCCTGAGATCCTGATGGCGATTATTACTGTCAATAAGCACCCTGAGCTCGTTACGGTTAATTCCCGCCAGGGGACTCTGAACGCCGCCGGGCGTGGTTACGGCTACATCACCTTTGGCGTTCTGGGCGAACAGGGTCTGGCCGCACTGTTCAAGTTCCAGTCACGGCTTATCGAACTACGCGGAAAGGCGTACGAAAGCGTACTAATGACCGAATACAAACACGACATCACCTTACGGGAGAAAGGACCTAATGCAGCGTCCTACCCTGTCTGGACTTTGAAATGGGGCTTCGACTTCCGTGAGGTCCCCCAGATCTTCCAACATATCAACACTGCCTCCCTTACTGTACTGGAGTAATCTGCTATGAACTTTATGCCACCCGACAAGTTTGTTAAGCTCTGTGAACGATGGGCTGAAGCCAAGGGCGAGATACAAGGCAATCCCGACCATGACCAAGGGGTGATGGAAGGCTTGATCGCACTTAATCGCATGGCTGGGCTGGTTTCGATCTGGTCGTGCGAGGGTCATCCCAAGGGTAAGACGCCTGGGATGGGTTACATCATGGTTGGGGTAAAGGACCAGGATGCACTAGCACGTCTCTTCAAGATCTACGAGAACCTGACCAGGGGTTACACGGACTATCCAAACATGGTCCGCCTGACTGCTACCACCCGCGGGGACGCTACGGTCAAATTCGGCGTGACCGAGGTTAAAACCTGGCATCCTGTATGGATTCTTAACTGGCCCGTGTTCGAAGGTCAGAAGGCACTCTGTTTCAGACAGGTCAACAAAGCCATTGTCGACGAGCTCCAATAACACTCTTTAGCAAACCGCCGTATCTTATTCGCTCACTATAAGGAACACCGTTATGCTTGCTCTTTGGACGTTGACATCCATGGTTGTCTTCGAGCTCTACTATTACAAGCTGGTGATGCACCGGCAAAGCCTCCTGGTGATGGGCCAGCGGCGGGATGATTGGTTGAAACTTGCTAATCTTGTCACTCAGCTCTCTCCCTGGCTGGGTGTTGTTCGTTTCATGGCCCCTCAGTTCCTGGCGTTGCTGTTCCAAGAGACCGGGGTGTTCATCGTGCCTCTGTGGGGGTGGCTGCTGACGATCGTACTGGGACTGATCTCCAGCTACCGCAGTCTCCTGCCTTACATCTACCAGTACTTCAAAACGTACACCTCTTCCAGCAAACTTCATGGGATCTGGCTCCGCAAGGTAACGCGGTCGCACTTCATGTTTACCCTGGCTCGTGAATACCCGGTGACGAACGCCTTCTACCGCCTGGCCTGGCGTTTCTTCTATTGCCGTCATTTCGGACACCCGTGGACCAACTGGGAGAACGTAAAGTACGCCGGATCAACAGCTTCGCGCACTTGCCGGAAATGCCTGGTCTCCGAGACCCGGGAACAGGATACCCACACGTTCTGCGAGACCCATGCCGCACAGTGGAAGCCGATCCTGAACCCGGACTCGGTGTTCTTCCGCAAACGCCCTGGCCCTCAGGGCAAAGGAGAATAACCCATGCCGGTATGGGCCATCTTGCTTGAAATCGCGCACTTCGTGTCTTTCGCATGGTTTCTGTTCTACTGCTTCCTGTTCTTCAGGCTCACGACAAAGTTCACCCAGGTTTTCAACCGTGACCCCCTGGTATCTAAGGGGCAGGTTGATGAGCTGAAAGACCTGACTAAACGGATAAGGGCCGCCACCTTTCCGACCATGTTCTGGTTGGTGGTCACCTTTGTCAGCCTGCTGTTGTTTACCTACGGTTACGCCGTTCCGCATTCGAAAGGCTTACTTTAACCACCCAGCGCGATGCGCTCACTAAGGAACAGAAATGTCCAAAGTCAAGATTCAACAAAAGATCCCAATGAACACCTTCAAGCTGATCAGCGGTCAGTTGAAAGCAGAAGGGATTCACATCATCACCCGGGCGCGTTTCGAGACCGGTGAAGTGAAGCAGGAGCATATCGTCGGGCGCGTGGTGTCGGCGTTCAACCTCGGTGCCAAGATCGAGATCCACACGGACACCAACGTCAGCTGTGAGAACAGCCGTTTCGAAAAACTGGGCAACGCATACTACCTGGTGGCGAAGTAAGTGAATTCATTACTCTTCCTAGCCTAACCCGCTAGGAAGGGTGGTGTATCCTTTTTTATCAAGGTTTAACATGAACACGCACAAAACAAGAAGAACTACTGCTGAGGTCTATTGGTCTAACACTTTTGGGGTGATTGCATTCGCCTATGTTGTAGGGGGACTGATTTGGATCATTCGGCATTTCCCCTAGATGCAGAGTTGGGAGTACACGTTATGTCAGGGCCCTCGTTGTTAGAGCTCAAGAAAGAATGGCTACCCAGTATTACCTACCTCCACGACGAAATGAGTGCAGACTGCACCTTTTACAACATGTCCATCTCTCCTGCCTTTAAACAGGCTCGTTACGACCGAGAAGGCAACATGATTGAACCAGGCCAGCGGAGGTTTCGTTGGGGTGCAAGTTTTAACATCCGCTACGGCAATACGACTATTCGTTTGCACTCGGATGAACACGACGAAGGGCTCGTAAGGTTTAGCAACAAGCTGACCCTTGTTCGAGACGCCATTCGGTACGTGGTCAAGGAATGCCGTAACCGCGTCAAGAACCCAGGTGAATACCCTGAGGAACAGAAGCGGTTCTGGCTCAACGAAAACATTCCGGAGACTCCCTATACCGGTTATTGTTTTTACGAGATTACCGCAAAAGGGGGAGGTAAATTCTACGTTGCTGACTGTACACGCTCTATTCACCTGTGGTTGGACTATTACGGTCCTTACACTGACAGCTTTATGGAGAAGACCCAGATCAGTAACCTGGAGAGTAAATGGGCTTGGCTGGAAGGCCTTGCAAAATCGCTGGAAAATGCATTGGCGTCCGTCAAGAAGTTAAACGACCGTCACGAGGCAGGTGAGTTGCATAATCTACTCCCCCAAGACAGTGACATAAAAGTAATCAAGGAATAGGAATGTACCGGAAACACGTTGTCCCTGGGTTGATACACAGTTTGATGAAGGTGGTTGTGTTGGGGGTTGCTTTCTTCGTGGTCAGTCACGTCACCTCTCAGTGGTGATCCCGTGCTAGACCCTAATAAACCCGACAGTGTTGCCGAAGCACGGTTGTTTGCAGATGAGTACTGGAACACATTTCTGAAACGAGAGAAACGTAAGCGCCGGTGGAGAGGGTACTTCTTCAGGCTGTTTATGGTGTTTGTGTGGATGGGTGTTCCAATGCTTGTCATGCTCGTTCTGGATTACGTGCACAAGTAGAAAAACTCACACCTATATTACTTGGGTGTAGTAACCTTTATTGTTTATTTCTGTAAGTGGAGATTAAGATGGCTGACAAAATTTACCTGGGTGAAGAAGCTGACGGTCTCATTGACAGTGTGCTCGAACGTGTGGTGCAAGCGGTAGTCTCGACCATGGGTCCAGACGGCAAGGTAGCCCTCATCGGCAGTGGTGATTCGAGCTGGACCACCAAAGACGGCGTTACCGTTGCCAAGAGCATCAAGTTTGGTACTGTTGAGGAAGAGATCGTTAACCGCATCATTTCGGAACCTGCCATCAAGACCGATGACGAATGCGGGGACGGTACCACCACCACTGTTCTGCTGACTTCTGTCATTCATGCCATCCTGCGTCGGGACAGCTCCTTCAAGAACCGTCGTCTGGTTGAGCGGGTGGTGAACAAGCTCATTGCAGCGCTGAAACAAACCGCCAAGTTTGTAGCGCTCAATGACAAAGAGCTCTACAAGGTGGCCCTCACCACATCCAACCAGGATGAGTCCCTTGCCCAGCAGGTAATGGACATCTACCGCAGCTGCGAGAAGGGTTACCCAGACGTCGACATCAAGCCAGGTCGTGGGTCGGTTGACGAGACCGAACGTCTCGAAGGTCGGGCAATCAACATGTACCTCGCCGACCCCTGGTTCGCAGGGACGAACAACGCGAGCAAGGTGACCCTGAAAGAATACGTTCCGGTGGTGGTCGATGACCGTATCCTCCGGGCTAACCCGCAGGACTTCTTTGACGGCATTACCAACATCCGCAAGCAGATGGATGACGGTAAGTCGCTGGCCACGATCGTTCTTGTGGTTCGCAGCATCGAGAAAGATCCGATCAATACCCTCAGTCACATCCTGCTCCAGCAGGACTCGTTGAAGAAGTACAACGTCAACGGGTTGCCTGGCGTGGTCGTCGCGCAGACCAACCTCGGCGGCGGTTTGGGCGCTGCGGAGATGGTGGACATTGGCAGCATGCTCGGCGCTCCGTATGCCAATGGCATTGAAGCACTGCGTAACGTGACCAACGTCGAAATCCGTCGTAGTCCGCTGGTGCTCGGGTTCACACGTTCTTCGGTCCATGAGCTCGACGAAGAAGGGGTAGCGCGCATCGAACGTCGTATCGGTGAGATCGAAGCAGAGATCGCCACCTACAGCTACAGCGACAAGTTCACCCCGCGGGCTCGTATCAACGAACGTCGCATCCGTAAGCTTCGTGGTGAGGTGGTAACCATCCTTGTGGGCGGTGAGACCAACCAAGAGATCAAAGAGCGCGTAGACCGCTACCAGGACGTTGTGAAGGCTGTTCGTAGTGCACTGGAGAACGGTGTACTGCCGGGCTGTGGCTTGGGTCTGATCAATGCGGCTCGTGCGGTCAACAAAGAGCTGGAAAATCCCGCAGAGCGAGAGGTGCTGCTGGAGCTGGGTACTTCCATCTGGAAAACACTCATGTGGGGCCATGTGTCTGCGACCTTCAACATCAAGGACATCGATCAGGAGTTCCCGATCATCAACATCGCCACTGGCGAGAAGATGACTTCTGAAGACCTGGAAGCCCTGGCAGTCTGGGATACCGCGTACGCCACCATCACGGCACTGAAGGGCGGGTTCCAGACCGCTCAGTACCTGGCAACCGCAAGCTCGGTATTCAATACGAGCAAGCTGCATGGTCGTTCTGTCCTGACCGGACACTGAGTTATAGGAGAGGGGTAACACCCTCTCCATTTCTTTTATTTTTGTTGCCTGCACGGGTCAATCTTATACTGAATAGGAGGCACCCATTATGGCCGGGATCATTCCACTCGAAACCCTTTTTCTTAACAAGTTTGTTGAAGTCAACTTAGAACGTTACAAGAACGACCCCAAGATGCTGGTCCTGTTCCAAGGGCTTGAACTTGGGGATATCACTATCTCGGATCTGGTCCCTGGGATTCCTGAACCTCAGATCGCCACGGTATCTTCCGAGAACCGGAACTTCAAAGGTATCCAGCAACGTTGGCTACCTGCGTTCCTGGCAAAGAAGGAACCCTTCGCATTAAAGAACCCTAAAGCGCCGTTGCCAAACATTGAAGCGTTGGCGGAGCAAACGGAGCCAGGGGTCTACGGTTACCTGTCTAAAGGCGAGATCCTTCCAGGGATGGTACTGTCGAATCGGACCATGCCAGAAACCCTGGAGGCAAACGCCCGTGCAGTGTTCCAGAGCAGCTTTATGTACAAGATCGGTAACGATGAGCTGACCGTCAATGGCAACACGTTATCGATTACCATGAACGCCTACACCCGTGGGTCTATCCCGTTGACGGTGGCACCTGGTGGGCTGATGACGATTCCACCAACGAACTACAAGCAACTGACCCATCCCGAGGACATGTTCCCATACACTGTCCCGTAACGGTTACAACTACTATCCAGGGGCACCAAGCCCTGGATAGTAGGTTATGTATGCAACTTTAATTAAGGTAAGCAATTCTTGACACCTATATTACCCAGGTGACTAGACTCTGGTATTAAATAACTCGCCGGAGTATATTTTGCAAACCCAATTTGCGTTTTTCAAGGGGCTGTTACCATGCAAGCTATTTTACCCGATTTTCAGGAGAGCCGAATCAAGAAGAAGAGTTTCGACAATATCCATGGCGATGTAACGTCGGAAGATGTTGACAAGACTCTTGGAGCCTTCAATGCTGAATTCGTCTCCCGCTTCCAACGTACGGGACTTCCCGAGGCTTTGTTGGTTGAATTCGCACATGCGATCGAACACCTCGACAACATTATCGAGATGGATAACTTTCCTACGGATCGTTTGATCACCACTCCTGACGTTATCAACTTTGGAGAGCAGGCGGTATTGGCTCTCTCGAGTAGTCCAGAGGTGGCTCGAGGTGTGGCGGTAAACGAAGCGGTACTGAACAACGTTCAGGAATTCTTCGACATGAAGTACATCAAAACAATCCACATGGTCTTGGAGAAGTTCAAGATGCGTGGGGTCAGTTTCGTGCTGGATGACGTTCCTGCTTTTGTAGGGATAACGTACCAGACGAATCATGCACGGTTTGGTATCCTGTCCTACCGTGTTTTTGATAAGGAGGATGGGGATCCAGGACTTCATATCCCGTTCCTCATCAACCGGCTGTTGTAACACCTTCACCTAACTTACAAAAGGATTGTTCAGATGAATTTGCCACCTGCGGAAGACACTGTTGTTGGTTTGAGCGACCAGGTTAACTATCCTGGTGCGGGTTTTGGTCGACAAGAAACCGATGAAGAAATTCTAGAGCGGTACTCCTTCCCGAAACCTCCACCAGCGATCGACTCTCCAGAAGAAAAGCGGTTCAAGAGTGCTTTAGCTCGACGACGTTTGCGCAATATCGAAATCAGTCGTAAAACGTCCGACAAAGACCTTGCCGAAGTTCTAAAGGCCGACCCAGCCGTAGATGCGGGGGAACGTGCACGACTGGCCCTGGAGATCCACACACAGCTCAGACGCAATAACCGCCGTAAAAGACTGATGTTCTGGTCGGGTTGGCTATTCTTCATCTTGTTGCTCTCGGGATTGAGTTACCTGGGGTGGCTGTATGCGATGAACCACATCACCCACGAACGCTACACCGTTCCGTACACCTGCAAGATCCCGTACGGTAACAGTGAGCTTGAGGGGCATCGCTACCTAAGCTTCCCGGTTAAATCGCTCGAGGGATGGCGTTGGACACCGCCATGGTCCGAAGTCGATGAGAAGGTTGAGGTTGTCCTCAAGGGGGACCCTATCATTTTCGTCGGGATCAGCAACAAAGGAAAGAAGTGGCGAAAAGAATTTACTAAAGGTGAGTTTGGTACCGCGAAGTTACCGCTCTCCGCCACTTACTGGATCATCGGTAAGAATTTCAAAGAAACTACCGTGATTCAGCACACCGAATTCTGCAAGTAATTTTAGCGTCACGGGGATTGTACTATGTTCAAATTTGGCTATATCGCAACATCCATGGATTTATCGTTCTACACAACCGGAGCCATTAAGCTCGACCGCAGCACGGGAATGCCCCAGACGGCCTATAAACGGCTGGTCGTTGGGCTACCCCCAGGTGAGGTGGAGTTGCCCCGTTGGATCACCGTTCGCCCGGGCTTGAGTTCCGGAATGAACTTCTACGGTGTACTCCACACAGAACTGGGCACCCTTGTGTGCATGTCAGATCGATCCCAGACCCGGTACTATTGGTTTGGTAGAGTCAAGCGCGAAACGGTAATCTTTGACACTCCAAGTCAATCGTTCGCGCAGGCTATCAAGAACCTTTTCTGCGGTTTGGTTCTGGACGAGCGTGCGTCCCACAGCGCCTTTTATGCCAGCGTCGCACACTTGATCCTTGCGTACTTCTTAACGGAACAAATTAATCAGTCCTTTACGGTAGAGGGTATGTTTAAGCAAACGGGCGAACACTACGTCGCCGAGCTTGCATGGTCTCGCGGTTGCCCCGGTGAGTTGCTTGTATCAAGCACCCTGGACAAAGAGCAGTCCCGTAAAGTTTCACTTTTTACACATCCTATTGCCGAGGTGCACAAACAATGCCTTCGGTAAGGAGCTCTTATGTCCCTCCTTCAAGCCGCTGTCCCGTCGATTCAATCTGTAACAGTTCGTAAGCGCTTTCCTGAACCGGTGCTCGCTATCATGAACGAAGCTAAAGTTGAGTTTGAAGTCGAATTCGAAATCAATGCACTTGTACACGGCAAGGATTTCCATGCCGTTATTGGTGATGAGCTCGGCTTGATGCCGTCATTCGTAGCGGGCGACGCACGCCGGTACTTGTGTGTTGACGTTGTAACCGGTAAGCCATCTTACCGGGCAAGCAAAAGCAACTTGATGATGCCGTTCGAAGACCCCATCATCATGTATGCTGTGTTGAAAGCGGTGGATCGCAATCTCCGCATTGCGGTGATCGGTACGACGAATCAGACGTACTTTGCCATCTGCCGAGAGAGCAGCGGTTACTACTTCATTATCTGCCAGAGTTCGGTGGATCTTAAAGAAGGCGTGCTGAACCTGTATGCCAACAGCCTTAACAAAGGTTCGTCGGTATTCAATCGCACGGTAGACCCTATCCCAGGGCTGTTCAGCGGGTTGTTCAAGTGCATCAGCGATGATCTCTTGATCAACCAATTCACGGTGAAGAGTTTTGGTGACACCGCGGTAAGTGTACGGATTTACGTTGACAGTAAGAATAGCAAGAACAACATGATCAGTGTGTGTGGTTGGGTTCATCACCTGGACCTGGACAGCTACCCCTCTGAGCAAATCCAACGGGGCTATTTCGGTAGACCCCAACAAAAAGCCGACTAACAAGTGTTGCTACAAGTACACCCTAACTAGGAAGGAACTCCCGATGAAAGACGTTAATGTTGCTGTTTCCAAGAAAGCTGATGCCGCTGTTACTGCTGAGCCTGCCAAGACCCCGGTCCTCAGCATCGTGAAGAACGGTCCTCTCTTCGGTCCCGTGATCGAATTCAACCGTGCAGACCTCCTGGCCTCCGGTGCCACCGAAGCCGAGCTCGGTCAGAAGCAAGAACGCATGGTTCCCTTCGACGCCGTCACCGGCCAGCTGGTCTTCGGGAAAAACGTCAAGGGCCGTATCCGTGACGTCCTCATCGAAGGTGAAATCCTCGGTGCTTCGACCTTCGTGAGCAAGGAACTGGATTACAAGATCCTCGTCATCCATGCCACGTCGCGCACCTACTTCACCCTCATGCCTGGTCAGAAGCAGTTCGGCTTCTACATCGCGGGTGCGACCACCAACGCCAAGGAAGCGGTCGTCGGCCTGCTGGTGAACAACCTGGCTCGCGGCAAGGAAACCTTCCACAAGTCGGCGGACCGCCTGTACCCGAAAGCGCGGTTCTTCTGGGAACTGATCCGGTCGGTCTGCGGCAAAGAAGAAGTCATCGAACTGCAGCTGTCCAGCGGTGAGCGCAACGATACCACGAAGGTCCCGGCAAAACTGTTCTTCTACTCGGACGACGTTTCGAAGACCGTGCTGAGCATCGGCGGCTTCTGCCACGATTTCGACTTCGCCACCTACCCTGAGTACTACCAAGACGCGTTCAAGCGCGCCAAGGCCGGCCAGGGCAAGCTGAACCACAAGATCACCGGCCTCATCATGGACAAAGCTGCGCAGTTCAAGCCTGCTCAGAAGAAGCGTTCGGAAAAGGCGGTGGTCGTCAGCGAAGAAGACCGCAGGAAGAACACCGAAAACCTGCAACGTACCCTGCAGTCGGTTCGTGAACGCGCTCACGAGCTCGGCCAGGAGAAGCCTTCGAAAGCGAAAGCTGCCAAGGTGAAGGAACAGGCTCCGAAAGACGGCAAGAAGAAAAAGAAGTAAGCAGCACTCTGTAATAGCCTAAGCGGGTAACACCGCTTAGGTCTACCCCCTTTCTTTATTTTTGGAATCTGATATGAACGAGACTATCAAACAACTTCCGGCTCTGGACGATGACCTGATCGAGATCCTTGGTCGTCCAAACTTCCACTGCGGTGCCGTGGCCAACGCACTGCGCCTGCGGGGGCACAACATCCCGTTCAAGAGTGAGACGGAACAAGCCACTGTTCTGCACTTCACCCTGAACCACTACCTGCAGGACCCGGTCAACTGGCGGGACCGCTGCCGTAATGGGCTCCTGGAAGGGTTCGTTCAAAAGAACGAGCGCATGGCGTTCGACACGGTCATGCACATGGGCAACCAGGCAGCACTGATCACCGTCAAAGTCCTGCGGCGTGAGGGTATCGACAAGTTCCCGGAGACCTTCACGTTCAAGGGCATTTTCCCATCACCCTACACCCTCGAGACCGGGATCTTCTACGAGGACGGGGCGGTGACGACTCGCGCCATCCTGGATGACCTCTCGGGCGGTGCTCTGTTCGATACCTCGCGCCTACGTGAAGGCTGGATGGACTACGAGACCTTCTTCAAGATCCTCGACCTGCAGTACGAGCAAGCTGAAGCTTAAGCACTGAACTAAGGTAGGGGCATTGCCCCTACCTTAGCTATGTCTTTTTTTTTCTATTTCTTTTAAAACCTATATTACCAGGTTGTGTAGTCATCCGACTGTACATCTACCTTTGAGGAATTACCCATGAGCATCTCTACCCCACTCCCGCCCAAGTTCTTTACTGAAGAAAGCCCCTACATCGGGCTTAGCTTTGAAGTCGGTTATCGACGTATGGCGGTGATGGTCGGACAGGCAATCATCTTTACCTTTTCGAACATGATCCGTGCTGACGTCGACAGTGAGGTCTGGAACTGTTTCCCGGCCGACCGCATACTTATCCAGAATCGAACTGACGTAAACATGATCAGTGCGTTCACCCCAGCGTACCGTAGTCACTTCTTTAACTTTACTGAACACCTGCTAGCGCTCCGGAGGGCCAACAAACTCACGAACGGAAAGGCACCCACGAAGGAGGACATGGACCGTATCCAGCGGACCATTCTGGATCCGTGGAACATCTATCGTAGGTCGTCTATGTATTACTCGGAAATGTTTGCCGCACAAACACTAGAGGTCCCGTTCAATAGCAAAACAAAGCTGTTCAGAAATGGCTTCCATGGAAAGAGTGCGCATGACTCGCTAACAACCTTGTGTACCACAAAGGCTTCGGCCAAGCAGTATTCCCTGGGTTCCGCTAACCGCCCTAAGTTCCGGATGACGTCTAGTAATGGTGATATCGGAACTCTTGTGGAACTCGTTGATTACGCCATGCAACACGCTGCAGAAAAGGCTGAAACGGCGTTAAGAGACAAGTTCTACTTTACTGGCGAAGGTATGGTATTAAAGGGCTGATAATTCCGCTGAAGACTGAAGGAAGCCTAGGGTGAATCCCCTAGGTTTTATAAACAAGGGATAGAGAGCACCATGTACACGCGCATTGTTAAGAAGTCTGAACTTACAAAAGAACAAGAAGCCTTTATCCGCCAGATGCTGGATGACCTGTGGGTAATTGAGAAACCATTCCTCGAACACATTGCACTGCATTACGGTGGACACGAAGGACTACTGGATTCGGCTTTCAGCAAGCTGGAAGATATCGTGTTCGCTTACGTCGGCGAAACCATTGTGGGGTTCATTGCCAACAACACCGGCGTTCTTAATGAAGTCGATAAGTTGGTTATTCACAGTGACCACCGCGGCCAAGGTTATGGGCGTCGCTTGATTGAAGTCTTCAAGTCTATTTCACCGGAACCTATTTTTGTTATTGTTACACCTGGAAATGCCGCTGCCCGTCGTTTCTATAAGTCGGCAGGCTTTACCCTCAAGCTTTATGAAGAAGAGGGAGAGTACCCCTACATCCTTGCAACAATGGAAGATGCACTGGTTAGCTACTAAACCAAAGGACAGCGCCATGCTTAGACACGTTAAAGGTACGGAAGTCTTTATCAATGAAAGTAATCCAGTCAAAGCAAACATTGGTCGAAAGGTCAGGCTTCTTGATTGGCTGGCACCGCACAGCATGCTGAACTACCATGATGAATTAACGTTTCATGGCGGCAGCAAAGGCGCCTGGATCGTAACCCCTGTTGACAGGGGTGTGTTGATTGGACGGGGTTATGCCAATACCCCAATGATCACAAACTTGGCACTTGTCGATGACGACAACCTGGGGATGAACTTTACCCCACAAGGTCCGCGCTACACAATGGAAGAGATTCGGGATATCCGTAACCTGGTGGATAATGGCCCTACCTTTATCCTGAACCCCGTTGAGTTCGCTGCCTTTGAAGACCTGTTGAAAGCCAACCCGTTGCACAAGAATTTTCCACTGAAAGCCCTTCTCACTAAAGAACCTCGCTGGAGCTAATTATGAACAACGCGAATATTGTCAGCGGCTTTATCAAGGGTGACAAGCGTTCACTCGACAGCACCCGTCCACTGGTTCCGAATCCCCCTATCCATGTAAAGGACATCGATCAGTTCACTGTAGCGTTTGAGCTGACAGCGCCCAATGTGGCTCAAGGTCTTGTACTTCCTGAGCTCAAGGGTTCCTTTGTAACGTCACCGCCGGTCTGGGAAGATGAGGGTGAGCGGGAACTGGTGATTGACATGAACACCGGACTTCCCCAACCAAGCAATGAGGGAAGTAATCTGGCAACCCTCACACTGAAAGCCCCGCTAACGCTGTACTCTGTGATCGAGGATCGCAAAGACCCCACAGCCTTCCGCATGATCACGGTGGGAACCGAGGAGGGAACAACGTTCCTCTTCATTGTTGATGACCTGGCGTTTACCCTGGAAGTTCCTCAGGTCGTCGACAGCACGGGAGCAGCAGTAGCAACGCTCTATGGCAATGCCCTGGAGAAAGAAAGCGAAGGGTTCAACGCCTTTGTCCAGATGCTTCCGGACCTGTTCTATAAGCTGTTTTACGTGGGCTTTGATGAACCCACCGAGATCCAGTACCAGGTCTGGCACACTAAAGGAGTGCAGGTCAGCCTGAAACTTTACCTGTACCCAGACAACCCTGATCGCAACATCCTCAGTGGTAACAACTACTGCTGGCACATCAACCTTAACCAGTACCCCGCCAAGCATATTGCTCGCGGTTACTCCTTGCGGGTCTGGGAAGAGGGTCGGGGTCGAGGCCGTCGGTCATGACAGTCTGGAAAAGCAATACGTCGAAGGACATTCGGAGCGTACGGTCGCGCAGTGTTCCTCTGCCCAGGCTGTACCACCTAAGCTTCCGAGACGATCTAGAAGGGGTCTGGACCCCTCGGGAACCCGACGGGTCAGATCTTGAAGGTCAAGAGGAGATTCCTGACAAGGACAAGTTCCCCTACCCAGAACCATCCATTACCCGTATCTCGGTAGGCGGGAGCATCGAAGGCTGCTTTATTGGGATCTTTCCAAACGTCGCTAAGTTGTTTGAGGAAGAAAACCTTCCCTGGATGAACCTCTCGGTTTACTCACCCGTATTCAAGGGAAACGAGCGGATTATCACCAACACCACACTCACAGATGACCGTGTGGTGTGGGATGCCATTGTGACCGGCGAGTGGTGCATTCTGGATAAGGTCCAGATGGAGCGCTTGGGTGAAGTTAAGGTCTACAACACGAACAAAGCCAAAACACGAATGATCCATCCGTTTGGCGATCGCAGGCTTGGCTTGGAAAGTGCGGGACCCGATACCGTCCGCTATGAGTGGGTGGAAGGTCCTAAAGAACAGCCGTTTAAAAGTAACAACTCCCTTTCTCAATTCCGTTAATAGGTAAAGTATGGATCTCAAGCGTCGTTATTCCGTCCGTGGTGAAACTGTTTACACCGAAGCACAAGTCCAGCACCGCATTCAGCAGGCCCTGGGCACCATGCAACCCAAAGAACCCTCGATGCGGGAGATGTTTGGTAAGGTTATCCAGCACTTGGGTATCTCCGAGCTGAACAGCCCCTCTACACCTTCGTCGAACTGGTCGAAGCAAGGGGAGCCGGATTACCACCCCGACTTGATCGACAAAGAACGGGGTGAGCTGATGATGGGGAGCTACACAGACGACGAGCTTGCGAACGCAGTCTTCATGTACGGCAACCCCTCTGACCGTGAAAAGCATGAGCGACTGATGAAAGGTGAGATCATGGACATCGCCTATCTTACCGCTGGCAAAGAACGCATTCGCTGGCTGTCCCGTCACCTGGAAAAAGCGCTGGCTGCTAACGCTGCTCTGGAACGACGGGTTAAGGAACTTGAAGCTAACCAATAAACGACCGGAGACTTCCATGATGAAAGACCTCTTAGACGAAACCCCGTTGGTGCTTCTCAGGTGCAACTCAACTGTCGCGCCCAGTGATGAAGCGGTAACCATTGTTGAAGGGATGCTGAAGTCGGTAATTCGCGATTTCGGCGAGATCATGGATGACGGCGTTGCTGGTTGCTACATGGAAGAATCCTACGCTTCAAGAGCGTATGAGTTATTAGAGGAGCGAGGGTGTCCAGATGATCTGGAAGACGCTGTAGAAGCGGCTGCGCTCGATGCAGAGGCATTGCTGTCTGAACTGATGGCTGAGAATCATGACATCTTACAGACCTTCTCTAACAATTGGCTGGTTGATGAAGTAGCAGTACTGCAGAGAACGCCCAAGCTTTGGGTGGTTCGTGTATTTGGGTCACGGTTCCCCTTTTAAGGAGTCCTGTATGGCAAGTATCATTTCTACGTTAGGTTTCAAAATAAAGGATATGGCAAGACGAACGAACAATGAGCTCAGTGCACTGCCTGGGTTCTTCTTTAACCCGCGGGAAAAGCTCGATCTGGAAAAGTTATCTTTCGAAGATCGCTGCACCCTCGTGAATAACCAGGGTCACACCAACGATCCCTTCATGGTAGTCAGTGACCGGGAAGAGATCGAAGGCTACCTGACGGACATGCGGATCCCGACTCACCGTCGTCCGGGCGTCCCGCTGCCAGAGTTCGGTGAAGTCCCGACCGACCTGCGCGGAGTAATCGAAGACAAATGATTACTGAAGCCGCCAAGACTCGATTGACGCAAGCTGTCGTGATAGTGTCGGTGATCTTCATACTGGTACTCGGTATTCAGTCAGGGTCACGCGGACCCTTCCTGTTCCTTATCGGTTACCTGTTCGCTGTGGTGGTTACACGACTCGGGCCTCTTGGTTGTGTCGTGCTTGGCATGGCGTTGTCGTTTCCGTTCCTCTAAGCATACTAAGGACACCCTTAGCTCGAGGAAGCACAATGTCTACAGCACTGAAAGACCATTTGCAGGTCCTGATCGATCGCAGTGATTGCCAGGAGACAAAGGAAGCATTGAGCCGGATCACTGAACTGTTCGGCTCTATCGCTCACGGGGAGCAAGGTCATCGTGACTGGCTGGAACAAGCCATCGAGAACCATTTCCTTGGACTCCCCAAGCCGACCTACGTGGCAAAATAACTTGACGAATTAACCCTACTAGCCTTCACGGGCTAGTAGGGCATTCATTTTTATTGAACCGAATTACGTATCTATATTACTGGCTGGATAATCGTCCCGGTGATGGGCGCTTAATAATTAACAATAGGTAAGTAGCATGTTGGTGTTAATGTCTGAAGAAGAAGCAGAGAGTTGTTCAAAGCTGGTAGAGCAGTTACGAAGGGATATCCTGAGGTACAACAGTAACATTCGTATCCTGGAGAAGGAGCTTGCAGATAGGCTTCATCCTGTTAGTTGCTTTAAGGCCATGGCCTTAAAGAACTGTATCGCGTTCAACAAGCTACGGCTTAAGTTTTGCGCGACCCTTGTTTCGGATTTGCGAGTAGTGCTGGTTGAGCCTCCTTCGCTTGAGTCCCGGATCTTTGGCTTCCTGACCCATCTCTTCTCTTTTCGTGTTATCTAAGCAATAAGGATTTGCACATGCAAGCAGTAGACAAAGTAGGTTACCCTCAACTGTCGGCCGCTGAGACGGTTGAAGCTTTGGGTCTGTTCCTGGACAAGTGCGAGTACAGGTCAGACATCTATTGGCCCAAGAGCTATCAAGTTAACGTGACTCGTACTGGAGACGAGTTGCATTTCCAAGTCATGACCCTTCCGGCTAAGGATTATGTCGGAGGACTAAAGGTCACCACCGTAGATGGTAACCGCAAGGTGACCCTTGATCTCTCTCCCCGTGTGGCGATGGAGAAGAAGAAGCGCATTGACCACATCAAAACGGCGCTACGGCGCATGATCGTAACCGTAGCCTACCGAGACTACTGGTTAGAGAAAAACACTCAACAGAGCGAAGGGGAGAACGTTTAACATGTCTCTGGAAGGAAATATCCCAACACCACGCTATCTTGAACCACCGAAGGAACTGTACGACAAGTTCGATGAGTTCCTTGGGTTACTGCTGGAACTGCACAAGCGCCATAAGGAGCTCTACGAACCTATCGCTGAACGCGTCGCAGTCACTATCGACTCTATTGTTGAGGTAGGCGGGTTCCGTATTTCCTCGCATGGTTCGTCGATCTTTGTAGGGCTACGACTGGGACCCAATAAAGGAGGGACTGTAGAGGATCTCCAGGTCTTGACGAGAACTATTAGGCTAGACAGCTCCATGGACCCTATGGCCGGGTTCCGCGGTGCGATCAGCGTTCTTCAGACATACTGCGATCAGTTGAACGCATCCAAGATTCCTGAACCTGAAGTGCTGCTGGTGACACATACCCCCCACGGTAACCGCTACGCGATCTCTGGGGAGTGGATTACCTGGTATCGCAATGCCTTACCCTTCTACCCGATTGAAAATACCTACCACGCAGCGTCCGAGAGGGCGGCTAATAAGCACTTCAGGAAAGAAGCCACTGATCGTATTGAGTGGTATCCTAACAAATATTCCAGGGACCCTTCTATTCCAGATAAATGCTACGATTACTCAGCCCGCGATTTTGAGATCGTGTTCTACCGGGTCATTCGGGAAAAACTCTAAGTTGCGAACATAACCCTACCCAGCCCTGAAAGGCTGGGTAGGGTTAGCTACTACTTTTTTTTTGCTTTGACCAAGGGGCTAGTTGGTCATTGCGTCCAATCGTTCCGTCAGTTCCTTGATCTTGGCGTTTGCCTGGACCAGGGCGTCTTGAAGATCGGTGATTTGCTGGTTGCTCGCCTGCAGTTGCGCAGTGAGGTCTTTGATATCCACCCCTACGGCCTCAGCCAGTGCAACTGCTCTGGCGCTCGAGCTCACCTATTACGCCTTGGCAGCGTTGTAGGCAGCGACCAGGTCGGCGTCGACGTCACCCAGGGAGTCGACCAGGGCAGCGAGGTTGTCGCTCACGGTGGTGATCTGAGCAGTGACGTTGGTAACGTCCTGAGTGCTGGCCGCACCGATGTTCGAACGCGCGATGCCTTTCTGCTCGTCGGTCAGGACTTGCGCCTGGTCGAAGCGAACGCGGTTGCCGACAGCGGTGGTCAGAGCGGAGACGGCATCTTCTTGGCCAACCAGGAGGTCCTGGAGTTCCTTGAAGGTGTCGTAGGCCGCGCCGGCGCCGTCGAGCAGTTCGTTCTTGGTTTCGCTTTTGGCGGTGACGATGGCCTGAGCGATGGAGTCGAAGATCTTGTCGGCGGACCAGGTGACATCGACGTCGCCGTTGGTAGCGGTGTCATCGATCTGGGCGCCTTTCGGAGCGCTGGCCAGGGCGTGCAGCTCGATGAGCGCATTGACCAGGTTGTCTTTGGCGGTGGTGGGGAGCTTGGTCAGATCACCTTGGACCTGGCGCAGCAGTTTGACGTCGGCACCGATGGCACCAGCAAGCAGGATCAGATTGGCAGAAGACATGATGTGTTACCCTTTGGCTGTTTGATAGATAAGAAGCAAGTCAGAATCATCACCATCACTAGCGCCATCCCCGGGGGGTCCCTGAAGGGAGTCGGACACAACCCATTCCTCTTTGTTCCATACCGCGATAGCAGGACCTACAAAGTAAGCACTGTTCTCTGGAAGGGAGGTGGTATCGATACCGTCTAAGGCATTTCGATTAGGCAGTGTCCCAATAAAATGGAGAGAAGGACCTACTCCCCCGTGAATCATGTTTTTCAGGATATTCAAACGCTCGTGAACCACTTGCAATGGTCCGTTTACCCCTGGCTCCGTAAGGGGTAGCATCAAGCTCATGAAGGGGGGTTTGTTGAAATCAAACGGGTCGATAGGTTTATCCATAGGAGTCCATCCTCAAATCGAAATTTAGTAATAGGCCTTTGTTTCAGTAACCTCCTGCTTTCTCTTTTGGAGTCCAGGTGTTAAGCGGCCCGGCGGAAGGTCCCCGCCGAGCACAGCTTAGTTAGTTACACTCCTCTTTCAAGGAAGAACATGTCAAACACACTAGCGTTGTACGCCGATCCTTGTGTTGTGTTTACTTTCATACGGATATAACGCGTGGTTACATCAAACACGTCCCTGTAAATGTCATCAGCCACACTGGTGTTAGACCGTGCTGGACTGCTGTAAACCTTTGTCCAGGTGACTCCGTCCACCGAAGTCTCGATGTCAAACTGTACTACACCGCCACCAATGGCTGGGGTCGTGTAAGCTCGCAGCACAAGACCCGTGATGCGCTTAGCTTCTGGCATACTCAGGGATAGCATCTGAGGTAGCGCCGGCGAACTTGCAAGCCACACTGACCTCGGATGGTTATTAACAACGACAGAATCAGTATTTTGTGGCTTAAAGTCAAGAGCCCGGAATCCTGCATAGATATCGTTGTCATACGCAGATGTTGCCGTCGCCTGATACCCATCGGTCACATTACCGGTAAAGACAGGGTGCGCACGTTTGTAAAACTTACCGTCATCAGTTACCAACCCACGTTCATAAATGCCCGGTGCGACGTAGTCTTTGGAGTACAAGGCTACTGGAACAAACCGTACCGCCCCGAAGTTACCGGTGTAGGAGGTATAGGTATCGCTAAAGTAGCCCAAGGAGAAGTTGGTCACTTTTCCAAAGGGACTTACTTTTTCGATATAGTCCCGAGAGATTGCGTTGCTGTCTCCTGGAGAACGGTTTTGCAAGGTTTGTTTCGTCCCGTTAAGGAAGTAGCTGATACGGTTGTTCTTGAACACAAGTGCGTGTTTCAGCACCTTCCCAACAGCATCAGTTTTGACTAATGGAACCCTCCAGGAATCAAGTGCATCAAAGTTTGCAAAGGAAATTTGCAGGCAGTCACCAAGCGCAGTATTGGTCCAACGAGTCCCCATGAGCATTGAACTGCCCCGGATCATCAGTTCGTTCTTGAAGCTGCCATTTGCGATAGTCTCTGGAAGACTTGTCCACTCAAGCGTCCACTCAAGGTAATCATCAAGTGAGATACCGCCGGCAGGCTTAAGTGATACTTCTGAGGCGCCGTTAGCCAAGCGAAGGGAGGGCTTCCCGTCGATAAGCCGTGTGGTATCCTTTATGGCCCCACCAGCAAGCGTGGAAATCACGGTGCCGGTAACAAGGTCTCGATCGGTTTCAGGAATGTAGTTAAACACCCCGTCACGCTCCGCGTTTACCATCCTTGGGCCAAGTTCTTCTACTGGGATATCCAGTGTGCTGAACCGGAGGATATCCGTGAAGCGAGGCGCTGCAAGGTACTCGTCAGTCCCTACGTTGCCGTTAGCGCAACCCCCGACAATAAGCATCGACGCTGTCTCTGGTGCAAACATCGCACCCCACCGGGCCGGTGCCGTCGTGTAGACACGTCCCCACTTCTGGGCATCGATATCGTAGACATGGAGAACCAAACGACCGTTCTCGTTTGCGCCAAGCACAAAGAAGTTCTTGAAGATCCCGCCGCCAACCCATGCAGTCTTTGCCGGACACTTGGTGATCTCAGCCCAGCTGTTGGTTGATGGGGTGTACTCGTAGATCTCAGCAAGGTTACCGGCAGTCTCATTCCAGCCACCCCCCACGTAGAACTTGCCATTGTAGCAACCTGCCGAATGCCCGGTCATTGGCTGCGGGAGATCTGCCAACTGGGTCCAGTAATCAAGAACAATCCGATAACGGTAGTGCAACGCGGTTGTTTTACCAGTTGTGGTGTCGATCCCTCCTACCGCGTGGAAGTTGTAGTTATCAATCGTTGCCATTGCTACTTGACCCCGCACAGGTCCAGGAAGCGCTTTCCCTGTGGCCGATCGAGACCCTGAACTGGTGTCGAGTTTGTAAAGGGTGTTCTTGTAGGTCCCGTCGGTCCCTCCCAGCATCCATAGGCCGGATAGCCAGCAGCTACCTCCCCATCCGTATACGCCGTAAGTCCCCTTAATACTTGTATACTTCTCGAGGTCAAAACGGTACCTGTCGCCACTAAGGGCCGAAACACCCTGTCCGCCATACGTCCATAGACTAACCCCAGACGCGCCCGCCGCAAGGTTCGACAGCGCTACTGGCATGTCCATGACCTTTTCAAGTCCAGGGATGGATCTGGCTGCAGCGAGGTCAACAAGTTCAAGCACTGGGCGGTAGTAGAGGTTGTTTTGTGTTTTTGACACACTGTCACGGTGGGTGAACCGGTTTACAACACTGTTGGGGTCGGTCATGTAAACCGCAGTATTGAGGTTATTTCTATTCGTTTCCAGCCCAAGGGTATACTCTGATCCACCGGACCCAATATCCACCATAAAGAAGTTATCCCACTTCTCGGTGATTGGTCGGTTCGCTTCGATAACCGTTCGGCCCAGCAGCTCAGTCCATTCACTTCCTGCGTATTGGTCGTCATCTTTCGAGGCATAGTTGTCCATGGCAAGTCCATGGATAAGGCGGGGAACAAGGTAACAGGTTTTCCCATTATCTTGTTTTGTCATGGGCCGGTACTGATCAGTAGGGGATCCAGCGACCGGGAAGAGTCCGGTTCCGCGCTCACCGTACACCAAGCCCGCCTTATATGCGTTCTCCCAGGTGAGCCCAGAGGCAAACGGAATCTTCGCAATATAGATGACTTTCCTCTTGAAGAAGAACTTCAGCCAGGTGTAGACCTGGGTGTTAGCGCTTGCTACAAGAGTAGTTCCCGCAATGGCAGCCCTCGTCAAGAAGTCCTTTGCGCCAAACAACTCAGTGGCAGTGACCTGTCCGAAGTAACCCAGGTCTTCAGTCCCAGACATCAACACTTTAGGACCAGGACCGGAATCTGGATAGACCGGAAGATCCTTTACGAGCTCCAGTACCGGACGCCAGCCGTATCCACCGTTGGTAGCCCCTGCCGGTTGGTACCAGAGGTTCGAGGTTCCTGAATAGGGTCCCGCAGCGTGGGCCTTATCCGACCTCATGGAGATCTCTTGGAACATGGCCAGTTCACCATTGCTGGTACCGGTCCCTACGCCAAGATCACTGTAAAGGTAGTTTGCCCAAGTTCCATTAGTAAGGGGCGGGAAAAGCTGCATCCACTCTCGTCCAAGCGTGGCGTTAGCAGGCTCCTTGTCCGCCCCCAGGATGAACCGTACTTTAAAGTATCGATCCCCAATTTGGATAAGCCGCTTACCAAGAGCCAGTCCCAGGTTATTGTAAAACTCCCAGGTCAGGTTACTCCGCATCGACTTTTTAGCGACATAGAGTTCCGGTCCCTTATCGAACACAAAGTGGAGCCACTGAACACCTGCGTTGATCCGGCTACCGCCCGTTACACCCAGCTGCGCTGCGAGTTCAATGTCAGTGATGAAGTCCTTTTGTTCTACCTCACCTTTAAAGGGGATCGACGGAATGGTAGATTCCTTTACAAGCATTGGACGCCAACCGTAGTGCTTGTAACGGGTGTTGGCTGGAAGATACCAGTTAGCCGTAACCCCGCGAACAGCAGCACTCCCCCCGTTACCCCGGCAGACGTAACCGCCCCGACTCGTATCCGGCTCAGCACAAATGGTGTGAGAGCCATCCGACAATTCATTCGTGACCGCTACCCCGAGCATGGAGGCAGTGTAGTCACCCCAGTAAGGAACTCCGGCTGGGAACCCTGTTCGGTCAGCACTGTTGTACACGCCGAGAATGTACCGATCCCACGCGTAGTCGTAGGCACCGGCGTTACCTGCGATGAACCGGACCACATAACGTTCACCGTTTACTTCTACAACCTTCTTGTTACCACCCTGGGCCGTGTTGATAAGTTCCCACGTGGTGTTTATCCGGAGGGGCTTTTTAGCGATATACAGCTCAAGCCCAGAATCTTCAATGTAGTGCAGCCAGCCAGCATCGTCGTTAATTGCGGTACCGTCGGTCAGGCCAATCATGGAGGCCAACTGAGTACCGGTCAAAAAGCCCTTCGCAGGAACGATGCCCTTATAAGGAGTCCCTTTCGGAAAGGGCAACTCACGATCGTCTTGAGCCTTTGCAGAGGCGATATTGATTGCTTCGAGCATGGGAGAGTACCTGTTGTCTACGCCAGGGTTTCCCCTGGCATACCGTTAAGCAGAAAACCAGGCGATGTTGATGTCTGGCAACTCTTCAGTTGTTTGCGCGGCACTGATAGCTTCCTTGAGCTCCCAGCTTTTCTTCTTTACCAGCTGGTGGTTCAGGATGGCTTCACGACCCAGCGCGACCATCTCTTTGGCAGAAAGCGTCATCATCTGGTTCTCGTAGACCCGGAAGGTGAACTCGCCTTCTTCACCGGCGTCAATGAACTCGCGTGCCAACATCCGAAGGTCAGAGATCGTTGCACGCCCAGACTCGTTGATCTGAACATGGTAGATGCCCTTGCTCCCAAACGTGTGAGGGAACCCTTCATCCAGGACCCGTTGACAGTGTTCGTCCACCAGACGGTTAAGATCAGCCTTGGCCAACTGCAACTTACGGTTGAGTTCTTCTTTCGAGAATGAACGGCTGGTGTAGGTGCGAGTCCAGACGCCGTCTTCAAGAACAGGACGACCCGCTTCAACCACGTCACCTTCAGGCACTACACCGGGAGATACTGGAAAGTACCCCAGGCCTTCAAGCACCGATGCTTCAATGACCGGCGGAAAGGAACCGATCATCCGAGAAGAGAACTCACTAAGGAAAATAGGAAACTCGCCACTTTCCGGATGAATGAGCGGAGTGTTTTCATCAACAATAACCGTAGTCATATAAACCTCCAGAGAAAGGGACGGAGGTACCGCCCCTTCTCTGCCTTAAGTAGTTGGGTTTGCCCCTTTCGCACCGAGCCAGAACTCGCCGTCCCACACAAAGGAGATGACGTTGCGAGTTCCGCTCAACGAGGGGATGGTGTTAAGGTCCCACTTGATGTTTGTGCTGTCGTAGAGAAGACCACCCGTGATACCAACAACGACCAGTACAACAACCATTCCGCGGTCTTTAGGACCCGCTTTGAGACTGATGGTCTTAGCTGTTGCAGCAGTGTTGTCGAGTTTTACGAACTGCTCGACCAACGGGTCGATCTGGTACGTGGTAGTGATCTTCTTCATGAGAACGTCGTAGCGGTCAAAGGCTACCCAGTCACCATTTTTCGACATGTACAACTTGTCGTCAGATGGCGCTACTTTAAACTCGACCCACGATTTGTTCTTACTGAAACGCAGGTAGTAGGCACCGTCCTTTGGGTTCAAGGGGTCCTGCATACCATCCAGTTCAGCCCAGACGGGAACCGACGAGTCCTTCTTGAAGACCCGAACGAACTGTTTGACATCATCCTTGGTCTTGAGGTCCTCGATGGTCTTGATTTCCGACCAATCGAGAACGTTACCCCCACTTTCAGTTTGCCCTACTATCGTCCGACCGTAGAATTTACCTTGCTCTGCGTTCTTTACTTCGTCAACAGGAAGAGGGACCCAGACGTCACCGTAACGAACCACCTTACCTTCAGACTGCAGCGGCGAGTTAACGTCACCTGCGACCAGTGTTCCCCAGTATGCCCAGCTCGTAGCAGTACGGTAGTACACTCGCATCAACCGGTTAACTGCCCAATCCCCCTCACGGCCGTTGAAGACGTTGGAAGGGGCATCCTGGGTGTCGAGGATCAGCCACTGGCTACCGATAGGACCTGGGATCGTAGAGGCTGGACCCGCTGGACCCCGTTCACCCTTAACCCCTGCAGGTCCCGTGTCGACCCAGTCATTGCCTTCTTCAGACCAGATGGCCAGGTTACGGATAGGGTCAGGCTTGGCGTCAAGGTCGATGATCATGTAAGCATCACCGAGTGACCCAGTCGGCTTAGCGGCACGCAACAGGGGCATGCTCTTGTAGACGCCCTTGATCGGCATCAGTGCACCCGGGATACCCTGGATGCCTTGATCACCTTGGGGACCAACGATATCGATAGGACCTTCCCACCGCCCCTCGATAACTGTCCACATCTTCTTGGCTTCGGAGATGACCGAGTAGCTGTCACCTTCTTGAGCCCCATCCTTCCCGCCAATCCTTGGAAGTTCTTGCAACGAGGTGACCGTACCCTTCGGACGGAACGCCACGCCCTGGATCCCCTGCTTGCCCTCAGGCATGAAGGGACCTGCGTTGATCCAGTTGTACCCGCTGACGTTGACGTAGACATCGCGAGGGTTAAGGGAGACATAGGCCTTACCCTTGGTACTGGCATCGGCAGGAGGAATGACTTGGTCAGCTTCGGTAAAGACCTTGATGATGTCGAGGGATTTCCCGTCGATACCGTCTTTGCCATCCATCCCGTAGTTGCCAATGTTGGCCCAGGCGCCGTCCAGGTACATGTAGAACGAGTGTTCCTCAATAACAGCGTACAACATCTGCTCTTGAGCGTTAATCGGAAGGTCGTTGAGGGTATCAACGATCCCGTTAACTTTCATGTTGATCCCGTCTTTACCCTTGATGGACGCCAGGTATTCACCCATGGTCCCTTCAGGATTGACGTTCTTCTTCCAGACCTGGTAGGAGTCCAGACCATCAACCCCGCGGTAAGGCCCGAGGTCTACCCAACCAGGCTCAGGGTCGTTCGGTAGCCACATCCACAGGCGACCGGTATCGGATGCCACGTAACCGTCTTGGTCCTCCGGCTTCAGGATTTCCCGGAGATTACCAGCATTGCTAACAGTTCCCTTCACTCGCAGGTTGCGACCGTCCTTACCATCTTCGCCCTTAAAGCCTCGTGGTCCGGGGACCTGGGAGATAAGTGAGTTAAGGAACACATCAACACTCAAGCCAGCATGCTCAGGGTCGGATGCCAACCAGTCTTCGTAAGCGCTCATCCCTTTAAGGCCGGGTACCACGAAGTAGTCCTGAATGCCTTCTACCCAAACGTAGAGATCAATGCCAACGTAGTAGGCCTTCTTTTCATCACCTGGGAAGGGTAACTGGGTAATCGTTTCCTTGGACCCGGCTACAGTGAACGGGGCACGAGGGTCACCCTGGATCCCCTGCTTGCCGCGCATTGCTTCGGCCCAATCCTCAATGGTTTTCTTTGCGTTACCTGGGATCTTTTTCCAGGTCTCGAAACCATCGTCACCCTTCTCCCCTTTCTGGGCACTAAGGAATGCATCAATGCCCTTATCCTTATTACCCGGCTGTTCTTTCCAAGTTTCGTAGGTCGATGCCCCTGCTGGACCGCGAATCCCCAGTTCTTCCCAGACCGGCGGGGCATTGGGGTCAGGGTTGGTGTCATAGTAATCGAAGTCAGGAACAAGTACCCAGATGTCGTGCTTGTAGATGTAGGCATCGCCCATCTGACGTTGTTTATAGTCGGGGAGCTCTACCTCATCCGGCCAGACACCAAGGATGTTGATACCCCGGTCGCCACGCAAGGAACCCGAGGACGCCCACTCCTTACCGTTCCACATCCTCAGTTCGAAATTGAGGAAGTAAGCGGTCCCGATCAGGAGATCATCGGTTGGAATCGCGGCCAGCGCCTGTTCGGTGTAGAGCACCCCTTTGAGGATAACCCCAGTGCCGTTGATACGCTGGAAGTTTTCGAACAACTCTTTCAGCCAACGGGTACGCTTATCGAATACCCGAGCCTGGAAGTTGGAAGCCCCTGTGCCATCGCGTTTACCCTGAACCTTAACGCCGGTCACCAGAGCGGGGAGGTGTTCCTCCCATTCGGCTTCTTCAACAATACCAGGAAGGTCACCTGGTTTAACAGAATCATCAGTAATAGCCATCTACATTGTCCTATCAAAGGTTATCTAGCGCATGACCCATTCCAGGACAGGTCTCCAACAGTAGGTAGACGTATTTCGGTTACAGTTAGTTAGCTGCGTGATGTTGACATTTGTTCCGCCATTCGCGTAAACGTGGTTACATCCGGTTGAAGCTGGTGCTCCAGCTTGAAACTCAGCAAGTGGGGCCACCGCAGGAACTCCAGAGAACCCCGCGTTGCCGAGGATAGGGTTTTCCTCCCCAGTGGGTTTATTTCCTAAGGAGATAAGAAGCGCATATTCGGCAATCCCCTCTCCTGACGCAAAGTCTGTAGTTCCCGCTACGTAGCCCGGGGTGTTGTTGGAACGCGGTAAACGAACAATGAACTGATCATCGCCTTTGGTCACCGTTTGCATCTGCGTCACGGGTGTGTTCTGGTGACCAGTCGGCCCCGGGCCATCAATCCCAAACACCATCCCTTTGGAGTAGAGAAGATTCCACCCTACAGCAGTGCTCAGGTGCCCGTTAGGGATGTAAAGGACCTTTCCCCTGAAAGCAAACTTGTACCAGGTGGTTGTAGAGGTTGTGGGGTTCGTAATGCCTGTCTGGGCGGTTACCTCGGCTGCACTAAAAAATTCTAGTTCAGTTAACGTCCCGAAGTAACCGAACCGCCAATCGCCTAGTTGAATAGCTTGCGGACCAGGTCCCGTGTACCCTACGTTGACGGTAGGCTTGGGCTTAGAGTATATCGTTGACGAGCCTTTCTTTAACGCAATGAGGTAATACAGCAAGGTTTTCGTTGGAGCTGTCGTATCAAGGTAACTCTTCTCGCCCCCGGTTAACGTTGCAATGGGCGCAGGCAGAGAATCCGGACTGATTTTCTTTGTATCTCGGTAAACAGTAATGGAATCGTAGCTAGCGTTCCGGTTCAACCACTTAACTCGAACACTCATACGACGACCTCCAACGTTTCGATCAATTCAAGAATTGGCCACCACCCACAGGCAGCGTAACGAGACGCGTTTGCGTACTGTGTTGAACGGAAGAATGGCTGAACATCCGTGTTAGCGGTAAACCCTAGAGGGGCCATGATGGAATTGTTATTAGGATTAATCTCCTGGGGGATAATCGACCCTCCTGATGATCCTATCAACGGGTAATACCACATTAATAGTCCATTCATGGCGCGGTTACGGTCAGGCGGAAATGCAGGGATAGTCGACCAGAACAAATCGGCCAACTCACTGTATTTACGGAAAGGGCCTCCGTTACTAGGGGTCAGTTCACCCGGGATAACACGCGTTGGGTTATCGCGATCGTCAAATCCGGTAGGGAGCCGGACGATATACTCATCGCCATCAATGATAACTGTACGCAGCTGGTTGGTTTCTGGGTTGCCTCCTGTTTGAGGGCCGGGTCCATTAACACCAAAGACCAAGCCTTTCAAATAGAGATCATTCCAATTCGTATTGAAAGAAACGGCCTTTCTCGGGACAAATAGAGTCTTGCCGTTACGCACAAACTTGTTCCAGTAATTGGCGACAGTACCCGATGTTGTAAAAAAGCTTCCACCGGGCTCAAACAGTGAGAACAGTTTTGCGGTAGTGATAAACAGGTTTTCATCCACGTAGCCGTAGATTCCCCAGTCTTGATCACCCCAGACTATTTCCTGAGGGCCATGTCCAGTTCTAGGAAGAGCGATAACCTGGACAGGCGTACTTACGACCCGATTGGTTTTGTTAGCGACAACAAAGGTGTACCAATAGGTTGCGCCCTTCACTACAGTCACATCCTCCCAAACGGTTTCCCCATTGCTCAGTTTTACCAGTGGGGTCCCTGTAGGGTCAGCAGTAGGCCGCGTGTCACTACGGTAAATAAGGGTGTCGTGAGGTTTAGAGTTTTGATCTTTCCAACGAAGTCTTACTCGCATGTTCTTTATCCTTACGCTTCATAATCAAGCGAAGTGATCGCGACAGCTTTAGGGTCTGTCGTGTCGTAACGGACTCCCTGAAGAGAGATGGGTTTCAGCATGTCAGCTTCGGTAGCCTCCTCATAATCAGTCGAGGTAACCGCTATCGGAGCGGGAACTGTTTCGTCTATGACGAGATTGGAAGGCGTATCAATTGCAAACAATGTATCGACCGGCATTACCTCAAGCACGGGCCACCAAAGATAGCTGTTAGTGGAAGATATGCTTTTATTAAGGTACATCGGCTCTGGAGCAGGGAATGACCGCAGGTAGTAAGAAAGTGCTTGACTAACATTACTGCCATAGGTCTCCATCATCCATATCGCTCTAGATATCCAAGTGACCCCACTGTCCATGGGGTAGAGCCTCCATGAGTTGCTTAGTTGCTCATGGTTGTTACCTGGCATGTAGTGAGTGGCCGCCAAGAAACGACCTAGCTCAAAATCCTTTAACAACTGGGTGTTAGAAGCGCCAGCGGGCACCGTTATTGGATCCGGATCACCCTTTCCGAAAAGCCTTACCCTAAAAATACTTCCAGCCTTTACAACCAGCGATTGCTGTTTTACGGGGGTGACTGAGGGGTACTTACCGTCAGTCCCATCCCCGTAAACGAGCCCTCTCTCGTAAAACTCATTCCAGTTACCGCCCGAGCTTAGCGGCCGTCTAGGAATAAACAGAACTTGTTTGTCTACCATCATCTTTACCCAGTCCGTAGTATCTGTAGGACTGGTTTTAGCCGGAGACCCGGTGGCTTTAATTAATTCGGTCCCAGTAAAGAAATCTGAATAACTTACGATACCAAATAATCCAAGCGTCTCATCACCCTTGGAGAGAGTAATGGGTCCCGGACCAGAATCAGGGTATTCGACACGGGGCTTACTGTTCCCGCACGACAATAATTCAATCACAGTAACACTCCTTACATTAACCCATCCCGGCCAGTAACGAGTACACGGGTTTAGGTTTAGTGGGGTTTCTAACCCGCCTATTGAGATTGACGCCTGTCATGATGAAGTTTCTTTTCCAGGGGGTGACATTAAGAACAACCATGGACTCTTGGAGAATCGCATCGATTTGTTTACGTGTCACTGGTACCTGGTGCTCTACACCGTTGATAAGCTCTGTGATGGTGTACGTCGTACAGAGCTTGTCGTGTAGGGTGGTGCACTGTGTGTATTCGTCGATAGGGGGAAGGAGCCACCAGAAAGCACGTGGGATAGTGGCCCCATCGGTAATGAATCCGCTTTCCACGTCCACCCAGCGATTGGAATCCTTTTCACCAAGGTAGTACCGGAAACCCGGCAAGGTGTCCCACAAACTTACCCCGGCCAATTTACTCAGTACTCTGTTGTAACGTAACTGTTCTTCACCGCTGAATTGTGTAAAGGTACTCATTGTCTATACCCCGGTTAAACTACGAAAATCGATGCTGGAAGTTCAGGCAATTCAGAGACACTACCTGCTTTCTTTACAGCATTCTTGAGTTCCCAGATCGCTTTGTAACCGTGGCTGGCTTGATCATCAGCAGCGTTACTCATCGCCACCATCTCTTTTGCGTTCAGGGTCACTGCAACGTTTTCGTAGACCTGGAAGTCAACGGTGTAGCTACCATCACCTTCTCCAAGGGATTCCTTAGCACGGGTTCGCTTGGCCAGGATGTTAGCCCGGTCACCGTCGCGGATCTGGACGTGGTAGGTCTGACCATCACCGAACTGATACGGGAAGCCGATTGCGAATTGCTGCTCGCGCAGTTGCTCAATTGCCACCAACAGGTCTTCCTTTAGACGACCTAGCTGGTCAGCCATTTCCTGTTCGCTGTATTCACGGGTTATCCAGGTGCGTTGCCATGTCCCATCAACCAGTTTAGGCTGGCCTTCGGTCACAACTTCTTTGTCTGGTATCGCACTGTGTTCAACCGGAGCATAACCGAAATGCCGAAGGGTCTCACTGTTAACGGTAGGACCAAATGACGTCGGGTATTCCAGGCGCTCGTTCAGGTCCTTGATGTAGATCGGGTACTCGAGGGTGTTAACGTCGATGAGCGGGGTATCTCGTGTTACCGGAAACCCTACAACTTCTTCCTCTGCGTTTTCCATGATAATTTCCTTAAGGAGTAAAGGAGGGCACGTACCCTCCTCACTCTGTACCTTTATTGGTTAGTGGTCGAACTCACGTTACCGGTCCACACTTCACCGTCCCAGAAGAACACAAGCGAGGTTCGGTAGGTGCTCAAATCAGGCGGACTACCACCATTCAAACGGGTATCCCAGCGAATGTTTGTTCCGCCATACGAGATCGCCCCGGTAGTCCCCTTGATTCTGACGATCACTGTTGTCGCGCGGTCAGAGAGGAAATCCTTGATGGAGATCACCTTTGCCGTGCTGGTAGTGTTCGTCACTGCAACGATCTGATCGACCTCAGGGTCAATCTGGTAGCTCGCAGTAACCGTCTTGATGGCAAGGTCGTAACGGTCAAACCGGATCCAACTCCCGTCCTTTTGAAGGTACTGACGACCATCGCTGGCGGACTTGAGGTATTTAACCCACGTGTTGTTTCCTGGATCCCGCAGGTATACCGCACCGGCTTCCGGGTTCTTAACGTCCGCAATGCCCGCTTCAGGCAGTTTCAGCTCTTGCCAGATTGGGGTGTCTGATCCGTTCTTGAAGACACGAACAAACTGCTTGTTGTCGTCCTTGGTAAGGAGGTCAGTAATCCCTTTAGGGAAAACGATCTCTTTCCAGACGGGTGCTGTTCCGTCAGCTTCCCAAACCCGTGCATGTTGTTTGCCGTCTTTGGTCTTCAGATCTTCAATACCCTTAGGGAACTGAATCTCCTGCCAGACGGGTGCATCACCATCGGTCAACCAAACACGGGCGTACGGCTTCCCGTCTTTGGTCATGACATCAGGGAATTCAATCTCTACCCATTCTGTCACTTCATCGTCACCTGTTTTCAGACGACGACCGTAGACCTTACCGGCAACAGCCTCCTTTACCTCGTCAACGGGTAGGGGAACCCATTCAGCCCCATAACGCGCAACGATCCCTTCTCCTTTCAAAGGTGAGTTAACGTCACCTGCCACGATCCAGTTCCAGAAGATCCAACCCTCTGCAGTCTTGTACCAGACCCGCATGTTCTTCGTAACCGCCCAGTCACCTGTGCGCCCGTTAAACGTGTCGGAAGGTTCGTCCTGGTCAGCAGGAAGGATCAGCCATTGACTTCCCTTCTCACCACGTGGACCTGGAACCACAGAGTCCTTACCAGCTGGACCGCGTGGACCTGGCAAGCCTGCCGGACCGGTGTCCTGCCAGCTATTGGTGTTCGTGTTCCAGACGATCAGGTTACGGCTGTCTTGACCGGTGACGACAAGGTAAGCATCCCCTTTAGAACCCGTGGGGCGATCGGCGATCAACGCAGGCAAGGTATCGTAGAGGCCAAGGATCGGCATCAACGCACCTGGTAGACCCTCCAGGCCTTGCTTACCTTCTGGGCCAATCATGTCAATCGCATCAGTCCAGTTACCGTCAACAACACCGTAAGCCAGTTTGGTGTCCGCGGTGTACCAGAGGTCGCCTTCCTCAGTGTCCTCCAATGCAGGCAGGTCCGCTAGAGTAGGCACAGTACCACGGATCTTCATCGGTGGACCCGCCGGACCAATGTCACCTTTCTCACCGTTAAACGGACCAACCTTTTGCCATTTCAGGTCCAAGTTGATCCAGACGATGTTGTTCAAGTCCAAGTAGGACTTTCCAAGAGTAGTGCTATCAAGCGGGGGAGGGGTCTGGTCTTCTTCAGTAAGGACTTTGATGATGTCAGTGGACTTGCCATTGGCACCATCTTTACCGTTCTTACCATCAGTGCCGTTTCTACCGTCTTTACCTTTAAAGGTACCGAGGTTTAACCATGCTCCCGAAACAAAGGCGTAAAGCGCGTTTTCATCCTGAACAGAATAAACGTCCTGCTCCGCAGGACCAGAAGGAAGGGCAGCGAATGAGGCTACCGAACCCTTTACAACAATGTTGACCCCGTTAGTACCGTCACGTCCTTTAAACTTGCCGAGACTTTTCCATTTTGCATCGATCCACATGAACACTTCGTTCGTGTCATTGACCGCGTAGCAATCCTGCTCCTGGTTAGCCGTGGCGGGGAGATCACTAGCACTTGGCAAGACGTTCTTGACGATGATGTTGCGACCGTCCTTACCATCCTCACCTTTATCCCCTTTGATACTCTTTCCGTCTTCGCCCTTATCCCCGGTATCACCCTTTTCTCCCTTAAAGGTCCCAAGGTGAACCCAGACGGAATTGATACGTCCATACAGACGGTTCTCTTCACGAACGGCGTAGACGTCTTGCTCAGCTGGGGTGACCGGAAGCTCACTGAACTTATCAACCGCGCCAGTAAGCACGATGTTAAGACCGTTAGTCCCATTCTTCCCGTTAGTGCCATTGGTGCCGTTGGTCCCATTGGTACCGTCCCGGCCTTTGAAGGTCCCCAGGTTCGTCCAGCCTTGGCTGGAGATAAACATGTAGACCGCATTGACCGCTGTTACCGCATAGCAGTCCTGGTCGACAGGGCCCTTTGGCAAGTTAGCAATAGCTTCCACTGCACCCAGCAGAACGATGTTCCGGCCATTCTTACCATCTTTACCATCACTACCCCTGAAGGGACCAAGGTCGGTAAAGCCACCGGGAACCAAGTACATCCACAGGTGGTTATCGTCAGCCGTGATGTAGGCGTCCTGGTCTTCCTTTGTCGGTAACCCCTCGAGCCACCCACGGGTCGGGACGGTTCCCTTGATGTAGAGGTTACGTCCGTCTTTGCCATTATCTCCTGGGTCACCTTTGATGTTGTCGCCCTTGGGACCAGGAACCGTGGACTTCAAAGTAACCAGGTAATCTTCAAGACTGCCTTTATTACCTGCCTGCAACCACAGTTCATAGTTGTTCTTGGCGCGCAGGGAATCGACCCACTCACTACGGGTACCCTTGAACCCTTCCTCAACGGCGATCTGGTAGTTGTCTTTGGCGATGAGTGACTTCAGGTACTGCGTTTCACTCTTACCCGCGTTGGCAGGTTGGCTCTCCCAGACCTCATAGGCGGACTTACCCTCCGGACCTCGAATACCCATCGGTTCCCAGCGGAGCGGGTTTGGAACCAACACCCAGAAGTCATGGTTCCAGATGTAGGCGTCACCGATCTCGTTCTCTTCCACTTCAGGAAGGGAAACTTTCTCAGGCCATACACCCAGCAGGTTAAGACCGCGTTCGCCACGAAGGGACCCAGAGGTTGCCCACTGTTGTCCGTTCCAGACCCGCAGGGCAAAGTCAACAAAGTAAGCAGTACCGACCTGGAGTTTGTCTGTTTCTACTTCGTTCAGCGCGTCTTCATCAGGCAGATACCCCAAGAGGATAATACCGCCCAACGCCAAGCCTTCGACTACTTCTTTCAACCAGCGGGTACGTTTGTCCAGAACACGGGCCTGGAAGTTAGACGCCCCGGAACCATCACTTTTACCTTGTACCTTTACGCCAGAAATAAGCGCAGGTAGGTGTTCTTCCCAAATCGGTTGTTCTTTAATAGCCGGCAAATCACCAGGCTTTACTGCATCGTCTGTGATAGCCATTACTGGTACCTTTCCTTAGTAGGTGATGGTCCCGTCGTGTCGGAAGACCCCGTTATAACGAGGGACCCCGTCGTACAGAGATTCAACCACTTTCAAAACACCGTTGATGGTGCGTGAATCAATGGTGACATACGTCATGTCATTGCTGACGACGATCTCGTTATCCTGCAATACAAAGAGGCACTTCTCTTTGACCAGGGCTTTCAACTCAGCAGCGTTGACATGACCATTAAGCATGACCACTGCGCCAACTGAGTCCTCTTTACTCGTGCCAAGGAAGTAAACCCCTTGAACGGTTTTGACTTCCAGGTCTTCCTTGAGGAAGGGCACTTCGTCCTCTATCTCAGAGGGCCCGTGCTTTGTGTAGTCCGCCGGGAGGTACTGTTGGTCAATACCTTCCAGGATACCGGGAGAGTTGACATCAACATAGTGGGCTACGCCGCCAGTGGCCAGCTGGACTTTACGGAAGTTGAAAAAGGTGGTGTTGGTAAGGGTTAATGTCTGCAGCTTTGCTACAAACTCGGGGTCGGAGCTATACCGCCGTATGTTGTACGCGATGAAACGCTCCAGGAATAACTCGTCATTTGGAAATGCCATGAGGAAGGTATCCGTGGTAAGGGGTTGGGTAGCGGTAGACCATAAAATTGCTAAAATAAAATAGTACTGGATAATCTATTTACTACCTGAGCAAAGTGCTAGTTAGATTTAAGTTGTAGGCCATTTTAAACCTATATTACCACTTTGATTAGTAAACCTTATCATCAATTTCCAATAATGGCGGCCCTATGGATAGCTCCGAGAAATTAAAGAACATGATGTCCGTGCGTATCAATGCCCTACTGCGGGAAGCCGCGAAGCTTGCGCGTACTGCTACTTTCTCGTCCTGTCCTAACGAACGCCGTTGGCTACGAGATGAAAGCAAGACGATGAAAAGCAAGGCTGCAATGCTCCAGGCCCGTATCGCGAAGCTTGATACGATCGCCCCCGTAACGGTTAAGAAGGATGTGCTCAATGGCTAAGCGTTGTGTTCTATTTGCGCAACTGGTTCTCGATTATTTCGATAACCACGAGATACCACCCGAGCACTTGGGGGAATGGCTGTACCACCGCAAGGAAGGGGGTGAGTATGCGACCATCTTCAGTGGTGGTCCCGCCATGTTTGAAATGGTCTTGGAGATGGTGTTCAAGTGTCGTCACCAGATCAAAGATAAATGTACGGAATTTAGCTGGGATCCGGTGGCGTTCTTTTTCGAATACCAGCTCAACCAACCGGCGAACAGTGCGAAGGACCTTATGGCCATTCTTTCGTACGCCATCCCGAAGTCTGGCTTCCCTTGGGAGCGTGCTCAAGGGGATGAACGGGTAACGGCATTCATTCCAGCTGAGCTTTCTCTTACCGGCAAGCCCATTCCCCGGGAGCCTAGGAAAGTGCTCCCGCGACCTACCCACCCTGGCTCTCCAACCCTGCAGTAAGGAGTAACCATGAAAAAGCATAAACGCTTGTTGCAGTTAGCGTCCCTTGCGCTGAATGGTCGTCCTCTGGTCTCCATCGACCTGGCGGCACTTGATTTCGCCAATTACCGAACAGGGAGGATCGCCCTTTCGCACCCCCTGGCCTATGAGGTCTTTGGTCAGTTTGAAAAGGTGTTTGCTCTTGTCTATCAACAGCGTCATTACATCAAGCAGCTGCACAAATACAGTCGTCCTTCTTCACGTATCTACGGTGAGCGCTTGTTGAGCATTTTGCGAGAACGCAGCAAGCGCACTAAGCGCACCTGGCCGGGTAATTATTTCAAAACCGTAACTGTTCACTAGGAGGTAAAGCAATGGGTAAAGTCGTCAACATGGCGGATTGGCGTAAGCAGCTGCCAACAGCCAAGACCGATGATGCGGTCGTTATCGCGGAAATCAAGCGGCTCTTGAGTGAGGCGTATAAAGCCGACAGTTCGGTAAGGACTCTCGGAACGGTGCAGGCGCGTGAGCGGGCTGTTCTCAAGGGTCTGGACCTCCGTATGCAGGCTCACCGTTACGCCAATGCCCGGGGGTACGAGATTGTTTCCGCTACTGATCCGGATGGGCTCGAAATCTTTGTTGTAAGTCGTATTAAGCAGTAGTTGGTTGTTAGCAGTACCGTTTCATGTAAACCGTCATGGAGAGATAAGAAATGCAGAATGTACAAGCAGCGTTGCAACGTTCCCGTGAACTCGCTCAGATTGATAGCCTGTTTGCTAAGGCAGGTCAACTGGCAATGCAAGGTGACATTCAAGCTAGTGCCAAGGTTAGCAAGCAAGCTGATGTCCAGCTGAAGTCCTACTACCACCGTCATCCGACCTGCGCCTCTAAAAGCGTACACCCCTGGATGAACTAACCGTACTGTCCCACATTTTGGCGCTTAGCGTCTTGTCTATTAGGGTATTTCAAATGAGTGAATTCGTACAGCGCCGCGTCATCGCCACCATGACCCGCGGCCAAAGCAAGAAAGTCATCATGGTTCGTCGTTACAGCTACTTCGACACCGCGATGCCCCGTATGTTGCAGCTGGCCATTACCTACTGCAACGAAGGCGACTTCATCGAGTTTGCCAGCATTGACCTTGGCTTCCAACTCGGGACCCTGCACATCCACAAGGGCGGGCGTTTCGAGATGCGCATGAACCCGCTGGTAAAGGCGAGTCCGTCGCTGCTCAAACTCATGTCTGAGGACCACAGTTGGTCGAGTCCTCTGGTAAACGCGGCGATGTCGCGCTAAGTCATTGATTTATAAGGAGTTTTTCGATGGCCAAGAGCAAGCAACAGAAGCGGGAAGAAGCGATCGAACGAATGCGCGCACAGTTCCCGTTGAAGCGTGAACGGTACATCGACAACTGCGTCGGCGGTAACGGCTACGTACGGGTCTTGAACCTGCACGGGCTCGCTGCTGCTGAGGACCTGGCTAAGCGTAGTCACCAAGAGTGGGGTCGCTACCTGAAAGACGCCGGGTTGACCAACGCGGGGGTCAAGCGAAACAAAGTTGACCCGACTCCCCTCCAATCCCGGGGGATCATCCTTAAGGGACGTGAAGACAACGGCCCGCATGACTACACCCTTTCCGACGAGATGAACGACCTTACTGACTAAGGCGGCTCGCTAAGTTACCTACTTACATTTGTTCTGGAGATGAACTATGAATCGTTACAAAGAAATCGAGAAAGCCCTGATCGAAAGCAACGGCGTGATCTGGGATGACCACAACGGCGGTTACGAGTCGAAGCTGATGGGCTGTGCCGCACTCGTGGCTGGGGACAAGATCCACGCGGTCGGTCTGCATGACGCTGATTTCTTCAGCCTCAACCGCCTGTACCTGAAAGACGGCAAGGTTCACCTGTCGACTGAGTCGGTGGGCGGTGTTCTGTTCCCAGTGAACTTCAAGGATGTCTGGGACTGCATCAACGACTACAACGAGAAGCAGATCAACAACCCCTTCTCGTGCGGTACCCTGGAGAACCCGATGGGGCTGCACCCGGTCCCAATCACCGTTGTTACCCTCTCGCTGGACGAGTGGGAGGAACGCATGAAAGCCAACGGGACCACGGTCGAAGAAGCTGTAGACCACGTCGGTGAAGAACCTCGGAATCCCGTTATCAAGGAGATCATTGCTGCTCCAGGAACTCCTGGAAAGGTAATGCTCGAAAGAAAGGACGCTGGTTGGGAACTCGACGGTCAGCCTCTCCCACCGCCTCTGACTGAAAAGCAGCTGGAAACCGTTCAGCGTCTGATTGATGGCGGGATGTCTCCAGAAGAAGCCAACAGCCGGGTCCGGGGGATCACTCGCCCGCACTCCCTGAACGTGGACTTCCTTCCAGGCGATGAAGATGAAATCCAGGAAGCCTACTACCGTGAACTGCTTGCCAAGAAAGCGACCGAGCCTGGGGTAGAGGCCACTGTCCGAACCGACGTGGATCTCTCCAACCCCGTCGTTGTTAACAAGTTGTAATACCTTTACCTATTGAGGAGTTTTGCCATGACCCGTCGTTCCTTTGCAGAGTGCTCTACCATCCACAATGAGCTGGCCACCAAAGAGGCTGCTCTACTGATCCAGATCGATGGCTTGATCCTGGATGTGCAAATGGCGTCTGCCCTGGGAACCGACGAGGACTACGCTAAGGCGCATTCCAAGTGGACCGTGGCAGAACAAGCGCTGGCTGAAATCAACCAGCAACAAGAAGCGCTGGACGAAGACTTCCAGTTCTACTTCGATGCGATGGATGCCGACCAAGCCGCCTAACCTCTTACCGGTTACCCTACCTACCCTTGCGGGTAGGTAGGGCTTAACTGTTTATTTTTTCATCATCTTTTCCATCTTAATAGTCGGAACAAAAAACTATTAGGATTCAGAATGAAAGGGAATAAAGCGTATAAACCAAAACCTATTAAGCGTCTCGACCATACTGGAGCGATGGTCAACTACGGGGTTTTGGAAGTGGGGATTGTAGCGGGTATTCGTTGTTTAGCACCAAAGGAAACTTTACTTCTTCTTGGTGCCGGGTTAGCTAAGCAAAAAGTTCCTGACTATTTTTACACGAATCATTATATCAAAGTTCCGCATTCGAGTAAGTTGCAGTTAAAGGTCTACGCGATCAAGTCTACCGACGCTTCCTCTCTGGCAGCACGGCTCTCTGCTCGCACTACGTTGAAGGTTGCTCTGTTGATGGATACCATTTACGGGAACACCGCCGAGCGTTGGTGCAATGGCGAGAAGGAGGCGATTCGAGGTAATGTGGTTCAAGGTAACGAGATAAAGTCAACACCGCTTCCTGAGGTCAAACTGGAACCCGTGCATCACAAACGACGTAAACCTGGCGGTAAGCTGAGACGCTTCCTGCTGGCTGTGAAGTCACTCTTCTGGCGATAACACCCTTGCAGACATAACCCTACCCAGCCCTGGAGGCTGGGTAGGGTTAGCTATGACGTCAGACGACCATGGTGCAGCCTTTGTTGATGTTTTTAGCAACGGACTCCAGATAACGGAGCAGTACCTTTGTCTCATGAATGAGTGTACTGATCCCCATGAGGGAGGTCTTCATGGCGCCGACCGACTTCCTGGTTTCTTCGTCACTCTTAGCGTTGTCCAGGTTCTTGATCTGTGTCTTGAATTCAGACTCCGTCCGTTGGAGGTTATCTAGGGATCGGCATATCTCGTCGGCGCACTTCTTTGCTTCCTTAAGGTAAGACGCCGCGCCTTCAATGGTACTTACCCGATTAGCATCCTTCGGCAGTGCCTTACCTGCGTTGAGGATCTTTTGGGTTTCCACGATGATCACGTGTTGCTTACCCTCATCCTTATGCTGGTCCTGGAGTGCTTGGAGACCTTCGAGGGCAACATTGAATTTCGCCTGGTAGACCTCACTGATAATGTCCGGAACCTTGTAAGCTTGGAAAATTTCACCTGGCATGACTTCGACGATCTTGATCTTGAAGCCCTCATCCTTGCTTTCCTTGGCCTCCTTTACCTTTTCCTTCAACTTGGTCTTTTCCGGACCATCCTTCAACTTATTGACTTTTACCTCTACCTTGTCCAGCGCCGCATTAACGTTAGCTGGAGTGACAATTGGGTTCTTCGTCTTCTCGAGGCTATTGAAGGCGGTGGTGAGCTCTTTGCCGAGGTTTTCCTCGATCTGTTTCTTCTCACTCTTGAAGAAGAAGTCCCAGATAGAACGGAACATCTTCTTCACGTATTCGATAGCTGCTTTGACACCATCGCCGACTTTCGAGAGGATGCCCTCGGTACCACCTACGTCACGGTGACGGATCATCCCGTTGGAGTAGAGAACACCTTCGAGGTAGTACTGGGCCTTGGTAAACCCTTCGGTTCCTGATACAGTGTCGAGGAGACCGTCCATGACTTGCTCAACGTGTTCGGGTTCCGGTACCGATTCCAACTCTTCTACGTATTCCATGTTGTGTCCTTAAAGAAAGATCGAAAGTGCCCCAGGGGAGACACGAGGTTTAATAGGAAGGGTGTAGTCTTCAAGGCTCATGTCGTACATCTCTTGACCAGCGATATCCCCAAAGATGTTGTGGGTGTTCTCTTTGGTCAGCAATGCATCAACCTGTTCTCTGGACCACTCCATGATGTTGATACTGCGGGTGGTGATATTAAGCTTCTCCCCGGTGTCAAGATTAAGCAACTTGAAATAGCACGGGGAGTCTTGACCTACTCGAACAGTACGGGCCACCAGCTGTTTGACTTCGTACTCACGGTACGGGGAGTCCAGCAGGATCGTGAGGTTAGCCATGACCAACGGATAACCCTCTTTCAACGACTGGGTTACCGCGACCAGCGGGTTGACTTTGGGGTCATCACGGAAACGGTCGATGTTACCATCTCTCTCCTTAGAATTTTCACCATAGACGGTAATCGGCTGGAACCCCTCCCGAATGAGGTAGTCATTGCACAAGGCCATGGACTCAACGTAAGAGGTAAAGATAAGGGTCTTCTTCTCCACGTTGTTGATCATCTCGGGAATACCGGCATGCTCAATCACGTCTTTGACTGCATTGATACGAGCACGACCAAGGACATTACCAAGGGCTTCACCGCGGAGTTTCAGACCGAGGTACTTGATCGCTGACTTGACGTTGCGGAACTGCTTCAGGGCTTCGCCGCGGAGATCCGCTTCGATCCGTTCCTCCACCTGCTTGCAGAACATGGAGTCAGCTGCATCGGTAAAGGTACTGTAACCCCGCGTTCTGAACCGGTGGACGATCTCCTTGTATTTCAGGAGGTCCGCCGTTGCTCGTGGGTCTTTGCGGGTCGACTGCTCGTACGACAAGATCACGTCGTTGTAAAACGCCAGGAACTCCGGCATGTTCTTGTTGTAGAAGTCAATCCGTTCACTGATGTAGATCTGCATCTGCAAGCGGATCGCATCAAGTGTGTACTGGTCACCGTTCGGGATCTTGACGTTAACCAGTTCAATGGGCGGAGCTTCAGGGATACCGACCAGATCAGGAATGGTAAACTTGCTACGACCGATGCGCATGGAAAGCAATTCGGTCATGGCTGGACGGTTACGTCCATAAGACGCCATAAAGCTGATCCGAACCTTTCCGCTAAAGAACTTGTCGATGAGACACAGGACAGGGTAGACCTCACTTCCCATAGCTTTAAGAACAGTCCCTGACATCGGCAGGTAATAGTCGAAGCAATCCTCGTCTGCCCACTCGATCAACTTGCGCGTTCGAGCAGCCTTCTGGTCGTTAAAGTTGTGACACTCATCGATAATGATCTTCAGCTTCTCTTTACTCTTACGGTTCAACTCTTTCAAGAACCGCTGGAGGTGAGGACCCGCGCCTGATGTCATGTAGTCGTAATGGACGATGTAGTAATCGTAACCTTCGGTGGGAAGGGTTCCCTGAAGACTTGTCCAGATACGAGGGGGCGACTTGAAGTGTTTCCCGAGCTCCTTGACCCACACCTGATCAACAATGCTCATAGGGCACAAGACAACGGTAGGGCCGTCGTTGATCAGGTGACTCCAGGCAATCGACGTAAAGGTGTTGTGGGTCACCACATAGTCGTCGACAATGTAGAGGGAATCCGCACTGTCAATCGAAATACACAAGGTCTCTTCAGACGGTCGTTTCTCGTAGCTGGTGATTCCCAGCTGCATGTCTTTGTACTGACGAGGGTTCATGAGCTCATACAGGGCTTCAGACATACCCGCCATAGCGTCCGCAAGCACGTCTGCGTCGCGATGTTTAAAGACTACCTCGTATGCCCCTGGATGAGAGATCGGCGCGTGAGCGATCCCTCCGAGGCTCCAAAGCAACTGTCTGAAGTTCTCTGCGCCTGCTTCTGTTTCGCTAAAGAAGGACAGTGAAGTTTCACCCACTTTCAATGCGGCTGTCTTGATCATTTCCTTGACCAAGTCGAAGCGGTTTTTGTAGCAGAGTTCTAACACTGAAGGGTCTATCTTGTGTCCACCTTCAAGCAAGGCCCGTGCCATACCCTCTATTATTGAATATTTAAGGATCTGCTTAGTAGTGTCCAATTGATTAACCAAAGGAACAGAGTATTTAAACTCGTCAAAGTGGTTAATAATGTCTTGAGTGGTAGTTACCATTCCACCAATACTGTGGGTATGTTGTGTCTCCGTAACTTCCCAGAGGTGTTCTGGGTGAGAATCAGCAACCCGTCCATCTTCAAAAGTAAAGCGATAGACGTCGGTTACCCCTTGTGGGTAGATTCCTACTATATTCGCTATTCTACCGTTAGGCGTGATGACCTCGTCGCCTTCGGTGAGATCCCCCAATCGCTTCCAGCCATTTGGTACCTTTACCTGGGTACCCAGTGGCATGGCCTTACCACTGCCCGCCTTGGCGTCAAGCAGAAGACCTTTCAAGTGGTAGCTGTGAGTAATGATCGGGTATTGCTCAAGGAACTCTTGTTGCTTTGGGAATGGCTTGGTGTTAAAGGCGTTCATCCGCTTCATGTCGAAAGGTCGTCCCGACATGTTGATGGTGTCTTTTACCCAGGTTTCTTCCTCGATCTTTTCTTTCAGCTCATTGAGCTTACGGCGGTTGCTGCGCAGGTTCTTGATCTTCAAGAGTGCGATCAAGATATGTCTCAACTCGAGCAGGTAGAACTTCTCGAGTTTCACCGTGTCCCAGGTTTCCCGCTTAACCTGGTGCTTGGTAATAAGGGAAGTATTGACGTACTTGTCAATATCTTTGCTCAAATCATAGTAGGACACCCCCAAGATTTGAACCATTTCTCCCAGGTCTTTGATTGACACTGAAAACACGTTAAACATAGTACAAATCCCTTTAAGGAAAAAAGATGGAACTGATCAACCGCGATACCGTTATGCACGCCAACCTGATGCTTGTTCATGATCTCATCTGGAGTCAGAACGAGCAGATCAAGCTGCCTGAAATCTACGTGTTGCATAAGTGGTCCGAAAAGGAGAACGCAGAAGTTGCGCTTGTTCGTTTCGAACGCGAGGGTGGGGTATCCAACACCTTTAAGCTGGACAAGAAACTGACAAACATCCTTATCAACACGCCACTGGTCTGCATGGATAAACGCATCCTCCAGGACCTGCAGGCGATGGAATTGATGCCGTACGAATTCCCCAAAGGATGGCTGGCTCCAGCCGACTCCCACCCACTCGACGGGTTTACCCAAAGCGACCTCTGGCAGATCGACGCCGGCGTCTCGAAACTCAGTGAGAAAATCGCTCGACAGATCAAAGAGATTCTCTCGGTCAGTCGTCGACTCCTCCCCCTCACGAACGAACGGGTCTACGACCTCTACATGTCGTTCAACGCGTCGGCGGAAGACACCTGTCGCTTCAAGCTGCGTTTCGATCGGATCTACCCGAAGCTGCCTGAGCCTGCAGAAGGCGAAGACATGTCACCAATCATTATCGGGATCCAGCCTGAGTTCGGCCTTGAGCCAAACGACAACCCGACCTATAACCAAGTGGTCTCGAAGTTGCGCACCCATGAGCGGAGCGTCAACCAGGAGATCGAAAAGGTTATCCGTGGCTCGCGTCTGAAAGGGGCGGCTCTGGAACTGTTGCGGAAAGAGATCACCTCGATCCTCATGGCTACCAGTCACTACACCGGTAAAGTCTTTAGCTACGACGGCCAACACGGTGTTGAACTCCTGGACAAGGTTGCCAACGACATCCTGGACAAGCTGTACCACTATCGCAAAGGTGCAGACACCTCCACCCGTCGTGATCTGCGGTTGGACATCAGCAGCTGGTTTGTCTGGGAATACCCCGAAGGCGGCGGTCAGCCGATTCGTGCACCCGAGCCAGAACTGGACTTCCGCACGAAGATCCTTGAAGGGTACACCGAAAGCTTTACCGACCTGCTGGGTCCTCTGTTGATCGACTCGGGTCACGCTGACGTCATCAGTCCGTACAAACACCATGTCAAAGCCGACATGAGCGACGGCCGGGCTATTGGCTCGATGGTACGCGTCAAACGTTAACGCTTAAGTAGTCCTACTCCTGGAGAGCCGTGGCTCTCCAGGAGTAGGGTTATGTATGCATCAGGTGATTCCGAGGCGTTTCTCGAGCGACTTGATGTAGAGCTGTTGTGTCGTAACCTGTTCTTCCAGTGCACGGTTCTTTGCCAGATCACTGTTATTGTCAGCGATACGGTTCTTCCGAGCGGTCTCCATGGTTTCGTGCTCGAACTGGGAGACGTAGCCGATCACAGGAACCGTTCCCAGCTTTACAGTTCCCTTGATCCCGTAGTGTGCACTGATGTAATCCTGGAAGTGGGCAATGGCTTCCTCCAGGGCAGGTCTCATCGTTGCTGGCAGCGCCCCAAGATCAGACATCAGGACCATGCGTTCGTAGAGGAACCCATCGACCAGAGGAAAGCTCTTGAGGTAATTGCTCGCTACATAGACCGGCGCGCCTTTACGGGGGACGAGGGTAAGGATCATCCCTCCAGCCGCAATGATCCCTTCCAACATGCTCAGGTAAGCCGTTTGATCAACCCCCAGCGGTTGAAATACCCGTTGGTAGATGTTGATGTTCAACCCCTGCATTTCACTTACACTTCGAATGGCTTCAACAGTGTAGGTGGCCGCCGGGTTAACGACTCGGTTGAAAGGCTCGTTAGCCTCGAAGCGCCCGGTTGCTCTTGGTGCGGGGATAATGTTGTTATCAGCCATGCTGTTACTCCGTGACCAACTTGTCCTGAATCATCTGCCAGCGGGTAAAGACAACATACTTCACCTTGCCGATGCGTTTTGCAACACAGACTTTTCCGAGACGTTCGATCCGCTGGATACCGGTAGGGAGCAGGGAGATTGGGGTAACCGTTTCGGCTGCCGCCAAGAGGTTTTCCATGCCCATGATAAAGTCCATCGTGACCTGAGACATCTCACCGAACTCAGGTTCTTTGGATGCAATCAGCTGATAATCAGGAATTACCCCACTGATTTTCAGCATGTCGGCCCGGTTGTTTGTCTTTGCAACAAAGAGTGCTTGCAGAGATTTGTACATGAACGGAACCGTCTGACCGGATTTTATGAGATGGGCTGCTGGCATGGTGGGGCCAAGGTACTTGGTTGCGATGTTCATCACGGCTTCGCGATCAACGATAGGGGAGTACGTACTGGAACCATTGGTACGGTTCTTAACCCCCAGGCGACCAAATTCCGGAATGACGTAGAACTCCAGCGGGTTGAACAGATCAGGGATCTTTTCTTCCCACTTCGCACGGGGGTAGGCAGTCTTTGCCATGATCTCTGCTTGGATCTGATCCAGCAGCATATCTTCTGCGTCGGCCCCGTTCCCCCAGGACCAGACAATCCACGTACCAACGTTAGACTTGCCCGTGTTAATCAAATCCATGATCTGGAATTCAATCGGGTTACGTTCTGTACCCGGCCAGGCATACCCATCGGTAGCAAGAGATTCACGCTTCGCTACCACCATCGGCGTCTCAGCTGCGAGACGTGTCGCGATATCTTGGTAATTCGCGTTCATCAACCAATCCATTTCCGCCAGGGGAAGTGGATGAATGACAGTAAATTTAACTTGTGGGTATTGCAGACGGAAGTAGGCGTCCGCCATCCACATGTAGAACGACTGTTTCTCCGTTCCGACGAGGTGGTACCCTTTGACATAGCTAGGCAAGTAAACCGAGTTGTTAGTTGCCATCTCCCCCACTTCTTCAACAATAATGTTGGTGGTGAACTGGTTCTTCAGCAATTGCAGGCAGCTGGTACGGCTCGAGGTAATGTTCCCGAGTAGTGCCTGTGCATAGAGCCAGTTAGAGATGCCAATTTGCGCCTCAGCGATCGCCTGAGGCATAACGATTTCTTTGCCGTCTTTAGTTGACAAGAAGTTGACAAGGGTAGTTGCACTGGCTACGCTTACCGCCAAGGAGAATTCTCCGGGGTCTCGTGCATAGCTCCGCGACTTGTTGCTCATCTCGCCGATCGGCGAAACGACTTGTATATTGTTGCTATAAAGTTTGGTGATAGTAGCAAACGACAGGAAGGACGTGCTCATATTTAAAAACTCTCACCGTGAAGTAAGGAAAAGACCAATGACGCTCGGTATAGCGAAGGAGATGGCCGACAGACTCATAGAATTCATAATAAAAATGTTTCAAGGTGAGTCTGTTGAGAATCAGTTAACGAAAGCAATAAAGACCATTGGCTTTGTCCTAGCCCTGTCTTTGTTTGTTAACTTTTCGATGTTCCTGGCTAACATCAACCTACGGATGGAACTCGATGCTTCGCAAGAAAGCCTGGCCAAGGTCAGTGTTCTATTCGACGGAGGAGAAAGTTCTGCCTTGAGCTCCTTTGTTCGGGTTAACAACCAGACGGGGAGCCAAATTGGACTTATCCAGGAACAAAATAATTGGCTGGGGCGCTACGCGATTTCCCTTACGGTAGAAAACGTATTTCTCAAGCGATCGATCATGGTCCTTGCGTCTACGAACCGTCGAATCACTGCTAACAACGATGCTTTGTTGAGGCAATGTCGGCCTTAAACTTTTATCCACTGGGCGGTGCATTATAGGAATGCACCAACCTTTAAATAAGAGATCCGCCAATGGAAGAGATTGTGCCGACCATTAACCTGGTCATGTATTTCATGTTGGACTCAATCAAACAGAAGTCCATCCACCATTTCTTCGGTGCCCATGGTTACACGTACGATGTGACTCAAGCGGGAAAGAAGAAGCTTGTTAAGGACGTCCCGACGTCTTCGGGCTACTACACGAACAACGTACAGAAAGCCAACACCGTGGTTGTGGTAAAGGACATTGTGTCCCTAGAGATCACTGACCGTCGAACCAAAACCGAAGCGCTTCTCCAAGGCTTCCTTACCACCATGGATCTGTTCAAGACCGAACCGACCATGAAAAACCTGTGTGTCATCACGACGCATAAAGAATTGGGCGCGATCTCTCGTTTCAAGGAGGGGGATCTCAAACACAAGGAAGACCTCAAGTTTGCCGGTGAGGTGGTTAACGACAAGGAACGGGAACTGCTTAAAGACATCTTTGATACCCTAGAGTGGTTCAAAGAAACCGGTCGTTCAGTTATCTTCGATTTCACAGGCATGGCCGAAGGCGGTGCTGGGGTGCGGGAATGCCAGAAGCGTCTCGACCTTGCTCAGGTGATTACACTGTGGGGCTTTAAAGCCAGTAACGAATTGAGCATCATGCCTCGTAAAGAGTACGAGGATCCTGAGGTCCATTTCAACAAGCTGGTGGACGCTTCCCGTTGGTACTGTGACAGTGGTGAAGGCAGTACGTTCTATGACCTTCACGACGGCTACCGGGTCTACGGCTTTGGTAAGGTTGAGCCGGACAAAGGTTACTACGGTAAGCTGACTCCAGACGTGACCTTCTCGAAGCTGTACACGAAGAAACCGCTGGAGTTGCTGGATAAGCTCTACAACTTCTGCAATGAGCGGATCGACAACAGCAATGGTTATTTGCTCGCGGGTGATCTAAACAACATCGTCAGTAAAGACCTGGTGCGCTTGATTGATCAGGTCCCTGGTGTTCCAAACAAGAAGGGCAAGATCTTTAGTCCGTTCACAAAGCAGAAAAGCAAGCCACTGCTGATGGAACTGATCAGTCCTGTCCTGATGAGCTACCGGATCAAGGATTATCTGGCCACGTTGGACATTATCTTTGATGCCTTCATGAAGAAGGATGAACACAACAAATCCGGGTACTCGACGTTCTACGACATTACTGACATGATCTATGTCACTGAGGTCAACGGTAAGGGGGTGAAGAAACTCAAGCTGAACCCTGACTTTACCCAGGAACGTAAGACTTTTGTCTTGAAGGTGGACCATCCTTCCTCGGCTAAGCCGGTTCCCATCAACCTGTCCGTGGGTTATGACCTTCCGGACCGTAACTCGTTTAACAGCGTGGAAGATCCAGAAGTCCGTGTGTGGTGCGTAACAGACACCCGGAATGAAATGGGCCTGCGGTACTCAACCTTGGTAGTGACGGAAGAGTTCATCTACGTTCATACCTCAGCGGTTGCTAATCTGAGGGTGCTGACACTCGCAGAGTTGGGTCGAGACGCATAAATACGCTATAGCCCCTACCGGCCCCACAAGGCCGGTAGGGGACTATGTATGCTTTAGCCTTTCATTGCTACTACTTCTTTGATCTGCTCGCGGAAAACGGCGCTCAGTTCGTTCAGGAGGGTCATCATGGCACCACTGATGTCTACCAGGCGAACAAAGTTGTTGATCGTCAGTTCCAGGTCGGTCAGCACGTTGCGTTCAAAGGTCAGCTCGTTGGACTTGATCTTTTCGATCAGCAGCTCACCGAGGTGGTAGGTGTTCGTCAGCTCACGGGCCACCACTTCCACATCACGGGCACTCAACGTCTTCAACGAGGTGTTGTAGACGTCGATGGTTTCGAGCATCTCATTGAAGTTGACGTAGACTTCTGACAGCGGAACCTTCAGACGACGAGGATCTTCTGGGAGGCCCTTGATAAAGGTGTCCGCGCTGAGGATCACTTCATCGAGGTTGTTGATCGTCCAGCGGAAACGTTTGTCGCTACGGCCGGTCTTGATCATCTGCTTCAAGAAGTCGTAGAGTCGGCTCGTTTCGGTACGCAGGGACCCAATCAGGTAGACCCCTTCCACCGCACCTTTAACGTGCATCATCATATTAGCGATGCCCGGTGTATAGTTTACAGGGACCGTGATCGGCACTGCGCTATGGCGGACGAAATTGATTTCCTTCCGGGCTACCATATTACGCAATTTATTGTTATCGACCATGTGAACGGGTCGAGAAAACATAGCAACTTTTTTGTCTACGGTCGTCCCGAACTCGGAGAAGAACAGGCTAATGCTCTCACCGAGACTCAGGGATTCGACACCCGCAATCTCCAAAGGCTCGTAATTCTTGACTGCATCGATGAATTTAAGTTCTTCCAGTTCTCTCTGGAAGACAGTGTACTGACTCTCGAAACTGGTGTCGTCAATATTTTCCATAACTGTAGCTCTTATCTGTATAGTTGGGAAAGTGTGTTAAAGGTTTCACACCTTACTAATTTCATAAAATGACTAGGATTTACTAGAACATGTCGAGTCCGCTCAAGTTCATTTCGACGCTTGAATCGTCCAGTACCATCACGCTGGACCTTCCTTTTTCTTGTGTCTTTGATATGTTGAATACGGAGGTAGTGTACGGTAAGCACGGCGAAGCCCTGAACAATGGTGGGGTAACGCGCAACGAGGCGGTCACGGGGGGTAACAATACGCAGAAGACGGGCGTGTGCGTACTCTCCATTGCACGGGTTCTCTATCGTATCGCAGGGAGCATTGCGATCGTTAACGATATCGAGGATAACTTCAAGGTCAGCCGGCTCGCAGAAGCTGTCGACCGTGAATTCGGTATCCCAGGCTACTTCGAAGAACACATCAACGGGAAGCGTTTCTTCTACTTCTCGAAAAGCGACATCAAGAACCCCTGTGACGGTAACTTCGTCAAAGCCAAGTTCCGCGAGATCAACGCCGCGGTTCGTGAGCAATTGGCTGCTGGCGAAGACATCTTCATCGAGACCCCGGTGGTTGACGAGAAGAAGAAGCCGATCAAGATCATTGTACCGATCCTGATCGTGACTGATTCTATCTCTGAGATGCACTTTGGTAAGATCTCCCAGCACTTCCAAGAAGGTGATGTGGACGAGGGGGGTGAGAAACGTACTCGAGACCTCTCGATCGGTAACGCCAGACGGATTGTGCACGAAGATGCCGACGTCCTGGGTTCCGTTTGTGGGATCTACCAGATCTGGGTAGCGCAGATTACCGAGAAGATCAACTTGACGGGTCGACCAGAAGAGAAAGAGTCGGTGTTCATCCGACCAGGTCGCAAACTCAAGGGTCCTCGTAGTCTCCTGCGCATTCCTCAGATCGCGCACGAAATCATTAAAGGCAGTCTACTCAAAGAAGGCAACGAATGGTTGTACCCCAACCCGTTCGGCCGTGACGTTGAGATGAACGCCGATTCTAAAGAAGTTCCAGACTTGATGCATTACGCCAACCAACCCTACCGGAACAAGGCGGGGATGTCGGGCATCATGTCATTCTTTATCGGCAGCCAGTCGATGGGGATCCAGGAAGGTCTGACTATGTACCACGCTCTGAAGTCCTCCAAGTACTTCGGATTAGATGGCAGCAAGATCAGCCACTGGGTCACGATCTACCCCGAGTGCAAGATCGGTCGTACAACTGTCTGGGCAAAGACGTTGGATGATCCAAAGCTGGTGCGTGCACTCACGATTATCTACCACTTGTGGTTCATGCGGACCTTCTGGTTCAAGCAGCCTTTGCACTATCGTCTGACTCCTCAGGAATTGTACGATAAGGTTAAAGCACGTGGTCTCGACTGGAATGACATCCTCGAGAACACGGTGGACTACTGGTTTACCAACCCCGATATCAAGAAACACACCGTAACAACGTTCGAGTTGGTCCGGATCGCAGTTGGTGAGCGCGATCCTTATTGGGTAAAGGGCTACACTGATCCGAGCAAGAAAGCAAACTAGTAAACATTATTTAGAGGGAGGGTAACTTCGGTTACCCCTTACCTTATGCTTCAGGGGAAGTACCTATCATGATGGAAGCTACTGAGCAGCGCATCAACATTCTCGTCGTCGTAGAACGTAACTTTATCAACCTGTGCCTCGATCCTGAGGAATACATCACAACGTTCAAAGATAAGGTTACCGCTCGAAGTGATAACAAAGCTTCGTTCTTTACGGTGTCTGGCTATTACGGCCTGGGGAATGTTGACACCACTATCCCCCTCATCGACGTCATGGATAAAAACAAGACCATGTTCCGTCAGATGTTGGAGAACTCAGCCCAGTTGTTTGATGAGGTTGTGGTGATTACGTCTGTTCCTGATGACCCGTACATTGAGTCGGCACGTGAAGTCGCAACCGTTACCAGCAAGACGTTTACGCGCTACGGTTACCCGAGGAAGTAATCATGGCGAATCGTAAGGCGTTCGAGAAGCTGGTCCTGGACCGAATGGGTCGGGTCACGAAAGGTGGGGGCAACCGCCTTATTTACGAGCGAATCTTCAAAGATTCGTCGGATGCGCAGATTGAAGGTATGGTCAGATGGTTGATGGAGGGGAATTCATTACCGATCTGGTCACCTGGTGGTATTAAAGCAGAAGAGTTAGAGTATGACACCCTGATGGCTCTTTGTGAGCTGGACGGCGTGAAGATCATGCAGCGGGTTATTTCTTACGACGAAGATACACAGATTATGTCGATGTCGCCCAACGAAGCTATCTGTGGCCGTTCCGAGATTCGGGCACAGCGCCAATTCTGGGCGAAAAAGTTCAATGCCGCGAAGAACGACTACAAGATCGACGACCTTACCGGTCAAGTGTCGATGGAGAGTCGGGCAACGGGTATCAGTATGCCTGAGATCACTGTACTGCGAGGACTCGGTCTTACCACCATGGCGAATGAGCTGTACAACGTCAAGGGTGGCGACCAGGATGCACTTAAAGCGTACAAGAATGACCTTTTGACCACAGGCAAGACGACGACCGATGGCAGCTTGCGTAAAGGTTCGGGAACGAAGGTATTGAGTACGGTGCACTACCTTTTGCGTGGTCGTTTGATCGACACCAACATCCCGAACAAGGCAGCTTGATTATGACTGTTGAAAAACTGGTTGACCTTAAAGGTGTTATCACTGTAGTTTACGCGAAAATGGTGGCTGAAAACCCGTTACGCAGCAACTTGGTTTTCTACCTCGTTGACACGACTAAGAAATCCTTGCTGAAGTTTCTTGAAGCCTATGTCGAGTTCGAGCAAATAATCGGGGGAGATGAAGAACTTTACGCACATTGGTTGAATGTCCAATTGCAAGTGATGACTCTGCTCGATAATAACCCGAAGGCATTGGTACTGTTAGCGACTACCGTAAGGGACACCCTCAAAGAGACCCCTGGCGGGATGCACGCGGACATCTTTAAAGAAGCCAATCGAAACAAAGACCAGATCAGCACGCGCAGTGTTCAGATCGCGTTGGCGTTTCGGGTCTACTTGGATGACATTGATGTTGTTGCTGAAGCAGAACCCCCTGTCCCGGTGAAGCCAGGTGCAGGAGGTAAAGCATGAACCGCGTGATTCAGTGCTACACCGAAATCGATTCCATTTACGACACACGTCGAGGGATCACCCAGAAGTGGTTGGTACGGGATTTGATCGATCCCAACGCCGACCGCTTGAGCGATGCCGCTCACCAGGAATACGTAAAGCAGCTGCGTTACGAAGGTGATCGTTTGTGGGAACTCCACATCGAGAAGAACTACAAGGAACGGCGAATGGACCGGTTTGAATACCCTGGCCTTTCGCTCAACCGTGGTATCTTCCTGGAGTGGTACCGGGCCCGTGGGATTACGGACTTCAAGTTTGGGTTCTACCTGACGAAGTTTACCCAGGCCTTCCTGCGAACGATCATTGACCTGGAGCTCATGACTGAAACGCCGATCATGTTTAACAAGATCGTCCTGCATGTCAACATCTATCCGTACGAGATGGATCAGGCCATGCGCCAAGAGCTGGTGGACCACCTCCAGCTGCGTTTCGGTGGAAAGGTTGAAGTTAAGACGATTAACAGTCGCAGTGAGACCCATGAGGTTGGGTTCTACAAGCAATTTGATTATGTTTTGAAATACGATTTGATGGCCGAAGACAGTGAAACACTTATGAAAAGCGTCGGCAGTATTGCGATACCAGAGACTACATTTATTATCCCTGATATCATTGCAAGAGAGTCCGACGAGTTCACGGGGGAGATTGGGGACCGCATCTTCTCATCGACGCTGCAACTCGCGCCGGTGTTCAAGCTGATGCCGATTCACCACTCTTTCTACGACTATGCATAACGGACTCCACTAACCAGGCAGGGTCGCCCCTGCCTGGTTATGTCTGCTTATGTTTGCTTTTGCTAGATTTTGTTACCGTCAAAGTCCAGCTGTTGGATACCTTGATCAAGCTCGTTTTCATTGATCGGATTGAAGAACGGCTTATCCCCCTGGATCGGTTTGCTTGGGTCAAGGATATAATCGCCAAAGTCAAACACCGGCATCTTAACAGTACCGTTTGTCATGTTTGTCAGGGCGTCCATCATCTGGTTGAAGGAAATCGCGTTGTCTTCCTTCTCTTTCTTCTTCGCGCGTTCCTTGCGGTCATCACGAATGCTGCGTTCCAATGCGTCAACAATCGATTTAACGCTGCCGAGGAGCTCGCCATTCTTTGGGTTGTCGAGGTAGGCACCCATGGCGTATTCCAGCAGGAAAGCACGGTTCTTCTGAATCATCTTGACCATTTCAGCTTGGTCAACGTCCTCTTCAGTCCCGACCATTGCTTCTCGCAATTCTTCGATAACCTTTCGCATCCGATCGGTATCGTTGTTATCGGCTACCTTTCTTTCTTTGGGTTGTTCCTTTTCGGGGGTGTCCATAGCTTTTTAAACCTATATTACTTGGGTAGATGACAAGGAGAACTGTTTCAATGGGTCAAACACGTAGGGCGAAATACGGCATAATGGGTAAACTCCCCTTTATTGGGAAGTATATCCGCTTGCAAGTCGACCGGGGTTACCTGGTTGAGCTTCGTTCGATTGAGGCCCGCTTTAATGGGGTACTGGATCGATTCGACACCCTTGTTAGCGATCTATACGATTGCCTCAAGGACCTGGAGAGGCCCTTAGGGATCGAAGCTAACAAATTCCATAACTACGGACTGGTTATCCATACACGCAGCTCTAGGACGGTTACAGAGTACCTGGAGCGGGTGTATGGAAATGAGTTCGTCAACCTTGATGCCTACTTCTCGCTTTACGCCTCGTCTCGGGAGGTTTCTTTCCTGGACTGGTACAGCAACGAAGAATCCGTGGAGAAATACGTCGACCAGATGATTGGACTGTTGGGCTTGGTATGTGTGCAGTACAAGTGTGAAGGTTATGAAACTTTGATAGTTCCTGAGAGCAACGAAACGCTGGCCAAATTGATGAGCAGTCGCTGGTTGAAACTGTTGATCATGGACCTTATCCACGTTTTGACAACGGTGCTCGAAGAACGTACTGGAGGCTAGATGGACAAAGGAGAACGCAAGCTACGGTCAAGAGAGCTGAGCAGCATTTCTCATAAGTTCGTACCCGACGATCTGCTACGAGACACACCGGCGATACTTTTCCGTAAAATTTTACGCAAGCTGGAGATGGACCCTCAGAAATGGGTGCGCTACCTCCGGGATTACCTCGACAGGGTAATTGATGAACAGGACCCCGTTAAAGCCAAGTCTGATCGATTGACCAAGACGGGAAACATTAAAGAAACCTACTTTCAAAAACCGGGGCTGACGTTCAGTAAGTTGTTAGAAGGTCTAACAATTGTACGGATGCGTTCAGTTAAGATCACTATTGAAGCTACAGACGAAGATGGTAAAGTCTATGTGGCGGAAGATATCGTCCGACTCTTGAGTAAAGAGCAGATGAAAGCTCCGCTGGAAAAAGACCCATCCCCTCCCACTGACAACCCAGAATAGCAACACGGAGTAGCTGGGTCGCCCCAGCTACTCTAGGCTGTCTTTTTTTTTTCGGAGAATTTGGTTATGGCCGGTCTATTGAGTGGCTTCGACTTAAGTAAAGAGGTACAGGCATTTAAGAATAGCACGGACCGTTCCCTGAAAAACGTCCGTAGTGATACCCTGACCCCCATCAACACCACCACCGAGCGATTGGCCGAAGGTGTTGCACTGGTCAATCCACAAGACACCACCCTGAAAGACCGGATCACCAATTACCGCGGCTTGTACATCGAACAGCTCGATGGGGTAATCGGCGCCATCTCTGGGGGACTGCTGAACACCCGTGACATCACCAAGGCGATCAAGGTCGGTCGGGACGGTGTGGTATTTGATACCGACAACATCCTTTCTGCGGTCAGTACCAAGTTGGGGTATCCGGTCAACAGCGAAAAGGGTGCGATGCGAAAGCTGGCCAGTGGGTTGAACAAAGAGTTCAATCGGCTGACCGGTCTGAACATCGACCAGCTCTTGACAGTAGACGGTGAGAAGTTCCGGGTTAACGGTAACTGGCGCGGTCAAGTAGGCGAGAACCTTCTGGGGACCTTGGCGGACTACGCAGGACTGGATGACTTTGTAGACGTCTCGTTAAAGACCTCCCTCTACAACTCAGTCATCTACAACAGCTCGATCTTTGGCATGAGCGACGTTTACAAAAACCTCTGGGACAACTACCCCTATGAAGGTTTGCGACAAGATGCGTTTATTGAAGCCATTGGGATCATGATCAAGAACGGGGACATCACCAGTGTTGACGTGGTCATGACCATGCTTGATGAACAGGGCAAGAACGCCCTGCTGAACAAGTACCCTGACTTTATCGAAAAGCTGTTTACCGGCTTTAAGTTTGACGCAGACATGCTTGCCGAAGACTACCCTGTATTGCGGGCTAAGCTGCTGGCCATTCTTGTCCGGGTGGCAGGCGAACGTTGGATGTACCGGGATACCCAGTTTGGGGAAGCCTACAACCTTGGGCTGGTCTCGAACATCAGTGAAGACATGGTCACCTTGCTCAGTCCAGTCACCTTGGCAGAGGAGTCCAACGAGTACATTCCCTTGCTGGCCTCCAGTGGGTTGTTCAAGGAACAAAGTGCGCTGGAAACCCTTGATCGTTCTTTCACTGATCCCCCCATTGTGTTGATGGGCTAATAAACCTCTACAACCTCCCTACCTCCGGCAACCGGAGGTAGGGAGTATTTACGCAACTGCATTTTTTTAGCGTGCCAGTGGACGAATCGCCAGACGACTAAGGTCACCGATAATGCTGTCGTTCAGCTTAGCCGCAATGTTGTCTGCACGGAAGCTCCGCTCAACCCCCAGAACAGCTTGGGAGATCTGACGGTTCAAACGAGCGTACTTCATGACGGTATCCAGGTAGTCCATACCCGAGATACGAGAGGCCAGGTTGTTCCAAGGACTGTCATCGTTAAGGATGGTACTTGCCACAGCAGACGGGTTGGTCAGGTCAAAGATCCCGATCGAACGATCAATAGGAATCGTGACCAGTGGTTCCAGATCAACCCACGTCCCACTTACAGTCAGGTTCAGAGGTTTACGATCCCGTGTCCAACCCCCAGGGCCATCACCAAACTTGAACTGCATCCCTTCACACATTGCTGTGCGCATGATCTGCCGTGACTTACAGAACACCCGATGGTAGAACGGCGTGGTGTACGTCGAACCACCTGTGGTGAACCCAGCCACCATTGTGACAAGGATCGAGAACGGAACAAAGATCTTTGTAATGATCTCGTAGGGGTGAGCGTAGTTGCAGCGGAAATGGAACTCGTAGCTTTCACGGTGCAGGTTGGTCGAAGACTCCGCCCAGTGGTTGGGAATCTTGACGTAAGCATTCCCTGCCAAAGCCAGCGGAATGTTTCCGATCACCGACCCCGAGAGCGCACCAATAGCCCCTTCCTTGATCGTGTTGATAATCCCGTCGATCAAGGCGTTACCGATGTTACCACCAGCCACGTCGAAGCGGAAGTCGTTTGCTGATTTGACAACACTGTTGAACTTATCAGCAAGCGGGGATGGCGCACTGCTACTGCTAAAGCTGTCAGTGACAGGACCGTTACCCCCTTCGCAGCGCAGGGTAATGGCGTCCATGCCACCGTGCACCGCTGTGTTGACCAGATCAAAGATGTCACCCATCCAGGTCCGGTTGTTGGGATTGTCCTCGTAGTAGATCTGCTCACCATTGGCAACGCTGGCGTTACTACCCGTGGTAATCCCTGGACGACCCTGACTTTCGTTGGGGTTGAACCCAGGGGTCCCCAGGTTGAGCTGGTTAGCCGCATCCATGCTCATGTTACCGGTTTGAGAGGCTGTCCCTCCTGCACCCAGGGAATTCCCTAAACCACCAAGGCCGGTCTCGGCGTTGTTGATGTTGTTGTACGCGTTTTGGTCAAGGTAGGCACTGTCCTGTTCAACGTACAAGCCCTCCTGATCCCCTCGGTACTTACCAACGGTGTTCATCTCCTTCTCGACGTAATCCTGGGAAGGAGAACCCGCCAACACGCTTTGATCAAACGTGACCTCTTCAAGAATCTGACGTGCACGGTTAAGCTTTTGCTCCACCGTGGTGATCGTTGGGTCGTTGTCCATTTCAGCCAAACGACTGAGAAGGACCCGGTGCTTGCGGGCACCTTTGCCAAGGAAGCGCATGAGGTCGAACGTCCCGTCACTGTTAATGACATCAGGGGCGATCTTGTTCAGGCTTGCAACACTGGCACTGTTGTTGTAGTCCGGCTTTAACCCGTGCAAGGGATCGGTTTGTTCCTGGGTCCGCTTGGGCAGCACAGGTTCAATGTAACCCGACTTTACCAGGAGGTCTTGCAAGACTCCTGTGGCCGCCATGGTAAATGCGCCCATAGCAGGCTTGGCGGTCCAGAACTGGTGCCGTGGGGATTCCGCCAGGAAGGCCAGGAACTGGGTACTGATGCTGATCAGCTGCATTGGCCAGAAAGCAATCGAACCAAGTGCCTGACCCATGTAGTAGGCAGGACCTGGAGCACGACCTTTGTTGGCAATGATTGCAGCAGTCGGCGAAAACATGTTTGTTACAAAACTCAAGACACCCGCAAACTGTGCAGTACACGGAGTGATTGTTACCGTGGTAACGTTGTTCTCGTAGATCTCTTTGTACATCCCACCAAAGGAACCTTCTTCACTGACCATCAAGCGGCCGTAGCGAGGATCCGTACCGGGATCCCACTGAGCGATGGGGTTGAAGTAACGGTTGTCCCCCATGGCGCTACTGAAAACGTTAAAGTACTTATCCCAATCCAAAATCTCTAGGACCTGTGTGGGTTGAGTCCCACCGGTCAACAACCTGAAAGACTTCGTGACAATATCTCGGTCTCTCGCACTTACCCTTGCCATAAAGAAACCCTTCACAAAGAAAAGAGAAGAGGGGAGTCACCTCCCCTCCTACTACCTAACGCATGGAAACAAGATTGTCTCCCCTGTCACTTCCCGAGTTCTTGGCGATCTCATTACCCGTCTGTGCTTCCTTCACCAGCAAAGCCAGCAACTGAGTAATCTTCTCGTCTTTATCGGCATTCTTACCCATCATCTCTTTCAAGCCAAGCAACACGTCGTTAAGCGCGCTGTTGTCACCTTGGCTAGCCTCTTGAGCCATCCGACGCTTGTTGGCCTCGTAACCCTCTGGAAGCGGTTGAGTCCGTGGCGCAGGTGGTTCTTTTGGTAGAGGGAGTTGCGTGAAGTTAGGTTTGCCGAGGAACTCGTCATCCGGTTCACCCACCCCATCTGGAGCCTGAGGCGCGCCGACCGGTGGAGGAGGAGGAGCTGGCATGGTTCTTGGTATTGGCGCCGGTTGTGCTGGAGTCGCCCCTGCATCAGGACCACTGGCATCTGGAGTTTGCGGTTGTGGTGTAGGTTGTACCAATCCACCAGAACCTGCGGTTGTATCTTCTCCGTTTGCCTGAGCACCGCCACTGGCTTGCAAGAACTTCTCTGCAGCCCCAGGTGTTTTAAACCCAGCGTGGATGTGACCCCCGGTCCCAATGGCCGTCTTCGTTACGTACTCGTTAATCACCGAATACTCCGAAGGCGACAGCCCAGCGCCCCGCATGATCTCGATCACCATTGCGGTTGCACGTTGACTACCCTGCGCACCCATGGTCAAGGTGAAATCTGCAGCCAGTCCTTTAGGGTGCAGTCCTTTAGACCCCATCCGGACGTGGTACCGATCGTTTAGTGCAGTGAAGCGATTGAACCCAGGGATCCTTGCCTGGATAATCTTGCACAGCGCCTCGAGACCAGGATGATGAGCGCCACCCCCGGTAGTTTCTTCCGACTTAAGAATCAAGCCGCTGCCCGCACCGGTGTTCGTGTAGTTTCCTGGAGTTCCGTAGTTAGCGAACCCGCCCGTTGTATCAACCGGGGCTCCAGAATACGCACCGCCACCACCGCCAGTCCCACCACCCGTTGGAATCCCACCGCTTGGCATGCTACCCGAATTGTAGTTCGGTGGAGTCTGCATGTTTGACGGCGACGTCCCTCCGTACATCTGGCTAGGGGTCTGACTGCCCGAGTTCTCGGTCAAGAACTTATCATCCGCACCCAAGGTTCCATCCTGGATCTGCTTCAGATAGCTCATGTACAAGCCATACCGCTTCTGCATATCCGGGAGCGTGTTGCCTCCGTTCAAGCCAGCGGCTGCTTTACCGAAGTCACCGTCTTCAGAGATCCCCCTCAACAGCTTGGAGTTCTTGAAGAAGGCGACGGCCACTTGCGCCATGACGTTAGGGTCGTTACTCAACAGCTCAGGGTTGTTAACGAGGTCAATCCCAAGTTCTTTACCGTACCGTGCGTAGTTGTCCTTACCAGTAAGCTGCACCATCCCTCGACCCCGATAACGGTAACCGTCACCTGGATCCTTGTTACCAAGGGAAGCGCCCTTACCACCACCGTACACGGTATTGGCAATCGCCACCTCACCCATCGAGATCAGTTGCTTGGCTTGATCAATGGAGCGCACTTCCTTGAACACTTTCATCAGCTGTTCAGGAGAAGTGTACTTCATGTTCTCAACAGTCTTCTTGTAACCACCCGTTTCGTAGTTCGTCAGTGCCAACATCTCAGCGATTGCTCGCGGATCCGTAAAGCCCTGCTTCATCATTTCACGAATGATCAACTGCTCAGCCAATTTCGGCGGAACAGAGACACCACTGTCTTTGCCTTGCTGTGCCTGGACGCCAGTCATGTCGAGGTGATCCGTACTGCTATCACCGGTCATGGGCTGGAACCCAAACTTGTTCTCAGGGGTCTTGAATACACCGTTGGGACCAAACGTCGTCCCGGCTGGTGCACCTGAGGTACTGTACTGACCACCCCGCAAAGCATCTGCTGGGGTCTTGAAGGTAGAGGCGTCCTGGGTGTTGGCAAACTGAGGGGTGAACCCTCCGCCAGTCTTGTGAGGACTGATCGCGTTGGCCCAGGTCTGAGCGTTTGTCTTACCGGCTTCCATCTCAGGGTCTTTCAAACGAGCTGTAATCGAAGCCTCGCTCAAGAGCTGCAGCATACGGTCCACTTTCTCCGAACGGTCAGGCGACTTTGTCCCTTTGAAGGGCGACGCCCGAACGTACCAGATACTTGTGATAAGACCCGGTGCTACTTCGACCTTTGAATCTACCAGCGCTTTAGCGATCTCATACCGTGCAGTGACCGAGAGTGTTTTCCAAACCACTCCTGGGCGCCCTTTGCGGTACTTGTTCATCTGGGTCATGTAGTTTGTCAGTACCGGCAGGAACCGGTCTTTAAACCACAGGCACCAGGCTTGCGCATAATCCTGATCAACACGGAACGCATCTTTAAACTGGGCGAACAGATCCCCAATCTGACCAGTGAACTCTACGGTATCGCCAGACAGCTTAAAGAACTGTTCACAATGACGCTCGAGCTTCAGAACAGCCTCGACACGCCAAGGGATGTTTTCATCATTACCGTAGCACGCAATACGGATAGCCGTCAGCATGTCCATGGGGCGGTTGTCAGGAAGCATGTCCTTGACAAAGATATCCCCAATCACGGTCCCAGCTTTGTACGCCTCGTTAAGCTTGTTGATCTCGCCTTCGACTTCTTTCAGACGGGCACTCGCCTGGTAACGGTTAGTACCTTTCCACTCAGTGTTCGGATCCCGCAGTTGGGCTTCCAGCTGAACGCGCTCACGTTGCAGCGATTCAGCACTTACGCCTTTAACGGTTTCTACTGCAGTGACAGGCTCTACACCGTTCAGTCGATCAGCGGTTTCGCTGTAGGTCTTCAACTCAGCCAGGTAGTTGTTTACCCGGATGATCGTGGCTTCGCGTTCCAGGATCGGGTTTTCAGGATCGAACTTAGCCGTGATGGTGTAAGGGAATGGCACAAGCAAGGTGATCGCTTCGTGGGTTTGCTTAGCGACCTTGTAGACGTTACCGGCTCTGAGTTTGTCGTATTCCTTTAGCGACTTGACTCCGATCACATCAAGACAGGCCATGTACGTCATGAACACCGGCTTGAAGCGACCGTTAAACCAGGAGAGGGTATCACTCATCGTGCGCTTGTCAGGAATGCTCCCGGACAGGATTTGGATTACCTTCTCGATCGGCGCCTGTTGGGACAAGCTTGCCTTACCGTTACCAATCACAACGTAGTCGGTCAGCAACTCCTCAATCTGCAAGAGTTTGTCGGAGAGATCACCGTTAGGGTCAGAGAGACCGTACTGGGTCATGCGGATCAGGTACTGCTTAGGGATCATCCCCTGCAAGGTTCCCCAGCTCTTATAGGCCTGGTACCCTACAACCCCTGCTGCCAGCCCAACGGGACTGAGGAGCAGGCTAGGCAACGAACGGAGACCTGTGCCGACTAGATTTTTCAATCCACCCAGCTTACCTCCTATCCCCCGTCCAATCCCAAAGTGCTTCAGACCCGCAAGGGCCATCTGTGCACCTCCCCAAAGTGTGGCAGCGTCGCCTGCATAATCCAGGGCCTGCCCCATCCCACTGTCTTTGTCAATAATCCCCGAATCCATCATGGCATTCGCGCCGGTGCTGACAGCCAAGCCCAGTCCTACTTTACCAAGCCCACCTGCGAGACTACGCCCGGTGCTGTTACGCTGACGGCGACGGCGACGGCGGTCATTACGACCTGGGTTACCGCCTTCACCACCCCGCAGTCCGTCCAGTAAGTCACTGGCTGCGTTACCCAGGCTGCCCGACTTGATCAAGGTGAGGAGCGCGCTGCTCATTGCCCCGATACCCGTAGCCACTTTTGGCAACAAACGAATGCCAAAGGTGCTGAACTTGAACAGGGTCCCCAATCCGTTCAGCAAGACCTTGCTGCCAAAGAAGCTTGTCAGCTTACCAATCCCGGTGGTGATCCCGCCGAGCAGACCACCGAGCAGACTAAACAGCCCTGCCGGTTTCTTCTTTGCCAACTCTTCGTTGTTCTTTTGACCGTAACCAAAGTTTTCGGCAATCGAGATAATCGCGTCTTTGACGTTCTCATCTTTCTTTTCCTCAGCCTGGTTCTTCTTGTCGGCCAACGAGTTCAAACGATTAGGGTCATTGGTATCCGCAGGCTTGCTGTCACTCTCGACCTGGTTCTCCTTTTGACGGTCTTCATAACGCTTCCGGTAGAACTCCACCTGTTCCTTCATGTGGGGGAAACGCAGGGCCATGGCATCGTAGTCCCGCTTAAAGATCCACGGCTTTGGAACACCATCGTCTTCAGGCGGAGTGATCGTTTCCGACTTCTCCTCTTTAGCCACAGGCTTGCCATCAGGATCAGGGGTCCGGAACGGCAGGGGACCTACAAAGTCCGGACCACTGGTCTTACGACGACGAGCACGCAACTCACGTCGAGCGATCAGATCTGCTTCGCTCTCTTTCTCCGACCCATCCAGTGCTTCCTGGGTAACCGGCTCCGTGATGTCACTGTTGGGGGTTGGGAAAGGACCCGGTTTTGGTGGACCGTCAACAGGAGTGATCGGAATGAACTCCTCATCATAACCCCAATGCCGAAGCAGCAGGTTGTAGATGCGGTCTACCGAGTTGACGATTGGAGTGTAGTCGGCTTTGAACTGACCCTTGCCCTTTTCATAAGCCCCCTTCGCATAAGGCAACGCGTGATCCTTTGCCTTGTTGAACAGGTCGATTCCCCACTTCTTAGCGGTCTGGGCACCCTTACCAAGCTTGTTAATGCTCAGGCCCATTGAGGTCTTCAAGCCGCGGTCGTACTCGTCTTCCGTAATGAGCACGCTGCCGTTCTTGTCGTAGACTGCACCCGTGATCTCGTTCCAACCGTTGATCGGAACAAAGTTTCCTTCATTATCCTTAATGAAGTAATGACCTTTGGCGAAACGATTACCGTAGAGGGCAGGTTCGTCTTCACCCTCGACGTACACGTCCATCTGGTAGAAACGGGTTGAGACCTTGCCCGCCATTCCCTTGATACGGCCCATGGGATCAAACCATTTGAACGCCTTTACCAGCAACTCACGGGTCTTGCTTAAGCCCCTGAGGAACACTTCCTTATTGTCCCGGGTAAAGAGTTTGTTGGCCAGCCGTTTGGCGTTGATAATGGTGTTGTTCGTGAGGTCAACCACTGCCCCGGTAATGGCATCCCACGTGTCGATGACTTTACCGGTAGCCGCATCAGCATAGTCCTTGCGACGCAGTTTCCAGGCTTCAAGGATAGGGTCGTCAGAACCTTCCTCGTAGAGATCCTGGTCATCTTCGGCAGAACGGGCCAGTGCCAGTGAACGCAACTTACCGTACGCCATTGCTGCAGCAAAACCACCGCCTGCAATAGCGGCTGCTTTAGGGTTGTAGACCGCCAACCCAGCCAGACCCCCAAGGAGACCACCAAGCACGAGGGGTTCGTGTTTGACAATGGTTTCCATGCCCTTGTTAAAGATGTCTTTAAAGCTTGTCTGTTTCAGACGGTCGAGGATAGACAGCTTTTCCGCTTTCAGGTCATTGGCTTCTTCCTCGGTCAGCTTAGACTCGGCGGGCGCACCACGTGCCTCGAGCAACTTCAACAGAGTAGCGTTCCGGTCGGTGGCTAGGGTGATCAGTGTGTCCAGACGGGTATTGCTCTGGTCAACGCGTTCACCGAGCTTGTCGATGTAGGAGCCGGTGTTACTCGACTTCCCGTCAAGCATGGTGGTACGGGTGTTAACCGCAACCTCCTCGATCGACGTACGGAGCGCATTCAAGGTTTCCTCGAACTTATCCGTTACATCAGGCCCGGTCTCGCCCGGAGTAGGTTTAGGCCCGATCGGTGCCGTGTCAGGGCTTGGGGTCGGGAATGGGTTACCAAACGACCGAGTACGTCGGTACGGTTCCTTCTCAGGCGCTGCACGGGTAATGCGCTTCTCTGGGTCATCAATGAACTGGCGGAACAGCTCTTTCACCTTGTCGGTGTCAAGTTGCTCACGACCGTATTCCGATTTGACCATCCCCCATTCACGCATGATGTCGAAGTAGCCGCTGTTCTGGCTAACGTCGATGTTCTCAGCGAGTTCCGGGGCAAAATTACCGAGACGGATAGCCTCGTCAATTACCTTCGCTGCTAGCTCACGTGCTGCCTCTGTGGGGAGGTAATTCAGCTTCATCTCGCGTTGAGCATGGTCACCCTCTTTGAACTCGTTGAAGAGTTCATCAGTGATGCCAAAGTTACGTTGCATCAACCCACGGATCTCGGCTGCATCGTTTGGATCCAGATGACTCAGTTCCATGTAGTTGTACGGACTGAATCCTTTCTTCTTGTCCGCCTGATCAGCCATTTCCATGGCCAGAGCTTTCTGTGCTCGCTCAGTCAGCTCCTTATTAGGGTCAAGTTGCTTCGCCGTACGCAGCGCCATGTCAGCGTAGTTGCGGAAGCTGTTCTGTTCAAAGGTCCGGTTAAAGGCATCGGCTACCTTTTGACGGTGATCAATGAGCTTGCCCCGAACGTAGTCGTAAGAACGCGCTTGGAGGGTGTCGTCGCCAGTACGGATCTTTTCCAGGCTCAGTTCGATCGCGCCAAGCAAGGCCGGAATGGCTTCGTTCAAGGTACGGTCAGAACGACGGGTCCATGGCTGGATCTCGAAGTTGTCCTTCAGGGTTCGGCGCTGGAGGTTGTATTGGGTGGCTGTACTGGCGTACATGTCATCCAACACTGCACCGGTACCTTTGTTAAGGGTATTACGGGCAAACCGTTTAAGGGTCCACTCGGTTTTACCCATTGGCTCACCTTGGCCAGTAAACTGGTCCAGGTAATCCTCATAGGTCATGTCCTCGTCGTAGTCGAACGAACCACGGTTGAAGTCGGCAAGGGTGTTGGCCATCCCCTCAAAGTTAGCCGTGGCGTAACTCGTGACGTTACCGAGGTCTTCCAACCGAATGTAGGCGTCTTCTGCTTTCTTAGCCGCATCCGGGAAGCGCTTCTTCAGCTTCTCCAGCGCCTCCTTTGCCTTACCACTACGGAGCAGACGGGGAAGGCTACTGATGAACATCCCAGCGGCAGCATTACCCATCATGCTGCCAAGGTTAAACTCCATGCCGTCGGTCATTTCCAGTGCCATGCGCAGGCTACCGGCAATGTCACCTACAGAACTGACCGCTTCACCGCGAGCCGACTTACCAAAGCGTTCGCTGAAGTAATCCGCGATGCCACCGAACTGACCCTTAACTGTGTTAAAGACCGATTCACGAATGCTCTTACGAACCGCCTGGCTATGGGTGGTCTTCTCGTAGTCTGACTTAGCCGAGTTCAGGGCGATCTGTTTCAATTCCCGGATAATGCGGTGGTTAGCCACTTCCTGGAACTTGTAGTACTTGCTGTCTGTCAGGTACGAACGCGCCGCCAAGGTCAGCCGCATGGCATCGTTACGAGCCTGGACCTTGCGTTGGTAGTCGAGGATCCCCTCCAGTAAGACGTTGCTACGGCTCAGCTGTTGGTTGATGACGTTTAAGCCACCAATGGTTCGACCGCCCACCTCGGCCATCATGCCGGTGATTTCAGTCCCGACCTGAACAGCGGTTTCACGCTCTTGCAGGGAGTTAATCCCGGCTTGGTCTAAGACCTCGTTGACTTCACCTTCTTCAACGGTTTCCATCCCGGGTTGGGTTTCCCCGAGGGTACCACCGGTGTTCTCCCAGCTGCTGTAATCGTTCTTGCTAAACTCGATGAGACCTTCACCGATTTTATTAGGAAAGGATTTCTGAAGCCTTTCCCCAGCACGCTTGGCAAGATACTGGAGATCATCCATCGAACCATGGATTTCTCCCTGCAGTTCACGCGTCAACTCCCGACGACGACGGTTGAGCTGATCGAACGTATTAAAGGCACGGGTCCAGGTTTTCGGGAGGACCATTTTCAGGGTATCGATACGTGCGTCCGTATCCCCTACAGTCTTCTCGACAATACCTGACAAGAACCCAGTTGCAAACGAACGAATGAATCCGTGCTTTTCTGCTTTATCAAAGTCTGAATCGAAGTCGATGTCCCCCGCAAAGGGATCATCACCCCAATCGAAATCAACGTCTTCAGCCATGTTTGGTATTCTCTTCTAAAGGGCAAAGTGATGAAACCCACTAACTTAACACTCTTAGACCCCCGGACGATTGTCCCGGGTGTCTTTAAACCTATTACGTCCACCGACGCCTTTGAGGGGATGACCCAGAACCTCAACGATGACGGTCTGTACTCCATTGAAATCTTTGGCAAGGTGGGTAGTAAGGAACGCGATAAGACCGAAGCTTACATCGATGTAAAGCTCCCGATCTTTAACCCCACCTACCTCAAAGCCCTCATCTTGGTTAAAGCACTGTACCAAGGTATTTTGAGGGGAGCGGAATACGCCGTCTACGACGAGGAGAAGGGTGACTTCATAAAATCGAACATCCTCGAAGGTCAGACCGGGTTTTCCTTCTTTGTTAGTAAACTGAACGACATCGTTTTCAGTACGACAGAATCGTACAAGCGGAAACAACGGGTAAAACTGCTCGTCGATTTCCGTAAAGTCGCGATGACCGATAAGGTCCTTGTGATCCCTGCTGGTCTCCGTGATATCCAGTTCGGTGCTAACGGTGCACCTACTGAGCCTGAGATCACTGAGCTCTACCGGGCCTTGATCTTCCGGACGCGAGTAATCCTTGGCGGCAAAGGTGACGCTGAGAACCCCCTCTACGACAGCGTCCGCTGGGGCGTCCAGACCGCATTCAACGACATCGACCAATACCTCTTCGATCTCTTGCAAGGCAAGGGTGGTGTGCTCCAGCGGCGTATGTCGACCCGTGGTGTAGTGGGCGGTACCCGTAACGTCATTACTGCGCGCAAGGTCGGTCGGAAAAAGCTGAAGACCAAAATGCTGGTCAGTCCGAACACCGTTGATATGGGTCTCTTTCAGGCACTGCTGAACTACCAGTACGTCTGTGCCCATGGCGTCATGAACGAATACCTGATCAACGTGTTTACCATTGGTAACCAGAGTGCGCGTCTGGTAAACAAGAAGACCCTTGAGTACGAGTACGTTGAGGTCTCCCCCACCACGGTTGAAAAGTGGACGACGTTTACCGGGATCAACAAATTGTTCAACGGGTTTGCGGACGCCTCTCTGCGGAACAAGGAAATCGTCATCGATTACCGCTACCTTATGTTGGTCTACGATGACGGCACTGACATCTGTGTACTCCATGACATCAACGACTTACCAGACGGTAAAGACCGCAAGCTGGTTCGTCCGATCACGTACCTGGAATTCTTCTACCTGAGTTGTTACAAGGCTATCACTGACCAGGTCAGCCAGCAGACGCGTTACCCGATCATTGGTATTGGTTCCATCTTTCCCGCGGCGATCAACCTTATCACCACCGAAGGTGCAGGGATGCGGTCGATTCGCGATCCCTATGACTGGTCAGAAAAAGACGTCTGTTATTCCTATCCCCCTCGGGTGAGCGAGCAAGACTACTTTGACGCCATGTCGGTGGACCCCTCTCGCGAAGCGGGCCTCGACTCGGACCACGACGGCGACCAATTGAACAGTAACTCGGTGTGTGCTGAAGACAGTAAAGATCAGGTTAAGGAACTGTTTGGTAAACGGTCCTATTACATCAGTGGTACGGGTCGCTTCCTTTATGACCCTATCAACGAACCCATTCAATTCATGTTTAAATCCGCAACCAGTGGATTAGAAGGACTTGAACAATGACACCGATTCTCTACAACGAGTTCTTTAAGAACTTGGTATTGAGGAAAAAGCAGGACCTGGTTAACCCAGTGTTCCATGCCATCAGTGAGATCAATTTACCGAAAAACAGTTTGCTCCAATTTGTTCCCAAGAACCCTGCTGAATACGGCCCAAGCAACAGTGAAGCCTTTATCAGCAACTACCCGTCTGAAGTCTACATTGACTTTGTGACTGATCTGTTGCAGCCTGTGATGGGTAACGGTCGAATCGACCAGATGGACCTGAAGAAGGCCATCAGCAACTACCGGGCAGGGCACTACAACTACAACTGGACCCGTGACATCACCACTGTTTATGCCAAGGAGCGGGTCCTGGTGGTACGGAACTACGGCCTGATCCCTCACCGTTTCATTTACCGACCTAGTCTGTACGTGAACTACGAGAAGTACTACAACCTGATGAACATGGTTGTAGAAGGGATCAACCTTGAGGCTGAGCGTGGACAGCGTCATCAGTTCTTGCGAGTCGAGCTGCCGTTGAACCTCCCAAGCTTTACGGACCTGTTCGACGATTACCGGAAGTACATCAGCAACTTCAAAGAAGGGTTGCCAGTTATCACCCCGCAGGCGATCCGCAGTACCAAGGCTGAAAACACCTACTGGCTCTTGGATCTGCTCGCCTGGTTGTTGGGTCAGTCGGATTACAGCTTGTTTGGCAAGATCAGCGAAAAAGCGTTAGGTGATCTGCACTTCATCTTTACCTTCCAGAGCAAAGCACTGGTACTCAAAGCGAGCCTGGTAAAGGAATGGTTGGATGAGGTCGGATTGAAACCTGGACAGGAATTCAAGACCCCGGTACTGGAACTTGAGGGATTGAAGAGTACCCGGAGGATGAACGTTGTAAAACGCCTCTACCTGGTCTTCTTGAGTCTGACAAGGAACCTGGTTCCTGAGAAAGACATCGTTAAAGAGGAGCACGGTAATGACGGAGCAAAAGGAGAAGAAGAAACTGGTTCGCCGGATTCCCAAGTGGATACAGGAACGAAGGGAACTGCGCAAGCAGGAAAAGGGAAAGGTCACGGAGAAAACGGGCAGTCTACTGGCTCGGGCCAGCCCACTCACCCTGGTACTCATTCTGGTGGTATCTTTGACGTTTTCAATGATGATGCGCAGGACACTGGAAAACTTCCTGAAACCGAAGGAAGTTCGGCAGCAGGAAGTCCTGATGAAGGTGTTGCGGAATGGTCCTCCGAAGTAGACGACGAGCTGCTCGAAGTTGAAAAGGGTGAAAGCGAGATCAACACCAAGAAGGTTGCTTTCTCTGCGCCGGAAAGCGGGATCAAGCTTGCCCTGGATGCGCGTGCGCGTGACGGTAGTCTCACAGTGGCTGAAGAAGCGTTCTTTATGCGTAAGGGTACCCGTTACCAGCATATTGAAATGCCCAACGGTCAGACCTTTGCCGAGTTCATTCAGGTCAAGGAAGAGGAACTGTTGGCCCTTGCCGACGATGCAAAGATCCAGGGTAACTTTACCACGGTTATCGATGAGTCCATGCTTAACAGCCGGGCCACTGCGCTGAAGACCGGTTACGCTCAGAAGTTCCTTGCCAAAGACATTGCGTCCATGGCACTTGGCATGCAGAACGCTGGCTTC